ATCAATATTAGTTTGATCTACTAAGCATCTACTAGTGAAACTTACAGGCGCGCTGGTAGTAGTGAAATATACATTAGTTCCTGCTTTACCACCTAAATCATTAGGGGTAACTAATACACAAGTAACTCCACTAATAGTAGTTACATTAGGAGTACTAATTATAGTAGCTCCTGCACTTAAGTTCTCAATAGTTAAATAGATTGGATGCTTTTGTTGATTACCTTTCATATTAACTATAAGGTCATAACCAACAATAGTACTTGTGACATCTAATACAGTAGCTGCACTACTAGCAGATAAATCTGTAACCGCTGCTATATCTTTAGCAGTAACACTAGTAATAGTTCCTACAGGTGTATTGCCCAGTAAATCTGCTGTGCTGGCCCCTCTAGTTAATGTCTGAGATACAGGCACTAATCCGGTAACACTGGTTATGCTTTGTACTGGAGTTAGGTTTAAAGCTATAGTCCTAGAACCTGATCCACCTGCTATTTGTGCTACACCTGTACCTAAGGTAGCAAAGGAACCATCACATAATAGTCCAGCATTTCTTTGATTAAGTTGCTTACCACTAGAATAAGGTGTGGTTACTGTGATACTTATATTGTTATTACCACTATGTAATAGCTTAATATTAAGTTGACCTAGAGTTAAATCATCTGCAGAACAACTAAATTGATTACTTAAAGCACCATAAATAGTAGTCGGTGTATCACTATTACCAGAAGATATTGTTGTAAGACTTTGATCTGTGCCATTAAGAAGTGCTACTAGATTATTAACCAATTGCCGCAGACTAAGAATGGTTAGATTACTTACCGGGTAATTAATAGTAACAGTAGTGGTTTTATTATTAACTAGAATATTATTAATTACTATTTTTATAGTGCCGCTGTCTGGAATCTGTCCTTTAAAGTTAATATACCCGCTAGCATTAGTAGTATTAAATACATGAGATTCCTGAGATTGTAGTCTTGTATCTAAAGCTTTTGGTAATTCTATATATTGAGTTTCATTATTAATAACTTCATAACCACTAACTAAAGCTTTTCCTGGACTTACGGCTAATCTAAAGTTATTAGTATTCGTTGAAGTCTGTAGTTTACAATTAAATCCTTCGGTAATTACATGCCCAAATAAATCATATATTCTTACAGCTAAGATATCATCTAAAGCTGCTCTAGTAACATAATTAGAGTTGAGGTTAGTAGTAACTAAAGTATTAACTACTAATGTTCCATCTTGAATAGTTTGGAGTTCTACCATCCCTGCATTGGGAGTATTACTGGCTGTATTCTTCCCAGCAGTTAAGGTTAATTGATTTCTATATGCTCCTGGAAATCCTAAGCTGGGAGTTCCAATAGCAATGTTTCTTAAACTGGGATCTTCTACTTCTGTGATAGTAGTATTAGTAGGAATCAATCCAATAATCTCTGTACCTACACCAGTTAATGCAACCTTATTGCCATTAGCTGTGTAATTAATTAATGTTCCATTGTAATATACAAGGCCATCATTAATTAATGCTTTATAGTTATTCTGCTTACTATAACTGGTTCCTACAGTAATTGTAGGAATAGCTGCGGTTAAAGTTAATGTGGTATCACTAGTAATACTACTTACTACACCTATATTAGAACCAATCTTAATCTTATCGTTAGGACTAAAGAAGGTTAGGAAATTAGTCCCGCTTCCGGTTACTGTAGTTCCACTAAAAGTTACTGTGCCTGTTCCATTAGTATTATCAAAGGTAATAGATACTTGTAATCCCATAATAGGGTTACCTTGGAGGAATAACTTATCTCCTAATAATTTAATCTGATCTTTAATAATACTTTGTAATTCGTTTAGTTCTCTGCTTTGTAAATATCTATCTACACCGCTAATAAATAAAAGCTCATTATAGCCTTTAGTTCTATCAAAGGTGTTATAGTAATTTGGTATTGCTGTTCCCATTATATAATCTCACTTATAAAGTATTAAACCCCAGTTAAAGTATTACTATTAGCGGTTCTAGGAGTAATGTTAAAGCTTAGTCCACTTGTTGGTACAGTACCAGTAATAGTATTATCAAAGAAGGTAACACCACCAGTAGTACTTCCTACAGTAGCACTAGCATCTTCTAGAAGAACTACTGTGTTAAATGCATAAGCAGTTGTAGCAGTAAAACTTGCTACCGCAGTTGCAGGATAAGCTACTAGGTTTACTGTATCAAATGTAGCTGTGGCAAATACTACGTTTGCTCTAGCATAACCATTAGTTACAGGTAATTCACTTCTGATAAAGTGCGCCATTGTATCTATTCTACTGGGAGCTTGCTCAGTTAAAGTGTGAGTTCCAGCACCAGTTGTAGTATAGGTAATTGCAGATCCACCGGGAGTTAAAGATACTGTTAATGTGCTACCACCGGTACCACCCGGGAAACTTACTACATAATAATCTGTGGCAAGTGCTAGAGGAGCAGGTAAAGTATTAGTAGTGGTAAATCTAACTCTAGAACCAACTACTAAGTTAGTCCCGATAGTAACTCCAAGAGTTAAACTGGTACCAGATCCGGTAGAAGTTATGGTATTACTAAATGCGGTGAAGTTTAATAGGGCTACATAGAACTTGGTTCTATCGGGAGGTGTAACAGTTAAAGCATTGCTAAAGTAAATATTGTTCTCTCTTGTTATACAAGAATTTGTTGCTATTGCGGCCATGATTTGTCCTATAAATTAATTGTTGTAGTTTTAGTATATCTTTAATCTATTGGTAAATGTTAACTGATTACCCCAGTAAACTTAATAACTCCTTCTAAAGCATTCTTACTAATTATACCGGTGGTTCTGGTAACACCATTTAAAGCACCACCATAAGGAATAACTGTAATGGTTCCTGTAAGTGTGGTTATTCCCTCTAAAGCATTCTTAGTAATTATATTAGTATTCTTAACTATACTTATTACATTTGTGTTCTGATATATAGTATTAGTGCTTTTAATACTTCCAACAATATTAGTATTACCTTTAATAATTACTCCTGTAAACTTTGTTATACCATTTATTTGTATTACAGGATAAATAGTATTTGTACTAATTATAGTCGGATTAAAGTTCCCTAATACTGTCATTGATATAATTATGGGTTGTATGACTACTCCTGTACCTGTTGCATTTATAGTTAGAGTATATACTCCAGGGGCAGCTTGAGCTAATACAGCTAATCTAACTCTATTGCTACTTGTAATTATCTCACTAATAAATACCTCAATCTGTGGGCTATTAACACTAACACTTAGAGTTACTTGCCCATTGTAATTAGCCTTGTTTATTACTAAACTAATATTAGTTAATTGATTGCGCTGTACAAATATACTAGACATATAATCCATATAGTGAGGTTAGATAATTAGCTGCTGTGCCATTTGATACTGGGGTTCCTGCTATATTTCCTGGTAAGTATGTTGGGCCTCCCCCATTAGTAAATATTGTAGCATTTCTAAAAGCAGTGTATCTGGTACCTGCGGCAGTTCCATTAATTGTTAGTGAAGTTAAATAAGCCATACTATTATGTATAGCATAAATAAAAACTGTGAAGGTGGGCACATTAGTTATTGTTATTGTTATTCCTGTAGCATATACACTACTAACTGTATCTAAGTACCAATGATAAGCACTTCCACCACTAATAGCAAAGTTGCCACAATTTAATATAGAATGCTTGGTTAACATATTATGCGCAGTTACTGCAGTTCCGTAATTCAAGTTATTAATATTCAAGACACTATTATCTAATCTAATACAACTACCATAAGTTATTGTGCTTAGCTTTACATATTGAATAGTGTAGGCGCTTTGAATATTAGTAGCACTAATACAATCAGCATTAGTAGTTTGGATTATTACACTAGAAGCATTACTGATATTTCCTTGGATTACTACTGAACCCCGACTATTATAATCCTTTAATACTATAGGTACTGTATAAGTTCCATCAGCTAATTGACAGGTTACTGTATACCCATTTAACTCTAAGGTGGTTACAGTATTTATAAATTGATTAACTGTGAGGAAAGCGCTGCCTGCATCATTACCTAAACCACTATTACTATCATTACCATCTGTTCTAACATAATAGGTTACGTTAGATAATAAGATCTGGCGACCTCTATTAAATAATGTAACAATTGTATCCCTCATATCTTGAGAATTAATAGATCCCGGAGTTTGTGCTGCGGCGAATAAGCTTAGTAAATCTGTCTGTGTTCTTATTGTATCTGTCATGTTAAATATCCTTTAACTATAAGTGAATGCTAGTAATAATCCCATTGGTTGTCCTGTTAAAGTTCCACCAGTTCTGGTTACATTTACATTTATCTGTGCTTGTTTGTTTCCTGCATTTGCTATTAATACTATTGGATAAGTACCTGTGGCAGTTCCAGGACTAAAAGTTAATGTAACTGTTGTGGTATTCCCATTTGTAGTCATAGGAGTAAAACTAGCACTAGCCCCGGCAGGTAATCCTTGTGCGCTAAATGTAACTGTATCTGGCAAGTTTGTTCTATCTAAACTAAGTGTAAATGTTTTGATATAATCCCCACTAGTTATAGTGGCAGTTATTGGAGTTACAGAATCAAACATATAGATATTTAAGTTATTAGTCTGACTAGCAAACTCTGCACTAAACTCATTAGTAAATATGTCTGCTTCTTCTGTATTTATAATTACTGTTGGAGTAGTTGTAATAGTAAATGTGTTTAAAGTATTTGATAGAATACTAAGATTAAGCATGGTGAAGGTTACTTTGACTCCACTTGCTACAACTAAATCAAGTAGTTCTAATAAGGATTCATATCTGGGATCATCTGTACTGGGAGTAACTAAAGCTATTTGTATATATCCTGGCTGAATAGTATTTCCATATGGAGTAATATCATAGTCAGCTCTAAAGCCATCTCGTTTAGGACTTACAACTCCTACATCACCATCAACCGGTTTAAGACTTCTCCAGCTTTCTGTAATAGTAAACTCTGTATCTAAATAACCAATTGATTTTATAAATGCACTAATACCACTTACTGTACATCTTTCACCTAAGATATATAACTTTACTCGGCTATAGAACTTAGCATCAGTCTCATCTGCTAGCCGGGTTATATTAAAGTCTGCAGCTAATGTATCTAAATCAGAAGCTTTAGCATATTCTAATAAAGTATTAAATCTTAGTAGTAATCTTCGCTCTTCTTGTTTAGCAAAGGTTTCTGCAAGACTTGTTAGTAGAGAATCTAATTGAGGTGTAGTAATATCAAACCAACTAAAACTAGTGTTTGTAGGTATGTAATACTTAACTGCTTGTAGAAAGTCTGCTGTTAGATAATCGGTATCTATTAAATTACTAGCTTGCATAACTTACTCCTATACTACTAAATCTAATAATCTTAGTATTATCTATTATAGTATCTGTAAGAGGTGAACTAATAGTAGCATTTAAGATAACACTAGAAGTACTTGTAGTATTCATTACAGCTTGTTGTATCTGACTTAAATATAAGGTCTGCCCTATTACTAAACTGTTAGATAATGTGGTTAGATTAGTAGTTATGTTACTTAATAAATTAGTATCTAAAGTATTAGTAGTTTTAACTGTAAGAGTTACTACTATTGGTACTTGTGTAATAGCCTTTACAGTATAATAAGTTCCCGCAGCGCTTACAGTTCCAACTGCCGTAGCTACTGAATCTAATAAGCTTTGACTAGCTGTGCCATTGCCATCATCTATATATACATTAAATGCCCCGGGAACACTAGTTATATTATCTACATAAGCACTTACTACTCCGGAAACCCCGAGTACACTACTTAAGATTGCATCTTTAGTAGATTTAGATAATGAAGTTATATAACTAATGAATCTTTGCACAAATCCTGCATCTGTTTCTGTAATATTACCTGCGGTTATAGCTGTGCTTACCGTAGCGGTTATTGTGGGATACGAAACAAAGCTTAATGAAGTTCCGACACTTTGATTACTCAGGAATCCTTCTGCTTCTGCAGTTACATTAACTGTCTTAGATATGTTATTAGAGAGGGATACTAAATCACTAGTTCTATATCTGTATTGAGTATTAGGATCTATTAATAGACTATTAGCAGGAATAGTAATACTGCCGCTAATACCAGTACCGCTTATAGTTATTGCTCCTGTGCTATAACTACCACCTATTCTATAGAAATCAAAGTCAGCTAATCTATTATCTAAATCTGTGCCTGTTGCAGTCTTGATATAAAAGGACTTCTGCAATTCAGTTAATCTTGTTTCTCTTAAACTTAATGTGGCTACAAATGCTTGGACTAGCATTCTTAGTCCAGCCCCTTGGTTAAAATCTGTTAGTGGTTGTGCTTGAGTCTTTAAGTTATTCTCAACACCACTAAACATTTGATCATATGTTAAAAAATCTACCATTAATTTATACTCCTATGAAACTGTTACAAAACTATTACCATTAAAACCAATAACTAAATTCTTGGTTGAATTGGTTCCACTAATGGCATAGTTTATATTTATTAATAACTGTCCATTACTTGGAGCTGGTGAGGTTAAACTTACATCAACAGTACTTACTCTAAGATCTGCTAATAATGCATTCCGTATACTATTCTGTATATCTGTGAAATTAGCTGCGCTTTGTGGCTCACTTAAGATATTATACAAACTATTACCATAGTTAAAGTCTACTGTTCTTAATCCATCTATACTTCCTATGAATCTACCTATATATGTTTGTGGTGTATTTAGCCGCCTTAATAAAGCTTTATCTAGATTCTCTAATCCACTTATAGTTAATAAATCTACTATTGTATAAGCTTGCGTATCTACTATTTGTAATGTATAAGTTAAAGTCTTTGCTATTGCGTTTTTAATATATAAGTTAACTGTTACTGGAGTATTAGTTAACGTATCACTAATATAAGTGTAGTTATTAATAGCATTAATCATATAGGCGCCGTACTGAAAGTTACTTGTAAGTATATTAATGTTTCCAACTATGTTCTGACTACTTAAAGCGGTTATAGTTATGGGCTGCTGTAAGATTACTTCCTGATTAACAACTCCAATATTAATTGTGAATTGAGATGTAATATCATTGCCAGTACTACCAAGTAATTTAACTGTATAACTTGGAGTTGTATATGCTGCAGCTACCAGATTTAGTGTCAAGGTTAAACTACTAGTTGTAGTTATATTATCGGCTATTACTGAAAGTATAGGGTTATTATTACCGTCAACTAAAGAGTAATCATTAATAACTTCATAATTACAGTTCTGTATAGCCGCGTTGATAATTCCTAAATATGTACTGGTAGGGGTTATTGTTATTACTTGGTATACATATACGTAGTTTGTTACGGGGCCTTTTACTAAGCTTACTAATGAGGTTAAATCTATATAACCACTTGTAGTATCTCTAGTTATTATCCCTATATCGCCGTCCCAATTAATATCTGTGCCTAATTGATCTAATAATGTTGTTGCTACCATTTTTAGTCTATGTAATGTATAATGTATTATATATTAATTATACATGGGAATCTCGGATGAAACTATTTAATAACATAATAAAGTTGTTTAGACTATTAAATCAACTTGATATTACTGAGGAAGATCATGGTTTGGTAATCACAATTAAAGGCAATGCTTCTTTATTAGCTACAGGATATATTATTATAGGTGAGCCTAAAGATAACAGTGTATACTTAGCAACTAGTCCAGCAGAAGTAGCACAGGAGATTTCTTCTCATGTGTGGGAGGTTAAATCATGCGACTCGGCTACACATTAACTAGAGAATCTAAAGGGGCATGTAATAGCTGCCCGGGATTACTTCTAGTTACACAGAATAAAGTATTTGTAGGTGGTAAAGCAGCAGCTAGAAGTGTAGATAATCTTACCTGTTGCGGTGTTAAAGCTAGTACAGGGTCTTCTAGAGTATTTATAGTAGGAGCTAAAGCACATAGAGTTGGAGATCAACATCCCTGTGGTGGTAAACAGATTAAAGGTATGTACGTTCAAATAGGATAATATAATATGGCTTTATATGTTGATGGTAATGATATTGTCGGTGCTAATATTATTACCCCAGATACACAATATCAAACTTATACACAAGTAGAATTAGAACCTACTTTAGGAATCCGGTATACACAAGGAACGGATGAATATATTGGCAGCACAGATATTCTTATTAGTAAGACTAGAAGTTTAATCCAGGATATTCAACCAGCTAAGATTAAACGATTAAATAGTTCTACTTATTCTGTTTATAGAGATTACTCAGTTATTAATTATGCATTAGATACTTCTGTGGCCACTACACAATATGCAGTAAATTCTGTATTAACTAGACAAGAATATACTTACCCGGATAACTTATTACAGACTTTAACTTATATTAGCTTTATTGGTTGGACTTATAATGCACTAACTAATACTTATACATCTCCAGTAATTACTTTAAATACTAATACTAAAGCAGTTACAATAACTTCTACCAATACCACTTCTAGTATTAATGCTAATGGTATTCCTATATCAGGTAAGACTATTATTACTGGGAATACTATTACAGTTATTGTTGTGTTGCCACTATTAACCACATTTACTAACTTAACTATTAGCGCTTATGGAGGTGGGTTACAAGATCAATCTCAGACTATTCTCAGCACAACACAATTACCTAATGTAACTGTATTACCTGCGCAATTGGATTATGTTATTCCTACTAATATTCCTAGCACAGCTAATGATTTAGTAGTTACTAATGCTCCAGTTGGTACAGTTAATTTAGGGGATAATGTTAATGGAGCGGTTCCATTAGGAGATGCGGCTAGTAAGAATACTGGTACAACTATCGGTACTGTAGCTGCTGGAGATGATTCTAGAATAGTTAATGCAACTCCATTAATTCAATTTAATACTTATGCTTTAGCTACTGTAGGAGTTATTGGTTTATCTCCTAGATTAGTTTATGTTGTTGCTGATGAAACTGCTTCAGGACATCCCAGATTATACTTCTGGAATCAATCTGTTTTAACTACTATAATTACTTTATAGATAATAAAGGAGACTAATATGGTTTATGGATTAGGACTTACCGCGGCTGCTCTTGTTATAATCACAGCGGTTATTTATATATACACTATGAATGAGATACAAAAATGATAACTAAACAACAATTAATGCAGGCTATTAGATGTTCTGATGCTAATGCTGATAAGTATTTACCATTTATTAATGAGACTTGTATTGTATTCGAGATAAATACTTCTTATAGACAAGCTGCATTCTTAGCACAGATTGCACATGAAAGCGCTGCTCTTACAGCAGTTGTAGAGAATCTTAACTATGGCGTGCAGGGATTACTTAAGACATTCCCTAAATACTTTAACTATGCTACAGCGCTAGTAAATGCCCGTAAACCAGATAAGATTGCTAATATAGTTTATGCCAATCGTATGGGGAATACAATTCCTACTGATGGCTATAAATATAGGGGGCGTGGATTAATTCAGCTTACAGGTAAAGCTAATTATACTTTTCTATCTAGAGAATTATTTAAGCGCAAACTAATTCCCTCAGAGCTAACTTTAGTAATGAGTCCTGATTTATTAGCTACACCAAGATTTGCTTGTATGAGCGCAGGTTGGTTCTGGTATACTCGTGAACTAAATGAATTGGCGGATAAGAAAGATCTTAATTCCTTTAAGCAAATAGGTAGAGCTATTAATGGTGGTACTAATGGAGAAACTGATAGAATTGTTTGCTGGGCACATGCTAAACAAGCCTTAGGACTTGCTTAAGGGTTACCTGTGGCTACTATAGCTTTACCTTTTAATCTATTATCTAAAGCTGTTTTAACTACTTGTTCTGCTTGTTGAATTCCAGGAATAGCCATGTAATTAGATAACGCAGTATTAATCATTGGTTGAGGAGTATAACTAGTAATTGTATTTAATAGATTAGTTCCATTGGCTAATTCAGTTGTTAAATCATCTACTAGTTTATCTTTAGCATTTAGTAAATCATTTAATGGCCCTAATTGATCAGTAAGTAAACATCCTAAGGTGCTTTGTAATGCGGGTAAACTATTAGCTAAATAATCTAAAGAAGCTTTCCCAAATAAAGATGTAATGCTATCTGTTACTGTACTATATACATTATCTAAAGCCTCTTTTATTTGCTGTTGAATATATTTATTAATACTTGTATTTGCTGCAGTTAGGTCTTTACTTAACTGCTTAATTGTGTCTGTAATATTCGTATTAATAAAATCATTTATATTGTTTTGAATACTAGCAAAGTCTAATCCTTTGTTTTGATTAAAGAAACTAGACAATTTATCTGCTAAAGGCTGAAAGTAATCTGCTACTATTGGTACTACAAAGTTGGCTGCATCTTGTACAGCCGCGTTAATTAAATTATTAAACTGTTGACTACATGATGACATATGTTTCTATCCTATATAAATGGCGCCGTTTCTGATTCTAATTGCTGTGCTTCCTACTTGTAAAGTAATCTGGTTATTACCTGTGATATTTATAGTATCCGCTACCAGATTATAATCTTCACTAACTTCTATGTTATAGTCCACATCTAAAGTATCTGTTCTAGTTCCTTTAACTTCGGTATTGTAATCAGCTTCATAAGTTCTGGTAACTGTATCTGCATTTAATGTTGTCTCAGTGCCATCTACTTCGCGTTTAAAGGTGTCTTGTATTAATACCTCTACACCCTTAGCATAACTATACTTGGCGGCTAGAGAACTATCTAAAGAGCTATCTGCAGTAGGACTTCCTAATACTCTTATACTCTGTTGTCCTTGGATAATCTCTGTATAATTATTACCAATAGAACTGCTATAATTAACTCCTAATATAGATGTATAACTACCACCAACATTTAATATTTTAAAGCCATTTATAGAACTAATACTGGTACCTAACTGTTCCCATTCTAAATGAATCTCACTGTATTTAGTATTACTAATAGTTTCTATTGAATCTAAAGATTGTGTCTGTAGTATAGGACTGGTTAATAATAATAAGGAATCACTACTTAAGGTCATACTATTACTACTAAGTATATGGCGGTTGCTAGTTATTTCTATCTTATTAGCCTCATAGGTATTTCCTAAAGCTTCTAATCCTAACTTATGGTAATTAAATATAGACCGCCCTAATACATCTTTTAATATGGTATCTGTAAGAGGTACTAAAGGATCTTTAATTCTACTTAATTCATCTCGTAGCGTCTGTGCATACTGCGGCAATAATAATCCAGCATTCTCTAACTGATCCAAGTGTTTCTTATCAGTAGCTTCTAATAAAGCAGTCTGTATCTTATTACCTTCAGTTGATGGTGATGCTATTTCTGCAGATGTTTGTGTAATATTAGCCATAGGTTAATCCCATAAGATTTAATTTATTTATATTCAATGTTGCTAAACTTAACTGTAATGTAGATTTAACTATGGTTTGTGCTGTTGAACTATCACTACTACTTGAAGTAGTATCAGAGTTAGACATATTAGCTTGCACCTGTGTCATGGTATCTATAGGCTGATTAGGTAATACATTCTTATATAAGGCTTCATCAACTACATCTGCTGAATAATTAGAAGATATTGCTGCTACATATTCCGGACTACTTATACCTGCAGTGGCGTTATCAGTTAACTCATTAACTTTATCTGCTTTGCTATCATAAATTAATGTGCGGCCGTAACTTGTATTGTTCTTTTCTAATCCGATATCAGTAAATAAAGCAGAGTATTGTGTATCATTATACCCTTGTACTTGTGTAATAGTTGGTAAGGTTACATAACTCTTAGCACTACTTAACATACTATCTAGCTTATTCTTAATAGCTTCTGTTCTACTTATCTCACCACTAATTTGTACTAATGAATTGCTTTGCTGCATAGCATTAATACTTATGTTATTTAAACCATTTGTTATATTCTGTCTATTACTAATCATAGCTTAATAATTCTCCTGATTGACTTCCTGAATGTATAGTAGTTAAGCTTTGAATAACTATATGCTCCCCACCTAATTGTGTGTTTATTCCAGCTAATAAGATACTAAAGAGTTTAAATAAACTATCATAACTAGTACTTGGAGTTAATCTGCTTATAACAGTTGAATAATAACTCTTTGTTTGTGGTAAAGATATCCCATAATAATTAACTAAATCATTCATTATATTTAGATATGTAGGAATATTAGCCGGAGTTAATTTACATAAATATAAATAGATAACTAGAAGCGCGGTTACGGTATATACGAACCCACTGGGATATAAATAGTTATCTACTGCGCTTTGGGCAGATAAATAATAATTATCTGAATTCCAGAATATATACCAAGTTCTTAAATCTACTCTTTGTGAATCTGTTAGTTCATTTCTAAAGGCTACATATAAATAGTCATCTATAGTTAGTGTTCCTGGAGGATATGGAATGTTACCATCAACTAACTTCTGATAAGTATCACTTGGAGTCTTTGTGCTTAAGATTTGTTGGTGAGTAGTTAGTAGATCTTTTATAGGTTGCCACACAGTTATTAAATAATTATTAGCCTTATCTATTAATTGTTTAGCGCTATAAGTATTGGTTTGTAAATCCTTTAAGTAGATTCCATTTAATACTTTACCTATAAGATTTCCTACTAATCCATCTATAGTAGTTTGATTAAAGCTTAATAATTGTAATCCGCTTAGATATATTAGATTACCTTTCCAATACAAAGTTTGGTTAGCATATAATCCGCTTTGCAAATCTTTATATTCATGTGTATCTAAACTAAAAGTGCGCTTGGAATGTAAGGTTTCATTAGCAATAGTTCCATCTAAATCTAAACATAAGTTCTGCAAACATTGAAGCTTAATAATGCTTTCTAAGATTGCATTAGTGTAATCTATTAAATCTAAATCAAAGCTATTAACTACTGTATTACAAATATCACTAATAGCTCTTTGCTTAGAACTTAAATGTAAAGTTAACTGGTTAGTTCTATTAATGTTATCTTTTCTATGTTGGTTATCTTGTTCAATAGTTGCATAAGGAGTTGCCGTTACACTATTAGTCAGGTTAAATATATTAGAACTTCTCGAAGAATATGTGCTGTCTACTTCTCGTTTAGTTGGATATAATAAATCATATTGTGCTTTTGTATAATTACTTAAAGTATTTATAAAGCTAGTTTGATCTCCTATATAACCGGTGGCAGTATTAGTTTCTATATATTTAATAATAGGGACAAAGTTATAACTTTGTAGAATGCTTAAGATAATTGGCTGCAGACTATTAGTTAGTACAGTCAAATCATTTGTTCTCTTTAATTCTGTATCTATTGTACTATTCCACATATGAACTCAATTTATTACTAAGATTTATATTACTTTGACTTACTTGTACCATATCAGTAGCTAAATATTCATGGGCGGGGATACAGAATCCTGTATTCATAACTATATGTCCTGATTCTATATTCTCTGATTTAGTTCCTCTATGATATGTAGAAGAGTTAACACCATCTGATAAAGATACTTGAGAGTTGGTTCCACTAAATAGATCTCCTGATTTAACCTCTATATGATTATTAGAGTTCTCTATCTCAGGTACATAAGGTAATGCATTAGTGGTGGCGCTACTAGTATCTATCTTATCACTATTCATGTGAATTACTGAAGGGATAATCCCAACAATATAATATTCACCATTACTATTATAACCATTACAGTTTACAACTACTTTAGTATTTAGTTCTATTCTTTTATTACTCCCAGAGCCAAAACTAATATTCTGTGTAGTATCTACAGCATAAGTTTTATTCCCTGCTATTTGTAAGTTGGCTATAAGATATACGCCGCGTTGCCAATTACTGTTATCAATAATAATAGCCGGGAATATTCCCATATCATGTTTATGGTTATATTCATTATCACCTAGACGATTCCACAAAGTCATTAACCCTTTGGGGTTATCTAATGGTTGGGGTAGGCTTGGATCTATAATCATTAAATCACCTCAATTAAAGATAGCTGGGTTTCAAATCCTACATCTGTATTAGGTCTATAAATGTGAGACACTGCTTCTATTCTATACGTATAACCTTCTTCGGTTGTGGTATAAGGATCTTTATGACTATCACTTAAGTTAACGAATAGTCCTTGCACATCAGCTTGATAGACTACTGTAGTAAGTTGATTTTTACTATCGGCATTAGTAACACCTTGTCCTAAGTTACATCCGCTGGCATGTAATCTAGCATTCTGATCATTAACACTTTTATTAGCTTCTGCAGATAACTGTAAGATATTATTAGTATTTAATATAGTCTTGTATAACTTAACTGTTTCTCCAATAATAACTCCGGGATCTCCAGGAATAGTTATTAAAGCTACTTTAGTATCTCTACCCCATAGTCTAGCCATAGCCATAACTACTGCAAAGTTCTCGTTTGTCATGTTCTCGTCAGCAGTTTCATCAAAGATAAATACATTTCTGGGTGGGATGGCATAGTTAGGTATCCCGGCTCTTTCATCTATAATAATTCCTGCGTGTAAACCAACACCTTGTAGTGTTCCATTATTAATTCCTTTCTGGTTAGTCATGTGGATATCTGTCTTCATACCAAAAGAAGACCATTCTACTTTACAATTACTAACTGATTTAGGAATGATTACACTAGATTTACCTGAGGGATCTCTTAGATCTTTAATCTGAGTATCCTCTAGTACAGCATAATAGTGTCTGGGGATTGCATCAGCCGGGGCAGTTAGAGTCTTTGCTAGATCAGGATTGGCTGCTAGTAAAGCTTCTTGCTGTTTGGTTATAGTATCTTGTTGGGCTTTGTAATCACTAACCTGTTTATTTAGTTTGCTTATTGTTTGGTTAGCTTGTGTTTTATTTGTAGCAGCTTTATTAACTATATCTGTGGCATCTTTTAGTTGCTGCACTATTGGATTATTTTTATCTGTTGGTGTAAGAGTAAAATGCGTAAATGGTGAGGTACGTAATACAGATAAAACTGAGCCTAATGGTTTTTTACTGCCATCTGTAGTTTGTTCATAAAGAGTATCTGTTACTTTTGCTGCGGGATCTAAAATAAAAGCATCATAGTTATTTCCTGTGGGATCTGATTTAATTCTTTGTATATTTCTATTAGGTTCTAGGAATCCTCCACCATTTGTGTAATAAATTGTAGAGGGATCTTTATTTGGTAGCCTGTCTACTGGGGTTGCCACTTGGGAAAAGTAGGTTAGATCGTTGGTCGTTATAGGTCTAATTTTGTAAATAGTTTTACCATCTTTACCTGTAATTGCAAACCCTTGCTTATTAGCTTCAGTAATAGTGGCTTGGGCTGCAGTTACCTCATCATCTTGTGTAGTACTATCTGCTGTAGTACTAGCCAAGGTTTCATTAGTGCTTGTAATAAGTCCACCTAAAGTAGATAGCTGACTTGAGTTATTTAAATACTGCTTAACATCATTACTTATATTAAAGTCAAATGCGCTAGCTTTAGGAATATAAAAGTAATGTCCTGTTCTATGATCAAAGAAGAACTCTGTGGGTACCGCTTCAGTAGTTCCTAAGTGCTTTAATACATCTATAGGTGCTTTGTTAGTTACCTTGAATAAATTAGGTGTGGCGCTATCACCTGAGATATAACTGCGCTGAGTATAGATAAAAGCAAATGGAGGTAATCCTATCTTATCTAATCTATAGGGATCTCCCAAAGCTTGATACTGAAAGTAGTTCTTGACATCATCCGGGTCTACCATTGATAATTGGGCGAAGCCTTTAGTAACGATGTAATTCCCCATGGTTTGAGCTACGGTATCTATATTAGGCGGTGGGGCAGAACCTTCATTTAAATAAGTATAAGTTTGTACTGTATCACTTAAGCTTTGAGTGTTCTGTTGTAAGTCTACGCTTTTAGTATCTAATATATAAGCTATTAGATCTGCTTTAGTTAAGGTACCAGAGCCAAAATTACTAGGTGGTTTCTTATTTAATGCTGACGTGTATGTTTTGTCTTTTAAAGAATCAAAAGCTGTAATACCATTTGTAAATATGGTTTGTAAAGTCTCAGTACTATATCTGGTTGTATCGCTATTAGCTTTTGTAAACACATCTTGAAAGGTGTCACCATTATTATTAGTTATACCTTTGGCTGCGCTTATTTGACTTTCTTGAGAGTAGCTGCCCGTGGCGTTACCTGTGCTAAGTAAGTCTAAAGATGGGGTTTGTAACACACTATTTTTAGCAAGATATATATTGCTTAAGAAGGCGGCTTTAAAAGCAGCTAACTTCTTTATATTAGTTGTATCTGCTTGGGTTGAGTTACTAATTGCTAAAGTTAATAACTCTCCTCGTGTCTTAGTGTTGTTATCTGTTAAAGCTTTCTTAACCTCAGGGTCTGTTGGTAGTGTTGCACATTGAATTAAGTTGCCGCCACTTCCACTAACAAAAGCTACAGCCGGTTGTAAGTATACAGGTCTTGGTAATGCTGTAAATGTATATTGTGGAATTCGTTCTGGCGTTTGCTCCTTGGTAAATACTGGGGCATTCCCAGATAATGTTCCTCCATCTTTAGCAGTAGCTCCTACAGCTTTCCTTCTTGTTTCAGGATCGGTAAGATTAAATCCAATAGGATTAATTATAGCATCTGGATTATTAGTATCAATGGAAGAACTTATTAATCTTGCATCTGAAGATCTATAAAAGGTGTTTAAAATTACTGAAGATAATACTTCAAATCTAGTTAGGCTATTACCTGCAGTATTATTTTTACTGGGCAAAATCTCTTGTACTAAGTTAGTATCTACAAAGTATCTAATATTATCTCTTAAGTTTAGACTAATGAATATATTCGTGCTTTGGATACTTACACTAATTGTATCTATAACTCCCCAGAATATTGGGGCTAGTTCCGAATCTGTAGACTGCCAATTATCTTCCATCCAATCTGTAGATTCTACATATTTATCTTTGCTATAGCCACCAAAGATTCTTACTTCTAGGTCTGGATATAATGTGTATAAAAATGGTGGAAGAGTTGTTGTTGAAGTAGCTGTTTGGGTTTTTATCGACGCACTACTATCAGTCTTAAGTTTTACATTACTTAAGTCTATCTTAGTAGCTTCTTTAAGATCATCATATTGTAATGTATTTAATCCACCGCAGCTTTTATTATATTGATCTGCATCTATGCTTAAAGTAATAGTTGCACTGGATACTGCAAAGAATCTTGTCATTCTTACTACAGCAGAATGGAATCTGAAGGTTCCCATTTGGCCTGCTATTAAATACTGCCCATATTTATCTACGGGGCCATTGAATACTTTACTACATAGGGCTTGTATCTGTGGATAAGCTGAGCTTAATAAGTTATCAGAACTTCTATCAACTCCTACCAAGACAAACTTAGGAGTTAATGCGTCATTACCGCCTTGGCTACAAGTTATTCCCGGGTTCATTCCTCTGTATAATACAGGGGTGTCTTTAGTACCATTATGTCTAGCGCGATCATTATATATTTTCATAAGTTCACTGAGCTGTTTGTATATAGTATATCCTACTTAATACTAGAAAACTAGGCAGGGCCTAGTCTTAAAGTGTTATTTAGTTTAGTGACATACTCCCGACTCTAACCGCAAAGCGGTATAGAGCGGGCTTCTAGGTTCATTGGCCCAGCATCCTGGAAGCCTCCCCTAGCAGAGACGGGATGACCCACCGCCTTTTGTTTGATGTTCAGGGCTGCATTGTGGTCACGGTCAAGACTCAGGGCACAGCTAGGGCAGTTATGCCACCTGTCGGCTAAGGTCTTGGGGACGTGCGTTCCACAGCTAGAACATTCTTGACTTGTGCCGTTTGGATTCACTGCTATCGTCATCCGTCCAGCATTTGCAGCTTTGACAGCGAGAATTGACAGGAATTGACCCCATCCGGCATCATTGACTGACTTGGCTAGTCTGGACTTTGCCAAGCCTTTGATGTTCAGGTCTTCATGAGCAATGACCTGATGCTTTACCACAAGATTAGAAGCTGTCTTGTGGTGAAAATCTTTACGTTGGTTAGCCGTGCGTTGCTGCAATTTGGCAACCCGGCGTAGGGCTTTATTGCGGTTGTTGCTGCCCTTTTTCTTCTTGGATAGCTGACGTTGTATGCGCCTTAGCTTCTTCTCAGCTTTGCGGTAATGTTGTGGAATAGCAACTTCTTCACCTTCAGGTGTGACCAGGAACGCCTTTAGCCCTAAGTCAATCCCTATCGTATTTTCTGGGTTTGGGTCTGGAGCCAAAAGGGGCACATCATCACAGAGCAAGGATAAGGACACATACCACCCGTCCGCCCGATGCGTGACGGTAGCGGTTTTGATAACAAAGCCGTTTGGGATGGGACGATGCAAAATAAGCTTGATGACTCCCAGCTTGGGCAGGGTAAGCAGTTTCCCATCCAAGCATCCTGGTTTCATCTGGGTGTAAGTGAATGAGTGATAGCGGCCTTTGCTTTTGAATCGAGGACGGCCTGACCGCTTACCGTTACTGTCCCCTTGAGTGAATCGCTGCCAAGTGCGGTCAATACGTTTTACGCAATCTTGAAGTACCTGAGAGTGAATAGCTTTGTACTCAGGAAACAGCTTCTTGGTATTGAGTAGGTCATTTTGTTGGCTGTAATAGCTAGGTCTGTCTTTGGGTGGGGCAATTGGACAACTGATAATAGAGCAACGGTCTACAGGGCATTTATTGAGCCGTTCCCAGTCCAGACGCTCACCCAAGTGGTAGTTGTACTGCTTCCGTAACAGTTCTAACCAATCAAGCATTGTGGCTTCTTGGTTAGGGGGTGGGCGCATCCGGTACTGGTAGGTGATTCTCATGCTTCTTTCCCTTGGTTCTAGATGTACTTTTTGAGGGTGTCAATAGTGACCCCGCCACACGAGCAGATGAAGTAGGATTGAGTCCAGAATAAGGTTAAATTATAGTTTCTGATAACCATTAGCAATTCCGGTAATTAGTTTACTCTCTTTGGCTTCTTTAGCAGCTTCTTCAGTAAGGAATTCAGATTCTAAATTAAATAGTTTATTTCTATTTACTATGATATAAAATTCATAAGGACTATTATAATACTTGGCTCTTTTTAGTAAACAATTAATAAGTTCGTAATCTAATTCGCCATCTCTAAATCTCCAACTAACTTTAGTCTTGAAGGAAGATTTACTTAAGGGATCTGGATTGTCTTCTCCTAAATCTACATTATACTTTGCTTCTCCAATCTTATATTCTCCCACTAATACTTCACAAGGCATATCTCGTAAGCTAAGCCAAACTTTGAAGTGCCCTCTTTCTTTTACTGTTTCACCTTTAGATAATCTAGTTGCTAAGTTATCTACTTTTAAACAATCTAGGTTAAATTTAATATCATGTACTACTGTCCAACCTTCAGCGGTGCCCTTAATAGATGTAATGCCTTTATTGTTCCGATCAAAGAAACTATCAGATTTACATTCAATAAATTCAAGTATTCCTGGTTTAAGTATTCCAGGAGATTCGGATGGGAGGCCTGAGACTGATGTTATAGGGGCATCCGTACAAGCTGTCATAAAGAATTTGATTGTTGGATCTTGTTGAGATAACTTAAGGATTTGTTCTGTATCTAAACTTCCATCTTCTAATTCCCAATATATTTTTACCTCGCCCAAATATGTAGGTACTCTTTTACTAAGGTCTAGATAGGCCTCTTCTACAATCTCAGCACTAAAGTTTCCCTTTTCATATCTACCAACTAATGTTGATGTGCCTGTACATAAACCTTTCTTGGAATATACCCAGATCTTGCAATTTGTAAGCATTGTTATTATTACCTTAATTTACTATTGTATTATATCATATTCTTCTGCATAGCCAACAATGGTTGTGCTATCTAATACCTTCTCTTCACCAGAAATATTAAAGTAATCTGAGGCTAATGATGATAACTTTACTGGCCCGTTTATAGTATTTCCTGTAATAAAGAATCGTATTCCTGAACTATATTTTCTTTCGGGGCGTAACTTAGTAATTAAATCATGATCTAAACTACCGTCTTCTAGTTTCCATTTTATTTGTTTTTCCCCGGCTAAATATTTAGGTATTCTACTTTCCATAGTCATTATTTCTTGTTCTACACTACAGTAAATAGTAAAAGTTCCTGTCTTATATTCTCCTACTAACGTGGTCCCTTCTGTATTACTTACCCAAACTTTCCAGTCTTTAGATTCTTCCATTGTTGTTGTTTATATATTACTTTAAAAGTATAACATAAAAAATAGACACTGCATTGCTACAGTGTCTAATATAGGATTATGATTACGAACTTTAGAACAAGGGGCCAAGAGGACTATAACCTTTATTACCCTCTAATATTTTCCAACCTTCAGCTAGTCCTTGAATCTGAGTAGCTACTACAGGTCGGCCTGACATAGCTGCCATAGAAAAACTATCTGATTTACACATCTCTAATTTAAGTCTAGAAGATGTAGATCTGGGTCTTAATGCACCCGTAGTAGGAGATCCTGGGTATCTTTCTGCGAAGCTTAAATCATTAGGGTTATTATTAACATAGCCCCCTTTAGAGAAATCAATGGTGTTAGATTGAGCACCGGAGCCTTCGGGACTACCTGATACTAAACCACTAGAAGATAAGTCATCTGCATTTACATTAAAAGTTAAAGAGAATCTGGGACCTCTATTAAATCTATCTGCTCTTGTCATTTGGGTTTCCCCAAAGATCTCTTGAATCATTCCTAGATCTAATAGTCCTCTTTCTAATACCCATGCAATCTGAATCTCTCCGTTTAGATACATAGGGATTCTTTGGTTGAATGTTAAGTATGCTTCAGTAGCATCTCTGATGGTAAATGTACCAGAGGTATATTCACCCACTAATACTGGTTTACCATCTGCTTGGTTTGCTAGCCATACTTGACAATCATATCCAGAAAATGGGACTAATTCAGCATTCCCTGGCGCTTTACTTAAAATAGACATTATGAACTCCTTAAATATTGATTGCTAATGGGATACTACGATTGATCTCAAGATTAATAAAGTCTGCAGGATATACAGGGGTAATAGATGTATAGACTTTAACAATCCCGGCCGCTCTGTCAGAACTACTAGCAGTAGAAGTTGTTGGTACAAATGCCTCAATAATCCCTTGATTCTTAGCATTTTGTAAGATATTATCTACAGAGTCATTAATTCTATTGTAGTAGCTGTTTTGTGTACTTGCTGGTTCAGATTTAACCCAACTTAACGCAAAGTAGATGTTCTCACGTAATACGTTATATACACGTCTTACAGAGATATATACCCAGTTAGAATCAGTAGAAGTAGTCTTCCCAGTTAAACAGTGATATTGACCAATAGCGGGGTCTAAGATTAAGGCTTCGAAGCCTGCATCAGCAATAGCATTGTAGTAATCTTGGGAGGTTGTTAGAGTGGTATCTACAATATTCTTGATAGTAGGACTGGATCTACGAGCAGCAGGACTTACATAGAAAGGTGTACTTGCTAAGTGCCCTACATAGAAACCATTACCAGGAACACTAAGAGGAGCTACAGAAGTCTGTGCTGTATATGTGTGCCAACTATAAACCATTACTGCTCCACCTTTATATACACTTGGTTGTGCATAAGTTAAGGAGTTACTTACAATTGTATCTGTAGTAGTCCAAGATTTAGGAGCTTGTAAGATTGCAATACGTAATCCGGTTAGTTCTACAGAGTTATCTACAGCAGTAATTTGTGCAGCATGTACGTTAAAGTTATCTACGATTCCTGCTTCAGCACCAACTACAATATAGTTCAAGTTATAAGTGTTACTGGTGTTAATAGCATTGATATAATCTTGAGCACTTGGTAAAGGACCATCACTTCCACCATATAAAGGAGTTGTTACAACTGTTGTGTCTTTACAAGAAACAATGTTAGCTGTATAGAATTCTCTACGTAGGATTTCATAAGCTAAGTTAGCTCCAAAGTAAGTAAAGGCAGAACTTACAGTTAAGGAAGTGTTACTTCCAATAGCAGTAATCACTCTATCTTGTACAATGTATAAAGGTTGGGTAGTGTTAGCTGCGAATGCATAATCTACTACAACTACGGTTGCACTTGTAATAGCTGTAATCTTACGATTCTCAGAACCAATTCTGATAATATCACCTAATTGAATTACTGGTACGTTACTAGCATTAATAAAAGCATAAGGTTGTTGTGCTGTTACTGTAGTAGTAGTTCCATCTGTAGTAGCGGTTAATACTAAAGGCGTTGCAGCCCCGCTATAAGCTCTAGTACGAATAGTAACTGTATCCCCAACTGCAAACTGGTTAATAAAGGCTGTACCAGTTCCTGTAACAGTAGTAGGAGTTGTGCTAAGTACTGTAGCTAACCCGGTACCATTAGTACTAGGAACTGTGGCAGTAGTAGCATTAAGACTTCCTAAAGTATCAGCTAGTGTAGTAATGTTTCCACCAGTAATTGTGTAATAACCAATAGTAGTATCACCTGCACTAATAATAGTTGTTGGCTTTCTGAATACTCTGTAGTAGTTAGCACCAGCAGAAATAGGCCAAGTCACGTTTACAATTCCTGTGCTACTTACAACTGCACTTGGTACGTTACCACTAATAGTAGTGAAGTTTACGTTATCAGGAGAAGCACAAACAGTATAGAAGTATGTAGTAGCTGCGTTTAGTCCTGTAACTGCTGCTAATACTCCGGTAGTTGTGTTAGAAGAAGGAACAGTAGCAGTTCCTGTAGGGGCAGCGTTAGTATCTAAGTAGTTAAGTGTAGTTCCACTAAGAATATCATAGTAACTTACTGAAGTATCACCAGCAGAAATAGTAGTAGTCTTTCTGAATACTCTGTATTTAGTAGCATTACTTACTGCAGTCCAGGTTAAGTTAATAGTTCCTGTACTTGTAGCAGCAACGTTAACCACAGTTCCTAAAGTAGTATATCCACCAGCATCTCCTGCACATACTACGTAGTAATAAGTAGTGGCGTTAGTTAAAGAGCCAGTACCTGCTCCTGAGTTAGCTGCGGCTACTGTGCTGCCTACTGCAGGCATAATCATAGAGGTCGCGTTAATAGGTTCGTTAACTGTGCTGTTATCATCTCTAACATAAGAAGCTCCACTTGTGGCGGCAGCAGGAGTTGTTAGAGTTAATAATAAATCATTAGTAATACTAGCGATTGTGTAAGAGACACTATTAAATTTAATTAAGTTACCAACACTAAACGTAGTTAAGAAGGTTGTATTAGTACCAATTACTTGATAGTAGTTAGCAGAAGTAACTGTAACTGTTCCTGGTTGTGCTAGATCTAGTGAATCATACAACCAATCAACGGTATTACCAGTCAACTTATAATCAATACCTTGAGTAAAAGTTGTAGTAGTTGTGGTAGTAGGATTAAATGCATTTCTTACTGTTTGGCTTACACTTATTAAAGATTTAACAAAGGTATACCCGGTGTCATCTTGAGTATTAGGTCTATAACCTCTTGTAAGACTTACTGCATATTGCTTTCCTGCTCTTGTAGGACGTAAGTTAATATCACTAATTCCATTAGGGCCAGCAGCATTAGGTCCACCTCTACCAACATATTGTGCTTTGATATATTCAGACTTATCAAATTGCTGCATAAATCCTAGAATATCTAAGTTAAGGAAATCTAATCCGGTATATACTTCTTGTCTTCCACTTTGAGTAACGTTACTAACAATAGGGTTACCAAAAGCATCTACAGTACTTACTGTGTTATTACTAGCACTTTGATCTTGTACTGTTAGGTTCCATTTACTACTACCAATACCAGCGGTAACAGTAAGTACTAAGTTAGAGTATCCTACAGATACATCTGTGATAGTTACTAAAGGTAACAAGCCAGTAGCATCATATAAAGTAATAGATCCTGCAGTAGCGGCATTAGCTCCACCACTAAAGGTATAGCCTCCACTAGCAAATGTTGGTGTCGCTCCACTTAATCCACTACTTCCTACTGCTATATAATACTGCTCAGTGTTTGCAGCGGCACCAATAGTAGTTGTAGTTAAAGTAATACTTGGAGTAGCTGTGCTATTATACACGGCGTTTAATCTTCCAACGGTTACAGGGTTGGCGTTAATATTACTAACTAATCTGTTCATAATAGTTGCAGCGGTTTCCCCAATTGAGGTTACTGCATAAGCAACTACAACACCAGTACCACTAGTATCTCCACTTTTATAATGCCATAAGGCAACATCTTGAGTTCCTGCAGTACCAACAATTCCTGTTAGGGTAATAGTGGCGGTAGCTGCACTAGCTCCTGGGACAATTCTATAAATAGCAAAGTCACCAGCACCTTGATCAAATGCGGTCTGTACACATAGGGATCCTGGGTTTGTATCAATTCCGTATCTACGAGAAAAGGTATCTCTAGATGATAATGTTGTGTGGGTATTTGCAGGGCCTCTTCTAAACCTGCCATAAACTCCAATGCGGTTTAAATTTACCGTACGTGGAGCAACTATTGTATTAGTTGGTTCTGAAATTAATACCCGTGGAGTTCTTTGGTCGGTTGCCATATGATTATCCTGTTGTAATAGTCTTGTTTATTAGTAAACCACTGTTGTCATAATATAATAAATACCCTGTATTATCTGGGCAAGTTATATTAACTGATGTAAAAGCTCCTGCAAGTCCAGGATCTCCTATTGTATATATAAATGTAAAGCTGCTGTTGTATTGTGTTGTGTTTCCTGGTAACCACTGACTTGGTAATGGTATGGTAGTTGCTAATTGTGTAATTGTTATAATACTGTTAGCTGGTAAAGTACTCGGGTAGATATCATCTAAACTATACTGAATATCAATTGTAGTAGCAGGAACTGTATATGCATAATAATTAGTCTTGAACAATTCTACTTCCCAATACATTTCTACTAAGTGGAAATAAATACCTGAGTCAGTAAAAGGGCTAGAACTCTTATAATCTACTTTAATTAATGTGGTAGCTTTGGCTAAGTTGTTAATCCCAAATAAATCATACTGTAAGATTCTTCTGATTAGTTCTGTGTAAGCTCTTATTACACCTTCATATGTGTCTAACTTCTGTGTTACTTTTCCAGATGCTGTTGTTATAGTAGTTTGATTATCTAATGCCGGCCCAGTTAATCTTAATTCAATTACTAACATGGTTATCTCTTTACATTGTCCAAGAGTTTTATTTCCTGCTAATGTGTAGTCTTTATAATAGGTCCCAGTGTTTGTTGTAATAGCTGGTAAGAGTTTATTCTCTCTAGTTGAATAAGGATATACAGATAGGGTTAATCCCGGATCAGGAGCAAATCCTGCGTAATCTCTAATGGTGGACAATACATAATTCTTTCCAGTGGCTGGATCAGGATATTGATCGGTACCATCAGCATTTTTAAATGGAGGACTGGTTAATAAAGGATTGTTGGCTAATCCTAATAAAGTATTATAGATTAAATCTTGTGTAGTTATTAAATCTGTAGTCTTAGTTATATTTATAGGAACTGTATTACTTTCTTCTCCTAAGTTATTTACTACAGTTACATATCCCGTTGCATATACAGGCGTATAGCCATTAGGTAAAGCTACTACTGCAACTGCTTCAAAGAAGTTATCTTGTAAAGATTCTTTAATTATATTAAAAGTAATTCCACTAAGATTATAAACTTGTATAGTTTGTATATTAGTAAAGTTAATTCCATAAAACTGTACTATTGGAAAGGTGTTAGTAGTAAAGTTGATTTTAGTTAAGCCTAATATTAAAGGTTTCATTAGTAGCCTCGTAATCCATAAGAATCATTAATTCGATCTAATACCCGTTGCATATCACTATTTGGTTTATATTTAGATATTAAAGTTCCTACAGGAATTCCTGTATTTGGACTAACATCATTACTTACATTACCCGCAGCTAAAGAGGTATCTAGTATTAAACTCTTAGCACTTGTACTAAAAGAACCTCTAACAACACTTGTAGTACCTCTAGCAAATGTTATTCCTGTAGGTACTACTAATATATCTATGATTAATTGATACTGTGGATCTGTTCTTCTGAAACCTGTCATTTGTATAGCAGTGCTGATACTAGTTAATGCTCCTAAAAGGAAATTAGTGTTTCTGTTACTGTAAATATCATTAAGTAATAATAATACTAATTGCTCTGCAGTAGTGCCTGTAGTAACATTTATTGTATAGATTCCTTGAGGAGGTATTGCCCCACTAGGAGTCGTAGATATTCTATATTGTAAAGTACGCGTGGCTGTGGTAGTGCCGCTGAAATAGAATGTATTAATTACACTATTAGCATTAGTATTGGTGGTAACTACTGTACCATTAGAATTAGTTATATTGATTAGTAATCCATAAGGTCCAGTCTTAGTTAAAGTATTATAATCGTGTTGTGTTCCATAAACTACTTCTGGTATTCCGGGTTCTTGTATTGTATAACTGGCTGCGGTAAAACTAGGAGTTCCTGATAAACTCTTTATCTCTAAGTCTGTATCACTGGTTATATTAACTACTTGATATGTATTGCCATTAACTATAATGGAATCGCCTAAACTAACTTCTTGGGTAAATAAAGTGCTGGTTCCTGTAACTGTATATATATTATCAAAACTTGTGTTACTGCCTAAGGTTATTGTCCCCTTGCCATTAGTTAATCTTTGTAGATATATTGTAACCGCTTCTGTATCTTGTAGCGCATCTAATAATCTACCATGAATTCTTAATTCATCGATACTAACAGGCATATAATTCTGTGCACTTAATAGTATACTTTGTTGATCTGCACTAAAGTCTTGAATAGAACTATAACCAAACTTAACTATAGTAGTAGGAGTATCGTTATCTTGATGCGGTACTGTGATTAAGTTTAGATTGGGTTCACTATTAATTTGATCTGAGATCTTACTAATAATATCAATACTATTATCACCATTAGCAAACTCAACAGTACTTACTCTACCACCGTAGTTTAATACTGCTTGTGCTCTCTGTTTATTTCTTACTAAGGTTATATACGGATATGGAACTAAATCATTTAGGATATTATTATTAAAGATTACTTGAGGCGCCATGGAGAAATACATACTAACATAATCACTAGCAGTTCCTGTAGTACTACTAGAAGTATTCATAGTAGTAAGTACTTGTGGTTTTAGTAATAGGGTTAGTATTCTAATAGCTGTATCTTCATGCTGCTTAGCAATCTTTTGTTGCTGTTCAATCTGACCAACTTTAGAATTGATTAAATAAGCTGCAGAGAAATGAGCAGTCGCTGCTCTTAAACCATCTCTTAAACTCTGGTTATTCTGTAGAGCACCGGATAAAGAATTGTAATCTGCAAATAAATACTTTCCATTTACATCTTGACAAGCTTGTAAGTAGATTGCTACTTGAGGGTCTCCAAAGTTAACTATAATATTCTGTATCTCAGCATCTGTAGGACTAACTGTACTACTAAATACTACGTTTAGACTACGTACCATATTAATAGTTAATTGCATATCAGTAACAGTTAACCCAGATGTTATATCTGGGAAACTTACTGTAAGTCTAAACCTTGATATATCTTGCATTTAATATTATATCCTTATTATTTAGGATTAATCAAATCATCTATAGGAGATTTAATCTTAGGATCTATAAGATGGAATAGTTCTGATACCACTGCGTTTACAGGATTATTAACAATATCAATGACATCTTCTACTGGTTTAACTGCAGGAGCAATATCAGCTACTACTTGAGATAGTTCTTGTTCTATTGTTTGTGTGACTTGTTGTTCTGCAGTATGAGCTAACGTATCTATTAAGTAATCTAAAGTATTAGTACTTAAAGAAGGTGTAGCTATTTTAACTGGTTGTGGTTCAAACTTAGCTCTTAGCTTAGGATCAGATAATATTTCATTATAACTTCTAGCAGATACTTGCATAATCTTTCCTACAGCCCAAGAGGGTTGTTCTGGAATTGGTACTAATACTTTTACATAATACATAGAATACTCCTAAATAAAAATGGGTGATAAGGTCTCCCCCTACCACCCATACTATAGCATTGTTTAGCTTAGATTGTGACTTGTCTTGCGTTGTTATCTACTACTACAGTTTGTCCACTAGCATTTAGATAGATTTTGCACAATAGAATATCTCTAGAGTAGTATCTAATTCTACGGGTACCATTGACTGCATCAGAAGTAAACACGTTAGCTTCAGGAATAGGATTCGCTGTGTTAAATGAATCATATTGAATAGCAGGATAACTTCCAGGAAGGGTTGCTAGTACACCAGCAGGGCCAGTGGCGTTAGCTATGTTATAGGTTGACGTTCCTGTAGGATATGTTGCAAACGCAAAGCTAGCAATCTTAACTTCTAGTGGAGTGGTGGCGTCTAGTAATTCAGACCCAGTTGCTGCCAACTTAGGGTGAATATAAACGTTGTATCCGCCAGAGTGGGTATCAGGAGCAGAAGCATAACCATTAAGTACAGATGTAGTTGTGTAGTTAGCACCAGTAATAAAATATACAAGTCCTTCAAACTTGATTTGAAGATCGGGAACAGTTAAAGCATTAGAAGTAATGCTGCATTCAGGACCAATTAGAATCCCACTGTTACCACTGATCATACCGTAAGAAGTACCTAAGGAGTTTACTCTTTGTTGATCGCCAGAACCTAATTGTTGCAGATATGTGATATTTGGCATTTGTTTTACCTACCTTATTGTTACTTACTGTTAGGACCAAGAACTGCAACGTTATTCGCAACAGCACTAGGAATAATGGCGTTAAGCGCAGCAGCAGTATCAACAGTCAATACAGCTACCCATTCAGGATACACTAGGAAAGGCAATCCAGAATCACCTAATTCAATAGAGATACCTTGAGGTTCAGGGATTTGGTTAGGAGGACTAACTCTAATATACATTCCAGGAAGTCCATCAGGAGCTTCAGATAATGTATAGTGCATTCTACCTACAGTGGGAGCAATTGCTGAACTATCAAAAGAAGTCTTACAAATGATAACTACTTGGTTAATAGGCCAAATACTCTTTACAGTGTTATCAGCAGGATCTTCATAAATACCTTGCTGTTCTACAATACGCAAACCTGCCAACCCAGCTAATCTACCATTCTCATAGGAAACTAATCCCATTTGAGTGTGATATTCTCTAGAACCTAACTCACGAATCTCTTGGTTCATGGTTAGAATAGTTACTAGTCTAGGATGCATAATAATGTGAGAAGGTTGCGCCTTACCAGATTCTAGCAATCTTGTGTATTCAAATAACAACTGACTAATCACTCTAGCAGTATCTAATTGAGACCATGCTCCAGAAGCTCCATAGTTAGTAACAATATCTCTAAAGTTACCAGAAGGAATACCTGAGGAAATGACTTTAGTAACACCTCTTGAAGGATCACTATAATTAATGGTTCCAAGTAATACTTGAGACTTTAACAAGTTCCACAAGTTGTTTCTGCGCATAACTAACATTTGGACTAATTCTACAATGTTTAGCAATCCAGCAGTCTCATTCAAAGTACCAACTCTACGAGCAGTGTTGATATCGTATTGAGAGATTGTACCTGCTTCTTTAATAGTTAAAGGTTCTACAGATAGTCTTTCAAACTTAGCTTTTGGCAAGAAACTAGAACGAGATACTGGATCAACTAATTGGGAAAGTCCCACACCGAATTTCTTACGTTCAATATTAACTCTATATTCTGGGACATTTCTTACAGGGAAGAAAATATCTAAAACACTACTACTACCAAGCTGCTCGTAAGAACGGGCAAGTTCAGTTAGTTGTGTAGTACCCGTTTGTAGAATGTCACCTTGACTAGTAAATGGTGTATATAAGCCTGTTGCTAATTCAGCCATTGTTAGTATACTCCGTTATAATTAATCTTTACTTTACGTAATGCTTCAGCATGCTCAGGACTAACCACTTTTGCGAAGATGTTTTCTTGACCTTGAGCTACGGCATTACTACTTAATTGCTGACCAACTTGGCTAGGATTTACTCTCATGGTAGAAGGAATAGATCTTAACAAGTCAACACCCCAAGCAAATAAGTCACTGTCGGCACCATTAGATAACTTAATAGTATTTGAAGATGAACTGGTAGCAAGTCTAAATACTTGTTCAACCATTCCTAAAGGAATACCTTCAGATAACAATTGAGATTTGATTGCTGCTCTATTAGCTTCTCTTTCATACTGAGTGAATCTTGAGGCTTCTTGCTGAGTATTACTTAACTGGGTCTGTAAATTAGCGTTGGCTTGAGATAATGTAGCTACAGTACTACTTAATGTTGCGATTGCTGCAGACATTTTCTCAAGTTTGTCTTCCATATCTTTATCCTTAGCTTTTTCATCAGCAGGCTTGGCAGCAAATGGATTCGCACTCAAAGTAGTAACATTTTCTTGCTGTACTTGAGTAGGAAGGATTGGATAATCTACTGGGGCCATGTCTGCGTTTGGTGGATATTTAGGAACGTTAGGGCCGTCTAGTGTTGGAGGCTTAATAACTCCATCTAATTGTTCGTGGCCTTCGACTACTCTTACTGCGTTTAAATCCATTTTGTCCTCGTTTATTTGACTACTGCTTAATAACATTGACAGTTCTTCTAAAACAGAAGCTCCATAGGTTAGAACTTCTTCATCTGTATAAGAACTTAGCATAAAATCCTTGGGGTAATCTGTGCTTATGCTTAGCGTTGTTGCTAAAGGTAAGTTTGGTAAGTATGGTGCGTTGGTTAATGCGACTGCTGTTAATAATGTACCAATATTCTGACCACTGTTCTTGGACATAGCACCTCTTGTAAATTCCCCAGAAGCATGTCTGTATCCAGACTCTTTAATCTGATCAACAATTGTTTGATTTGTTGGAATAAAGATTCCATATAATACATCCCCTTCTTGTAGTAATTCTTTTAAAGTGCCTCTAGAAATAGATCCATCTATTGTAGGTGGATACTTCTCTAAATGTTCCTGAGCACCTTGTACATGTCCATAAGTTAAATAAGGTTTAAACCCCGCCTCACTATTAGTAAAGTTCCTTTTCATGTCATTGAAGTCGGATTGGCGGAAGGAAACTCTGCCATAACGGGGGTGGTGCCATGTACCTAATCTGGCAACTGGGATTTTCAAATCTGGTAGTTTGTCTGCCATTACTATTTCTCTAACTTCTTTATACTATATACTAATTGCTAGGGTTTTTCTGCGCTTGCTACTTCAATTCCATACTCTTTAGCTTTAGCATGTATCTTAGCTTTTAGACTGCTCTTTTGTGCATCACTTAGATTCTTACCTAACTTAAACATGCGTAAGGCTGCTAATACATGGGCTTTATCATTTAAAGGAAACCTACGCTCTTTGGGTAATCCAAATTCACTGGCAGCTAAAGCTTTTCTAGCACTACCATCTAGTTTACTTAATACGAATGTACTTAAATCTACCTCATCTTCTGGTACCCCGAGTACATCCATACTATAACTAAATAATGGGCATTCGTCAAATCCACAATTATAATCAGCCGCATCCACTAAATTACTATAGAATTGTTGCCCGGTATATAAACTCTTTAAGCCAGTCTTATCGTAACCATTTTGTTTAGAATCCATCTCTTCTTGCACTTTGAATAATGCATCTTCTTGTGGCTTAGCCGGTTCATTGTCTAAAGGAGTTTGATCTGGTAGCGGATTATCTAAGGTCATTGTATAAACACTACCAGGAACATTAATACTAAGTGATTCCTGCAATTCTGTACTTACTGCTTGTAAACTAGTTGCTATAAAATTAAATTGATTCTTTGGATTACTTTTACCTAAGCTACTTAGCTGGCTTAAATCTTGATTAATACCTAAGCTTAATAGCTGATTAGTTAATGTTAAAGTCTTTGCTAAGTAATTACTATATTCTTCACTTAACTTTTCAGTATTAGTTAAGATCTCTTTTAATCCCATGTGAATAGTTAATGCCTCAGTTACTTTATCTGAAAGTTTTGATAACTGATCATTATTAAATACTTTCTTATAGTTTGTGCTTAGACAATCCTCACTATCTTGTCCAGGTGCTATAGAATCTGGAGCTTCTTCTACTGCAACAGTTGTTCCGGTATGCATTATTTATCCTTTAATCTACTATAAGTTTCTAATAACCGTTTGCCTTTTTTATATAATACCCTAACATCATCGGCCGTTTTAGGAATCTTACTATTCCACTTCTTTGCCTGTAATGCTCGGCGGGTTGGAGTACCATCTGCATTGGTTAAAGGGCCATGTGAATTAGGACCATACATTCTAGTTAAGAATAATCCTTGACGACGAAACTCTTCAGGACTTCGGGGTTTGTGTTGCACTCCTGCTTTTAACTTGGTGCCAAACTTCCTATTGGAATACGAGATGCCTTTATTGGTTAGTCCTCCACTTTCTTTATCTTTGTACTTACTAGGAATATAATAATTCGCAGATAACTCTTCTTCCAGCCCTTCTATTTCACTATCATTATATTCTGTACCGTATAATTCCATTAAAGTATTAAGAATATGATCTTCATCTTGCATCTCTGCTAATTGATCATATGTATAATCTGTGCAGTTGTGATGGATATAATCTTCAAGTAAATCTGCATCGTCATCTTCACCATCACTTAAATTAAACATACTTAATAATTCTTCTGATAAAGATGAGTATTTTTCAGCACGGGTTTTTAACTCTACGGTATTACTTTGAACTTCATACTTTGTAGTATAAGCACTTAGGATCTCCGGAGAAATAGATGCTTTCCAGGTATCATAAGATAAACATTTAGGTCTAGTAGTATTGTCTTTTACTTCTAAGACTTCTCCTTTATTACTTAATACTTGCCAACCACTAGACCAACTAATAGTAGTATTACTTAAAGCATTAGTTGAGTTCTTCTCCGCACGGAATCTTCCTCCCATACTTTTGTATAATTTGGTCATGTATAAACTGCCATATGCACTAGGCCATACATCAAACTTATTCTTAGCTTTAGCTACAGCTTTAGCATGGATAGCTTTATCTATAAAGACAGTATTAGAATAACATTCATACATTGCAGGGCTATCCGCAATAGCTGCGATCTGTGCTTGGGTTAATTCCTTACAGAATGGATCTGCAAAATATGCATCAATTCCTTCTATAGTATTAGGAACAGTATAATCAATAATAAATCTTACCGGTTGAGTAGTTGTATAGATCTTGTTCTGAAAATATTCAAGGCTATCAAAACTAATTGGTTTAATGCCCCCAAAGAATCTTACAGGCATGCATCTAATATAAGCTTGTTTAGCCTCATCAATATCATTAAATCCAATCATTACTTTAGATTCATCCGGAGTACCATCTAAGCGTACTTGCTGTAGTAAAAATAGATTGGGGCTATCTAAGTTATCTCCAACATAACAATCTAACTCTACACCATCTTCTCCTAAGTAGTCTTCTATATAACCATACTTACAAGACCAATATCGGCCAAAGCGAATATCCCCTTCGTTATATTCAATAACTATAGTTAAGCCATTCCATTCAAAACTGTTCATTATAAATCCCTATGTTTAAGTTTAATATCTTTTATCTTATCTTTAAAGTTTATTAATACATCTGCTTCGGTTTCAAATTCTTCTTCACTTAAAGCTTTAATACTAATAGGCCTGTTCTCCCAATATAAATAAGCTTGATATTTATTATTTGTATTCTTTCTTGCTTGGACATTTAATCCTTTTCTTGTTATCATTTTAAATCGGCTCCATCTTGTTTTAATCCTGTGTATGGATTTATTATAATTCTTGCTAAATAATCATTTGTTATTAAATTAACATTAAAGACTTGTTCAAACTTCTTATATGTTTCTGAATAACTTTCTGGAGTTGTTGTAGTAATATCATTACTAAATTGATAACTAATCTGTAGCTCATTAGGGGTATTAAATCCAAACATATTCCACACTTGTTGTTCTTTAAGAAGTAACTCTTCTGTGCCCCAGTTATGTCCTGTGATTATTAATCCTAAGTCTTTATTAATTATTATCGGAGTTTCTTTTAAGGTGTCTACTCTATTAATAATCCAGTTTAATCTCTCTTTAATCTTTTGATATATTGCACAACCACTACCCCAGCGATTTGATAAACAGAATACTATAACATCACTTTCAAATATAGCTTTACTGATCTTCCATAATTCATCTGTGGGATTATTTATAGAAGCCCAACACCTATGATAGCCTGTGGGATTCTTTGTGCTATCTATAAGCTTGGCTTCTTTTACACCACAATTGTTTCCTTCCCTTGCTGACACATTACCTTCGCAGACATAAATGTTCAGCTTATATGCATCCATCACAGTCACCTTGTCTTGTCCAAGTTTACGTTGCACAATATATGCAAGTTCAGTACTCTTGGGAATATCCCCGCTGTGTTTTTCATACCTTGTAGAGGTGCATATAAAGAGAACTTTTTGCCTCTTTGCCAGATAGTTTGTAAAGATATCTAATTTATTATTCTTAGTTCTTAAGTAGTTAGCTAATACTGCTGTTGCTGCAATAATATCTTCTGTAGGATTCATATGATTACTTAAACGATAATAGAACTTATTAATAATATCTAATTGCTCTGTGTTAGAAAGTAATTGGATATTTTTAATAAGTTCTATTGCTGTGGTTTCATCAATGATATTCACTTAATCCTCGTATTCAATTTCTGATTCTAAATCATCATCCCCAAATAAACTTTCCCAAGTTGCAGGATAATATATTACACTTTGAATAGCTGTATAAGGTAACATTACTCTATATAAATAAGTCTTTAAGTCTTTTGCACAGATAACATTTGCTACAAAGGTTTCTCTACCTAAAGTTAAGATATTCATTAATCTTAACCCAGGATATTCCACAGTATCTAGACCTATTAAAGTATTTGAATTCATTGCTTTTTGTAGAAACTCTTTATATTCTTTTATCATTCTTCTTCTTCCTTATTTAAATCTAATGCTTCTTCTAACCAATGATAGATTGCTTGTATCTGTTCTGGTGTAAAGTCTTGTGCAGCTAATCCTTGCTTCAAGACTTGTCCTGCTGTTTTAATTTCTTCAGGCTTGCTACTAGTTCTATCTCTTACCTGTTTAGCATGTGAGGCTAATTCATCCGTATTAGATTGTGGTAATCCTAATAGTCTTCTGCCATAATCTAGATCTTGAATATTATTGTAGTCTAGGAATCCATCCACTACAGCTTGTTTTAGTAATGCTGCAATGCGTTCTTGTGTAGCAATATCTTTGTGCATAAAAGGAAAGCTACCCGGATTACGCTCATTAAAGTTATACCATACTAATGATCCAATAGTCTCTCTTAGAAATGGCCCCATTACTTCTTCATATAAACTCTGTAACATAATCTTGAATACTTCAAAGTGTATTGGTGCCCCGCCTTGTCCGATTACTCCGGTTTGGGTTTCTAATAATAACTGCGGAACTAATAAGCCTCTATAGATTTCTCTATTGTATTGTTGGGTAGCATTATCAAAAGACTTACCAAAGTTATTACTGGTTGTAATAGCTTCAATCTTGATTGGTTGAATGTTAGCTCCTGGCGGCTGCTCTGTAACAATAGTACTACCGGTTTGTAGATTGCTAACTTTCTCTGTTAGATCTTCTGCCATACTCATAGGACGAATCTCTTTAGTAATTGGATCTTCTAACATTCTGGTTGTAGGCATTGCAGGTACATTAGCATGGATTAATGGACTACCATATCTATCTAATGCTACTAACTGCATGGGCAGTACTTGACCTTTAGCTAAGTAATGATTATATATGGGTTTGATAGCTGACTCCCCATAATAATTATTATCTCTTTTCTTGTGAGCGGTGATTATTAGTTTATTTCTGGGTAGTCTCATTGGTGTACCCATGAATTGATGCTGCCAAACTCCAGTAGTATAGGGGCCGAATAAACTGGCTTCACCTTCTGTTAGAATTCCTCTGTGGTTAACACTGAAGAATATTGATGCAGGGTGATAACAAGCTACATTCTTTAACCACCATTGCTCATTCTTTAAAGCCCAAATATTCTCACCTACTGCATATCCCGCAGTTAAATTATTATAGGTTAAGTTATAAAAGATATTACTTAAACTTTCATCTAATTCTAATAAGTTCTGTCTAACAAAATCTTGTATTTCTTTATTGGGGTGTTCATAACTACCAATAGCACCTACTAAACTACGGATGATTAATTCTAATGCTCCGTGAATAGTAGGTTCTACTGTTGCTGCGTATATATAACTCTGAATCGCATTCGTAGGTAATCTATAATAACTTTGGACTAGACTTGCATTAAATGGATTTAGATTTGTACCTACTTGTTTTGCCCCAGAGACTGGCTTATTCATTGCGCTAAAATCAAACTCTGATGAGTTATTATTTCTAACGGTACTGCCTTTAGGCCTTCCTCTTTGTGCCATTTAACTTAATCCTCGTACATGTACTTTGGTTAATGCACTCTCAACTCTTGGTGGACCTTGAGGTGCAGGTTTATTAACTTCTTCAAACTTCTTAAATATTTTTTGTTCTTCTTCCTGTTTCTGTCTATTTAGTTTTGCTACATATTCTAAATGTATTGAGTTTAATGCGGCTACTAAGAAATATGATAACTCAGTTAATGGCTCAGCAAAAGCAGGCATTCCCCAACCTTTACTTATTTCATATAGATCTCGCAACTCATAACTATTTATATAGTCATCAATTAATCTTTCTTGTATTGCCCTGGTTAAATCGTACTTGTTATCTCGAAACTTTGTAGTTCGTCTATATAAGAAGTGACTATATACAAAGTAGAAGATTCCATCTAATATAGTTACTTCCGGGAATATTGGGCCAATTGGGGAAAGATGAGCAAACTGTACAGGTGTAGGAAATACTCTCTTTTCCCAAGTGGTTATACGATTATGCCGATATTTACTTAAGGTTTCTGGGCGGTTTTCTTGACGACTACGGTCTCTTTGCCATCGGAAGTCTCGAAGTTGTTCTTGGTCTGGAAGTTGATCTCCCCCGTCTCGAAAAAACTATTGTAATCTGCTTCCTCAATCTGTTTGGCCAAGTCAGGAGGCATACACATTCCATTGAAGAAGTTAGTGTAAGCACATACATCTCTGTATACCATTGTGCTTAGTAATGCAATAGGATCTGGCTCTTCTGGAGCTTGTCCATTAATAGTTTCAATGCATGCGGCCGGAACTAAATCGGTTAATACAATTTGCTTAGCTGCTAATTTGCTCTTCCACTGATGCTTTAATGTTTCTACTTCTTTGAATAATGGTTCTCTGAATTCAATTACTAACCCGGTTGGTAGCGTGATCTTGTAAAACTTATCCTTTCTCATTTTGTGTGTCCGTTGTAAACTAGTTTTATTTTAGTACCTGCGCCTTGTGTAATCTGCGCATCCTTAGATATTACCATACTTTTGCTATATAGTATAGTAAGTTGTTAGTTAACTATATGCGCAATAATAGTTTCTTGAATAAAATAACAGGACAGTATTATCAGGGCGGTTATGCCATTACCTCTGATGATAATGTTGCTGCGCTTATTGATAAAGGTATTGCTGGGGTCTATGATACTAGAAATGCTAATAGACGCGTCTTTAGAGATAAGATGTTCCAGTCTCCTGGTACTGATATGTCCGGGGATAGTAACCCCTATTATTATCGTAGAGGTGCGTCTCCATTTGGGCAAGATAATTACTTTGTAGATAATCGCTTAGTTGTGCAAAGCGAATTAGCTCCTGATGGTAGTACTATTAGAAAGTTCAGACTTACTGCAATGAGTAGTAATAAGGATTTAGCTACTGCTATTAGTCAAGCTGCTAGACAATATCATGTTGATAGAGCTGGTAGCTCCGCCTCTGAAACGGCATTCTTAGATTTGGAAGCTAATATTGAAGCTGCGGATGCTTATCAATTCCAAGAAACTGCTGAAGTTCAATCTTATAGACAAACTTTAGGAGAAGGTTTGAGCTTGTTTATGGAGGCCGGCACTAATGCATTTAATTACTTTGACCCTACTCAAGAACCTAATAGAAGACTTAAACGTGCATTACAACCATTCTTTAAACCTGTAGAAAGTTATAGCTCTGAACTTAGAAATTTCTATACTAAGTCTGGAGTTGCTATTAATACTCTTGACTCAGATAGGCTTGCTAATGATGACTTCTATTTGAATATGAGTGCCATTGCTTCTAGTGCTATGCAGGTTGTTATGGCTAATCACTTCTTGCTTGATACTGTGGGTATTGCTAGTGTTCGTAAAGGTATTAAGTTTAATGAGGATCCTTTGGGGTTTAGATCTCTACTAAATGTTACTGAAACTCCTACTGGTATTCTTAGTGCTCCTACTTTAGCTAGCTTTGCTAATGTGTTTGCTGCTGCGGGTATTGGTCCTGTTGCTTTTAGTGAAGCGACTATCTTTAGCTCCTTCTTCCAACAAGAAGGGCAGATTAATCAAATGCTGATCGCAGCTACAGATTATCTACTTAATCCTAGAAGTACTGTTAAGAATAGCCTTAATAAATTAACTATTAACTTAACTGTGCAAGCACCTTCTAGTAGTATTACCTCAGGTAACTTGGAAGTCTTTGCTATGGCTAAGAACTTATTACAATTGGCTGATGCTGAATATGGGGGTAAACTAGATATTAATCTAGCATTCTTACAACAAGGTAGGGGTGGCTCTATTGTTCTTAATAGTGATGCTTTAAGATCTATTGTTGGGGGTAGAACTTATCTGGATGCGTTTACTAGTGGAAATGTAAATGCTATTGATGATATGATTCGTGCCTCTGGGGTTTTCCATGAAGATCTTAGTAGTGGTTCTAGTGGCGGAATTGAACACCAAAAGAATATATCTGTGTATGGGGATGGGCAACTTATAGCATTTGCTGGGTTGGGTAAACAGAACTTAACTCCTAGTGCTACTGGTAGAATGTCTGAACCTTATACTAATCCATCACAGTTTAACCAAATGTTTGTTGGTTTACATGGCTCTAATCTGCTTAATGATAGTACTTTGGTTGGTAAACAGATTAGACAATATAGCGCTGGGGTGGAATCTGTGTTTACTGGAGCTAGCCTTGGTACCCAGTATCAACAATTATTGGTTACTGATGCTATAGATGCAGTTACTAAATATCAAACTACTGCTCTTATAGATACTAGAGGGCCTATTGGTACTACGGGTAGTAACCTTAATGAACTTGCTCTGGATAAATTATTACAAACTGTCTTAGATGAGGGCACTTCTAGAGGATACTTACTAACTAATCAGTTAGATCTATCTTCTAATACTATTTCGGGTATAAGTACTAAGATACTTAAGGCTTTAAATACAGATAGATTTACTTTAATGCTGGGATCTCCATTAGAACTTGGGGGGGATGTTAGATTAGAACAAGCTAGACGATATTTTGATACTACTAACCCCGGGGAATTTGATAGACTTGTTGCCGCCGGGAAGATTAGATTTTCGTCTACACAAAGATTTCAACACCAAACTAGTATGTTGGTTACTAATCAGTATGGTGATGCCCAATATGGATTGATGACCTCGGCTAATATTAGTGCTAGAGCTTTGCGCAGTAATACTGAGACTGGTTTGTTTATTGGTAATAAAGACTCACATGATCCACAATTATTAGGGCAACTTAAATCAGGACTACAAGAACTTGGACTCTTTAGAGAAGATACCCTTAGTGGTCGTAGTCCTATTTATAGTAGTACTGCGGAGTTTAATAATGCGGCTAGACAAGCATTTGGTACTAAAGCTTCTTGGAATAAAGCTAGTGAGCTTATTAGACAAACTATGGAATTTAATCAAAAGGGTGGATTAAATTCTAAACTCTTTATGCAAGAACATTTACCAGGAATACCGCAATCAGGTCTTAGAATTAGACTTAAATATGCAGGGGAAGATGTATTTAACTATGATATTGGGTTCACTGAAAAAGGTGATATCTATATGCAGAAATATGACACCTTAATCTCAAGTATGCTTATTAATACCGGAGATAAAGAACGTGTTATTGCTGGTAGAACTTTTGGGGCTAATCAAACTGTTAAACTTAATTCCGCTCAAGCTATTATTGCTTTAGGACAGATCGCGGAATATCAATTGGTACAAAGATTACGCGCTTATGATAGAGCATTGGATAATCCTGATCTTACTCTTACTGATACTGTTGATAAAATGCGCTTGATGAAATATAGAATTATTAAATCTACCGGAACTAACGAAGATCTGAGTAGATTTAATACCGAAGAGATGCGTATTATCTTTAAAATGCTTACTAAAGCTTCTGTTCCTATCCCTACTAAAACTATGGGGTATTCTCAACTTGGGGATAGTAATAAGTATCAACCTTTTATGTATGATGATCTATTTACTACTAATGAACAAGTTATTAAAGTGGCTCCAGTTAGTCCGGATTCTCCAGGAGTTGAAGGAGTTGTTTATAACCTTGATGGTACTTCAGAGACTATGTATTCTCTGTCTATGCAAAGCCAATTAACTAAAGGATATAAAGCTAAGAAGCTTGGAGCTATTACTCAGATTGGAGATCCTGCTGCTTCTATTCTTACTATGGAAGCTGCTTTTAGAATGCAGGCTTATGACAAACTTGATGATGTTACCGGTAATACTGCCGCGGGAACTCCTTTTAGAATTCCTATGGTTGCCGTTCTTACAGCACATAAATCTATTGGGCAATTAGGACAAAGAACTAAGAACTTGGCTTCGCCTAGATTCTCTTATCAATATGGGCAGTTTAATCCTGCTACTAATCAGTTTAGAGAAACAGGTTTGCCTGAACCCGTTTATCATATGGGTTATGGTGAAGCTAGTGATGCTTTAAGATTAGCTCAGCTTGCTGCTATAGAAAGACCTCGGGAACCACTGCAAGTGGTTGCACTTACGACTGGTGAGGCCGGACTTAATCCTGAAATAGGTTATGATCTTTTAGATACTACACAAGTGCGGTTAGTAGATCTTACTATCAGATTCCAACCCTATAAAACAACCGCAGATCAAAACACACATAATAACTTAGTTACTAAACTAAGAGATTTAGTTACTGCGGGTAACTTTTATACTGAAGATGAATTTAAAGTTGCTGTTACTAATCTACAGAAATCTGTTGGTATGGGGGCAGGTTTTACTGTTGAAGTTCCTAACTTAGCTGAAAATAGAACCGGCGCTAAAATGCAGTTTGTTATGATTAATGTGGATCCAGAACAATCTGGTAATACTGCTGTCACTTTTAAAGCTAAACTTTATACTAATCCTACTGCTAGATTGCTTGATACTAAAGGTCCTACCGCAGGTATGAATAGAACTTATGCCGAAACGCAAGCAAATGCCTTAGATGGTATTTATGGAGGTATTGGGGCTAGAAGATTCCTTAGACTTAGTAATGCTGTTCAAGATGTCTTGATGAATAATGATGTCTTTGATGAAGATAAACTCTTTGTTAATGATGGTGCTGACTTTAGAACAAAACTTAAGGGATCTTTGGCAACAGCTAGCCCTCTTATTAATAGACTTGTATCTCCTAAACAGTTTAAGTATGGGACACAACCTAAAATGTCTGGTGCCCTTAAACTTAGATATGGCGCGTTAATGGCTACTAATGAAGATGATTTCATGAAGATTATGGAATTAAGAAATCTTCAAACACATAGTTCTACTAAACATTTGCAGACACTTACTCAAGAAGTTATTGAGGATGTTAAAAAGCTTACTGAAAGTTTAGTTAATAAAATGTCTAAGGAGCAAATTGATTTCTATAATAAAACACCTCCTGAAGTCAAGGCAGCTATGCAAAGTTATTATACTGCGGGGTCTCCTCATGGTTTCTATAATGAATTATATCAGTTTATACAACATGCTGATCCTGCACAATATATTAATCAGTTGTTTAAAGAGGCTTATACAGAAGTAATGAGTCCTCAAAGTCAGAAGTTTGGATTTATCCTTCCTGCAAAACAAGCACAAGCTCATAAATTAGACTTTACTTATTACTTGATTGAAGCTGTTTCTTTATATACTCAGGTTAAAACACAAGTTAGAGCTAGTAGAATCCCAGCTAATGAGGAACTAGATGGTTTAGTCTCTTCTGTATTAGGACAAATGCTCGGGGCTAAACCAAAAGATAATACAGCTCTACAAAGATTACAACAGATTATTCCTAACTTTAATCTGATTACTTTATCTCAAGATACCTTTAGAGCAGATGATACCAGATTTGGCCGCAAGACTTCTGCTAATATGTTTAGTCAGTACGCTTCTTTATATGAACACTATGCTAATGATTCAGATCACCTTGGCTTTACTGCTAATACTCCCTTTGCTGATCTTGTCGGTGAACAATCACAGATAGGTCTCTTAAGACAATTAACTCAACAAGCTATTGGGAGAATGTTCCTTGTCGGCGCTTTTAGTCAAGGCTTAACTGAATTTGCTCCTGCCTTTGATACTCAATGGCATGGTGGATTAGATCTTACTCACTTGGTCGTAAATGAAGAGACAAGAAATCAAGCTATGGCTATTCATAGTTTGTATGATTCTATGTATAGATCAGCTAAAGAATCTGCTGTTGGTTATGTATTATCTAGTACTAATAAAATAGATTTAAATACTAAAATACAAACCTTAGTTAATACCTCTGCGGCAGATAGAACAGCAGGTGGAATTAATGAAACTGATATGTATAAATATAGACAGGAAGTACTTGCCGCAAGGCAGAAGGGTACTGTCCTGATTCCTACATTTGAATTAGGGGCCGCTATTCCTAATGCAGTTAGAGTACATAGAAATATTGAATCTACTATCTTAGACTTTGAACTTATTCCTGTACTGGGAGCAGAACAACTTAAACAATTATCTATTAATGTAAATCCTAATAGAGATAATGCAGATCAATATATTAATAGACTTGTTCTAAGTCAACAAGAGATTACTAAAGTCTTTAACCAAATGCCGACTTCCTTAAAGGAAATAGATCCTGATACTAATATGTCTAAGATTCAATATATGAGTCAGAATGTTAGTAATGCTAATGGTAAAAAGCTTATTAACTACGGGTTATCTATTGAAGAGTATTCTTACCTGAAATCTCTTAATGAGGCTAAGAGGAATTATATTACAGCGCTTTCTAACCTACTTGATTCTGATACTTATCAACAATACTTATCTACCACTATTCATAGAGCGGCCGGGGGTTCTGGTGTTACTATGGAATCTAATCAGGTTAAGTTGGGAGAAATTGCTCTGGGACTTAATCCTGCATTACGTGTGGTGAATGATTATGTTACTAAAGCTAAATCTAATAAATCTTATTACTCTGGGGGAGCAGATCAAGAAATCTTAGATAGTGGGTTTGATATTTTAACTAAAGCTCATACTTATACTAACCCTAAGTTTTTTGTTACAAATCCCTTTACTTTAGATGAAACTACTCTAAAGAGTACTTTGGTTGGTTCTACTGCTGGCAGTTCTATATTAGATGATATTAAACTTAATGGCTATAGTCTTCGTCATCATGCGGAATCTTATGGTATCTTAGATCCTACTACTAAACAAGGCTATGATCGTAATCTATTAGGTGTTATTAATGACACTTTTAGTATGCTTAAGGTGGATGCATATAGTGATAGATTCTTTAGTATGTTCCTAAGAGCAGGAGCACCTCAGGGTGTTGCCCCCGCCGCTTTGAAGGTTATTACTCTGAGAACTCTTAATAATCGTGCTGCTGGAAGACGCGGAGTGCAGCTAGGATTCGCGAATAATTCTGATAGTATATTCGTGTCTAAGTTTGCTATGGGCTACCAGCAAGGGGATTATGACGGGGATATGGCTACCATTCAAGCTCTTACTAGTAGCGCACAAGCAATGGCTGAACGTGATGCTATTATTGGTAGACGCCTGGGTAGAACACCTACTACTACAGATATTAGTCAAGCTGTAACAGATTCTACTAATAGATTACGTAGCGCTGGACAAGCGGTAAATACTACTGTTATTCCTTATGGTACTTCAGGAGTTGATGCGGTTCATAGTACTTATGATGCACTTTATGGTGTACTTGGCCCAACATCTGCTGAAGAAACTGCTGAAAGAATTATGGAGGATAAACGTATTGTTAGTCTTCATGAACAAGTAACAGCAAATGTTACCTCTGATACTAATATCTTAGCTACCTTCAAACGTCAATCAAGAGTTCTTTCTGGACTTAATGCCCAAACAATTGAAGACTCTATTCTTCTTAATAAGTTTGGTAGAGCACAGTATGAATCTACTACTAAAATTATTGATCACTTTCATAGTGCTGAGTTTGAAACTGTTGTCTCAACAGAACTTGGAGCGGCAGGCGCCGCAGCTTTTAAATCTGCTTCTGTTGAAGATAAACTTAATACTATACAAGGTAATCCAACCTTAAGCCAACATTTGGCTGCGTATTCTGCTAATGAAGGAACTGTTAATAGTTACCTTAAACTAATGTTCCCTGTTATTATGCCTCAAAATATAGCCGCGGCTGCTACTCAACAAACTGCTCAAGTGGCTACTAAGTATATGGGTATGCTTTATGATACTACTTCTCATATATTTAGTCATGAGTTTTTACAAGCGGATAGTATGGGTAAAGCTAAAGCTAGAACGATTGAGTCTGTATCTCGTATTGCTTATCAAATGCAAATGCTGGGAAGAGAAGGTATTAAACCTAATGCTGCTACCGGAGTATCTCCTAGCGAAATGTATACTGCATTAAATCAATTGTATGAGAATGCTTATGAAGACAAGCCTACTAAAACTAAGTTGCAACCTGCAGCTCTTGATCAAGCTGTTCAAGCTACTGGGCTTCTTAATCCTGTTGCAGATTATATATCTGCTGTCCAAGGTAATGCCGGTACTCCACTTACAGAATCTATCTCTAATAAAATCCTTACAAATTTAAGCTATGGTGCTCTTGCAGCACATGTGGGATCTCTTAGTAGTGATGAAATTGCTCATGACTTTGCTAAAGAAGTTCCTCATACTAAACTGCAAACTATTCGTAGAATTGCGGCTAACTTATTCCAAACCTTAGATGAAGAATTAGTTACTGGAGGGAGTAGTGAGAAGATTACCCGGTTGGTTACGCTTGCAGAAGATAGTCTGGGTAGATCGGCAATGAATAATTCTGATATTGCTGCTCTTAGAGCTTTTGCTACTGATACTACTGGTACTGTTACTTATACTAAGGATCTTCAAGATACTATGAATAGAGTTCTACAAGCACACCAGTATCATGATCTATTTAAGTTTGTTACTTCTACTTTAAATGAGCGTGAACTTATGGCTAGTCGTATTAATACTAGTAATACTATTGCTCCTTTTGGTGAAGCTGGATTGGGTTCTATTGACTTTGATCCCCTTTCTGTTCCTGATGCCCGTAATAAAGTTAATGAACTTATGCATAAAGGATTACTTAATATTCAAAAGATGTATGGGGTTCAGAAAGCTTTAACTACTGAAAGTAAAGCTGATATTGGTGATTTGGCTTTGGCCGCTGCACATATTGGTCAAGCCCTTATTACGGAATCAGTAAACTTTGCTAGCCGTGAAGGTGCTGGTACTACTATTACTGATATCCTTGGTAGAGGTAAATTACATAATGTAAATATTAAAGAAATTATGTCTGGCTTTAGAGCCTCTATTGATGAGACTATGAAGACTAAGACTTTTAGTGATGCTGTTGATAAAATTCTTGAATATTCTAGCCATGGTCCTAGAGCTTTCCCAGGGGAAATTTATGTTAATGGTTCTGGTAAAATTGTTAATGGTGTTTCTTATATTAGAGCTACGGGTATGATTGGTACTGACCCCAGTACTGCAAGTTATACTCATGAATATTCTACTAGTGCTGGACCACAAAGCAAAGTAATTGATTATGAAACGGCTAAACGAATTGTAGGTAGAAAACTTATTATTGATCGTGCTATTAGTGATGCTTCTAGATTAGGTATCTCTGGACAAACTGCTAAGGAAACTATGATGTTTATTGCACAAGCTGCTTATGAGTCTACTTCAGCACCAGATTCTAATGAACATAATCAAAATCTTGTGGATCTCTCTAATGCTTTACATAATAATATTAAACAAATGAATCCTTATGAAGCTAATGAAATGGTTACTAGATTAGCGCAATCTAATGAACTGCGCGCACATATTAATCCTCCTAGTGGCCTTATTAGAAACTTTAAAAATGCTATGTCTAATAATACTCCTATGGGATTCCTTGGATATGGTATGCTGGCAGTTACTACTATCGGTGCTTCTATTGTTGGTGGCGCTTTAGGTAGAGAGTCTAATACTGATCCTGCTGAATTAGGTAGATCTGTTGGTCATGGCCTTATGTCTTCTAATACTTTCGCTCCTATGAGATCCGCTTTTATGATGGCCTCGGATATTACCTCTGCAGTTAAATCTATGAGGGATATGTCTGATAGTGATACCCGACATGAAATCTTAGGGGGCTATGCCCTCGGTCTTGCAGGAAATATTGTTGGTAGTACTATCCTATCTGATGTTATTACAACACCTATTGCTAAATTTATAGGGAAAGAAGGTACTAATGTTGGAGAACTTGCTTCTCGTGGTCTTGCTAATATGGGATCCGGACTTATTACTGCCGCGTTTGGTGCGCTTGCCGCGGGGTTATCTGCGGCTATGGCTGTCCGGACAGCTACTAGAGAAGAATCCCCTGTTACTTCCTTGACTGCTCAAGCTATTGAGAATGAATATGAACAAGCCCAAGCTGAAAGATATCGGCTTGAGCTTATTAACTCTGCTGGAGAGTCTGATGTTCTTAATATCGCGGAGGTCTCTATTACTGATTCTATTGATGAATATGATGATTCTGAATTAAATCAGACTTCTTATCTTAGTTCTATTAATAATCAGGAATATGAATACCACTTCCAAGATGTGGCCGGGAATGATATGTCTGTAATGACTACTTGAGGAAAGTAATATCGGGTATTAAGGTTACTTAACTAAATGTAATAAGGTTACTAATTGAGGACCAAAAATAGTTAGTAATCCTATGATTGTTGTGGCTATTGCTGTAATTATTGCTGCACTGGTTGTGCCCTTATTAGTCTGCGTGTTCTCTACTATTGTTCCTAAAGTATCTCTGATAGATTCACTTTCACTTATATATAAAGCTTTTAACTCAGAGATATCTTTTTGCACGTCATCTAATCTTGTTTCCACTTTGTCCACTCTACGAATTAAACTCGGGTTACCATTTCCAATCTGTACAATCTTTAATAGATTACTTATGTCTCTTTGGATCTGTAATAACTCCATGTCCAGTTTAGTGAACTTGATTAAAGTATCCTGAGAACTTCTTGTTCCTTCTAATCTTGCACTTATATCGGATTGAATTCCTATATAATATTTTACCTTTCCTTCGTCATCTTTGATTGGCGTGATTGCTAAATCATTCCAAAACATTAAGCCGTCTTTTCTATAATTGCGGAGCAATACTTTACAGCCTATTCCTTGGTTAATCGCTAATCCTAATTGTAGAATGCCGACTTGATTCTTGTCGCCGCCTTGTAAAAATCTGCAGTTCTTTCCTATTACTTCTGTAGCGCTATATCCTGTAAGTTCTTCAAAAGCTTTGTTCACGTAGATTATTGGTGAATCTTTCTGAGTTACATCTACAATAACCCCACCGTTAGTATTCTCGGATAGGAATCCGATTAGGGTATTTAAAAATGGCATAAGGCAACTCTCCGGTGTATACTTTCTAACCATATCAGATTCGAATCGGGAAATTCCGACTTCCCACCAAAAAATTAGAAATTTTCTGAATAGGCCATATATGTACTTGCTATACCCCCCCGGCATATATGTGTTTTCGTCTAGATTTTTTAGCTCATACCCTTGACACTGGGAGCCTCTGTGCCTCGACTCTTTATTTGTCCTCCACTATTAAGGAGTTCAAATGTCAAAGTTAATCCGTTTTGTTTTGATTGTTTCCGTTTCCGTTTCCGTGTTCACCCCTTCGGTGGATACCGTATACTCGGCAAATCCGTTTTGTACAAAAAACCCAGATTTATATTTTCATCTTGTCTGTCTAGCAGGGGGGTATCGTACCACCCCAACTAGACTCAAGACAATCCAAGATGGCCTTAGCGCCCTTGGATTCTAATCTCATAGTCGGTAACCCCTTGGTTACCGACTTCTTTTCTGTATATACCGACTTTTTATTTGAGTTACCTAATCTGGGTAACAAGGAGACACCATGCGCAAATACGCATTGGATATTTTAATCGCGGCCCTCGCCGCGATTCTTGTCAACGTTGGATTAGCCCTGTATTTGGCTACTCTCGATGCAGCCATCTGCATCGTTTATCGCTGCCCTTAAGTGACTAGTCGTTAACTTATCCTAGTTTCCCTAGGAGTTAACGACTTTCTTTCTGTATCCTCCGACTTTTTATTTGAGTTACCTAATCTGGGTAACAGAAGGAGGGGGGGAATGAATACCATTCGCCAACTTACTAATCTCAAAGCAGGAGTATCTAATACTCCTGTTGATGTCAGCTTCAATGCTGATATCACCGTTGGCGCGCTTAGCGTCAACTTCTTCGTCACCGAAGACTTCTTCGGTGATGATTACGTCAGCTGCATCGTCCTCGATGCAGATGTTAATGGCTCCGTTGGTTACAATGCTGCTAACCACAGCGTCGTCCCAACAAGCGCGGTCCGTACCGCGTACCGTGCTGTAAAAGCACACATCGCGGGTCTCCCCGCAAACACCATTGTTTGCGCGTTTCCCTGTGATGGTGATGGCCATCACAGTGTCCGCTGCAAATTTCTTGATTCACTCGGCTTTGCCGAGTATGGTGATAGTTATTTTCTTATCACCTAAAAGAAGTTGGAGGGCCTTCCCTTCGACTTCTTTTCTGTGAGCATAACCTTAAGGAGGTGATTCTTTATGTGCCCACAGTTAGCTTTGTTACTGACTGATGCTGAGCGCCAGTTGGTAGTGAAGATGTTCACAACAGTTGAGGAGTGCACCCCTTCCAACTGTTGGCTTCAAGCTTGGAGGCTAGGGTTCATCACCCTAGACCAGCTTGGGGCTGGACTTTAGGGGTGTCCGCGTAGTTAGCGCGGGTAAGAAATTCTAACTAAGATGTCGGGGCAACTGCCTCGACTCTTTTTCTGTTGTGATAGTTTCTAATATGGAACTAGACATTATCAAAGCGGTAACCCTAATTGATGGGGTTGCCGTTGAGCTTGAGTTCCGTGGGACTGCAAGCTCGGGGTCTATTAGCTTTAGCATTAATAATAGTTATACTATTGTTAGTGCTGAAGTTAGGACGAAAGTCCGGATTGTACGATGGCTTTGTCGTACCTTCAGCCAATGGACCGCTGGCCCCTTGGCTGGGGTTGAAGTAATGGCCATTCCTTATGAGGGGGATGGCTTGGCTGAGCATCGGAGCTTGGCCTTCTTAAGTTTAGGCTTTCAGAAAGCTGGGGGTAATACCCTTGTTTATGATGCCTAACTGGAGTCGAAGATTGTAAGAGCCTCCTCTTATAGTCTTCGACTCTTTTTCTGAGATCCTCTATTAAAGATCTCGGGGTGGTTCCCCTCTCTGTCAAGGAGGTTCACCATGATCAAGTTTACTGCTGAGGCCTATGAGTTTTGTTTACTGGCTGTGGGTAAAGTTACCCGGGATACAGTCGAGAGAGATCAAATTAACAATGGGGACTTAGGCCCCATTACTCCTTTTAGGAGTAAGAGCTATATTACACAGGAGCTTTGCTCCATGTTTAACAGTGAGTTTGTAACCTTAGATGGTTACATTGTTGAAGATATAATGAACGGTGATGAGGTGTGCAATCGTGCCACTCATTATCGTATTGATAATGAGGATCCTGTCCCTCTTTTAGAGGAGGATCGAGATTGGTTAAGAGAGGAGTATCCTATACTCCTGACTAACTGCAGGGTCTACCTGTAGCTAGCTGTCGGTAATCTATCCTAGTTTCTCTAGGGATTACCGACTTCTTTTCTGGGGCAAATCTTTCACACCCCAGGTGAATGACATGGCAAAGGGAATTCTTTGGCTTTCTTTGACTGCTGAGGCCATCGCAGCAGTCAAAGCTGCTGTGAACTTCGAGTTTCCAGTGGAAGCTAAACACTTCCATTGCACGCTCAAGTTCGGGGTTGATAGCGTCGGCTATCAACACCTGCTTGGTCAGCAGCTTATTGTGACAGCTATGCTGTCACACCACGATGATAGGGTGCAAGCCCTGTCAGTTCTCCTTCCTGAGGAGATCCAGGAGGTGTGCGATAACACGCACCCTCATATTACACTCTCCATGACTGAGGGCACCCTGCCCTATGCGTCAAATGTTATGTTAACGGAGGTGCATTACTCTAAATGGGTGCACCTCCCGTTGACTACCATCGTGGAGTTCTTTGAATTCCCACCGCAATAAGTAAATAAAGAGTTGGAGGCTAGCAACCTCCGACTCTTTTTCTTGGACTACTGCTCTACAATTTCGTAGAGGTACTCCAGGGAGAGGATCATGGGATTATCTAAGAAGAGTGGTCACCGGATGGGCTCGCTATTGTTTATCCGCGTTGATGACGCGGAGCAACAATGTCCCATAAAGTTATTTAGACTACAAGGGGGGGGTTCCCTTTGTCAGTGGTACATTGAACAGGGGGCAGCAGTACCTTCTGTTCATGATTTGTTCCATCTTTGGTGGGGAATCGTGGGCACTCCTTTAGGGGAGATCCGGGTACAGCAGAGAGTTGCTGCACAGGTGGGGCCTAATGCTCTACCCGGGAAACTCATTGTCCCGCTTAAAGCGCGGGATAAGAAGTTTTACACCTTGACTGATTCCCAAATCAGTCAACTTGCTCGTACGGGCAATTTAGATAATGATTGGTTTAGTCACTGCACAAACCAACTCAACTGGAGTTCGTGGCTCCAAACCCCAGATTTGCTTATACGTATGGGTATGAAAGGAGATCTTCAAAAACTCCTTCCACACCTATCGTATAAAAGCGATTGGGAAATCCTTCGTATCTACCTTGATACTGGAGGTGTCTTAACGTTTAGTAAAGATTAATAGTAGGTCGGGGGAATACCCCGACCTCTTCTTTAGGTACACACCTAAGGAGGTGATTTCTGTGTTGAAGAAGATTGCTGAAGGTTCTTTGTTCATCGCTATTATAGCGATGATCATCGCGTACTTTAGCTTCTAAAAGTTAAGTCGCTAACTTATCCTAGTCTCTAGGGGTTAGCGACTTCTTTTCTAGATTAATTATTATCGACTCTTTATTTGTTGATTGAACTCCATAAGACGTAGGATAACTAGCTGGTTATCTGCACGCGGGAGAAAGGAGAACATGGATAAACTCCATTTCTTCCTGCCACCAGTTGGGGTTGTAGAGGAGCTTAACATTACTGTTGAGCAAATCTATAACCCACAAGGTGAGGTGTGGGGATTCAAGGCCTTCAAGGATGGTACTCGTATTACCGTTCATGAGGTTATTGAAGACCTGCATCTGCACTGGGCCTATGGCGATGGGCTTAATCCTGCTATTCAGGGTTATGCCACGGACCTGGGCATCTGGGGACAGGTACTTATGGGTTATTCTGTGGCACCTCCTGTGGTGGAACCACTTAGCTTAGATGTCGTTATCGGCACATTTAAGTTGGGTGTGTACGGCTTCTACGAACATGATGGCTTTAATTGGGCTGTCATCACTTCGTTAGGGGTTGTATTTCCTGCACAGGACTTTGATGATGTATTAAGCATCATTGAAGATTTATGCGCGGATAGCCCGTAACCAATTAACCCTCGTAGGTCTGCGAGGATAGACAATCTAAATAACTGACCACCAAGCTGTCGGATGTACTAGCACTACATTCGACAGTTTTTCTAGGATAAGTATTATCGACTCTTTATTTGAGTTCGCCCTCTTTTAAAGGCGGCTTATTGGAGACATCAAGATGTTTAAAGTAAACGTGACCGAAGAAAAAGTTTCGTCCATCCTGACCGGGATGTTTGACTTTAATGTGAGGGCCGTCGTGCCCACAACCATGGGTCGAGTTATTCTACTCATTCCCAAGGAGGGCTATACCGCTCTCCTACAGGTATCACAAATTCCGGGGTGTCTAGCCCCTGGCTCGTACTATGCGGAGGGTGTAAGTTGCCCTCCAGCAGCGGTGCGCTGCCTCCTTTGGGTAGCCGCAGTAATGTTGGCTCCCGTTGAGCCACCGGAGATTAACCGCTACAATGTTAAGCTTTACGTATATAAGTGGCACCTTGCCACGGTGATCAAGATCTTGGTCAGGTTTAGTTTGAGGCTAGAAATTAGTGGAAACACGCTTTACTTAGAGCGGGGTAACAAGATTTATGCCTTGCTGCATAAGTCTACCTTACCTCATGGTAGCTGGTGGACTTGGTCCCCAGTGCCGGTTAACACCGGTTGGAGGGTTGAACGTCCCGATGGAGAGTCCTGGCTAATCGCTGGGATGGACGCGTTTTCAAAGCGAGAGTATGATACCTTGATAGGTATCTTGTCTGGTCCTTGTCGTCAAGTGCCTAAAGATTTAGTGGCGCGCCTTCGTGCTGCTCGTAAAGCATAACTAAGTCGGAGCTTTATCCTAGTTTCCCTAGGAAGTTCCGACTTCTTTTCTAGGATAAGTATTATCGACTCTTTATTTGAGCTGCCCTCTTTTAAAGGCGGCTTATTGGAGAGACACATGGCACGTACCAACCTGGCTACATTGGCTACGTTTCCCGGATACGCTGCGTATGCAGCAAAACGGGCGAAAGCCCAAGCCAACCTTAATCTTAGCACGGCTAAGATTGAGGCGAGGGAAACTCCCCGCGTTCGGATCCACTATCAGGATCCGCAATTTAATAATTATATGGTCATCCTGCCTGTGCAGGATGCAGACGGTGCCATACCGTTACTGCCCTTCTGGGCATGTCACATAACGGTATGGGTGTGGGAGGACCGGTGGCAAGATCTGCCACCGGTATTTGAGGGCAATATTGCCCTTCACCCGGCATACCAATTATATAGTCCGCCACCGGCATATCCGGAGTCGGAAAACCTTTGCAAGGGCTGTGTATACGCCACAGGGGAGGCTCTCCTCCCTTGTGGCGTAAATCCCCTGGCCTTTGGGCAGGGGTGTCGTGACTACACAGTTTAAGTGATATAGTCGGAGCTTTATCCTAGTTTCCCTAGGAAGTTCCGACTCTTTATTTGAGTTGCACTTTATCCGTCAACTCCGGGTTTAACCTGTGGTTCTCTTGTCGAAGAGAATTAATAGCGGATACGTAGACCCCTAAGGACGTTACTCGGAGGGACTTACGGAGTTAGTAATGCACCCATTACTAATCTCTCTAAGCACACTTATCCACTTGGTCATGTACCAAGGATATAGTGTGTATGTAGGTAATACACAGTACAAAGATGTTCGCCAAGAATATCAACTGTTGTATACCCTGTGCGATCCTGCGTTTAATAGCGCAACTTGCACAGTAGAGAAAACTCAGAAACGGATCTACATCCGCTAAGAGTTTCTCTATACATCGGGCTGAATAAGCCTGGGAACAGAAGCTCTCGTACTACTGCAATAACCGCATAGGAGAGAGTATATCTAAGATAGTCGTAGCTGAACGCCATGATGGGGCTAGCTACGACTTCTTTTCTGAGTTCATCCCTTTTGTGGACTCCAGGTGTGGTTACCTGTACTCTAAAGGGAGTTTAAAAAGCCATGAAACACTACATGCTTTCAAATGAGCAGTATGCTCAGTTTATTTCGTGTCCCTTTGATTTTGAAATCACTCGGACAGTAACCCTGTCTACAGGGGATGTGTTGGTGTGGCTCCCCATCTCCGGGGTGGCCACGGCTTGGGAAGCCTGCCACTATGGGTTTCTTCCAGATGTTGACATTATATTTGATGTGGGGCCTAAAGTTCCCTTCAAGTATAATGGGCGAGTGCATGCGCACTTTATGCTAATTAATGCTTTAGTATACATTCTCATACAAATGAGAAATGCATACTTTGGCATTCGCCGGGATGGAGGAGTAATCTCTGTTTACTACAATGGTAAGGTAAAACCTTGCCTGCGTAGAGAATACCTTCTTGATGGAGATCTGAACTTCATCAGGTATAGATGGAGGGTTTGTGATGCAGGGGTGTTATTTGATATAATGCCTAAGGTGGCTTCCCTACCCAAGAGGGATTGGGATCTTCTGATCTCAGTCCTGAGTGATCCGCTTACAGAACGCTATCGTTTACCCAGTCGTTTTGTATTCCACCTTCGGGCGGCGCGTAAACGTTAATTAATGAAGTTGAGGGGCCTTCCCTCGACTTCTTTTCTGTATATATCGACTATTTATTTGTTCTCCACTATTAAAGGAGTGCAAATGTTTAAAGTTACTCACGATGAGGAAAGCTACGTATACGGGAAAGGTGGTAACACCTTCTTTTATTACGTTGCTTCCGGAACCTTCTTGGCAGGCGATGCCAAGTTTGACGGCGGGTTCTGGGGTAATCCCAGCGCTTGCCGTTCCTGCTTTAGCCGTAGCAAAAACAACCGTGACGGCAAAAGCCGCGTCAAGTTTGATCGTGCGGGCCGTACCGCCCGTGCTAATGGCAGCTCCTGCCGTTACTACGCGTAATTAATTAGTCGCTAACCTATTCTAGTTTCCCTAGAAGTTAGCGACTTTCTTTCTGAGTCCTACAATCCTGTGTCAGTAGTTCTTACTCTTGGTGTGGTCGTCCAAGAGTTGGCACAATACAAGAGGAACTCGTATGTCCCAAGATGGGTATTACGATCCTAAGGTAGTTGAGTTGCAGTTCATTCGTTTGATTGAGCTGCATCCCTCTACCTTTGCCTCATGGCCTCGTCCAAGCGAAGTCGAACTTCTAGCTACCGCTCAGCGGTTCTTAGGTGTTCGTAAGCTGAAAAGCTTGGAGGGGATCATTGGGAGACCTATCAACACCTGTTCTGCCCGGTCCATTCTGGATTGGGTATACGGTGCTGATGTGGTCTTTCAGTATGAGAATCGTGTGATTGGCGTTGACGTGACGCTATCGCCGGTTTCGTACCGGGGCAACTTACCTCCCTTTCGGCTTTCCAAAGCTATAGGAATAGATGCAATGGTGCGTTTATTTCTTCAGGTTGACTTCGAGGCTGAAGAGCCTCAGAAGCTGACCTTGCCTTCTGGAAAGCCCTCTCCTGCTAGCTACCACCTGGCGGGAGATCTGATGGAAGTATTAGATGCAGCTCCGGATGGCTGGTCTAAGGCTACCATGAAGTGGTAATTTGAGTTGGCAATCTATCCTAGTTTCTCTAGGGATTGCCGACTTCTTTTCTAGGATAAGTATTATCGACTCTTTATTTGTCCTCCACTATTAAAGGAGCGCAAATGTTTAAAGTTACTCAGGCTACCAAGATCGTTTTGGTCAACCAAAACCACTGGGATTTTGAGCGCTGGGCTGCTAAGCAGTCTGTGCTGCAAGATCCTTGGGTCGGAGTTCCAACTCGTCTGCTCACTGATCGCCAACGGGCGATTCGGGAAGAAATCGCTATGTGTCTTTGGGAGAACTCTCCCGCTTATGACGCATGGTTAGACCCGCGGGAGCTGACGGAGCAAGAGCGCCGGGAGGCCTACCACCTTGCTCAAGATGAACAGCTTGAGCCAGATGCGGTAGAAGCTTACAACCGTTGGTGTGCGGAACAGGAACCTAATCCCTGTGAGGCGTGTAAATACGCCACCGGGGAGTGGCGGCTTCCGTGTACTGTAAACCCCCTAGGGTTTGGCACTTTGTGCCGTGATTACACTGTTTAATTGATTAAAAGGTTGGGAGAAATCCCGACCTTTTCTTTGACTTGCCCTCTTTTAAAGGTGAGTCATTGGAGAGTACCATGACTAAAGTGAAGATGATTGTCAAGTTGGTGAACCACACACTGGCTTGGAATCTGTGGATTCATAAGCTCCAGATGGATGCTTACTGGGAGCAATGGCTTCAAGATGAGCGTGATGAAGAAGCTGCCGCAGCTAAGAAATAATTAACCTGTCTAAAGTGGGGGGCCTTCCTCCCACTTACTTTGGAGGGTTAATCATGAGCAGGCTTTTGATTAGTTGTTACATGTTTAGTTTGGTTAACGCTAGCGTTGGTGTGGCTGTTGCCTACCTATAACGACCCAAGTATAGAGTTCCATAATTATTGTGTGTGATAACGCGACTCTTTATTTGAGCTACCCTCTTTTAAAGGTGGCTTATTGGAGAGAACATGAGAGTTTATTGTGTAACTCCCACTGCTCAGCAGTGGTTGTTATTTATGCTAGTGTGCAAAGCATATGCAGCAGCCGCTGCTGCGCCTGAAGATGATCAGGAGATCGTCTTCGGGATGGCTATGCAAGAATGGGAGGAGGCCATTCTTAAGAATGGTAAGATCTAAATAAACAAGTCGGGGGAAACCCCGACTCTTTATTTGAGTTCGCCCTCTTTTAAAGGCGGCTTATTGGAGAGACACATGTTACAAGAACATAATGTTATCACCCCAGCGTTGACCTTTTGCATCTCGTTTTCAGAGGTGGAGGATCGCCAAGTGCTAGTCCTCAAGCATAATCGCTTCCGTGCGGCTAAGCAAGATTACAACACTGGTGCTAATCGCACCAAGTTCAAAAACCTCTCACATGCAACCGCATGCGAAATGCTTCAAGCTTTCTTGGCTCTTGGGGCTAAGAAGGTTTTGATTTATGTTAATAAAGGCGAGTACTATGATCTTGTTGCCTTCTTGAAAGGCAATTTGGTTGTAGTTGACTATTACACCGCTTAATTAATCTAGTCGTTAACTTATCCTAGTTTCCCTAGGAGTTAACGACTTTCTTTCTGTATATACCGACTCTTTATTTAGCCACCTCGATTTGTGGCGTAATGGAGATGCACCATGGGTTACTACACACACGCTGAAGCACAGGGAATCAAAGATCAATCTCAAGGGGAGATTATGGCTGATGCCCTTGCCCTTCTCTGTGCTCAAGAGGAAGAGCGTCAAGCTGAGTATGCGGAGCAGGAGGTTAGTTTCTTTCTAGCCTCAGGCTACTGTTCGGAGGAAGACTGGGAGATTGTAAAGGCTTTAAGGCCTTGTTATGGCTGTAAGTATTACAGCTTTAGCTCCGCGTTGTCGTGTGCGGTTAATCCGCACAGTGTAGATAGAGGTTGCAGGGAATTTGTTGCCAAATAAACTCCTTTAACTTGTAGGCAGGGAGCCTTCTCTCTGCCTATTCTTGAAGGAGGATTAGACATGACTGTTGTTAGCAGTGTTGAGCTCGGTTTGGTGATTGCTGTTGACCGTGGAGGTTTGGTCGGCCCCTTAGAACGACCCAAGTATAAGCTTCAATAGTTATTGTGTATGTGGTTGCTCCTTTTGGTTACCGACTTTTTATTTGCACCCCTCCTTCTGGGCGTGTGGGTTGTGGTAACCCGTTACTTTAAAGGAGCGAATAAACCATGTCAAACACAGTTAACAACTTAGCCGCCTATATGGTGGCTTTCCGTGGCTGCTCTGCAGCTACGGCTTTAAAGGTCGCTAAAGCGGCCAGCATTAAGGCCACTCTGGCCAAATCGGTTACTTTTCGTGCTGCCCTTGCAGTTGCGGAACAAGGGGCTTTCCACGGTAACGTGGCGAGCCTACCAACCAATGCGGTGAAAGCCGTGTTGGCCCGGGCTAACAAGGGGCTTAAAGCCCTGGCTACTAAAGGTATGTACCAGTGGGCGCAACAGCGCTTGCTGGGTGCTACCGTAGCCAAGTTGGTTAATAAGCTCACCAAACTGTGCCGCAAGGCTCAGGCGGTATTGACTGCGCGGGCGCAAGTCCGTCGCGCTCAAGTAGCGGCCAGCGTGGCACGCAAACAAGTAGCTGCATCTGCGGCTGCTTGGGCGGCTCGCCAAATCAAAATGGTGGCCGTGCCACTCTTTACTGCGGTAGCTTCTGCTACTAAAGTGAAGGAGCCTGCAGCTAAAAAGGTTGTCACCAAAGACACCTTTGCTAGCCTTGTTGCGTTTGCAGTCAAATTGGCTGCGTAACTCAACTAAGCTATCACTAGTAAGGAGAATACCAACTCATGGCTAAAACCATGAACGTCAAAGCGCGCATTCAATTGGTCTCCGAGACCGATGAGATTGTACGCAGCTACGTGATTGACTTCTTCTACAAGAAGGCTATCTCGTCGCACCTTGTGGAAATCGTCCGGGATGATCGGGGTAACCCTATCCTCTTTATTGACGGCTTCAAAATGCCGCAGTCTGCATTCAGCTCTGTCGCTAAGATCTTGTATAAGATCGAAGCTGATGGTAATCTGGATAAGATTGTTAGCGTTAAGAAGCTCCACAACGGCGTAGTGCGCGCATGGACTCAGCAAGAGCGCCCCTTCCCTCGGGCTTATGCTGATGTGAAATTCCCGTGTGAAAAAGAAGCACATGCTTCTGAAGTAACGCGGAAAGATAGCATCAGCTTTACCAAGGGTGCGTTCAATCAGCCACAGAAACCGTTGCCTAAGGTTAAAACCTCTGACCCATTTGCGGCCGGATGGTACAAACCTATGGTGTTTGAGAATGGCTTGATTACTCAACAAGTTGGTCGTCCTACGGGCGCTGACATGTTTGATTATAAAGCTAGTGTCCTCAAAGATCATGAGGCCGTTAAGAAGGCTGAGGCAGAAGCGGTGCGGGCCAACAAGCCTATTTCAACGTACCAGATCGAAAGCGCGGAACTGACTCAAGCCTATGTAGGCAAAGAGCATTTCATGGCTCCTGTTGCTGAGCATGCTCATGCAGCGTTCCCTAATCACCCATACCTGTTAGGGGTTAAAGGTGCATCTGGGACCTATGTGTGGACAGATAAACCTCAGCAGACTGAGGATGCAGCCCTAGCTAATAAACTGGCTAGAACGCTCCTTCGTCCTGGTGCGCCCCTGTTTCATTCCCTGGCTAACATTGTATTTGTCAGCGCGAAAGAGCTTGGCATTAAATACAAGGTCAGCATGGATGGCCCCTTTGCGTTAGTGGTTGATGATGAGCAAATCTTTGAGGCTGTGGGGCATACCTGCACGCCTGCTCAAGGTACGGCTCTCCTTAACCACGGCATGTTGAATGCCAAAGGTATGATCAATAAGCCTACTGATCACAAGCAGAAACGCTTGGTAGCAGCGGCGCGTGAGATCAATCCTGAGGCTTCTTTGTGCTTTATTGTGGAGGCTTTCACCCAATGCGCAAAAGGTGCCGCTTTGCCCAAGCACGGGGATCAGCTCACCCTCAAACCTGAGGAACTGTTGATCATGAACGTGTGGATTAATCCCCGTCAGACTCTTCTGAACTTTGGGGTAGATCTGCGCTTCATGGATACTCTTGCCCACCCTGAGTTAAAAGCTGCCTACCATGTATCCTCTCTTGCAGAGGTGCAAGCGATGGCTAAGCTCTGGGATGAGGGCAAGTTCCTCACGTTGGCCAAAGAGCATGAGGCCGGTTCTCAGTTTGGTACGCAAGGTTTAGCCTTACGTATGCAAGCTGCTGGTCTTCCGCTGGCCAAGTCCATCCTTGAAGATGTCACAAGCGAGTTCACTAACGCCTTCAAGAAGCGTATGTTGACTCATCGCTTGCCTGGATACAATCTTCCCATCCTACCCCACACCGGGATTAAAGATGATGAAGTAATTGTTCCAGCAGAACTGAAAGGGAAATACCCCCTGGGTTCTGTGATGATCTTCCATCGCGCACCCGCGTTGTTTGACTTTAGCTGGGTGGCCTTAAAGGTCATTGATCATGGCGAGCAAACAGCGTTCTTGATGACTCCCTATACTCAAGGGCAAATTCAAGGTGACTTTGACGGGGATTGTGAAGGGGGGATCTTACCTGAGTTCCTTACCCTAAATGATACCCGCATCAGCAACCATGGTTCGCTTACCACGAAGACTGAGCACTCCAATAGTGGAGACTCTACGTGGAAGAACGTCATGGCTATGGTGGTCAAAGAAGGGGATGCTAAAGTGGGCGTCGCTGTTAACCTCGGTAAGGCCTTGATGTTCCTGTACCATAGTGCAGGTCTGATTGCCGCCTTTACCAAAGGTGATGATAGCGGTGCTGAAGGCGCGGTGCCATCTATCAGGTTCAAGTTCGCTCGTTACATCCAAGCGGTCCTCAACAGCATGAAGAAGACGGTTGATAGCTCTTTGAGCTTACATGCCTTTCGTCTTGAAGCTACTAAGTTGTGGAAAGCTTTGGGTGGCGTGGGTGAAATGCCCTACAAAGATATCAGCCCAATCCTTAGTGCTATTTCCCACCTTAAGGAAGTGTGGAAAGATCATGGGCTGGTAGATCGGGTTAATGAGCTGCGTGATCAAGGCTTTACTGCTACCAAAGCACGGGCTTTGGCTGTGGCAGAAGCTACCACCTATGAGAAATTGTCTCCCCACTTGGCGGAGATTCGTTCTCTAGGCTATGGTCACGTAGCAGACTACGTGTGGTCAACCCTCACCAACTTGACTGAGCATCCTGTACTTGATGTGGATACCTTGACCTCTAACCTCTCTCGCTGGGAGATCATGGGTCAAGCTCTGCCCACTGATGAGTATGAAGATGTTCGGGTTGCCTATAAGGCTATTGAGGTGGACTACCGTATCCTCCTTGATCAAGTGTCTCAAGGGGCTAACTATGGTGCGCTCATGGTTGCTATTGAGCATAAGCTTCAAGCTTACACTCTTGGCTTCTCTGAGGACCAACTCCTGTACTTTACTGCTCTTACAGCAGATAAGGTTAAACAAGGAGAAGGTAGCATCAAACACCTAGGCTTCTTCTACTTTGTGGCTCTGACCCTTGGGGTGGAGAAACAAGTTGTAGCAGAATATAACCGTGTGGTTGACCTAGGCATTGACTAACACTTAACGCGTCGGTAGATTATCCTAGTTTCCCTAGGGTCTACCGACCCTTTTATTAGTACCGACCCGAAGTTTCGCCCTCAGTCTTCGCCTTCGGCCCAAACAGCCTTCCTCCTGGGGGGCTGGCTCCCCTGAGGGTTAACAGCCAAATCCTCTTGAGGGTTTTGGAGGTCTGGCCAGGAGTACGGCTCGGGCCTCCAGCATTGCAGCATGACAGGGGTAAACCCCGGAGCGCTGTGGTGTAGCAGCACCCCTTGGTGTTGCTGGACTGAGGGCTTATTGTGCATGCGCCCCTAAGCACGTTGCGGAACAAAAGGAGAGCGCTGTGAAATACGCCATTTTGTTGGTGGGGAACAAAGTCTTGAATGGTTGGGTTATTACTTTATCAGAGCGGTGCTTTTGGCTAACTAGCCATTATGAGGATCGGTGCGCTCTTGATGAAAAGGAAGCTGAAGGAGTTATAGCATACGCAATAGCTCATAAACTTCAATATACTATTGAATCTGCAACTTAATACCGAAGGGTGCCTGCTCCGGTAGGCATGAAGGTCACCCTAGCACCTGCTGGGGTCCAGGTCCTAAGCCCTGGTCATCCAGTCTGACCTGACTGGCGGATACCCACGATACGGGATAAGGAGAGCATCGTGAACATTGTTACTGACTTACAGTTAGTTGAACGGGATAATGCTCGGATTAGCGAGCTGCGTTTCAATGGTGCGACGTTGGAGATGGAAGCTATAACCTGGTACTTCCCCCACCTTTGGGGTGGGATGTACAAGACAAGCGGGGTTCTTGAGGAGAACGATTCTCAAATTGTTGTCAGAGTGGATTCTATCCACAACAAAGATGGGCGCCGACCTATCTTTAATCATTTCCCCAAAACCACGCAGCAACAGCAGCAGCGAATTCTGGAATTCCTTCAGGCTAACATGCCTAAGGATGGTTACATCCTTTAGATCTAACAGCCCTGACTCCACGGGCTTTAAATAAAAGGAGCCGTCCTTGGACCGACCAAGGCGAGCAGGTTTCCTAACCCTGCGAACAAACCTTGCTTTAAAGGAGCTGACATGATCAACAACATGACCCCGCACATTATCAACTTGTTTCGTGAGGACAGTACTGTATTTGATGCTTCGATTCGGAAGCTACTTGTAAAAGATGGTCAGGTGGCTGCACAAGTTATTGAGCCATCGGGTACCCTCCTCAATGCTAAACAAGAGGAACGCTTTACAGAGGCGGTCTATGGTATACCATGCAAAACGTTTGAGTTTACATCGGTGGATGCTTATCCACAAGATACCGATCATTACTACGTGGTCTCTGCCTTATACGTTAGCGCGTGTAAAGCGCTAGGCTTGCGCACAGATCGTCTACTTACTGTTCGAGGCACTGTGTACAAGAGTGCGACTGAGCCTAAGCCCATTGGGTGCTTAGGGTTCTACCGGAATTAACTGTAGATGACAGAGCACCAACCCCATCCGGTGACTCCCTCTAGCAAAGGCAGTCAGTCAGGTTCGACTCCTGACTGGGGTATTGGTTACATGCTCTCCTAGGGGAGTTGAATTAATAATACTTGTTTACATTACTTTAGGAGATCATCATGGAATTAGTTGAACAGTTGATTGATAAGATCCAGAAGGAGACCGGATGCCGCCGTTGGCCTGCAGCGGTAGCATTCCCTCTGTGGGATAATGTTTTTGGTCAAGCTGGCCTACTAGATATCTGCCTTTGTGAGGCAGACATTGCTCACCTGAGTAGTCGGCAACGTCAAGCCCTCAGCCTTGCTTTGGCAGGTTGGTATAGTAACTCTAACTATGAGCCGCTGTTACAGCAGCTTATGGGAGAGGACTATGCTGCTGTGCAGGCTATGTTAGACAGTTTCTCTTAGTTTAGCAGGCTAGCTTGGATGCCTTTAACTCCTAGCCGTACACCCAGGGCGCTTGATCCGGCCTCGCCTGGGGGACGATACTGAGACGGGTCATTACTAACTCTAGTTGGAGAAGACTCGTGGGACGTACAGTTCAAGAGATCATGTCTGAGTATCCATTGGAGCGCCAGCTCCGCATTCAAGTCCGTAGCCGTGAACTTGTAGCTGAGGAGGAGGCACGCCGCCAGAATCCTCAGACCCAGGTGGTATTCAAGCCCTGCCCAGGGCACACCAATCTCGACGAAGATGAAGACCTGGGAGCGGAGTTCTATCTCCGTCACCCATCAGACCTCAAAGACATCCCGGCGCACCACAAGGTGTTGGTCACGCTACCCTTGGTTGATAATAAAGCGGTGTGGGAGGCCGCTTTAGCTTTGGGGGTTTTACAACCCTATTGGCCAACTATAGCTCTGGATGAGCTGCCTGAACAGATCAAGCGCTTCGGGAATGGGGAGTATCTCTCCATCCCAGGCTAAGATCAATTTAAAGGTCACCTGATTGACCTGAGTCTAACCTCACAGATTAAGCTGCAATCGTGTGGGTGCTCTTGCTATCTAGCATTCGGCGTTGATTCGTAAGAGTCTTCTGGAGGTACGTTAATCCTCTAATACACGTTACTTGGAGGTTGCTGTGTACATACCAATGCGATTTACTGTAAGTGACCATGATCACCCTGCTGCCTTTATTTGGTTGGGGGAGGGTCAATACGCTACGGTGATTACCAAAGCTTCCATCACTCACTTCTTCTGTGAAGGGAATGGTATTGTCTTGGTGATTAATGGCAAAGAAGAAGAATGGTTTCAGGAGAATACAGATCCTGCCTTCTTTGAAGCTTTTATCCGGTGGTACTTTCCTGATTATACTGCAGATATGTTCTTGGAGAACTATTATAAAACTGATCGACCTAAACAAGATTAAGGATTGCTTCCAGGGGATTAGCGACCCCTTGGGACCAGCACTTATTAAAGGAGGTCACATGCATTTGAATAGATTGTTGGATTGTGACCGCCGGGGTCAACGATTAGAAAAGTCTCAGCATAGTACACCGGAATGTATGCGCCAAGCTCGGGCTAAGCGTGAAGGTGTCATACGTAGACTAAAAGAAAACAATCCTTAAGCTTTGTTTGATGGTTAGCTCAATCCTGGGCTTCAAGATGGGTACCTTAAGCCAATCTACCTTAACGTAACTCAACCTTGCGTGGTTTCAATAGTTTCAATCCAAAGCTAAGTCGGTTGGGGACTTAGCCTTTATTCCCTAAGGAGGTTCATGTGGGTTCTTTCCTCAGCGCGCTGTGGTGCCGGCCGTGGACGGCACTGTACACGGCCTTCTTGCTGTTTACTGGACATGGTGTATGGGCTGCTACTCAAGTAGCAAACCGTAATGATCAAGTCTGCTTTGCAGTGGCTGGCGCGTTAGGCATAATTATCTTTGGTTTATTTCTGGTCGATGATGTTGAGAAGCATTGTCTGGTTGTGGCCAAGAAGGAGACCTCTGATGATAACCCCTAATGTTACCAACACCTTGTACGCTAAGGGGAATCACTTATACCTGTACCCCTTGGTGTCTGAGGTGTGTCAGATCATGGACCTGCTGGATATTCCAGTAATTACCATGGCCAATATGCAACTTGTTGCAGAAGGTCTGGTACAGTACGGCTTGGTTAAAATAGCGGATGCACCTGCTCAGCAGGGAGACGTCCCCTATTTGATTAAGCACTTGGCCCCGTTGATTGGCCTTGAGATTGTTCAAGGCTCGCTTTAATAAATTTTCTCTCTCTTGGAGGATCATCACATGCTCACGGATTTTGGATTTCGTCAACGGCTCATAACTTTTGCTCAAGCGTTTGATGCGTTTACTCCTATCTCTTTTCCTGCGCCGCGTTTGGCCCAGGTAGGTGATTATACGGTTAGTTATACCACCCAAACTGGCCTGTTCTCAATCTCTCTCCCGGGTTGTGAACCCGTTTCCCATGGGGATTTAGAGGCGGCATTCCTGGAGCTGAATGAACGGTATGACGCTACCATCAGTGTTCTGATTATTGTACTGTAACCGCTCTGGTTGCTTCCTGGGGTGTAATTCCCTAGGGAGGAGCTTTGGCGCTCCCAGTTGGATCATCAACTGGTTCTGGTGTTCTCCTTACTGCCCGGTGGAGTATGATCACTCCACTTTCTTATCCTTAATCTTCGGGCCGCTAGTCCACAGCCTGGAGAGGACACCATTAACCTATACCTGGAGTGAAGCGTGAGTAAGTTGTGGATCTGTCAGTCTCAATTGAACAAGTATCACTACTTGGGGGCGTGTAAGATGAAACCTCAATTGGTGTTTCAGAATCTTCCTATCGGTGAGGTTAAAGGGCGGGACAATGCCATGACCTTTACCACGCAAGAAATTGCACAGAAGGCTTGTGCTGCTTACCAAGCCTTCTCTCGGGAACGATTATACACCATTTCCTTGTATGAACCTATCTTGGTACATGCTACCCAGAAAGGAACACCAAGAGTTAAAGTATAGCTCTGACTTCTCTCAGGGGAATTAAACCCCTGACAGAAGCTTCTGCTTCATGTCGTGATAAGGAGTGACACCATGATAATTAACTTGCTTGTGCCCCCGCTAGAAGACACAGACCGAGAACAGATTACCTTCCGTGATAATACGGATGATCCTCGTACGCTTGTTCAAGCCGTTCAGGATTATCTTGTGGGTGTGCAACTGCCTAAACGCTGCACCCTTCGGGCAGCTCCTTGGACTAAGGAGCTTGCCATTGCTACAGGTTTAATTAACTTGGCCGTGTGGGAGCATAATGTTCCACGAGGCTTCTGGGACTTAGCTGCACAATTACCTGAACAGGGAATTACTAGTGAACTTGCCCAGCAATTCGTGTCGGATGTCCTGCACATGTCATATGATGAAATTGCTGAAAACTTTACCTTGGAGGAAGGTTAATGTTTGCAATTCCCGCCGCGCTTTGTGTTTTGGCCCCGAAGGAGAAACCATGAAGATCGCTGCCCCGCCTTATGCTGGCCCCCTTCTCCTTAGAGGGGCGCCAGTTCCTCCTGCTCCTCAACTACCTGTGCCTCAGGTTAAGAAACAGACTACCGGTACCATTACTGTGGTCTATCTCCCTAAACCTAAGGTGCACGTTGTTCCTTCACCGCTGCTGGTACATGTACTGGTGGTAACTCTCATTGTTCGGTTAATTATTTGGGGGTTTCGGTGAAAATAACCTTGTGGACTTATAACAAGAAAGGGAGAGGCGAAAAGGAAGAAGCTTCTGTGGCTACTCGCTTTCAAGTTGATGTTAAATGGTCTTTGCCTGATGGTTGTACTCTAGAAATAGGTACTGACTCAGGGATTACCGTGACTAAAATCCTCAGTCCTACTGGGGTCCAGCTAGAAATTTATGCTGGGTTGACTGATCCACAGTTTTGGAAGGTTGTTAAATCTCATTTAAAGGAGGACTCATGATTTGGTTGCTTTGTTACATTGGAATTGGTGTCGTCTGTCTATTGCTTTGTTACATGCTGGAAGTAGGATACAAAACCCGAGAATTGCCATTTCCATTTCTTCTGAACGTGGTAATTGTATTTCTCTGGTTACCAATTGTGCTAATGTCTTGGTACTCTTGGCATCGTGAACAGGAAATCTTATACTGGGAGGCTTCACATGATATCGGACCAGACTGAACCAAAGCTTAATTGGAAAAAGGTCGAGGCGGTTGTCACGGCCCTTCGTGAACAAGCCCCTGAGTTGGTTACCATTGATACCATGTTGGTTACTCAAGCCGAGTTTAACATGGGTTATGCACTTTTCTTGCAAATTGAAGGAGATGAGTTGTGATGAAGCCCCAACCCTGCGGATTCAATAAGTTGTTTTATTCCCAACTGGACTTGGATCGGATAGTTAGTGTTAATTCCGTTCCTTTACTGGAAACTGTCCGAACTGGCTTTTGGAACATGGTGTTTACCACCAAGGTCATCAAGAAAGCAAACCCTTTGTTGCCTGCAGTGTTGATAGATAATGCCCGTCGTATTCTGTCCCCAGCCCAGATTCGCCGGTTGGGGAAGATTCCACTTCAAGTGGATTACTTGATGGCTAATATCTATCTTGCTAAATGCGTGGTTCAAGTTGACGGCCGACTCATTGCTTTACAGGTGGTCTCAGAGGAAGTTTACAATAAGTCAGGTCCTAATGCTTTTGCCCTCTGGAAGAATCTTGGTTGGCAAGCTAAGGTTGATATCTACATCGACCCGAAGACTTTTACCCAATCTAAAAGCAAAGAGGAGAATATCCGTCGCGCTAAACAACTTGAGGCCTTTCTTAAGTTGGTGCCGGATGGTTTGAGTAGTTTACAGTTTGATTGGCCTTTATTGACGGAAGAAGAACTACAGAAGTTGGAACTGGAGGGAGCATGAGCCAAGAACAGTTTAAATGGCTGTCAGATTGGTTGTTTGGTATTTGTGATAACATTGTCAATCGACTTGCACAGTTCCCAATTTTCCACCACTATGAAGAGGAGTACATAAAGAATCAACTCCACCTTCATGTGTTGGTGTTTAGCTTCCCCGTCATCACCTTTACTGTTGATGATGTTGTGGAAGAAGGTCGGCTTAATGAAATGAACGAGCGCGTTCAACACTTCCGGATTAAGCAAAAGGACTACCAAGATGCCAAAGCCAAGTCAACCGAATGAGAACATTCTTTTAGCTGTTCTCATCTTCTATATCTTTTTGGCGGTTACTATTGGTGTCATTCATGCGAGATTATCTTAGGACCTGCTTAAGGAGCTAGGTACAACATCCCTAGCAAATGTTCACACACACGTAATGAGGTGCTTCATGGATCCTTTGCAGATTCTCTTGTGGGTTATTCTTGCCGTGGTTATTTTGGGCATTGTGGTGCCTATTGGCTTTAAAGAGTGAAAACTCTTGATCCTAGGTCTGTCTAGGGAAGTTAGGTACAACATCCCTAACACACCTCTGTCAATTTACTTTGGAGAATCCCAGTTATGACTTTCGACTTTCGCATTCTCACCGCTGCTGCCAAGATTCCTGTGGCTCCTGATCTGAAGTCCGGCATCAATGAATACAAAGCCCTGTTCTATGCGCTTCGCCGCGTAGCTTGGGATAAGTTCAAAGCTGAAATCGATCCGGAAACTGGTCACAAAGTGATCTTTGTTGAAGGCGTTACTACTGGTAAGATTGATCAGCTTGCTGCTGCGGATGTCCGTTCAGTACAAGTTGCCAGTTGGTATAACGAAAAGCGCATTCAATTCAACGCGCTTTTTGAGCGTTCCATTCCTCTTCAACCCACTTATCGTGGTGGGTTGAATTATGAATGGGGGTTCAAACAATTGGTTACCCAGGTTCACCTGTTTAATCATCCTGAAACCGATACCCCATTTACGGTTGAAACCCTCCTCGCTTGGCATCAACAGGCCAAAGATGCTTGGGAGCGTAAGAATGCTGCGGATACGATGATTGAAGAAGCTGTGGATAATACTCCTACCCCGGCTCCTCATCCTCAAAGCGCGTTCTCCCGTTTCTTTTCGGCTCCGTTCTGATCCTGGATGATACCTCCACCGCCCTGTATTTGCCCTCCGGGCCTTTATTCGGCGGTGTGAGGTATCTTCATGCCAACTCTTATATCAACTACCTTATAACTCATTTTAAATGGCTACGTATATTTACTGAGATGAATATAATCTTTAGGTATTGACAAGTCACATAAAAGTATGTTATGTTAGGGTTACCGTTCGGGAATCGAGAAGTTGAACGAATGGTGGCTGTGGGTGAGATAAGGTTCTCGATGCTGGTCCCCCATAGGGTCGAAAGTGTGTAACTTGGGGTCCCCAATTATATAGTTTTGAACTTATATGCGTCTACAAGAAACAATACTGCTACAGGACGCATGCAACAGGTTTCAGGGTAAAAATTCTCCCTTCAGTAAGGAGTAGGCGACGAGATGACAATTAGGCCACCCTCGACCAGTTAGTAGCTCTCTATAAGTCAAATTACTTATTGCATTTAATTGCGCAGAGAAAAAGGAAACCCGAGTTGGTAACAGGCGTTTCTTCCTAGAGTATTCTCTAGCTACTAGATTAATATCTTATTAATTAAAGTAGAAATAAAACCACCGCTTCTCTACCCTTGTAGTAGACTGGGCTTAGGGTCTCTGTGTGTTCATGAGGTCCCCGGAAAGCCAGTCCTAGCTTGCCTTTCAGCCTTCGGCTGTTTTATATTTACTATAGAGTTCTCTTTTAGAGAACTTTTTATTATATTTTCTAGTAGAGCTTTTGCGCGTACGCGCATTATATATACTAGAGAGTTCTCTAGAAGAGTATTTATACGCTGCGTTTTTGACGCCGCTTCTTCCTTTTCCTCTTCTGAATTACAGAATTCTTCTTCTATTTATTATTCAGGTTTAGCCGGCGGTGAAAAATTCCTAGCCGCTAGTCTGAACTTCAGCCGCTTTAACCTCTAAGGCTGTAGCCGCCGCTTTCTATAACTTCTTTAAGCAGCTTAAAACTGTGGCTTCTTTATAACTTCTATAAATCAGATTAGATTTAAGCAGCTTAAAACTGTGGCCTAGATTTAGCGCCGGTGTGTAAACTATTAGCAACTAATTCAGATATTCTCTGTATGGCCTCTAGAATCCTCTAGAAGAAGCTTGAACTCTAATCTGGTGTGATTATGCCTGATGCTAATTTAATAGGCCTTAGAGGTCAAATTCTATAATGCGGCTAAACTATAACTTCTATAAATCAGATTAGAATATGAAAACTAATTAAATCAGTGAATATACTTAGATTTAGTTATCTCAGTGAATATACTTAGATTTAATATTCATATGAAAACTAATTAAACTTAGTTAACTGGCGCCCCTTCTAAAATAGCCTACAAGGCCTGTTAGATTTAATCTGATGTGATTGGGCAGGAAGGAAATGCGAGGCGGCTACGGGGAGGAAAGCGGGGCTGTTGGGAGGACATCTAAGCTAACGCCGGCTGTTCCTTCTTCCTTCTCTAAGGTACCCGAATTGTTTGACTGGTCCTGAATAAGACCAGTATAATATAAACTGTTTACCGTCCGACCTAAACAAGGAGTCCACTGTGTCTAATGATCTACCGGTTTTGAATGCGGAAATAAACACTCTGCGTTTGCGTAATGGTGTTTTATTCGTGATGGCGCAAGATGCTCAATTGGGCGGTCTTGGTTTATTAGATGCCATCATTCAGCAAGAGCTTCGGAGCAAGTACTACCCCACTATTGATGCTCGTCGCAGAGCATATCGGGAGCTGTGGACTACACACTTTTACACGCTTCAGCAAGCTGTTGAGGCTGATGCTGACCTGCTCGAGATTTTGAATACCAAGCCTGCTGAGTACTGTGAATACCTTAATTTACAGTTACAAGATCCGGCTCGGGTTGAGGCGCGCATGAAAGGACAGAACTCCGAAGTTCCTTGTCCCGTTGTGATTATCACTCCAGAACTCCTTAATGTGCTGGGTCAAGTTCGGGGTACCGATTTAGTTCCTGCTGCTCGCCAGTTTCTGGCTACGGGAGACTTGCAAGCATTTGAGGCCATGTATCGTCTGGAAGTTCCTAAACAGCTTACCATGTCGGACATCCTCAAGGGCTTTAATAGCCTGCTAAATAAGAACCCAGGTCAGGAATAATTAACTGCTGGGGGGAGCCTCCTCCCCCTATTCACCAACTCAAAGGAGAATTGTCATGGCATGGAATTGGGGTTATCAACCTGCGAATGAGCCGGAACAAACACCGCAAGTTCAAGTTCAGCGGCTATCTGAAATTCCCCGTGAAACCCTAGTGGAAATCTTTACCACTGAGTTTGGTGGGGCGCGGAATGAGAAGGGTATCCAAACAATACAGGCGGGTATTCTTCGCTTTGATCCTGATCGCAGAATGCCTGTGCCAAAGAACGTTTATGGTGCTTCCATGTTTTCGTTCTTTGCCCCATCGGATCGGAATAGCTATAAAACGGAAATTGGGTTACAAGTTCCGTTGCGTGTTAAGGGAGATCCTGGTGCACATACCTCCTTTAATATTTCCGTTCCGTTCATGACCTTGGAATCTGAGGCACCAGAAGAATTGTGGTTACGGTTAGCTAATCCCAAACTTCAGGTAACCTCGCAACAACAAGAGCAAATCTTTGCCTATCTGTTGCGCAACTCAGACTTCTGGAAACAGGTCGGGATTTGCACTATGGAGATCCAGTTTAATATCGTGCTGACGCAGGATCCTAGAACTGGAGAACCACAGCGAGCCAGAAGCATGTCCCGCAACCGCGGGTTATTAGGGAAACAAATCTCAGATTCCTTAGGGATTGCTCAATCTGTTCCCTATATCACGGAATTCCTCTATGGGAAAGTCTCCCTGACCTTGGATTATGTTCCGGTACAAATGCGCGGGGTTGCAATTCCCAAGCGGGATAATACCCTCTTCTCTGTAGCTAACATGTTTGACCATTTGGATGAAGATCTGGATGAAGTGTCACCGGCAGAGGGGGAAGAAGTTCAGTCCGCTGATTAACCTTGAAGATGTAAGGAGAGAGCCATGGCTGAGATCGTTAGAGCTACAATCACCAGTTCCCCGCCGTTGTACTTTTACCTTAACAGTGAAAGTGCCGCGTTTATCAGTCGTGAAGATGTCAGGTATTGTACACTTGACTCACATTTACCGGTTAAAGTCATCCACGCGTTATTCCCGCAGTATGCCCCGAATCCTAAAATAGGCAAGCTTGCTAGAAAGCTGCCCCAATTTACTTCTGAGAAGTTGGGGTTTAAAGGCCTTAATGCGTATGCTCTAGCAGAAAAGGATCTGCAAGGTAAAGGTTATACGGTTATCTCTTGGAAGGCTAACAACTATGGAAGCCTTAGCAAGATCTTTGCGGAACACTTTGAGATCCTTGGCAATTATCTTTATACAGATAGAGGTCGAGGATTCAAACAGGTTAGTTCGCGAGCAAATCTGTTTACCTGTTCTATAGATAAAGAGGTCACGTATTTAGGTGACAGCGGTAAACCCGTATCAATCACAAAGGCATTAGATCGCCTTTGTCCAGTCGGGGTTATCAATGGCTACGTTTATAACCTCAACAGTATGAAGGCGTTATTTCTTTGGTATGTCGCGTTGAGCGGAAGTAAATTTCTCGCAGCAGTACTGCGGGGATTCAAGGAGGAGGTGCTTGAGGTAGAAGTTGATGACCAAGGTGAAGCTGATTTGGTTCATAAGAATCCAATTGGTAATGGTCACCTCTTTGCTCCTAAAGTGGTAACTTATGGAGTTGTGGGTGGTCTTGGTCAATTAGCTCGGGATTATCGGGTTTGCTTTTCTCATATGGGATTCCGCGATGATTATGCTGTTGAAAGTCCTGTTTACTTGGATCTTCAAGAGTGTAGTCCAGATATTATTGCGGCACAAATGTCTCAGCTTTCCAGCACCCAGTATAACTACGTGTCAATTCCTGGTGCTGGTTCTGTACCTGAGAAAGCTAGCAACCGCTCACTTCTGATGGTTGGCCCAGCATGTCCCGTAATGAATCCCAAGGCAAGCCTTCTGCATTATCCTATTGGGAAATTCCCCGAGGGATATTATGTCTTTGCCACGCACCCGCAGTTTAAGTATCAGGTTGTAAATCAGGGAGCAAATGCTTTAGGTATCTTTACCAAAGATATCCTTGAGATGGCTTATAGTCTTCCTGTTTGTGAAGGCTTTAAAGCTGAACATGTGGTGTTTGCTACCGTAGCGGCGAATGGTTCGGGTCAGAGCTATTATCATCCTGAACGGTTTAAGGGGATAACAGCTCAGGATCCTGTGGTTGAACGCTTCACAGTTCCAGCTAAGTTAGCGCCGGATAGTATACCCATCAAGGGTTATTATCCCAATCAGAAGATTGTAGCTGGTTATGCGAATCCGTACGATCACACTTTCTACGTAACGGAGTACTCTTCGCTACCCAATAGTCTTAGTCCAGAGTCGTTCCGCGATGTTACTATCCGCGGTTATCTGGCTAAGACTATCAAGAACATGAAAGTTAGAGGGCCTAACCTCAAGGCCTCTTTAACTCCAGACCTTCCATTGGGTAAGGATCATCGGTACCAATTCCAGGATATCTGGGATGCATATCCGCAAGCTCAGATCATTATCACCATGGAATGCATGAAGGGTTCTCTTTTAACCCTAGCTGCTTGTCCTTGGAAGAAGGTTACTGTCTTTAACATGGATGGAACTCTAAAACCGGAAGATCAAGAGTTCTATCTGAAATGGATGAATGACACCATTAAACCCTTAGACATCTCCTTTGAGGTAATTCCGGAGATGGGTAAGCTTTACACTGCAGCCGGCCATAAGGTTGTAGATAATCGGGTGTATCAATCCATTGAATGTCTGGAGTGTTCTATGGTTATGGCCCCAGAGATTCCTCTGGTAGATAACCGGACGAATAACTCCAGGTTAACTCCCTCACATGCATTGGCGTTACAACACGCAGGGATTAACGCATTGTATACTCGGACTACTCTCAGTCAGGTTAATGGGTTATCCCGCTTACACCGCATGAGAGAAGCCAATAGTAAATTCAATGGGGATGTCATGGAGAATGGCGTTCCTAAAGAATTACCTTGTCTCTCTCAGATTGTTAGCAAGGTTAACCGTTGGGGTCATCTGATTGAGGAGTTAAGTCGGCTTTATCCGGACGGGTGTTATGTTGGAGTACCTCAGGGTTATATTTACCTGGACCCCTTTGTGTTACTCCATTTATGCGCCTTGTATGACAGCAATGGTGCGGTAGTTTTACCCGTAGATGTACTAAGCATTCGCTTGTGCAACTTATTCGGGTTACTTACCAAGGGGTTTGATCAATATACCCCTGATGAAATGACGTTAATCTTGGAGGCAATTAGCGAAGTTAAATGGGCTATTGAGAATATGTGTGCTCAGCCCAACACTCTCAAGACAGTCTGCAATACTGCTAAGAGTGGCCGCAGCGGGGTCTTCCGTGGGCATGACATGATTCCTTCCGGTTGGGCCTATGTACATCCTACATTTGCTGCAAAGGCCGGGTTCAAGGAAGGACAACCAGTAATTGCTTGGCGGTATCCGCTGATCTTCTCTACAGTACTCCGGATCAAAACCACAACAATGGTGGGCATCAGTGAGATTTATGTCTCACCTTTAGAAGCCATTGTTAGTGCAGCAGACTTTGATGGAGATCAAGGCAACTTGATACCCGTCTTATTAACTGACAAGCTTCGGTTAACTGCTGATCCCCAGGAGAACTTCCGGTTAATCTATGAACGTACTAAAGATCTGTTACACCAAAGTCCCTTTGGTATGCAGAGCATTACGTACCTGAGTTATGCTTCTGTGAAGAACTTGATTGGTTGGTTAAAGCCTATCAATCTTCGCAAGAAGTACCTGTATGCAGGGCCGTTGGTAATTACCAATGATGGGTATAAGAGTTTGTTAGCCAACCAAGCAAACTTTAATACTCGCGGGATTGGTCGCATTTACAATGCTGCACACGATCTCTTGATTTTAGCCCTATCGATAAATCACCGGGGCTTACTAGAGGTTGCCGCCAAAGCCTTCTTACTGTATGAGCATCTATGGTTAGCATGCTTTGCAGCCAAGAAGGAGAGAGCTAATGTTCTCTTTGAGCGGTTAGGTGCGGGCAAGTTAAATGCGGATGAGTTAGCTAGCACTTTAACCGAAGCCATTCTTGAGGCTGGGATAGAAATCACAGAACTCGAAACGGCTGGGGTTTTATTAGGTAGAGCTATCACCATGGTTTGGCAAGCTGCTGATAATAAAGCGGAACCCAATCCCATGGCGCTAGAAATCCTGCAGGATAACGGGTCGGACGAAGAGATCACCAAGTTACCTGCGCTTATTCGGCGCATGACACGGGGTGAAGCTACCCGACCGGAGCAGGGGTTGGATGAGTACTTAGCTGTGTGTAGCCCTGATTCAATCCTTATAAAGTTCTTAAAGACCCGATTTGGGACTTATAGGGATTGTATTGAGGGGGTATACGAGACTAAGCTGCTCAAGTTAGAACAGAAGATTTAGAGTAGAAGTAGTGGGGGTTTAAATCCCCATTACTTTTATTCTTAATACAGGAATATATTTCTGCCAGGAACTTATAATGGCAGGAAAATTTATAATGCCAAGAGTATTTTTCATCCTTATCCTTTATCCCCATCCCTATCCTTGTAGTCGAGGTAGAACTATCAGATCCCCATCCCCATCCCCATCCTTATCCTTTGTAGGCGAATTGAATTAAGTTGCCTTATCCTGATCTCGATCCTTTGTGGTCGAATTGGGTTAAGTTTTACTTAGCTCTACAATCCGATCACGATTACGAACACGAGGAAACTCATGGCTACACAAACTGCTGAAAAGACTCTGATCATTCCTGATCATCCTTTATTTAGCGCCGAGAACCGCGCCCCGCGGCGTGGATGGATCTTTGGTTGGCCCGGTGAACGCCGGAATGCTGGCCGCTATGCAACATGTCCCACCAACTTGGAAGGTCGCCTTCCCGGTACAGGTGTAGTGACCGTTGGCATTCCTTATCGGCTGCTTGAAGCTTACGTCGATGAAGGCAAACTCGCAAGCATTTACAGTCCGGTTTATCTGAACTGTGAAATCTCTACTCAGCTCCAAGTCTTGGATGAGGATCGGGTAACTGTAACCGGGTTAACTTACCTAGTTGGCAAGATTACCTGTCCTAAGGAACAACCCGAGATCACTCCTGAGAATGGGCTTGAAGCGTTCCTTGCGGCACACCCAGAAATTGCGACCTTCGCACAAACCTTGGAGTCCAACTCGGACGGGGCAAGCGAAATTTCGTATACCCGCCGAGTAAACCGCAAAGATCGGGCAGAACAGTTAATGCGTGAAGGTGTTGATGCTGCATCCGCAACAATTAGCGCCATCAATGCTGAAGCCCGTTCTGAGAAACGCTTTAACCGTTGGGCCACCCCAGCCGCCACCGGAGGTAACTAAGCATGAAGAGCTACAAAGGTAACACGATTAGTGTGCCAACTCATCTAAACGGCACCTTCGACAGCCCCAATGGCCCGATCACCACTGATGCCTATTCGGTACTTATGGTACCCCGCTTCATTGATGATCAGGAAATCCCCGCTGCCCAGCAAGTGAAGGTAAACATCACTGCTAAAGTCGGGACTCCATTGTACGCTGACCTCAAACGCATTTCCGAATATGGTTTACAAACCGTAGCGTTTGAAGCTCAAGCCAATACCATGGTTCGTTCCCCGCTAAAGCGTTTACCCGGGCAAGCTCAGACAGGTCTTCCGGCCAGTGACTTATACCAATTCGTGGGGTTAGAAACCTTAGCGATTGATAGTCATATTGAGGAATACCAGCCGGAGCTTCTGCCTAAAGGTGAGACTGAAGCCAAAGGTCTTTCCTTAATTGGTTATGCCTTAACCCGCATGGCTCAAGTTGGTAAAGCTCTTGTAGGCGCGGCAACCGGTTCATAAACCTCGGAGGGGCCAATGAAAAGCATCATGACGTTATTGTTTATGTGTGCTCTTTTGTTGGCCCTTCGTCAACTTCCTAGTGTTGGCTATAACGCACAATACATTAGTAGTACGGATTTATATAATGCCCGTAATACTCCTGTTACTGTATCTTGCACAGTAGTACAAGTACAAACTCAAATAACTTCAAATCGCAGATTATTAAGCTGCATAAACAAAGATTTGGTTACCATAACCTTAAGTATAGATTCAGTCTCGTATGATACTTCCTATTTGCTGAACACTCCTATTACTGCAACAGGCTTGTTAACCGCAAATGCCTTTGTAAGTGTTCGCAAACCGTGGGACAACATCCGGACTACTGCCCCCTTACGCCGGGAAGTTTTCCGCTTAGCCGAAATACTAACCATGAGTAGAAAAGGTAATGCTTATATCTATGAGGTAATATTAACTAACCATAAACGTGTAGAATTATATGCTGATGCCTCTGTAGGTATTCTCCATTCCGGAGATTATATTGGAGGTTATGTTCGGAATAATCGGTTCATCGTCACATCTACAAACTGAGGTCTGTGATGCTAACAGGTGTAATTTATGGATTGTTAACCGCCATTGGTTTAACAATCATTCCGATTCCCACAGCAGTCTTCTTCTTGGTTATTACTCCGCTATTGGTAAGTCAGCCTACTGATTTTACCCTGGCGTATCTTATCAGTATTGGTTTGGGGCAACCCAGTTTAGATGTTATTGCGGTTAATCTTAATAACAAGTCTGTATTAATTGATCGGATTCCTTTAGCTAAATCTAGAGGTATTAGTTTATATGTGTGTTGTTATTGCGGCGGGATTACTTGCGCATGTTTAACATCATGGATGTTAATGCCCTTTGCGCTAAGTTTATCCGCGGGTATTATCTTACCCTTACTCGCCATATTCGCTATGATTTATCAAGCCGCCACTAAGTATGATCCTAAGCATCCAATTTCTACGAATCCCTTAATGTTAATTCCAATTGGACTTCTCATGACATTCACATTACAGACCAGTCTCTGGAGTAATAGTCATGTCATGATTCCCATCACGGTATTACTAAATGGGTTAGTATTATATCCTCAATTATTCAGTAATAAGAAACCTCCTACGACTTTATTAAATGCCAACTTACATAATCTCAAAGTAGAGAATGTAATTGGTTCTACTTTAGGAACTTTAATTCCTACGGTACAGTTAGCTTTAAACAGTGATCTCTTCCGGCCTCAGGAAAAGAATATTACTGAAGAAGCTTTCATCCGCGGGTTTATAATTTCCTTAAGTATTATCTTCAGCACTTTAAAGATTACCGGGGGTTATTCAATCTTAACCTCAGAACTCTTAAAGTATGCAGATAACTTTAATAATAATATATTCTTATTAATTGCTATTACTGCTGGATTAATCACTATTACTTTCCCTATTATTGGATATTTAATTACATTTATTCCCACGATAAATAACAAATACTTTTATTTATTTGGGAGTTTATTACCGATATTTTATACGGATGTTCCGTATGTATTTATCGGCTTTACTATCTTATGGTTTCTTATTGGTAAGTATTATAAAGGTTTAGAGGGATTAGCCATACCGTATACACTCAGTGCCTTCGGCATAAGAGTTACACGGTAAGATCCCGGATATACTACCGCAAGATGGTATATTTTAAAGGCCGGTTTCTTATTCATTACCACATTTATAACACTAGCGTTACTTTTCCATTACCACAACTGAAACACTAGCGCACATTTCACATAGGGTTACCATATGACTAGCACTTCCAGGGATTACTATCTAGAACGGTCTCGCACGCATTGGTCCTCACGCTTTTGCCCAAGCTTATACTATTTATTCAACTCCAATTTAATTAATTAATTAAATTGAATTAATAATGATTTTTATAATCCGCTCCCAGAGCATTTTACAGAATTAATTCATTTAATTATTTATTTAATTAGATTACCACAACTGCGACACTGGCACATTTGTTTGATAAACGTGTATGATGAGATATCTGTAATGCCTTTTGGCGCTTATTATGCTATACACATTAATCTAAGAATCGATAAATTATAACACCAGATTACGCATCCTGTTAAACGTTATAATGATTACATACAAAGACAGCAGGTAACATAACATTTGGCAATCACAAAGGGATATAACAGGGCAAATTTAGGCAAGTGAAAAATAGGCCTCAAAAATAGGTACATAAACCTTTTGCATAAAAACCCTGCAATTAATAATTTACATCCAGCGACTTGCAAATGCAGGTGGCTTTTTTCTGCACGAAAATAGGCCCTTTTTATGCACAAATTCAGAGGCTAGGATGACATATGACGATATAGTTTAATCCATTATTTACTAAGCGCGCATCCAATTTTGCATCGCCGCGACATAATTTACCAAGATAAACTCTTGAAGATTACATTAGCTTACACCGTTAGAATATTTAATCCGCATATAATATAAAGTTTGCATTAGAATAAAGTAAACATGACACATTTCTATAAGCGGTATTTAATATATAAAATATCATGGTGTTCTCCCAAAGTATTCTATATAGATTATTATATAAAATTTGAGATTATGTTTGACGGCCATTTAAATTACTCTTGGTTTAAAAAGGAATGACATATTTCCGCAACATTGATATGATTATATTTAAAGGTTCTATATTCACACCTTGTAGTTCATTAGATCTTGACAACTCCCCATGCCTGAAGGCATGGGCTTTACGCTCGATCTGGTAAAGGTGAATGACTTATTTACTTAAGAAGTTTTACAGCAAGAAATTCGAAGAGGATATTACACTGCCGCGCCACGTAATTTGTCTTATAGATTTGCGTGCTGGAACACTTGATGATTGTGGTTATATAGACAGTTTTATGTGCATTAAAACCTTAATAGTTGCTGAATATCGTATTTATGTGTATTTACCATGACATATTTTGTAGGTAAGAATCGTTGGGGATATACTTTACCTGTATATAGTTGGAATTTGGATATTCATTTATCCAGAATTTGGCTTGAAGGTGAACACGAAAAACTATTTAGGGATGCGCTACTAATTAGTTATCGTTATGATAGCGTTAGTAATTCTATTATTTTAAGGATACTGTGACATATTTTATTAATAGAATAGGTGTAACTCAATGGAAGTTGGGTAGTGATTTTAGAATATGTTTATTTACATCTACTACAGGAAATCCATATATTACCCCAAGATATCACGATTTGTTAGTAACTATTCGGGCATTAGAGGATTATTCCCAAGTCACTATTTATATAAGCACATGACATATTTTTCTACACGCTCAAAAGGCATAATGCTATTTGTTTTGGTACAATAAATATTTTACGGACAAGAGAATGACTTATTGTTGTGTTGACTCGGCTTGGCTCTCTGAAGTACGGATATTTAAAAGTGACTTATTTTATTAACACAGTTACCCCTACTTTTTATATAGAAATCGACATTAGTCGATGTAAGACTTATTGTTTTCAGGACTCACAGAGAGGTAATCAGGATCAGTTACGTCATCAAGATAACTTTATTACTTGCATAGAATATCTAGATGACTTTGATCTATCAAATCCTACTGTGCTAGACATAAGGTTTACGAGATGACATATTTCTTTAATATTGGTGATGATAAGTCTGATGTAGATAGGGGTGATCCCGATTTGAGTTCTGACATTCTTATATTCTTGCAATGTTTAGGTAGATCAGAACAGGATTTATTAATACAGTTAGATAACTATTTAGAAGTTACTAGTTATTCTCATACTCATGCACCCTATTATCTGGACATCAGGTTAGTCGAATGACCTACTTTATTACTATTACCACTCCTGTTTTTGATATTAGTTTTAATTTCCTCGGAGTATGCTTTGATAGTGCGGCCGCTACCCCTCGGGATACTTTAATGTATGAGGATATTTATATAACTACTAAGGAATATGATCCAAGAGTGATTAGGTTTACTGATATTATAGATATTCGAGCAAACCGATGACATATTGCGGCGCTGACTTTTATGTGAATTTGCCTATAGGTGCTATATTCTTCCACAATCCTGGTATTGAGTATGAAGATAAGGTATCTTTCCAAGATAGATTTATTAAGCTTACTTACTTTGATCTTACCGGAGATTATTGGTCTATGGATTTAAGGGTTTTATCATGACGCATTTCTATGGTTCTAAATTAAAATATGACAGTGCATGTATTTTGGGACCGCTTCTGGTATATTTCCAAAGTCCGCAGCGATCTTCTGGTGATGTTGCAGTGTATATAGATGCTTGTCTGAGGCTTGATATTTTTAATCATCTAAATTGTATAAATAGTTGGGGGGGAAGTCGAACACTTGATATTAGGTTGCAGTCATGACAAACTTTTACCCTTCAATTCGTACATTTAATATTTCTGATATGCATTGGTGTGATTTAGGTAAATGTGTAGTATATTTTCAGTTTGAAGATGAGGATATAGCCAGTGGAGAAGCTGATGGTAAATACCGTTTAGTATATGCTGATGCTTTTATAACGGTAGAAGATTCTAATCCTGAATTAGGTTGGCGTAATGATATATTAGATTTTAAATTAGTAGCATGACGTACTTTCTTGGTTTAAGTTTAAATTACAATGAATACTATATATCTTTTTCTAAAGGATCTATTTACTTTCAGAATGGTTTCCGAAATAAAAAGGATGTTTTACTTTATAAAGATTCTTTTATTAAAGTACATGATTATAATGTAGGTGTGATAGCAAAGTATGCTATTGATATAAGATTGGTAGCATCATGACATATTTTTATACCGGATTATTATTTGAGGGCTACTGAATTTGATTGTGTTAAGCATAACTATGTTTTAGACTTCAGGGTAACAAGAGAATGACATACCTTGCAAATAGTTATTTAGGCTTCCCATACAAATTTACCTCGATACCTTGGGATCCTGGTGAATATTTAGGATATGAGGATAGGTTTATTGAGTTTACTGTTTGGGTAAATCCCCGTTTGTATAATAATAACTGGCTTCAACTACGTGCAAGATCATGACACATTTCATTGTTGGTATAAATGATAGACATGGAATAAAGTTGCAGCACTATTTATATTTAAATAGTGTAAATGCCAACTCAGATTTAGTATTATTTGAGGATAGTTATATTAGAACAACTCAATATGATCCTCATACTTTGACTTTGGATATTGTAACTATATGACACATTTCAATTCGTTTAACAAGGCATTTAACTTAGTAACAATATACTTTAATAATTCAAGATGGAGGCATAATACATTTTTCCAAGATAACTTTGTAAAGGTAACTTATTGGAATGAAATTTGTATAGACATAAGAGAGATTAAAAAGTGACATATTTTAATTTCTTTTTATGCTCATGTAAGTTAATAACGGTGCATTTTAATAGTCCTACTTGGATTAAGATTTACCCGCTTCTTGAGGATAACTTTATAACAGTGACTGAATGGAATAAGGTTGCTATAGACATAAGAGAGATTGACACTCCCCCGCCCTAAAGGATGGGGTTTTTGACCCATCTCTCTGATAAAAATAAAATATGATGGCGCTTGTAGAAATGGAGAGTCAAATACTCCAACAGCTTATAGAGATCTTTTACTTAGAGTAACTATTAGGTCACATCGTGCGGTATTTATAGGAAAGCTATCGTGACATATCTCTTTTTTTGTAATTTTACTTCGGGGCATCCATCTTATTTAAAATTACCTTTCTACATACAACGGGTGAATCGCAAACTTTATTTTGGTGGTTCTCGCGCTTTAGATAATACTTGTATTGACTATTCGGATAACTTTATTTACGTAAATAGCCATCAGGTTGTTGAAGTCTTAAATAATAATAAGCCGTTATGACACATTTCATGGATGAAAACAATTGGATAGCCTTAATTAACATACCAAGAATAGCTATCAGGTTGTATGTAGATAGGACTCCTCAATTAGACTTACTCTATTATCAAGATGACTTAGTTAGATTGGAGTTATACACGTATAAATCAGAAGGAAGATTATCTATAGTATCTAAACAGGGTTTTGATTAATGACATACTTCATTCTTAGGCTTCAGACACAAGTAATAAACAATGTAAAGTTCTTCCATCGAATTAATAAGAGTGATTACCCTATAACCTATGAAGATAGTTTACTTAAAGTAACTATTAATGGTTTATTATTTATTGGGCGGAAACCGCGGTGTTTAAAATGACACACTTTCTTCTTAATAATCATCCTAGTTATTCCACGCATCTAAAATGCGGACAGAAGCTATATGGTATGACTTGTCATGTAGGGGGTGTAATTATAGGATTTAAGCAATTGTATTTAGATAGGTTTATTAGAGTACATGGTAATAAGATTTTAGAGATAGCTACAATATGACATACATTTTCCCGCTTAATAATTCTGATGCGAGAATAATAAACAACATGTATTTCTATAGGCGAACTAAACAAATTTATCCATCAGCTATTATAGTATTTTATAAAGATAAGTTACTTGCGACAACGTTTAGGCGACTTACTACAGTATTTGTAGGAAGATTACCATGACACATTTTATTCTAGAACATTACCAAAGTAGATTTGTACAGTTACATAAACACCAATATATTTATTTAAATTGTGTTTCATGGCGGCGTAATATCTTTGAAGATAACTTTATTAGTGTTGGAGCTAAATCAAGGCAGCAAGTAGATATTAAGTTAATGGATTAACATGACTTACTTTAAACCTAAAGATTTGATTAGAGAAATAAAACTTAGTGAAGGTATAGCCGCGCATATGTTTTCCACAGTTGGGGTAAAGAATGAGTATGAAGATCCTTTTATGTATATCACCACAAAAAGTTATGAAGATGGCGATATCAGTATATTTATAGGGATGACATGACTTATACAGTTTATATTAAGAATAAACCACTAAAGGCTCGATTTCAGTATATACGTTTTAATTCTTATACTGACGTGATATTAAATCCCAATTGGACAATAGGTGTTATTTTTACAGACAGTTTTATTACGATTGGTTTAGATACTTATTCGCATAATATTCCTGATATAACTATTAGATTAAGTAATTAACATGACACACTTTGTTACTCATCTTGGATTTAACCGGTATATTGCTGCAGGTCCTTTTTATATACTCTTGAATAATAGAAATAGCGGCCCGCGTGGTAATTATGAAGATAACTTTGTTATGTTTGAGCGGCCATTAGATCCAGACTATACTACTCATGGTATTTACATTGACTTACTTTAACTTAAAGAATTAACATGACACATTTCGTTAGAATCAAGAAGCGAAATAACTATGCCACATTACGTATTCCCAACTTTTACCTTTATTTACATCCTAAGATAATACTGGGTAAAGTAATGTATAAAGATAACTTTATTGAGAGTAAGGGGTTAGTTACGAAGAATAGTAACAATGTAGATGTGGTATTACTATGACTATTTTTAGGATTGGCCAGCGAGTTTTTTTGTGTGACTATCGGTTAGGTTTTGAGCTTCCACCTAATATACATATAACAATTAATTATTCACTTAAAGATAACTTTGTTAATATAGGTTCTTGGATTCATAGTAATTGGTATATACGAGTAATCAAAGTAACATGACTCACTTTAATCTGGGTAGATGTACTCCCGGCTTACAATTATATGATTTCTACTTAGACAAATACATACATAACCCCGTAATATTCTCAGATGGTTTTATGTATTTAAGTTATTGGACGCATACAGAGCCTAAAGCTAGGGTTATAGAGAATCTAAGTGTGTGTAGGAATAAAGTATGACTTATCTTGACTTTAATAAGACTTGGTTTCTAGATCAGGGTTTCTATTATTTTTATATCTTGAGCAAACATCCTAATAATCATACAATACTTAGAATCAACCCTATATATATAGATGTGTTTTTAAATATAAGTGAGAAGCTAGTTTTAGAAGATTATGGGGAGGATTTTTATATAACTTTAACTCCACAATCAAAGGAACTGAAATGAAAACGATCACACAAGCTAAAGTTGATAAGATGCGTGAGGCACAATGGGCTTGGATTAATTCCGGTGGTACTAAGGTCACTAAAGCTGACTTTAGCCACTGTATCTTAGCCGGAGTAGATTTGACTAATTTCCCTTTTAGGGGTGCTGATTTTACCGGCGCGGATTTTACTGATGTTATACTCAAAAGTGGTTATATTGCTAGTGCTAAGTTAGATAACATTACAGGTCTTCCTCAGATTGATCCTAAAGAATTAATTCAGTTATTAATTAATCATACTAATTCTGGTAGGTATAATCAGTGTTGTTGGTTTGGGCCTTCACATTGTTTGGGTGGGGCAGTTAGTCTTGCTTTTAATAACTGTAATCATAATATGGCTTGTTTGATTATTAAACAGGCTCTGCCTGAATTTAATCTGCAGGTATTATATACGTGTACTAAAGAGGCTGCGCTGAAGGAGCTACATCGGGTAGCTATGATTTACGGTGTGAGATTTACTTCTTAAAGGAGATCCAAGATGAACCCTGTTGAAGAGCTTTCTATTGAGTTTGTTGAACACGCTGCTGAGTTGATTCCGCCTGCAACTAAAGCCGCTGAGATCTTTCCGCAGTGGGCTAATTACTCTGTGCAATTAATTGTTATTCTTCCTGCTATTTCTGGTCAGAAGTTACACCCTTTATTGTGTATACCAGAAGGGTATGAATGTTCACATTCTAGATACGTTGGAGGATTTATGCTTGCTCCTAATTGGGGTATGCGTAAAGCTATAACTCTTCCGATTAATCCTAAAAGGGTGTCAACATTTCATTATTCTTCTGAACAAATTGTGGGAATAACTGAAGCTGAGGCTAAAGCTAAAACTTCTAAGCAAATATCGGAGTATTTGCACATCCTCCGTTCTGTAAAGGATTATAACTCTAAGCCGAAGCCAACAATCACAACCTACAGGATTTAAAGGCTGTCTATGACTTATGCGGTAACTTCTTATAGTAATACTATTAAGATTGGTATTGTTTACTTTATATATACTCCGGGAATACCAGAGACTTATTATTATTTAGATAAGTTTATATGTTTTGGATGTATCTATGGATGTCATGTAGTTTGGAAGTTTATATGACGTATTTTATTATTAAGTATTCAATGAAACTTACAGAATGTTCTAGTTATGTTTTAGAGGCGGCGGATTACTGGCAAGGTATTCCTTACACTAATTTATATTTAGATGAGTTTCTTGTAGGCCGATCTTGTCATGCAGGTACAAAATGACACATTTTATAACAGCATTAAAAGATACATATAATATCGTTCTTGGTACAAGGTTAAGAGTTAATCTATTACATGAAACTTATACAAACATGGTTATATTATATCAAGATAAGTTTATTACTAGTAATAATGCTCATGCAGGCACAAATATATTTATTACTACACGGTTATGACTTATATAGTTGTTAGACAACCGGTAGTTCATATTCCTGGTAAATTCCTTAAGGTAAATTTATCTAATAGAAGTTCAATAGCTTATTGTTTTTATTCGGATAGATATATACGTCTATCTGATGTTGTTACATTACAAAATTGTGCAATAGTACATGTGTTTAGGCCATCATGACTTATTTTATTAGCAAGGATAATAGTCCTCGAATACAACTTACTAAGTTTGTTTGGTTAAATTTCGAGTCAAGGTTACCAGGTATAGTATACAAGGACTATTTTATTATACGCAAAGATAGTTTTCGTAAACCATTAGAGTATAAGGTTATCATTTCTCAAGTTGTTCCCATGAAATCGTAAAGGTTTTTCTAGTGTTCAAATTCAAATCCTCCACAAGTCCTCAATATATCACTACCATCAACAAACTCACTATTAGATTTGAGAACTTTGGCACACAAGTATTTAAAGATGGGTTTCTTACAGTTGGCTTTTCGGTTACTCATATCTTTTTACACAACCATATATTTTTGTTATGACTTATTGTTTCTTTGAGACTAAATATTTTGATGATTTTGATATTGTATTAGTTTCCCCACCAGGAAATCTTAAATTATATATAGGTAACTATTATGTTGGGAATTACCGGCAAGATAAACCTCATGATAGGTATGATACTTACATGGGTAAATATATTTACTTGCATAATAGTGCAATACAATTATACGTAAAACGAGGATGGGAATAATGACATACTTTAACTTTCCACCTCCCGGTATTTATTCTAGTAATGATGATGAGACATTTAATATTACCGTAATATATACAGATAGATTTGTAATTATATTTAATTGTGTATATTATAAATCGGCCGCGGTAACAACCTACTTGAAAGTAATTTGAGAATTTAACATGGGACTTTATTTTACAAGTGATCAACATTTTGGTCACAAGAACATCATCACCTATGAGACTAGACCTTGGCGAGATGTTGATGAAATGACAACGGGTTTAATAGCTAATTACAACAGTGTAATTAGTGATGATGATACGGTATATTTTGTAGGGGATTTCACCTTACAATTTAGATATGCCGCCGCAGTATTACCCAAACTAAAAGGTAATAAACAATTATATATGGGTAACCATGATAGTTGTCATCCCGCCTTTAAGTTCAAGGATAAAACTGCTACAGTACAACAGTATTTAGACATTGGCTTTACTAAAGTCGCCTTGTCTAAATCCTTGGTTTTAGCTAATGGTAAACGAGCATTTGTAACACATGTACCTTATGATGATATGAGGTATCCTCACTTTGCTGCCGTCAGAGGAGAAGAGGATATTCTAATCCATGGACATGTGCATAGTGCATGGCGATTAAAATACTATAAGAATATTCCTATGTTTAATGTGGGAGTAGATGTTAATAATTATTTTCCTATTAGTGAAGAAGAGCTTATTAGTACGGTGTGGCCTAGTTAATAGCACAGTTCACATTGTGGAATCCCCTTTCTTTAGGGAGGGGAAGGATGTCAAGTTTAGATGACGGTACATAGGTAAAATATAAATGGAAGTAAAATTAACACCCGGGCAGGTAAAAGCATTAGTAACTTATATTATGTTTACTACTAGTGTAATTCAGTTATTTAAGAAAGATGAATATGTAGAATATGATAGAGTTCGTAGAGTCTATGGCGGCATTGAGAAAATGGTAGCAGATTTACTTGATGTTGAAGTAGAAGTTCAATTAAAACAACTTTTGGGAATTGAAAGAAAGGTGTAAAATGGACACTGTATTTTTATATAGTGCCACTTATTTACCTTTAGGTAAGCTTTCGTGGCGCAGGGCTTTAATGTTATTGTATTCAAATAAAGTTGTAGCATTAAATCCTGGTACTACTGAAGGAATTACTGTTAGAGGTTATAACTATACCTATTTCATTCCTAATAGATTAAGACTTATTAGTAGTAATATGGAGCGGCAATGGAAGATCCCGAAGGTTACCCGCAAAGCGGTTATAAAACGGGATGAAGATACTTGCCAGTACTGCGGAGATAAGAAGTATTTAACAATTGATCACGTTATTCCTACCTCTAGAGGGGGAAGAAATGTGTGGGATAATGTAGTTACTGCTTGTAAATCCTGTAATAATTTTAAAGCAGATAAAACTCCAGAAGAATCCGGAATGAAATTAATGCGTAAACCCGGCCCACCAATGCATCCTATGTTATTACTAGCAAATCAAGAGGAAGTATGACACTTATAGATCAGATTGCAAAGCTTGAAAATGATATAGTACAGTTACAAAATCGTAGTGATCTTGATGCTGGTTATGTAAGTTCATTAACTTGTGAATTGGAAGATGATTTGGCCGCTCTTAAAAGTAAACTACAGCAAGAACAACTATATTCTCCTAAGGTAGAACTATAATGGATAGTCAAACTAAAGCTTTGGAATTAATCCGCCGTGCTTGTGAAGCTGTTATTACATCGGATGATACCGGGTATGAAGATGAGATCTATAATATCTTACATATTTATAGTTTGGTCACTGCTGAAACCCCAACTGAATATGATGTGCTTGAATTAATCGATAATGAAGAATTTATCTTGAGCTGAACAAATGTCAATATTAATTAATAAGAAATGCTTTGCCTCTTCCCAATTTGGTGGAGGTGAACGCTATGTTAAGTTAACTAAATGTAAACAGATTAAAGATAATAAGAATATTATCTATATTGATTTACCACTTCGTAATAGTAATGATGTCATGGAATTATTACTTCTGAGTAATGCCATTGATGAATTCTATGGAGATGAAATGCGTAAGGAATATTTCTTAGGTTATATTCCTTATGGTAGACAAGATAGAATCTGTAGTGAGGGGGAATCCGATTCTCTAAGAGTCTTTGCACAATTATTAAACATGTGTAATTTCAGGAAGATTTACACTATTGATCCACATTCTGATGTAAGTCGTGCAGTTATTAATAAACTAAAAGTTGTTAATAATCATGGCTTAGTATTAGAAGCTTTAGATGATTTTACTGAAGTACAAGAAGATGTTGTTCTGGTATGTCCTGATGCAGGTGCTTCTAAGAAGTTCCCTTCATTAATGACTGCTGTTACACAGAAATATCCTAACATGTCTAAGGATTTTATTGCTTGTAGTAAAGTAAGAAATCCTAATGGCGGGCGGGTAGATAAAGTTACTATTAATAATGGTAATGTGGAAGGTAAATACTGTGTGATTGTAGATGATATTATTGATGGTGGTAGAACCTTTATAGAATTAGCTAAAGAGTTACGTCAAGCTGGTGCTTTAGAAGTATCCTTGATTTGTACTCATGGTATCTTCTCTAAAGGATTTACAGAACTACAAACACATCTTAATAGTATTTATGTTACAGATACTTTCTGTACTCCTGAATTTGTTAAAGATGTTTCTGATTTTGTTGTTTTATTGGATTGGCGGAAGTTTATTACTACAAACGTTATTGAGGTAATTTCATGAATACTCTCTATAGAATTGACGCATATAAAGTTGGACATGGTAACCAATATCCAGATGGTCTTACACAACTCTATAGTTATTTCGCCCCGCGTAAAGCTGCTTATGACAATCAAATAGTTTGGTTTGGCTTACAAGCATTGCTCAAAGAATATCTATGTAAGCCTATTACTAAAGCCATGGTTCGGGAATACCTGGATTTAGTTACTGGAGCTTTAGGTCCCCTGCCTGAAACTACTATTAAACAAATGGAAGCATTGGGTAATTTAGGTTACTGGCCTTTAAAGATTAAAGCGCTACCTGAAGGGGCTGTGGTTGGTAAAGGTACTGCTTGTATGACTATTACTAACACGCTTCCGGAGTTTGCTTGGACGGTAACCTTCTTAGAATCTCTCTTGCTTAAGGTGTGGTTTAGTTCGACTGTTGCTAGTTATAGTGCTCAGTATTATCGTGTAGCTAAACACTTCTCTGATGTTACTTGTGATAATGATCTGCATATGCCTTGGGCTGTGCATGATTTTAGTTATCGCAGTGTAAGTTCTGAGGAATCTGCTGCGCGTGGTGGGGCTGCTCACTTAATTAAGTTCCAAGGTACTGATACTTTACCTGCTATTAAGTTTCTGCAGACTTATTATCCTACTTGTAATCCGAATACTCTTATTGGAGGTTCTGTACCGGCTACTGAACACTCTGTGGCTTGTAGCTATAAGCCTACTGAAGATTCTGTACTCAATGAGTTGGCATACATGAATGCCATGTTAGATAAATATCCTACAGGAGTTTTATCTGTAGTATCTGACACGTATGATTACTACCGCACCCTCACACAGTTATTACCCCGGGTTAAAGAGCGCATCTTAGCCCGAGATGGTAAGTATGTTGTGCGCCCTGATTCTGGAGATCCTGAGACTATTATCTGTGGTGATCCTAATGCTCCTATAGGTAGTCCTGAATACAAAGGTTCTCTGGTACTTCTGGATGAACTCTTTGGTAGTACCTTAAACAGCAAAGGTTATAAAGTACTTAATCCTAAGATTGGTCTCATCTATGGTGATGGGATGTTCTTAGGTAGGTATGAAACTATCTTGGCTCGTATGGAACGTATGGGTTATGCTAGTTCTAATCTTGTTGTAGGTGTTGGTGGTCTGTTAGTTCAGAATCATTCCCGAGATGATGCTGGCTGGGCCTCTAAGGCATCTTTTGCCATTATCAAGGGTGAAATAGTATCTTTACAGAAAGACCCTGCTACAGATCATTCTAAGAAGTCTTACAAAGGATTAATCCAAGTAGTAAAGACTGTTAATGCCGGGTATGTAACTGTAGATGATGTATCTCCAGAAGAAGAACAGTTAGGCGAACTGCAAGTAGTCTTCCAAGATGGCCTGTTATATAAGAACTGGTATCTAGAAGATATTCGTAGCCGCAAAGACTAATACATAAAGAAAGTAGCCGGGATTTAATTCTCGGCTACTATTTTAAGAGGTATAAACTTAAAAGAATTATTGACTAATCTGAGCATAGAAGTTATATAGACTTCCTTTATATAATTCAATAGTAGGTTTGTTAGAACTAATAGGAACAGAAACTAGTAGACCAGAACCAGATGGATCTGTGGTACCAATTTCAGCACCCATAGAATTAAGTAAAGCTACTTGGAAGCCATCAGGAGTAGCATTAGAATTAAACGGCCCGCTATAACTAAATTGGAAACTAAATGTAAGCTTATCTGTAAATGTAACCGGGAAAGTTAGGTTAGCGAAATTACCTAAACGGTTATCATCATTAAGTTTATAAGTATTGGTAGCAGTCTTAGTAACATTACCATCTAATGTAGGAAGAGTATTACAAGAAACACTACTAACAATAACTAAATTAACTCCGGTAGAAGTATCGCCATCGGCAAAGGTAAATCTAATAGCTCCGGTTACTTTAGATAACCCGGGAGTATTAATAGTAACTTTATATACTGGTGAAAGCATTATGATCCTTTAAACAAATATGATTTAAGTATAACACAGAAATCGGAATGGAGGAAAGGTCATGTTGCACTTATTGTTTCGGTCTCAAGTGGTCTTCTAGTAGCTCTCCGGCTCAGAAGACTGCTTGAGTTCATTGTTTAACCGTTCTGTTCAACTAATCAAGGAGAACTTTCATGAATCCACGCAACACTGATTGCCTTTATAATGATGCTGCTAATCTTGGAAATCCTAAACAATATTTAGAGCTACCTCCATCTCTAGTGCCAACCTTATTTGCTAACTTACAAGATGATCTCAATCTTATTATTGAGCAGACTTGTGGAGTTGCTCCTGATATATCTATTGCAGAACTACTGGGTTATGGTTGTGATCTGTGTGACTAAACAAAGGAGGCTTGATGGACAATCAATTGGCTTTGGCTCAATGGTACTTGGAGCAATACGGGGAGTCGTATAAGCTTATGCAGCTCCCTCGGATTAAACAGCTTAGGTTTAGTCATACACAACCAAAGGCTACTTATATAGCCATTTGTGTGGATGATGCTACTCAAGTAGAAAGTATTGAACAACTTCCATTAGAGTTTTATTATCAAATAGAACTCTCTAAGATTGATAAACAGATTATTCTTGATCTATCTATTAAGAAGAATCCTGTTTTACGAGCTGCTAAAGGTGTTAAGAGTTTATTAGGTTATTATAATATTGATGAAACAACTGCAGTATCTGTAGTTGTTTATGCTCAAGATAAATTACAATTAGCTTTTACTATTATGGATTATAACGTATATGGTTACAGCAAAAATATCAACGCCCTTACAGGCAAAGCGAACTTGGACTAATCCTACAGAGAAACAACGTGTAGGATCTACTACTAGTGAATTAGTATTTAATGCTATTCAAGATAATCCTAACTCAAATGCATTGGAATTAAAGAAGTTAACTAAGTCTAAAAATGTATGGGAGATTAGAGGTTTTATTGCAGATCTGGTAGAGAAACATTTAATAGAAGAAACAAGTGAAGATGAGAAAGGTAAACAATATAAGATTAAAGGAACTTAATCATGGATGAGGTTAAATCATTTCTAATAGGTTATTTTACAGAACTGTGGCAAGATAAACCTATGCTAGGACTTATAGCAAGTATTGGTGTATTAAATATTGGTGTTTATTCTTTATTCTATGGCGGGACTAATCTATTAGCATTACTATTTGTATTTACATTTAGTACTGTTATGACCTTAGTAACTTCTATGGCTACTGTGCTTTCTATTTATTACAGCTACGAAGAAGAGGAAGATATACATGAAGACGAATGAATTAGAGTTGTTTGTTGATTATCTTAAAACAGCATATGAAGATGAAGAAGTACTTACTGATTGGGTTTTGGGTTCTCTAACAAGTACTGGAATCAGTTGTATACTTCTAGCAGTATTTACTCCACAAGCACTTACTATAGGTAATATATTAGGTATTGCTGTTGGTGGTCTAATTACTGAAATTGGAAATGATTACTGTCAGTATAGGTTTAATTAACAAGAAGGATTAAATGTCTAAGGTCTTCTGGCTTTTCATCGCCGCGTTAATTGAAGATATAACTACCCAGTTTATTCTTCTGATTAATCTATTAGTATACATACTTATGTATATTAGTTGGGGTTATCAATTCGTAGGCCTGTTGAGTTTCTGCTGGGTTTTGTCTACAAGTTTGGTGTGGGGTTTGTTAGCACTTTGTTATGATTACTTTAAGGAGATTGAATCAAATGAATCAAACGAATAAATATCTCATAGCTCTTAAAGTAGATCTACAAACTCAATGGTGTGTGCTATTGATTCTGATAAATGTTTGTTGTCTGTTTATTATACCCGGCTTGCACAATTTTATTGCGCTATTACTACTTGCATTCTTAACTGAAGAATGTGTTAATGATTTCTTTAGGGATTACTAATGATGAATAAATATCTTACTGCTCTCAAGTCTTATTTACCTACACAAGCTTTTACTGGATTAACTCTTATAAATGTGTTCTGTTTAGTTAGTTCTTTATTTCAACCTTTTGGTGTTATTCAATTAGCTAATCTTGTTAGTACCTTACTGCTTATTATTATAACTGAACGAACTGTTAGTGATTTTAGTAAGGATAAATAAATGGCTTTGACTATAGATTTCCCAGAAGTAAAAGAGATTACTGAAGCTTCTGTATTACCTGAGAATATTAAACGATTCTTCTTACTTAATGATATAACTTCAGTAGGATTTCAACAGCATCAAAGTAATATAGCTATTCCTTATAATAAGTTTTCAGGAACTTATTGTGTGGTTATTGAACTTACAGATGGGGTTAAATTAGCAGATTCAGTTACTATGTTTAATAGTCAAATGGGTTTGTATCAAAGATTGGAAGAAGGTAAGTTAGGATATATTGTCTTAAGTTATCAATCACATTATTACTTATTGGAATTAACATGAAGTTTAATCGCATTGGTTTAGATTTAGATGGTGTTGTAGTAGATTGGAATGCTTTGTGTGCTCAAATAGCTGAGACTTATTTTGGCTATACACATTTTCCTAAAGGTAAAGAAGTTAATAGCTGGCGATTTATGGATACAGTTCCGAAATTTAAAGATATCTGGAAAGCTTTGAATGATAATCCTGAATTGTGGTTACAAGCCCCAGCATTAGTAGATCCTAATCTGATTAACTTATTACCTGTAACTATGTTTATTACTCACCGTCCTATTAGCAGTGAGATTAGTAGACAATGGTTAGATATCTTTAATATTCAGGCAAATGCGCCTGTAATTACTGTTAAGAATAGTAATGATAAGGTTCTCTTCGCAAATAACTTTGATGTATTTGTGGATGATAAACCAGAAACCATTCGGGTATTCCTTATGAATGGACATTATGCTTACCTGATGGATCAGCCGTGGAATAAAGAAGCTACTGATCTAGATGATTATAGACTAACAGATCTGAGTGATTTACTGTAATGTTATTTAAACCTCCAGGAATTCCTGCAGTAGATATTCCTAATTTCTTATTAGAGGATATTGATGCTAGGATTTTAGAAATAGCTACTGAATTAAATATCTCTACAGGATTAGCTAAGCAAGTTCATTTATTACGCGCCGGTGCAAATTATACTGCACAAGCTGAAATAGAATTACTACAAAGTATTACCGGGGAAACTTATGTTTGATGAATATGATAATACAATCAAGCTACCTAATCTAATTGGGTTACCTTGGATTAATGCCAAAGAATTGTGTAAAGAATTGGGAATAACTGTACAAGAATATACTCCACTTACTTGTGATTTCTTACAAGATCGCATTGTAGTTGAATTAGATTCGGATGATATTGTTATTAGACAATGCGTAGGTTAAAGCGATCGCCTGTCACGCGAGAGATCACCGGTTCAAATCCGGTTGGGGCTGTTATTAATTGAGAATTTAAATGCAAGTGACAGTTAGATATAGACCTCCCGGATATTTAAAGACTGATAAGTCTCCTTACGACTGTTTTAAACGTTAAGCTTTTGCTCCATCCGCTAGGTTACAACCTTGGGACTTAGCGGTTTCTTCTTTTCATGGCGCGCCCCAAATCTTGGTGTTAGTAGCTCAGCGGCAGAGCGTTCGCTTCCGATTTGCGAGAGGCGTGGGTTCGAATCCCACCAAACACCCTTACACATTCACAACAAGGAGAGATACGTTTAGTTAAAGTCATGGTGACTGTAGCACAAAGGTAGTGCGTCCGCATGATCCGCGGGAGATATTGGTTCGATTCCTTTCATGTCACCCTTTTAGTTTAATTCATGGCGGTTGTAGCTCAGTGGTAGAGCACCTGTATATAGCACAGGGGGTGTATAGGTTCGACTCCTTTCAACCGCCCTTTCAAACACACAATCTGGAGCTTAAGATGAGTTCTCTTTTTCATGATACCTTAACAGCGAATGGTACACAGTTAAATGATGGTAATGGCCTCTTAATTAATTTAGAAGTTGTTACCGGAGCTGCTTCTAAATGTACTCTTGATAAAGAAATAGCAATCACAAGACTTATTGCTAAACGCTATAATTTATTTATACCAGCAATACTTAAATTGACTGAGGCTGCAGTTAAATTAGTTGCTTCAGGTAATATCGAAGCGGCTGCTGATATTATGGCGTTTGTGAAGGAATTCTATGTAGATGAAGTGGATAGTTAAACTTATGACGTGCTCCCACCGCCAATCCTAACGGGTCTGGCGGGGGCTTCTCCCTATCACTAGAGAGACTTCCTGCTTCATTGGCTGGGCAACCCCTAAGCCTCCACAGGCTGACACCGTGAGTCCCACGGTGCATAGCGCACGTTCTAGGATATTCCGAGCTGCATTCACATCCCGGTCTAACTCTAGCCCACACTTCGGACATTCATGAGTACGGATGCTGAGGGTCTTAGGAACCTTTGTCCCACACTCCGAGCAATCCTGACTTGTTCCCCAAGGATTGACTTTTATGACTAGCTTGCCGCGTTTTACCGCCACTGCTTCTAGTTTTTGTAGGAACGCTCCCCAAGCTGCATCTAGGATTGACTTAGCTAGCCGGGTTCTAGCCAAACCCTTGATGTTCAGGTCTTCCACCGCTATCAAGTCGTACTTGCTGCACAAGTCATGCGCCGTGTTGTAGTGGAAGTTCTCACGCTGTCTTTGGATGCGTTGATGTACCAGGGCTACCCGTTTCTTCTGCTTTACTGCATTCTTGCTCCCCTTTTGTTGACGGGCTAACTTGCGCTGCTGACGGGCTAAACGCTTCTGAGCCTTGCGGTAGATGTGCTGTATCGCAACTGCATCACCCTCAGAAGTAGTAAGGAACTCCTTTAGCCCAACATCCACACCTACTGCTGTCTTGACCTCCTCACAGGGCATTGGAGCGGGGATGCTCGTATCTTCCAGGCTCAGAGAAACAAACCAACCGTCTACTTTGTGAACCACCGTAGCGGTCTTGATGACAAACCCTTCAGGAATCGGACGATGCAGGATAACGGGCATCACACCGATTTTAGAGAACTTTATCACCTCACCTAAGAGATGCACCCCGGCTTTAGGGCAGTTCACACGGGGGAAAGTAAAAGAACGAAGCTCATCAGTTTTCTTGAACTGGGGTCGTCCTGCTCTCTTCCCTGTGGCATCAGGTTTAGTCCACCTATCCCAAGCCTTATCCAAGCGGATGAGGTTCTGTTGCTGCACCTCTAGGTAAATATCCTTGTACTCGGGGAATAGAGCCTTGGTTTGCTTTAGGTCTCTAGCCTGAGTGTAGTAGTTGGGTCGTTCCGGAATCTCACCAATCGGGCAACTACGCAAGGAACAACGGTCAATCGGGCTACGGGTACGACGTAGGTAGTCCAAACGCTGACCTAGTGCATAATTCCAGTGCTGACGTAAAAGCTCTAGCCAGTGAAGCATCAAGGCTTCCTGTTCTGGTGAGGGCTTAATTCGGTACTGGTGAGTAAGACGCACGGAGCAAGACTTGAATGACTACCTCTTTATTATACCAAGAGACTCTTGGTATAATAAAGAGGTAAAGGAAAGCGGCTCACCTACCAAAGTACACCGCTCTCCAATTACACAAACTATAGGTGATCAATGAATGTTTTAGAAGCGGCTATACAATTAAAAGCTATATTAGGTTGTACTATTATGCGTGCTGTTCAATACTTACAAGAGATCAAACCTTAGGAGGTCTTATGAATAAATTAAGTTTATTAATTGAACAAGAGTTGATAGGTGTTAGTCAGGAAGAATTAAATTCTTTTAGATTCTGAGATTCAACAGCGCTGTAAAGATATGTTATAATAAAAGTATAGGGAAAGCTGGCAGAGCATGGCCGATTGCAACATTCTACTAAAGTGTCGGGGCCGAGAGGCTCCCCTGGGTTCGAATCCCAGGCTTTCCTTTGGTGATTGGGGAGTTATCAGATCTGGGATCTGCACCGCCTTGAAAGCGGATGGAGCGCGGAAGCGCTTGGAGTTCGATTCTACCAGCTCCCCGTAGATTAATTTAACTTTGGGGCATGGGACTGCTAGGAGTGGTCGTCTGACTTGCAATCAGAATTTCAGATGAGTTCGATTCTCATATGTTCCAGTTACATACAGGATAAGTGAATGAAAGTAAGAATTAGTAGCCGACTACTTGCTGATGAACCTATGGATAATAATTCATATATTGTGATCAGTATTACAGGGCATGAAGATAACTATGATGCCGGATTTGCATTAACTCCTGATCAAAGTTCTAAGTGTAAAGGTGTACTTAAATTACGCTTTGATGATATTACAGAAGATATAGGTACATATCTCAAAGCAATTACTAAAGAACAAGCTTTACTTATTAGAGCTTTTATTAATTGCCATAAAGATACTGTAGATTATTTATTAGTTAATTGTGAGGCAGGTATAAGTAGATCAGCAGCTATTGCTGCGGCGGCTTTATATTTGGATGGACAAGATCCTAATATAATCTTTAATGATCCTAATTATATTCCCAATACCACGGTGTATAAAAGGGTTACAGGTATTTGGGATTACTGGGAAACTACTTAAAGGATAATTACATGGAATACTTTCTAGATTCATCTCCTACTGATCTTCAGGGTATTAGAGCAGAAGAGACTTCTAAGTTTACTCTGGAAGAACTTGGTATAAGGTTTCTGCAAAGAATTTTGGCTACTTCTTCTGAAGAACAAATAGGTAATCAGCTTAAAGTTCTAAAGGATGTTTATGGCATGTCTGAAGAAATAATTCTAGAAGTTGTAGAGAAGTTTAATAGTGGAGTTGATGTGCAATCATGATGATGTATCCAGTTTTTGATCAATCACCATTAAAAGTTTGTGAGCGGTTTGCCCAAGTTCATAATCATTATAGTGCTTGCACTTAGGGTCAGGTAGTTCATATGATATAAAACCTTAGGAGTTCTTATGACTGAAATAGAAAGGTCTTTGCTATTCTTTATAGCAGATGCAATTGCTGCAGTGGATATTAAAGATATTCCTGGTGTTTTATCTGTTATAGATGGAACTAATATGTCTAGTCGCTTTATTACTGAACTGGATATCTTGCGTAATAGTTCTGATCCTAGAGATGCTGCACAAGATATGCGATGTAGACTTCGTTAACCACTTGGAGAAATTAGATGAGTGATGTAATTGCTAATTTGATAGAGGCATTACCTGAAGTAATTATGCAACCTATTGCTGCAACTGAAGCACAATTAAATACCCTTTTAGATAATGAAAGGTATTCTGATGATAGTTACGATTTTAGAGAAGCTCTTATCAAAGAAGGTCAATATGTTATTCATCGGTTGTTTGCTTGTTATCATTGGCCACATTCCAACTGTGATTGGGCTGCTATAGTATCCAAAGCTGGTAAGTATTAGATGTACTGAATTAAAGCAAACAATATATTATATATATATTATAATTATCGGCCAAGTTACGAGGCAGTAACTTGGCTACTCCCACCCCTTTTTGGAAATATAAGATGTTCATTGATTACAATTTACTCATAGCCAACTGTGAGTATGAAGAGACTGCAGAAGCCTTCTTTAATGCTTTGGATAATCGATTGGATAAGGTTTCTGTAGAAGCAATCAAACAGTTTATTAGTTTTAGAAAGAGTGAAATGATTGATCCCGACTGTAAATTATATTCGCGTAACCCTTTGAAGAGCATGGCTAATAATAATATCAACAGACGTTTAATAAAGATGGCACAATATGTACTTGACGAAATCGCAGAGAGCAAAACTAAATCTGAACAATCTGTACAAAGTATTATCAACTAATCCTTTTAATCAAACTCCAAAGGAGACTTCATGCAAGACTTCCTAAACTTCCTGTATCAGTATGGTGCTGTAGATATGTCTCCTATCCTTCGGAGAGCCGGTAGTGGAAATTATACTGCTGAAGATTTAATTGCATTAGAACAACATCGTGATGTGTATGATGCTAATCTTGGTGTAGCTGATACCGAATCACAACGAGCTTTATATACTAAGCTAGTTACTGCTATTGATAAACTACTTGATACTTGGTATTATCCTAACAGTCTTGCTGTACAATTAGCTTCTATTGAATCAACTATATTTAATAAGTTAATTCTAGTTAGTATTGGTAGAGTTATTAAAGGCCAGATGACTATTCGAGTTGATGAAACTCAGATCTTAACTCAGGTTTATATCAGAGAAACAGATGATATGAGTCCTAATCAATTAGCTTTTCAATATAAAGCTCATGAATTAAAAGATTATCTTCCTAATGATCCAATCTTTAGACCTTATACTTTTATTATTCTGGATGCTTTAGTCAGCAGATTTCCCGAATATGATATTGTAGAATATGAAGCTAATGGATTTGAATTATTTAGAGAATGATAACTTAGGTTCAGGGGATTTGCTGGAGCGAGCTGTATGTTGCCCTATGGGTGGCTATGAGGGGCAGCTCGTTCCCGCAAGTCTCTGGAGGACTTGAGTGTTGGATATGGGAGTGTGGTGAAATTGGGAAACACAGCGGATTTAAGCTCCGCCGCTTCGGCTTAAGAGTTCAAGTCTCTTCACTCCTATTAAAATTAATAACCACAGGTTTGAAACCATAACAGAGGACTCAACAATGGCTATCAGAATTACCCCCGGGGATATTTCCTGGCGGCGGGATGTTACTTGTGATAATTGTAAAGCTGTCTGGGATTTGGATATAGAAGACGTTCAGGCAGATTACTTTGAGCCGACGTTTTATGATAAGGGAATTCCAAAAGCTTATTTTACTTGTCCGGATTGTTTGGCTGATACCATATTACAAAATGCCCCCCAGACTACAATTAGTAAGTTAACTAAGATAAACGATAACAAAGGATAAATATGTTTAAGAAACTTTTAGCAGCTACATAAAACAAATGAAACCTTTTATTCATGCAGATATTTCAGTTAAGAAGTTCGGTGGTAAATCAGAAGACTACCAAGATATACATGACTTCTTAGACTTCTCTAAAGCCGGTCATCCTGATATGCGCCATCGTGCAGTTACACATCATTCTATTGGTTGCTATTTAGTTGAATTAGCTTTTGGAGTAACTAGAATTAATTCTGATAATAAAGTATATTCTCCTAGAGATGTAGCTGAACAACATATCTTAGATGATTTGGGATGTATTCCTACTCTGAGTCAATGGTTAGATCTTATGCCATTGGAATCTTGGATGGGGCAACCTATTATTCGTTCTCGTACAGTTAGCCTTAAGGATTAATATGAATATAATTAATACTGATACTCAAATAGAAAATATAAAAGAACAAGTAAATACATTTAAATTTACCTTTAAAGAATTAGTTACTAAGATATTTGATCAAAGTGAACAGGTTACCGGCATTACATGGCAGGGTTATACTCCCAGCTATTGTGATGGAGAGGTTTGTAGCTTTGCAATATATTCTATGGAAATGATACCTGATCCTTATTATTTAGAGGTTACGGATTATAAGAATCTTATTCAACCATTATTATATGATCTGGAAAACTTCCTATATGCTAATTCAGGAATCCTACAAATGCTTTGTGGAGAGAATCATAGCGCAATTATTAATCGGGCAACCCCTGATGAAATTACTATAGAAGAATATAATGAATATTAATACAGCAGTAGATCAAGTAGAAGAACATATTAATAGTTTAAAGTTAAAGCTAGATAGATTTAAAGTTGAATTAAGAGCCGAACTTAATAAGATCTTTGATGAGAATCCTCAGGTTATTTCTATTGGTTGGCAAGGAGGAGTTCCTTATTTTAATGATGGAAGTAGATGTCTTTTTGGTATCTATGATGTTATCTTTGAAGTAACTTCTGATGACGATACTGTAGTAGAACAAAGTCTTTACGGAGATGAACCTGTTATATTTGATGAGGATGGTAATATATTAAATGACCTTTGTAGTTTTTTAGCAGATAATAAAGACATTATAGAGATTATGTTTGATGATTCCCATCAAACAAAGATTACTAGAAATAATAGAGAAGAAGTTATAGTAGAAGATTTTTATCCAGATAATTAATTAATATATAAGGAATTTATTATGGCAGTATTAACGCCGCTTGAAGTTTTAACAGAGAATAGTAAGAAATTAGCAGCAGAAATTAATACACAATTACTTGCTTATTGGGGAAGTAATCCAATAACAGTTATTACTAATGTTTATCCTGAAGATGTTATAGATTTTACTAAAAGAATGATAAGTGGTTGGGATGTTACTATACAGTATCTTCCCTTAAATCCTAAGAATGTTAAATCAACTGATCGTTATGTTGCACCTCGGATTAAATGGCTCTTTAGTGCACAATCCCGAGTAGGTAGAAGTCAAAGTGAATACAATATTATCACCTGATGAACTTGCTCAAGCTAGAGACTAATTCAACCACACCTTTCTTCGGAGGTTCTTATAACCCTTGGGAATGGGTGCAAGCCCCGCCATTTATGGCGGCTTTATCCTCCTATATGCTAGGATAATATCATGCTCGGCTAAAACTGAATATCATTTTATATTCTCAAAGGATTTACTATGTCTGTGATTGTTGTTGATACTGAAATGTATAATAGAGTTTTAACGCGGCGTAAAACTGCTAAGATTTCTCCTGATACTCATGAAGCATTATTTGTAGGACCGGCTATAGTTAAAGATCTTCAATCAGCTAATCCAGAACTAGATGTAGTTATCTCTAATGCTTATACAAAGCTATTTGCAGATATTACTTTAGAAGAAGTACAAGCTAATGGCTTTGATACTAAAGAACAATACTTTCAACAAGCTGCTAGATTCTATCCTGTATTTAAAGATCCTAAACCAGATTTAGTTGTTAAGGTTGAAAGGTTTACTTTGGTTGATTAACCTCAGGAGTTCGTCATGATAACCATTCCATTTCCACTTCATGTTAAAGTTGCTGAAGAGATTCGTGAAGGAATTAAGAATGATTGTGGTAGGTGTCCTATATCCTTAGCAATCCAGAAGCTTGTGCCAGCAATTTATAAGGTTAATGTTCATCATAATCTTCTAGTTATTGCCTTATCATTTACTGAGGAACTTAGAATCAAACTTCCTGCAGATGCTATTAACTTCATTCAAAGATTTGATGATGACCAGCAAGTTCTGCCTATAGAATTTATGTTATATGAGTCAGATATTATGATTCCTCAAGCGGAGATAGCATGATAACAACTCTACTTAGTGTGCTCGCTTTCTTACTAGGCTTATGGTTATTTCTTAAAGTTGGGTTGGCCTGTTTAGTTTTATTACTAACTATTCCTATAGCATTAATAGCTTTATTTATAGAGTTTATAATTGGTATTGGATGAGCGCTTTGGTTCTGGCTTGATGCGATGTTTGATAACAACTCTTGGAAGTAATCTATGCAAGGTCTCTGGTTGGGGTTACTTGGTTTGGTTATTGGCGTCGTGAGTTGGTTGGTAATTACAGATAAGATTCAAGTGGAGGATTAAAGTATGAGTTTAGATTTATGGGGAGAATTACCCTCTGTTCAAGTAGATATTAATAGTGACTATCCACTTACTATTCTAAAACAACAGGCAAGATTACTAACAGAGAAGACTTTTAACAATGCCTGAGGTTTATGTGATTCGTCTTTGGCGACTTTCTTTATGCTTTACTTCCTTTCCTACTAAGGAAGATGTGATTAAAGTATTAGAGGAAATGGCAGATGAGCCAAGCTTTAGAGGGCGTGGTATGGTCTATTGGATTAACTTTCTTAAGATCATGACAGAGCCTTGGCTGGTAGAAGTTCCAGGAACTAACTTATGGCAGGTTGATCTTCCTCCCTACGACTCAATCCGAATTGAGAAGTTACAAGTCTGGAACATTTCTAACAGTATCCAGATCAATCTATAGATATACAAGAGGTTATGGATTGGCAATGTAGATTATGTTCCCCTGCACAAGGTTGTATGTGGCCTTCTGCTTGTATTTATCACAAGAACACCCACTTTCAAAAAGCGCTGGCTAATGTGGATAAGCATGTTAAAGCTGAATTAGCTAAGCAGAATTGTGCTGACGAAGTTGTTACTTACAATCCTTAAAGGAGTTCTTCATGAGTGTGTTTAAGGTTACGGTTGGTGAGCATGTGTTTCATTTAGGTCATGCCCCTGATCAAGAAGACTTCTTGGCATACCTGCAGAAGTATGGAGTAAAGCTTGCTCCTACTGTACTTCCTAAGGTTGAAGAAGTCACCAACTCCACTTGTACTACGTGCAATCCTGAATTGGGTTGCCGCTTTCCAGAAGCGTGTCCTTGTAATAATGATCCATATCTACAGGCCGCTTTAGCTAATGTGGATCGGATTGTTGAACAGGAATTGGCTAAGCAGAATCAGGCAGATGAAGTGGTTCATGTTTATTAATTAATGTGTTATAATAGTAATAATTATATACGCCGCGGTGGCGCAATAGTAGCGCAAATAATTTGTAATTATTAGGTTATCGGTGCAAGTCTCGATTCGCGGCTCTTGATTATCTTTGAACTGTGATGTATACTTAAAGAGTATAGTATTACAGTTCAAAGGTATAATTATTATGAATCACTCGGAAGCGGGTAAACTAGGTGCGGCTAAATCAAAAGAGACCTCCACTAGACAAAAACAGGAAAGGATAGATTTATATAATCTTAATCCTACTCTTTGTAAGAATTGTGACGGTGCTCTTACATATGAGCAAAGACATAATAAGTTCTGTAATAGATCATGTGCAGCTACAATTAATAATAATGGTGTAAGAAAACATGGTCAAGATCCTGGTTTATGTCCGGTCTGTTCTAAACCTAAACCTAGACAGGCAAGTAAGTATTGTGGTGTGGAGTGTTATAAGCTAAGTAATTTAAATAAAGGTATAGCTAAGATTAATAATCCTGCAGATAATACTAAAATTATGTGCAATGAGACAATTAGAAAGTACCTCATCCTACAACTTGGTAATAAATGCCAAAGGTGTGGATGGTGTGAAGTTAATCCTACTAGTGGTAAAGTGCCTATTGAACTAGAACATATAGATGGTAATAGTACTAATAATGATCTCTCTAACTTAACTTTATTATGTCCTAATTGTCACTCATTAACATCAACCTATAAAGCTTTAAATGTGGGCAATGGTAGACATAGTAGAAGACAAAGATATAGAGATGGTAAGAGCTTTTAAATAAACATATTATATTAAATAAATTATAGATGACAATCATAAAAGAATGGCCTGTTTTACATGCCAATACAAAGTTAGGTAAATTAAAGTATTGGTTAGTTGAAGTTAGTGATGATGGTTGTACCCATGTTAGCTATTGGCAACAAGATGGTAAAGTACAAACTAAAGTCACACAACGTAAAGGTAAAAATATAGGTAAGAAGAATGCTACTACTCCAGTAGAACAAGCTCTTAAAGAAGCTGAATCTATGTGGCTAGAGCAAAGACAAAGTGGATATGTTGCCGAAGGCGAAGTATCTACTATTAAACCTTTACCTATGAAAGCGCAGACATATGCTTATGGAGATAAACTTCCTGAGTATGTGTATACGCAACCTAAATATAATGGATTAAGAATGTGCTGGTCTAAATCTTTAGGAGCTTACTCTAAGAAAGGTTTGGAATTCGGCGCTATTAAATTAGATATAGATACTGATTATATTCTGGATGGGGAGATTAAACTCCCACCTCCATATACATTTCAAGATACTGTTTCTGCTGTTAAAGCTTATAAAGAAACTACACCTTTATTAATCTATACTATATATGATTTAGTTATTCCAAACATTTCATACACGGATAGATTAGCAGAGCTACAAGCGGTATATGAAGCTAATAAACATCTGGGTAATTTAGAATTAATAGAAACTAATATAGCTAGATCTATAGAAGATATTAAAGAACAGTTTAATAAATATGTTGGTCAAGGTCATGAAGGAATCATGATTAGAATTCCTGATGGCTTTTATGAATGTGGTTATAGATCTAAATACTTATTAAAGTATAAGGACTTTTTAGATAAGGAGTTTGAGATTATAGATGTGGTTGAGTGTGATAATGCCCCTGGTTTAGGTAAGTTTAAATGCTTAATTCCTAATCCGGAAGATGACACTATTCCGCCGCGTATCTGTGATGTAACTCCTGAAGGTCCTATTGAACTAAAACAAAAGTATTTATTAGAGCGCAAAGCTTTAATAGGTAAAATGCTTACGGTCAAATTCCAGGCTTATACAGATGATTTCTCTTTACAATTCTGTACTGGTATTTCTGTAAGAGAGTATGAGTAGTAATAATATAAGGATGTCAACTACCCAACGCTAAATCAGAAGACTGATTATAGCGTGGGCTTGCAACACTGAAGGCAAGACTAAACAGTTGAATAGCCCATAGAGCTATGTAGCCTTACACTCCCTTCTGTGCCACCTAAGCAGAAGTTCCCAGTTTGACTCAATCAGTTGTTGAGAATCGGACTACATAGTGGGCGAGAGGTAGTCGAAAGACAAATACATTTATGGATTATCTCCAATCATGTTAAACAAAAGAGTAGCGGTATTAAGTGTAGACGGAAACCCTCTAATGCCAACTAAGGCATCTAGGGCGAGAAGGTGGCTAGCAGAGGGAAAAGCAAAGGTAGTGCATAACGACCTAAGCATCTTCCAAATTCAGCTAACTCAATCTTCGGGTAATCAGTTACAAGACATGGCACTAGGAGTAGACCCAGGCAGTAGTTTTACAGGGTTAGCCGTACAATCCAAGCACGAAACCTTAGTGGGACTCAACCTAAATCTACCCCGCAAGGAAGTGTCAAGGCGAATGAGTGAAAGGGCTGTACTGCGTCGAACTCGCAGGGGTAGACGCATCAAGCGTAATCTTCCATTCAAGTTACGCAACCATAGGCAGAAACGATTTAATAATCGTAGACAGTCAAAGATTCCGCCTAGCATTCTGGCTTCTAAACAGCTAGAATTACGGGTAATCAAAGAACTGTTTGCCATTTATCCAATCAGCCATGTGTATGTAGAGATGCTGAATAAGTCTTACAGTCCAGCTTTTTCAAGAGCCGCACAAGGACAGAATTGGTTAGTTTCAGTATTAAATCAATTTACGAAGGTGCATTTGGTGAAAGGGTATGAGACTTCTAATACACGGCAATATCTTGGTTTAGTTAAGTCAAAGAACAAAGCCGAACAGTCTCCTACTGCTCATGCTAATGATGGTGTTAGCTTAGCAGCTAGACATTTCATTAGGTACACAGTTTCAAATCTAACTAACAGTGCTGACTGGATAGGAGAAGTTAAGGTAACTAACTTTAATTTCCTGGTGCTATCTAGACTAGGTAATCGACCTAGAAAGATGCACGACCTAACTGTTAACAAAGGTGGTAGACGCGATAGTTATGGAGGATTTGAATCTACCCATCCATACAGAAACGGAGACAAGGTTGAGTATCGCACTAAGAAACTTCACTTAATTGGGATTGTTTCTGCTTGCGACCTCTATCAAATATTTCCGAAACGTCAAAGACTTAAGCAGGGCATTACTGCTAAAAATACGAGACTTATTTCTCGTTCTTGCAATTTATTAGTAAACCATACAAGGAGGACTGCGTTTCCTCCCGACACTGACCTGACTACAGGTACAGTGCGGGTCTCCACGCAGAATTTTAGATGAATTTAACAGAATTAAATATTAATGTAGTATGGCCTCCTAAAGGTCTAACTAAAGTACCAGATAAAGTATATACACATACAGCTATTATTTCTAAAGACTTTACAGATGCAGAAGATGCTTGGGGATTTGTTGATGATATAAAAGCTATCCCTACTATATTAGAAGCAAAGGGCGACTTTAAGAACTTTGAAGTTGTTTGTAGAGTAATAGTAGATATAACTAAGAAAGATACTAATAAAGAAGCCTCACAGACACCATTTAATGCGGCTCTTCTGAGTGTATTAGAGGATTATGAAAATACTGGTTATCTTGCTGATTTTAATTATATTATAGAGGAATAATTATTATGCCCGAGATTAAAATTAATATAGTGCGGCCATCTAAAGCTTTAATAGTGGCTCCAGTAACTAAACCTGTAGTGTCTGAGAAAGAAGATGATGACTATGATACTCAATTAAGTAAATATACATTTACTATTTCATATGAAGCTACTGAATCTCAACAAGAGTCTATGCTTGAACAAATAGAACAACTTGAATGTTACTATGAAGAATTTATAAGTTCTGGTTGGACTGTTGAAAAGTTAGATAAGTATATTGATGAAGATGATGAAGAAGATTAACTAAAAGGAATTGAAAATGAGCCGTCGTAAATTACTGATTAGAGACAAATTTCATAATGCTTCTTGGGCAGGTGTTAATCAAGTAGGAGCACATAGTAGCTCCGGTTTTATTATGCCGTCTAATTTAACCTTTAATGATTTCTTAGCGCAGATTAGTCCTAAGAAAGTAAGTATGGCTGATATTATTACGACTAAGACGGGCAAGACTCGGCGGTTTACTGCTGATGGAAAGGTCGCTGCCCCGCTTAGGAATAATATTATTAGTTGTCCTATTAGTAATAAGACATTTAGTTCTTGGAAACAAGCGTTGAATAAGAAAGATAAACGATAATAAATGTGCCGGTTTTCTTTTGGTGCGGAATATAAATTACAGTTGGGGCCGGTGCTATTTGTGTACCGGCTTCATGGTAAGAAGTTTGAATATAATAAACATAGAAATTCTAATAGATATAAACATTGGAATGAAGTTTACAAAGATGAGTTTGTTGTCGCCGTTGAATGATGAGGAATTGTGTTCACAGATCTAACGCCTTTAAAATCGATTTACCTTTACCTGTTTAATAATCATGATCAAACCCCTGATCAGATTGCCGCTGGTTTACAAATGTCTAAACGTACCGTTAACAATCAGTTAATGGAATTGCGGAATTGGAATTTGGTAGAGGTTACTAATGGTAGCTGGAACTGTATTCAGGACTCAGATACTATTACAGAAGAAGAAGCTTTAGATATCTTTGCACACTTGGTTGATGAAGGTTTTGAACACTTAGCTAGTTGATCCTCTTGTTAAATGCTATAATATATCTAATAAATATTTAGGTATGTTATATGACATTATTAGTTAACTTATTTGCTGGCCCGGGTACAGGTAAATCTACAATGGCGGCAGAACTTTTTGCTGCGATTAAAAAGCAACATATAAACTGTGAATTAATTACAGAAGTTCCTAAAGATTATGTTTGGGATGGAGCTTTAGATCTACTTAATAATCAAGTATTAATCTTAGGGAATCAGTATCATAGAATCTTTAGAGTATTAGATAAAGTAGAGATTGCTATTATAGATAGCTCTATACTTTATGGATTAGTTTATAAGTCCCCTAAGTTACCTAAAAGCTTTGATGCATTTGTATTAGATCTATTTAATTTACATGATAATTGTAACTTCTATATTAATAGAACTGACTTCGGAGTTTATCAACAAGAAGGTAGAGTTCAATCTCTTACAGAAGCTATACAAAAGGATAAAGAAATTAAAGATATGTTAGATACACATAATATAAAATATAATACTATTCCTGCTTTCTATACTCCTATTCCGGAAGTATTAAAGGCTTATCAGGAATTGAAAGAATAATAATATATGAGTCAGGAATTTATAAATAAGTTTAAAGATTTATTAAATCAATATGATGTTATTGTGGATAGTACCGCGCCGCTATACTTTGTGTTTCATCCTCAAGTAGCGGTGCTTACTGAAGAACAGTATGTTAGGTTTAAGATGGAACCTACAGGTAAGTTAATATTAGATAGAAATATAGAGGATATATAAAAGTTATGCTATTAACAGCTACGAATAATAAATTAGATAGTAATTTTATTCCAGCGCAATCATTAGATTTTGGTATTGATGAGAACTCTTTTGAAGTTATTATTGATATTCTTAGAAATAAACTATATGAATTTAAAATCAGAACTCTTGTTCAAGAATATATGTGTAATGCTAGAGATGCACATAGAGAGATTAATCAAACTAAACCTATAGAAGTTACTGCTCCTACGGTATTTGAACCTACTTTTACTGTTAAAGATTATGGCCCCGGATTATCTCCTGAAAGAGTTAAAGAAGTCTTTGTAAAGTATTGTGCTTCTACTAAACGCGGAAGTAATAATGAAACCGGTGGATATGGAATTGGTTCTAAATCAGCATGGGCTTATACAAGCGCTTTTGTAATTATTACCAGATATCTAAACCAAAAGTATACTTATTATGCACATCTTGGTGATACTAATATCGGGCAACTTGATTTAGTATCTTGTGAGTATACTAATGAACCTAATGGAACTGAAGTTCAAATTGCTGTGGCTAATAGTGACATCAAAGAATTCACTATGGCTATTACAAGAGCTTGTATTCTTTGGGATAAGCAGGAACAACCCAAGTTAAATAATATTAACGTTGAGAAAGTTACTGGGTTTACTGTACATAATTTATTATTAACAGCTTCTAAGAGTTCTTTATTTGCTATAGTTAATCCTACTATAGTTAATGATAATAGTTATTATGGTAGACAAGGCAGAATAGATGCTCCTATTGTATTAGTTATTGATGGTATTATCTATCCTATTACTTCAGAACTTGAAGATAAGATTCCTGAAGTACATACATTAAGAAATTACTTTAAGAAAGAAAGACAGCTCTTTATAAAAATTCCTACAGGTTTAATTGTATTAGGCCCCGGTAGAGAAAAGATAGATGACTCTACTAATAACCGAAATGTTATTACTAAAATAGCTACTAACACTATGGCGTTTATTACATCTTATTGTACTGAACAGATAAATAAGTGTGCTACTTTAAGAGAAGCTGTATTAACTTGCAATAGTTTATTTACAGAATTTGTAATGCCTCCGGTTACTTTCAAGGGGTTTACCTTTAGTCAGGAAGCTATTATTTTACCTAAAGATTCTCACGTATTTGTAACTGAATATAGTATCGAAGTTACTAACAGCGGGACTAGGAATTTAGTAAAGAACTCTGGAGTTAGACTTTCCCCACAAATAATTGCTCATGCTTTTACTACTGAAGATGAAAGCGCTATTAAAATGAATTCCAGAATTAGGAATTACTTTAATAGTACTGAAGCAGACTCAGTATATATTCTTGATGGTAATTATGCTCAGACTTTTGCAGAAGCTTTTGAAATACCCAGTTTACAAACTATAGAATATATCCCGGTAGTAAGAAGTAAAAGGGCTGCTGAGTTGGTAGATTACTCTGAGCAGAACTTTATATGTAAACTAACTAATATTTGGGGTAAAAAGACCCGCTCTTTAAAATCTATACAAAAAGACCATCCGAATAAGACTATTGTTTATATGTCTGGGTATAATGGTTGTGATGTGGGAGATTATTTTGGTGGTACTGATCCTGAATATTTCTTTATAGAAGTTTCTAAAGAAGTTGCTAAGACTCTTATTCCTACAGATAAGTTTATCCCGTTTGAAACCTGGAAAGAATCCTTTAAGATTAGAGACCTTGATATAATTTGTCTGGTTAATAATACAATATCTAACACTTTCCGACACAAACTTAACTCAGGACTAAATTTACTTGGGCAGAATCCACAAATTCTTAGTAAAGTTAAAGATCCTTTATTACAAAGAACTCCTGAACTAATTGAGTATAGATGTTATGTACCTAACTTAATTAAAGAATTTCCAGATGTAATTAAAGATGAAAGATATATTAAAGGGATTGAATTTCTTAATAGCTATGAAGAAAGAATTAATAAGTATTATACTTTGTTGGAGGCTATTAGGTGTTATAATATCCAACAATTAGACGATGTTATAGACTATTTTAATTATGTATATGAGACTAAAGTTTTAAAGGATATTAATTAATGAAATTAAAATATGCTTCTATTGATATAGAAACCTCATCTATAGAACCAGAATGGGGTCTTCTATTAGAATTAGGAATTGTAGTAGATAATAATAAAGATATAGCAGTAGCAGAACTTCCCACATACAGATTTATATTCTTATATAAAACTATTATTGGGCAATCTTATGCTCTTAATTTAAATAAAGAACTAATTGAACATATTGAATATGTAGTTCAAGGAGGTGCATTACTTCCTAATGTTATATATGTTAATATGGATGTAGATACATTTAAACTAGTTGATCCTAATGTTATTACTAGACAAGAAGTAAAGAACTATATTGCTCTAAAATTATCTAAAGATTTAGGTGGAACTAAATTTAATGTAGCTGGTAAGAATGTAGCAGGGTTTGATTTACCTTGGCTAAAAGCTAAACTAAATGATAACTTTGATATGTTTAGACGTAGAGTAATGGATCCTGCACCTTATTTTGTATTACCAGATGATGAATTCCTGCCTAGCCTACAAACTTGTTTAGATAGAGCAGGCACACAGAAATCTGTGGAACATACAGCGGTTGCAGATGCACAAGATGTAGCTAGTTTATTAAGAATTGGTCTAACTAAACACTGGAGTATATAAATATGGTAAATTATATGATTACTAATAGTAGTATCATCCTTAACTATGATGGTAAAACTGTTAGCTTAACTAAAGGTGATAATAGATATGCTTCTGTATATGAAGCTATTAAGAATAAAGAGTTAGATAAGATTCCTGGATTATTAAATGTTGTAGAACAATTAGAACAACAAGGTATTGTAGTTACAGATGGTAAAATCTTTACTAAAGCTGGTGAGGAAATTCCTACAGCATTACACGATAGAATCTTAGCTTTCTATAGAGAAGGATTACCTTTTGATAATCTATTATTATTCTGGGATAACTTAAAGAAGAATCCTAGTTATAATTCTAGACAACAACTATTTACATTCCTTGAGCAGAATGGGCACCCCTTAACAGAAGATGGTTGCTTCATTGCTTATAGAGGGGTTACTAAAGAGTTTAAAGATCGTCATACACACACCTTTGATAATTCTGTGGGTGCAGTTTGTGCAATGCCCAGATCAGAAGTAGATGATAATCCTAATCGTACTTGTTCTAAAGGGCTTCACGTAGCTGCTTATGAATATGCACATAACTTTGCTTCAGATGGTTATACTATGGAAGTTAAAGTTAATCCTAAAGATGTAGTAGCAGTACCTACAGATTATAACGGGCAGAAGATGCGCGTGTGTAGGTTTGAAGTGGTTGCGATTTGTGAACGCCCTCGTTTGGATGAAACCCTGTATGAAAGACCTAATCGGTTTAGTGGTGACTTTGATGAGATGGAAGATGAGGATGTGGATGACACCGCGTACTTTGAAGAAGTGGATGCAATAATTGCAGAATTAGTGCAGAAATACAATAGCAATGATTATCCGGCGGAAAAGCTGGCGCAATATGTCTATTATGATCCTAAGAATATAGAAGATTGGGATTATGTTTTAGATAAAGTGCGAGAGTTAGTTGGCCCATTTAAAGATAAGTATCATACGATTGGTTAAATAAATGTTATTCAAGTTTAAGAATGATCTCTTCGTAAATAGCATGAAGATTGAAAAGCTTAGTTATGAAGTTACTACTCGGGTTATATTGTACCTGCAGTATATTCCCGAGCAGTATAACTTTCATTATAATTATGCATTACCCGGATTCAATTGGTTATCTACTGTATGTGGTGACTCAGAAGCACAAGAGAATCCAGAAATATTATGGCATCGTTATATGTCTGATAGTAATAAACTATTAGATATATTAGCTAAGTTTTCCCAAGCAGGTAAACCTAAGCTAACTAAATTAGGATTGCCTTGTTGGATGCAAGATCGCCCCGGTTATGGGAATTCGCGTACTGGGGAGTTCTTATTATTTGATGATGATTCCTGGGTTTCTGCTTTTAAAGATTCTGAGGAATCTGAAGATCAATATGTCTATGTTTATATTCAAACTCCTAACGTACATGCGAAAACATGGAGAGTTTATCTGGGCGGTTTAGATGACTGGAGTTATAGTCTGGAAGTTGCTACTGAAGAAGAAGCTATTAAAGAATTAACTTGGTTAAGAGAACACCAACCATTAAACCTAGAAGATGATATAATAGGTAGAGGTTTAGAATTTACTAATTAAAGTTTTCACCACGTTACCTCCATGCAATTCAATTACTAACTATGGGTGATACTGTTAGTAATTTCCTGGGTCTGTAGCTCAATGGTAGAGTCCCTCCCCTACACGGAGGTTGTTGCAGGTTCGAGTCCTGTCAGACCCATTTCACTCAACTCCAAAGGAATTTAACATGCAATGCCAAGTGTATTCAGATACCCACCTTGAGCATCGTAAGAATGTGCTACCTAATATTGCCGCACCTAATTTACTTGCAGTAGGAGATATTGCGGCGGCGTATCAACTACAAAGTATTGTTCCTTATTGGTGTGATAACTATGACCATATCGTGTATGTAGCAGGCAACCATGAATACTATGGAAGTACTTATCAAAGAGTACAAGAGCTGCTTTATACTTTAGATAGTGAGTATAGTAACTTTCATTTATTAGATTTGGGTAAGACTGTTACTATTAATAATCAGAGATTTGTGGGATGTACTTTGTGGTACGGCCCTACAAATTCTTGGCATGAACAACAGATGATTAGAACTCAAATTAATGATTCTAAATATATTGGCTTAAGCTATGAGGAGTTTGTACTTCTAGGACTTGTTCATAGGAATTACTTAAGGAATGCTATCCAAGAAGGGGATGTGGTATTAACCCACTACTTACCTACTTGGGCAAGTGTTGCTAGAGAATATGTGAATCAGCCTACTAATACCGCTTATGTAAATAACTGCGCGGATATTATCCAAAGTAATAAACCTAAATTCTGGCTCCACGGGCACACCCATACTCCTTGTGACTATGAAGCCTATGATACTAGAGTAATTTGTAATGCTACTAATCCTGTTGATGTAGTTTTAGAGATCTAACTTATACCATGAGTTTTACTAATGAATCCTGATGATGTTTAAATAGGAGAAGAACATGACAATGTTAGCTACACAGCAATTTATCAGCTAACTAAATCTGAAACTCTCACAGCAAATAAAAAGATTGCTGTTTGTCATACCATTAGTGGTAAGGTTTATAGCGGCAATGAAGCAAGGAGTCTACTGGGTTTGCCTATTGGACAAGCTACTAAGATTTCTCCAGCGAGTGGTACTAAAGGTAGTTATGAAGTGTTTATCCAAAGTACTTCTTTCAATCGCAACTTGATTCCCAATACTCAATTTCTATTAATTAATTAGAGGATTCTACATGGACTATGATGACCGAATAGATAGAGATGGTAATGATCCACTAGATAGAGTTTATGAAGCTGTTGATGTGGCCCTTGAATATGGAAGTATTGATGGTGCTAACCATAAACAATGGGTTATAGATCAGATGCTTAGGAAGTTATTAGGTACGGTATATGATGATTATATTGCTGCATATAACTCTGATGATTTCCATCGTAATTGGAATACAGGAATTGCTCCTTAAGTAATTCTTGTGGTATAATTAGTTTGTGTGAGAGATTAATTACCTCTCCTTTATTCCTCGGTAGCTCAGTGGTAGAGCGGTCGACTGTAAAATGATAGCAGCGCTATTTAGAAATGAATAGATGAAAACACTCCTAAATCGGGGAAAGCTTTAAAATGCCAATCCCGAGCTAGCAGGTCGTAAGATCGGGCAAGTGTAGAGACTTTATAGAGTGCTCTTAGAAATAGGATGAAGAGAAAGTCCAGACCACAAACTGAAAGGGCGGTGAAAACCGTAGTGGTAAAGTAATCGACTGGTCAAAGGTTCGAATCCTTTTCGAGGAGTTTTAGTTTAGTTAACCACACACACACTGGAGATTGTCATGGATCTTGGATGTGGCCTCATTTTTCTACTGGCCATTCTGCTTGTTACTGTAATTGGTGTTAATCGTGATGACAGCTAGATACAAAGCAAAGGCTTTGTAGCTGTTGGGCCAAGGTTCGTCCTGGCCCTGATAGTTTAATCTTCGGCGCCCGTGTCCGTGGCCTTATAACGGTGGGTCTAACTGTTCTCAACAGATCTTATTAAGAAGAGGACTAGGTGGTACTGAGTACTATGACTGGACAGGGGTTCGATTACTCGAAAGAGTTAGTCGCTTCAATCAGTAATGGTTGAATGTAAACCAAGCTCAAACGGCGAAGACTAAATCTGGGTAACCAGACATGTTAACACCGTACCAAAACTACCAGTGATGGTAACGATGGTCTAGAGACTCATAGAGCACTTCGAGCGTGATTAGCTTTGTCTAACTTTAAGTGTGACTAGGAAAGCAGTAATGCTTTAAATGCTTGGCAACCAAAGACACGCATTTGGTTGAAGGAATAGTCCACGCCTCAGTGAAAACTGGGGGTAACGTGTCCCCTTATCTCCACTACTCGGGGATATACAGGTTTCGACATGATTGGGAAAGAGTACCACTGAACGCAGTGTAAGCGAAGAAACACAAACAAAATAAAGGTCAATAACATTTATCCTTTCTCTCGTAAGCGCGCTCTTGTAGCTGCGTAAACTGAGCGGGGTTGCTAACTAGCCTTGTTACCCAACTAGTTAGACATCGGCCCCCTTACGGGGGCTTTTGTTTATCCTTATAGCTCTATAAAGTATTTAGAATCAACTATTACAATGCTTTCTAAACATTCTTAGGAGACCATTTCATGTCATTCAAACCTGCTCTGCAGTTAGAACTTATTAAATCTTGGTTAGCTACTAAACCTCCTAAGTTTAAGTTAGGTAGACCCTTTGTGGGCGAAGATAATCCTTTAGTAACTTATCTTAGAGAAGTTAGAGAACTTGGAACTCTTACTGTAAATATAAATTGGTATGCAGTTTGGGCATACGATAAAAATACTTTTATTGTGGAAAACTTTGATCCAGAATTAGATAAAGATTTGATTGAACTCAATCTAATGATTAGTAAAGGTTGGGAAGATGTTACTGCGGGATTACTTCTAAAGTATATCCAGTTAATACAAACCACAAACTCCTGAAGGAATCCATGAAAGACTTAATTGAGCAAATTGTTGAATTGTTACAAGTTGATTTGTTTAAAGCGTGGTTGGCTACTAAAGATGTTGATGTTATTCTCTATAAATTTAAAGCTAAATATAATGTATTCATGGAATATTTAGGTGAACAGATTAGCAGTAATGTAGAAAATGCACCGGGGATAACTGATCTTATATATCTTCAAGTTAATAGTCAGTATAACGTCTATGTTATGGTTAAGGGTGTTGCACAAATCCCTATTCCCTTAGAACTATTTCAGGTAGAGCACCCGCTATTTGAAGCATATCGATTAGCCTTTGCGCATAACTTACCAGTAGATCCTACTAAGTTACCTGAAGGAGATGTCGTTAAGGTTAACTTATTTGATAATCAATTAAGTATTACATTTCCTAATATAAAGTTATTTAATCTGGCTTTAAAAAGTGAAGAATTAAACTATCTCTTTTCTGAATGCTTTGATAATAGTTCTGTTATTGCATCTAATCTTACTTGTGTGGGTATCTTTAAACCCTCGCATAAATTTACTAAAGTTATATTAGCTAAATTATTCTTACCCGCACTTGGGCATCATCTTTATTATAATTGTGTTGACTTTGTAGGTACAGTTGTATTACTTCGAGATGATACTATTGAATTAAAGGTTATGGGTATTCCGGAAGTTAAAATAGTTAGGAAAACTCCTGAAGGTTATGAATTATCTTTAGTAGATTATTATAATTATGTGGCGGATGTGTTTGGTTGCTCAGCCCGAACCGCATATTCTCTCTTATTTTATAAGAGAAAGGAACTTATTATTACTCCAGATATGTTTGTATTTGGTAAATTTGATAGCGGGCTTGAAGAAGATGCACCCGGTCCTAGTTTTGATATTATTACTCCTGATATTATATTAGTTAATCGTTTATTTGCAGATCACTTTCTTAATAGATCTAAAGATATTATTAGGCTAGTTTAGTTACATCCCCAGAATAGTTTAATGGAAGAATCCTCAATGGTTTGAGGAGGTGTAGGTTCGATTCCGGCTTCTGTTGACACTCCCCGACCTAAAGGTGCGGGGATTCTTGGTTCTACGAGACGGCTTGCACGGGCAGGATTGCTCCAACCAGAGTAGAGGTCGTGTCTCCCCAAGCGATTCTTGCGTCTAGCGCAAAGGTTCCCACATGCCCTGCGGTACCCAATCCTCTCATCAAAATGTTAATCGCTGCGTTGTGGTCTCTATCCAACACGCACCCGCACTTACAAGCGTGAGTCCTAGTGGATAATGACTTGACAACAATAGCCCCACAGTTTGAGCATTCTTGACTTGTTCTGGCTGCTGGTACTGCTATTGTTACCTTGCCAAATATCTTGCCGAAGTACTCCAACCACTGACGGAACATGTACCAAGAGGCATCGTTTATTGACTTAGCCAAACAATGGTTCTTCACCATGTTCTTAATCCTTAAGTCTTCATAAGCTACTAGGTCGTTTGACCTGATTACGCACCTTGCAGTCTTGATTGCAAAGTCCCTGCGTTGCCTACTTACCTTAAGGTGGCGTTTGCCTAGTGTCTTCTTGGCCTTGTGTCGATTATTTGAGCCTTTTACTTTCTTAGATACTCTGCGCTGAGTCTGCTTTATAGCTTTCTCACCAGTCCTTAGAAAGCGAGGGTTATCAACAGTTTGGTTATTGGAGTCGGTGTAGAACTCTTTAAGCCCTACATCCAAACCAACTGCACTTCCTGTTGGCTCTAGTTCTTCAGACCTATCTACTGAGACACAGAACTGCGCGTAGTATCCGTCCGCACGTTTGACTAACCGCACCCTTTTGATTTGCTCTGGGGCGTAGAAGTTTAAGTCACGGGTGCCTTTTAACTTCAAACAACCAATGCCAATCTTGTCGGTGAAGGTTATTCTTTTCCGGTCTTCTGATAGCTTCCAACCAGAGGTTTTGTACTCAACACTTCTACAGTCTTTCTGAAAAGTAGGGTACCCTTTCTTACCGGGTACTTTGCTTTTACAGTTGTCGTAGAATCGGGAGATACTAGCCCATGCGCGTTCGGCAGCAGCTTGTCTAGCCATAGAGTTGAGCTTGTTGGCAAACTCAAACTCTTTAGCAAGCAGGGCACAATGACGGGAGAGTTCTACCCAAGATTTAGCTTGGCCGTCCATCCACAAACGAATAGACTTGTTCCGAATGAATTGCATCGTTCGGATAGCCTCATCAATCGCAGTGAATTGGCTTGCTTTGCCGTAGGTTTTGAACTCAAAGACAATCATTGTTTCCTCCTGTTCTTATGATAGCACGAACGAGGATAAAAAGCCGCCCTAAAGGGACGGGGCTTTAGACCCAAAGAGCCAAGGGTAAAGCGCTTGGTTCATACCCAAGTCATTCGTAGGTTCAACTCCTACTTCAGGCACCTTTGAATCTCAGTACTGCTGCCTTCTATAGTTTCTATAGGGGGCTTCCTCATTTACTCAAGGAGTCTAACATGCAGAAAGAACAAGTATCCTCAAGCGATATCTCGAAAGCGGCACTGAAAGTCTTTTCACCGGAAGAGATCCAGCAGTTGCCTCGTCCCATGAAGCTGTCTTTGATCGGGATGTTGCATCGGCGGCTAGAGAAGCCGGGACCGCCCCCGACGCAGGACGAGTTGGAGGGGATAAAGGAATTGGTAACCGTACATCTTTGGCATCCCTCGCTTACAACCACCGCTAACCTCTTAAAGGTATAACACTTGACAAAAGCCTCGTATAATTCTTATGTTTAACTTACTAGATTATATAAGTAAACTTATCAGAGCTAAAGTAAATATGGCCACTAAATATCCTCGTACATTACATTTACCCGATTCTCCAGGGGCTACTTCAGATGATAAAAGATTAACCTTTAATCCCTTTGAAGGTAAAGAAGTAGTTATTACTGCGAAGATGGATGGGGAGAATACTACTATGTATACTAATGGTTTACATGCTAGATCTATAGATTCTCCCTATCATAAAAGTAGAACCTTTGTAAGTAGATTACATAGTTTATTCTCCTTTGATATCCCCACAAATATGCGGATTTGTGGGGAGAATCTATATGCTAAACATAGTATTTATTACAAGAACTTAATAGCGTATTTCCAAGTATTTAATATTTGGGAAGATGATGAATGTTTAAGTTGGGATGATGTAGTTACTTGGTGTAATTACTTTGGATTGCCTACTGTACCTGTTCTTTATGAAGGTATATGGGATAATTCTTTCCAGCCGCTACATATAGTTAATGGAGATTTATGTGAAGGTTATGTAGTTAGATTAAGAGAAGCTTTCTTTATGGATGAGTTTAGTACTAGTGTGGGTAAATATGTCCGCGCTAATCATGTTACCACTCATGCACATTGGATGAATGAATTACTAGTTCCTAATCTTAGAAGATTACCTATTGATCCGGAATTGCTAGAAGCATTATTAACTTGAGGAATCAAATGAATAGAATTAGCTATTGAAAGCTTTGCTAGAAAACGTGAGCAAGCTGTATTAGAGCAGAAGCAAGAAGTAAAAGAAATTCAAAAGGAGTTCGCTAAGTTTATTACTGTAAAGGATATCTAATGGAAATTACATCAGAAGAAATGTATGAAGAAGCTTTAAGGAGAGTAGAAGAAATCTTCTTAGCTCCTGTAGATTCAGAGGAAGGCCGCGAATTGACAATACTTGTTAATGCTATTGAGGAATATGAAGAACTTCATTATCCTATAGCGGCACCCACAGAAGAAGAAGCGGTGGCCTTTAGACTAGAACAAGAGTTGGGACTGTAATGGAACCTAATCAAATTGCTCTGGATAATAAAGCGCAATTCATTTATTTTGTATATGGGATTACTCGGGGCGATACTAGTTACATTCTAGTTAATAATCCATCTATTGATACTGAGTGGTGGTATATACCGTAGATAATTCTGTTGAAGGCGGCATTATGCTTACATTTAAAGGTAAAGATAATAACAAATATGCTTATATAGAATTCTGTAATTCAGGTGAATTAGTTTATTTATTTGGGGAAGAAGATTCTGATCAAACTACTTGTGCAGAGTTTAAACTAGAAGACTCTGTACAGGTGGCTACTAATATGTTAGAATGGTTAGTATAACTGATATCCGAACGCGAACGTAGCTCAACGGCAGAGCGGATGCCTTCCAAGCATCGGGTAGGGAGATCGACACTCCTCGTTCGCTTTTAATTAAATATAAAATAATATAATATAAAAGGACATATAATAATGGGATATTGGAATGCTACTTGTGCATTAACTAATTTACCAATTCACTGTGGAGATCCAGTAATAGGACTTCTAATTAGAGTTCCTTATAAAGCTAAAGTTGAGAATATGAGCGGTGCTTGTTATCCTAATGAAGCTGCATGGCCAGTTACTCTAGGCTTTACTGGATTTTATAATGATTATGGTGCGATTGAAGAGATTACTAAAGATATTATTACTAAAGAAATAGAAACTAGATTTAAGGTTGAAGATGCTGAGAAGTTTATTTGCGAAGTTGTAGAACGTGATGAGTATTATTATTCTGAAGATTACTCCTATTGGCCTGAGGAGCCGGTTAAAGAAGATAATAAATACACAGATGGCTTAGGTTTATGGATGTGCCATAAATATGCTTGGGATAAATTGGCAGAGATTTCTGTAAATAGATATTTAGAGGATTTCTCAGAGTATTACAAGCATGTAACTACACATGAACCTATTGAACGTTATAAAGCTATCGGGGAGTTTTATTTCGCAGACATATTTCAATTATCATTCTCCAGGTGTCTTGGACTACGCGGAGGAATCTCTGAGTCTAGAGATATTAGATGCTATGTGACTATCCTTAACCAATTAATTCTTGTAGACAAACTGCCATTAGGCGATCCTAAATTAATGAGCTTTGTTAAGAGTCTATGTGAATTATCTGCTATAGAAGATGCCATTAGTATGCTGCGTAGAAGTTGGTATCCTGGTGGTGCTAAAGGTGGTCAGTTTTATGGTTATGCTTGGCACTTTACTCTAATGGAAACTATGTGTGATATTATACAGGCTAGAGCTGCGGCAATGGATAGCACATTAGAAGATTATAAACTTAACTGGAATTACTAAAATGTTACTTGATACTTTAAAGAAAGATAAATTAATAGCTCGCAAAGAAGGAACTGAATTAAAATATAATCTACTAACTACTTTAGTGGCAGAAGCTACTATGGTAGGGAAGAATAAAGGTAATAGACTTCCTACAGACGAAGAAGTTATTCAAGTTATTAAGAAGTTTATTAGTAATGCTAATGAGAGTTTGAGATTACAGTTTGGTGATGGCGCGCATATTATGGTGGCTAATCAACAGACTGATGAGATTAATATTCTTACTGAATACTTACCTCAGCAATTAACTGAAGAACAAATTAAGAGTGAATTAGAATCATTACTTAAGTTTGATTCTCAGGCTAAAATAGGCGATCTTATGAATTATCTTAAAGCTAATTTTAATGGTAAGTATGATGGGAAAGTAGCTTCTAAAGTGGCTAAGGAATTACTCACAGCTTGATTCACCTGGAGAAACCTCATGGAACTAATACAGAAAGGCCACAACTTTGCTCAGTTTGTCATTAACTTTGTTCCCACTGCTAAAGTCTATGCAGTTGGTGGCTTTGTTAGAGATATGCTTTTGGGTATTACTCCTAAAGATTTAGATATTGAAGTATATGGAATTGAAGCGGAGAAGCTACATCATATACTATATCGGTATGCTGAGACTGTAAAAGCTTCGGAGCCTAAACTATTAGGGGCACAGTTCCAAGTATATAGTGTTAATGATCTTGAGGTTTCTCTCCCTCGTCGTGAATCTAAAGTTGGTGATAAACATCGCAGCTTTGTTATTCAAGGCGATTCTAACATGACCTTTGCTGAAGGTGCATCCAGAAGAGACTTTACTATTAATGCCATTGGTCTTAATCTTGTGACTGGGGAATTCCTAGATCCTTATAATGGTAGAGCAGATTTACGAGCTGGTATTCTACGCCATGTAGGACCGGCTTTTGCAGAAGATCCCTTGCGGGTTCTGCGCGGAGCGCAATTTATCTCTCGCTTTAATCTGCAGATTGTAGATCCAGCTACTATCGAGATGTGTAAATCCTTAAACCCTAATGACCTTTCTATGGAGAGAATTGGCGGTGAGTTCCAGAAGTTGCTTGTTAAAGGTGATCATCCTGAGCTTGGCCTAAAGTTCTTATCTGATGTAGGCTGGTTTAAGTATTGGTTTGAGGGTAAGTATGAAGATGAGCCGGCTATAATTTTACAGCGGGCTAAACAAGTTGCTTCTAAAACTGCACATGAACATGCATTTATGGTTGCAGTTGTTGTTCATACTTATTATGGTAGCCGGAGACTTAATACTCTTAGTTGTAATACCGGGCGTATTGAAGAACCTGCATTGGAATTATACCTTTACTATAAAGCTATTGAAGATTGTGACACTATTAGTAAGGTTAGGCAATTAGCTCACAAATTAAAGTCTATTAATATAAGAATCTTATGTGATTTCTATTTTGCTATTACTGGTATTACTCTTCATGCTTGTTTGCAATTTGCACAAAAAGCAGGTGTGCTAGATAATAAATTACCTTATCTTATTCAAGGCCGGGATTTACAAGTGCGAGGTGTTATTCCTGGGCCTATTTATAAGAAGATAATTGATGAAGTACATGAGTTAGTACTTGAAGGTTATATTACTAATCAAGCTGAAGCCTATGCTTGGTTATGTAACCGAGTGCAACAGTTAAAACAACAGCAAGGAGTTTAACATGTTTATGGGATTTACTCGTCGGCACATGCTCAAGATTGATACCAAAGTTCTTAAAGGTAAAACTGGTGAAGTTATCTTTACTAGTATTTTACCTAAGCTTAACTCTTCTCATAGTATTTTAATAGAAGAGGTGTCTACATTTAATGTAGAGTTAGAGGAATCTAAAAGGTTTCATTCCCCGACCTTTAATGGTTTATTAACTGTAGGAAATATCCTTAAGACTACTGAATTTAATAATGCTTATCCTGTAATCTTTCAGGATTTCTTAGTCATTCAGTTTGAGGGTCTATCTTCTACTTTTAGTCATAAGGCAAAATATAAAGAACTAGACCAAACTGGTGGCTTTGATATTTCCCTAAAGGTTTTATCAGGTCCATTAGCTCCTGAGTTAACACTACTTGATACTGAAGGTCCTACTGGACATGAAATTGCACAGGTGTTTTTATATGTTACTTATACTGATATAGATATATTTAAAGGCAAAGGTGACTTTGCACAGAATATAGAAGTATTTAAGGTGTATACTTAAATAACATTGACCTCGGGGTAGGTTGGGTATACGGGAGTCTGCAAAACTCTTTAGGCTGGTTCAATTCCAGTCGAGGTCTCTTTATAGGATAATTAATATGGCTAATATATTTAAACCACCCACTCCGTGGAAACCTGATCATCGCCCTTCTGTATTTCTTGCAGGAACTATTGATCAAGGTAATTCCATTGATTGGCAAGCAGAAGTAACACAACAATTGAATCATTTAGATATTGATATCCTAAATCCGCGGAGAGATAAATGGGATGTTACTGTAGAACAATCTATAAATAATCCTGTATTCAAAGCTCAAGTAGATTGGGAACTCTTTGGATTAGAGAATAGTAGATATATATTAATGTACTTTGCCCCTAACTCAAAATCTCCTATTACTTTATTAGAGCTGGGTTTGCGGCTTGGAATTTATGGAGATGAACCTAATAATCAGCTTATTGTCTGTTGTCCCACAACTTACTGGAGGCGAGGAAATGTCGAAATTGTCTGCGCTAATAAAGTCCCTTGTTTTGATGATTTACAGAGCGGAATAGATGAGTTAATTAGACGCATAGAACGAGACCAAGCTGTAATGACAGATGCTAAAGCTAAGTTTAGAGAAGCTGGATTCCGCTTACTACATATAGACAAGATCTAGATAATAAGGTATGATATATAAATCAGTGTAAAACTACACTGATATTACTGGCAGTAGCGTAACTTGGTATCGCGTTCCGTTTGGGGCGGAAAGGTTGTCGGTTCAAATCCGACCTGTCAGATTTAATAGTTTCACTGGGCTTTTTCTATTGTGCCTAACCCAAACAATAGTAAACATGCCCCTGTACCTCAACGCTCTTCTAAAGCGTAGCTGAGTAATCGGAGTCAATGTCCGTTCGATTCGGACCAGGGGCGTAGTTCGAATCTTGGTGCGGGGACATGTTTATGATATTCCCGTCTTAATTATCACAGAATAATAGAAATTTATAATATCAAGTTATTATTATCAAATTCCCAGTGACAGTTAGGGCAAAGAGGTAATAAGTTATTTATATCATTTACTACTGATATTAAAGTATCTTCTGGAAAATCGGTTATTCCTTTAATATGAGCGATTTCTATATGTTTATCATAACCACAGTTGTAGCATTTATACCAACCTAACTTTTTAGCAATTGCTCTAGCTCTAGTTCTCACAAGAGCATAAGCTGTGGATTTATGATGTTTATCATATTTAATACTTTTTAAAGTACAATCGGCATGATGTATTTCTTTATAGCAATCTTTACAGTATTTCAAACTCTTTGCAATAGCAACTTTACAAGTAAAGCAACTTCCTTCTGGAGATCTTTTAGGTGTAACTTTATTATTAAATGTAGCTGCACAGCTACTACTACAAAAGTTATTCTTGGTAATAGTAGATTTAGATTTAGTAAATTCTGTATTACAATTAGTACAGGTAACAGCAACTCTAGTAACTTGTCCTACGCTTTGGCATTCTTTACTACAGTATTGTTTTGTAGATCCTTTAAGTAATCCCTTATAAATAGATCTTTTACTCTTTATGTACTCCTGATTGCAATAATCACATTGCATTTTTAAAGTATCTTCATTTTTAGCTGCTTTATATTCTTCGTCTGTATATAACCTCATCTTGTCCCCGTAATATAGATATAAATATATTATATCATGAAGTTCGAGTCTAAACTAGGCGGTTAATTAACCTCACAGGAGCTACTCATGGAATGGCTTACAACAGAACGTCTCAAGATGATAATGATATTCATCTTTGCGATGACAATTGCTATTGGTGCTATGCAAAATGTCAAGATTACTTATTATCAATGTCCCACTACAACCGAGCAGAGGAATTAATATGCGTGAAGGTTTAGAGTTGCTGTTCATGTTTATTGAGGGGCATTTTACGGGCTGTTGGCCGATTGAGGAGGCAGCGTAAGTTGGGTTGATTAGTATGTTCGACTGTGATATAATAAGTATATTATAAAGTTAGGTAAATTAATGTCATTAGAAAGAACTAGAGAACTAAATGGTTATAAATTAGTTTATGCCCCTGGTAATATATCAAGTATGAGTAGTGATAATTGGGATGGTTGGATATATGAACATATAATGATTGCTGAAACGCTTATAGGTAGATGATTACTGCCTAATGAAGTTGTTCATCATTTAGATTGTAACCGAGGAAATAATGCTGTGGATAACTTATTAGTTATTGATAGAGGCCAGCACATGAAATTACATGCTTGGATTGATAGGGGTGCGCCAATTGGTGAAACTGTTACAACTGCAAAACAATCCAAGGATACTAAAGAATGTAAGTCTTGTGGTAATGCTTTCTTTAGTGATAATAAAAACACAGTACATTGTAGTCTTTCTTGTGCAGGCTTAAGTAGACGACAAGCGGAAAGACCCACTAAGGAAGAATTAGAAGTGTTAGTGTGGACAATACCTACAATACAAGTTGCTAAACGTTATTTGGTATCTGATCGTTGTATTGGTAAGTGGTGTGATAGTTATGGTATAGTTAAACCCGGAAGAGGTTACTGGGCTAAATTAGCTGCTGAACAAGTTAAAGAGAAAGATATTTAAATAATAGGGGAGTGTGATGTATGGAGCATCGTGAGATTTATATCCTCAAGTGGGCTGGACTGGCCCCGTGTTAGGGTTCGATTCCCTACACTCCCATACGCCTTCAGGTAGGTTTGATTCCTACACAGCCCATTAATCAATTCTTAAGGAGATACTACAGATGATGCCTGAAATAGCTATGGAGAAAGGTTGGGCAGTGGACTTTAGTAGCTTAACTATAGTTCCCGCTACACGAATTGGAGAGTATTGGTATATTAGATATGCAGATGGTCGGTTAGGAGTTACCCCAATAGATCCTAAACTAGCTTTCACCTCTAAACGACAAGCACGATATGCTTTTATAAAAGCTATTCAGGCTAATATAAGAACTGAACTAGAAGCTATTAGAAGAATAAACTTGGATCTTGAAGGATATGAAAATTAACTAATTAAAGCAGCACTATGAACTGGAGGTTTAATGTGCGAGTATGAAATATGGTTGCGTTATAAGATTAAAAATAGATTATTAAGTAAAAAGACGCATATGGAACTATTTTACAACTACTTGATAAAGCAACTAATATAGACTTAGCTATTGCTACTGATGGTAAAGAAGGAGACTTTGACACGCGGCTAAGGCTTTTCCTTAATAATGCTGCACGTAAAGAGCCATTAGAATTTCCTAAGGAATAATATGAAAGTAATACTTGGTCCATATAATGATGATAATAGTCCTAGAGAAATATCTGTGCAGATTGACCCTTATGATACTTGGGGTATGGATAGCACCTTAGCTCTTATAATATTACCCATGCTTAAACAACTTAAAGAAACTAGACATGGTAGCTTTGACAGTGATGATGAAGATGTACCTGAAGAACTTAGATCTACTACTCCTAAGACAGATGATACCCCTGAAGGAGATAACATCCATCGCAGGTGTGATTGGATCTTAGATCAAATGATTTGGTCTTTTGATAAGATTCATCCTGACAATGAGGATGAGTTTTATATGAATACTTTGCCTAACAAAGAAGCGTATCAGGTTTATCAGGAGAAGTTACAAAACGGTCTTAGATTATTTGGCAAATATTACACAGGTTTGTGGGATTAATTCATGGTTAGCTACACCTGTCTGTAAAACAGGCGCCTCCGGCTTAGTCAGTTCGAATCTGACCTCACCTATTTTAAAACTAAATAATTCTTGTGAGTGAGGTAGCATGACAGATCCTGAGAAGCTTAGGGATTATGATGAGTTAAAGAAAGCTTATGCTACTATACTTAACTTATATACGCGGCTTAGTCATTTACTACTTCAAACAGATATAGAGAATAAAAGATTAAGAGATAGAATATATGAACTTGAAGATAAATGTAAGACGTTATCTTATTATCCACCAAGTGAAATTCAACGCACCAAACCTTAATTGGTATGTGTTAGGTAGGATTGTGGTTAGTAGTTCAAATACTTGGGACTGTAGCTTAACGTAAAGCTTTCTACTGATAATGGGAAAGATGTTGGCCCGTTCCCAACCAGTCCTATTGGAAGATTGGTAAACAATCTTCGTTTCATGTCACCCCTCAGGAGTTGAATCATGGGTTTAGTCAGAAATGCTGTTATGTTTCTCTTTGGTGAGAAAGCAGGTCGGGTTATTGTGGGTTGGTGGAGTTGGTTGATTGGTCAGCCAGTTCAAGAAGGTGGTCAAGTTGCTGTTGAAGTTGCAGAGCAGTCTATCATATCTATGAAGCAGGCGCTGCAAGAGTTAACTCAAGCTGTAGCTACTCAAGTTGCTGCGTATCAACGAGCACAACAAAAGTATGCTGAGAAGGTTAAGGAGTATAAAACCTATGAGCAGCAAGCTGCAACTGCTCAACGTAATGGTAATACCGAAGCGGCGCGTTTAGCTATGGGTAGATTACTTCAAATTGAAGGAGTTCTTCCTGGGATGGCTGAGCAAGTTAAACAAGCTGAAACGTTTGTTGCTAAAGCTAAAGATAAATTAGCTCGGCAACAACAGCAGCTTGAAGATTACAGAACTCAACTGGATAATATGAAGGATATAAGTGAAATTAACGAGGCCTTAGCACAAATGGCTAAAGTTAATGACAGTTATAGTATTGATTCTGCGCGTTCACAATTTGATGCAGCTAAAAATGCTGTGGAAAGAAAGAACCTTAGGGTTAGTGCACAGCTAGATCTGAGTGAAAATCCGGCTGATGCTCTTAGTAAACAACTGGATGATATGGTTCAAGGTGATGCTATCGAGCAACGCCTTGCCCAATTAGCTGCTGGTAATTCCTCTCCATTGAATCTCCCACTGTCCAATAAGGAGTCAATCCATGAATAATGCCTCGAAGAAAGAAAGTCCTATTTCATTATTTGAATGGGAAGAACAACAAGAAACAACAACAACAACGGAGATCTAAAATGCAACTTGGCAACTTTATGGTAAGTCTGACTAAAGGTACTGAACGTGTCACCGGGCATGTAGAAATTGAACATGGAACTCAATATGGAATCACATTGAATAATGGAGATTGGACTCGGCGTGCTAATGCCCAAGTCTCTATTGATGGAAAGGTTATTGGTACTTACCGCTTATACCCCGGTGAGATTGCTACATTGGAATGTGCGGGTAATCATGACTCCGGTAAGTTCACTGCTTTATTTGCTAATTCAGTTGATGGCGCATATGCGGGCTTGGATGAAAGTAATCCTAGTTTGGGACTAATCACTGTAGTATTTACCCCAGAGAAACTGCCGGAGCCTCGTACTTATTACACTAAGAGTTTTCTTGGTAGTGAGCGGGGTACTAGGCCCATTTCGTATAGGTCCATTGCGTCCTTAGGTTTGCATGAGACCAATAGCGCTATGGGCACCGGTCTTACCGGAGCTTCTGATCAGCAATTTGGTACTGCAGGGTTTATGCCGCTGGATACTGCAAATACCAGAACGATTCATCTTCGGTTGAAGCCTGTAGTACAATCTCGGCCTCGTCCGGTTGTTGCGGCCCCTGCTGTACAAACTTCTACTCCAATTCCTCCACGTTACTACTAAACTACACTTCATTAAGGGCCTTGCAATAAGTGAGGCCCTTTTAAACTATAAAGGATTAATCATGAATTATACTGATCTGCTTGTACAATATAAACCTGAAGTTATTAATTCCATGGATGAGTATAATCGGCTGCTTCAAATACAAGGGGAGCTTCTTGATTTAACTTTTACTATAGTTGAAGATGAAGATCTGCAAAAGTTTCTTGATTTAATTAGCCTATTGATTATTACTTATCAAGAAGAAGAAGGTCTATAAAGATTAGAATGACTAGCTTTAGTACACTACAGTATTGTCTTTTTGATCTTAATTATACTCTGCCTGCTTTAAATAAAACAACTGAGCGGTTGTGTTCTTATAACTGCTCAGTAATTATTCCTCCTGATTTAATTGAAAGTTGCGTTAATATATATAAGGATGACTTTCTTATAATCTGTTATGACCCCATTTGGTAATTATGAAATTAATTGATTATTATAATAAGACCTTATCTTTATCTAAACAGTTTAAAGATGTAAATTATTATACGTTGGGATTACTTGGAGAATTTGGTGAGTTGTTAGAAGCCACCACTTTAGAAAGTAAATATGATGAAGCGGGAGATGTTTATTGGTATGCAATTCGATTAGCACATTTATTAAAAGTAGATATGGCTACTATTGTTCCGATACAACAATCTTCTAGAAATGTTCTGTTTACTGCTTTACGCTTAGCAGAACTAGAAAAGAAACAACTGCGTAAGCTAAAAGAGAAAGATTATACTTCTCCTCAACAAGAAGAATTAATCAAGTTTATCTCTGGATTTAATTATTGGTTTTCTGATCCTAAGATTCTTGTAAATAGTATTTATAAACAAACTTATAGAAACTATTATGGGAAACGTGAGATTAGTCATGATGATGTAATTGTTAGAGTAGAAACATTATCTACACCAGATTATCTTAAGATTATAGATAACCTACCCCCTGATCTTAATAATCCTGATGCAGATCCTTATAAACTTGATAGAGCCATTTTTGATATATTAAATAACACTGATGAAACTAATACTGACTAAAGGTTTGATAGCTTCAGGTAAAACTACTTGGGCTAGTCAATATGTACAACAGAATAAAGATACTATTAATATTAATAAAGATGATTTAAGAACCATGCTCTTTGGCCCTAGTGGTAAAGGTAATGAGAATCTTGTTACTGATGCTCGGGATGAACTTACTATTATAGCTTTAAAGAAAGGGAAATCTGTAATTTGGTCTGATACTAATTTACATCCTAAACATTTACAGCGCGCTACAGAATTAATAACTGTAATGAAACATCTTGAAGTGGATGTTACTGTAGAAGTTAATGATTCCTTTATGTCTACTCCGTTGAGTGTATGCATTAAACGAGATGCAATGCGTACAATTCCACTAGGAGAACAAATCATTCGTCGTATGTATAATCAATACATTGATGAGTTCAAGAAGTATCCAATACAAGTAGTAGAGGAATTACCTGAAGTAGTTACTGATAGGCTTCCTGCTATTATTTGTGATCTGGATGGCACTCTAGTTAAAGTAGGTGACCGTAGTCCTTATGACGCTAAGAATTGCTATCTGGTGGATATTCCTAATATTCCTGTTATTGAAATCTTAAATCAGTTTCATAAACAGGGATATAAGATTATCTTTATGTCCGGGCGTAATGATACTGATCGTATAAGTTCAGTGATACAAATTAAACAATGTGTTCCTGAAATTACTGAGTATGAATTCTATATGCGTAGTCGGGGAGATGGTAGAAAAGATAGTGTTGTTAAAGAAGAACTTTATAACACTTATGTAAAAGATAAATATAATATTCTATTCGTTCTAGATGATAGAGATCAAGTAGTAGAATTATGGAGATCTCTGGGATTAACTTGCCTTCAAGTTGCTCCTGGGAATTTCTGATTAAAAGCTCTGTGGATACTACCGGAAAACTTATAGAAGTTTAAACGCTTATTATATATGTTTAATATTTAGTTTGAGTGTATCAATGGTTACGTTACTATATTACAAGAGGTTAATTTATTATGTCTACAGCTAAAGTTGAGTATTTTCCTAATTCCTTAGTTCATATTAATTTAAGTAATACTGATTCTGGTTCTAAAAGAATTAATATTCATAAAGTGGTATTGCTTTCTGATCTACAACTTGATGAAGCTTCTAATGTTCCCGCTCCAGTATTTCCTTCTGAAAAGTTGGCTGAACTTGCGGCTTCTCCTAATTTGACTCCTGAACAGAAGTCTGCTGAAATTAAACAACTTATGGATAATTTCAATACCGCTTCTCAAGCTTATAGCCAGCTTGGTGGTACTAGTATTTATGAACAAATTCTTTTAGGTGTTCAAAAGTATCTTACTACTTTGCCTGCTCCTGAAACCTTTACCTTAAATCCTCAAGAGAATCTTCCGTATATTGCTGTTGAACACATGCAATTGGCTACTATTAGTCACCCCTTAAATGGTGAAGTCTCTTACTTGGTAACTGGTCTAGCTCAATGGGGTTAAACCCTTAAGTATCTATTAGAGAAGAGCTGCTTTCTTCTCTAATAGGTATTCTTTATACTATCTGGAATATACATAATGCAATTATATTTGATTGGTGTTGGTGCTTTAGGATCTAATCTATTAGTAGAAATGTGTAAACGTGCACTCGCAGTAGAGTTACCTATTAGTATTCACGCTTTTGATGATGATACAATTGAGCGCAGAAATGTGGTAGCACAAGCCTTTGATTATACTGATATTGGTAAACCTAAGGTTTCTATTTGTGAGCGATTAGCACAAGAGAATCCTTATGTAACTCTTCAATCTTATGAAGTGAGAGTTACTAAGGAGAATATCTTTAATCTAATTCCTCCTGGAAAGGGTATTATTATTGATGTAGTTGATAATGTTGAATCAAGATGGATGCTATGGGAACATGGTATGGCTACTCAAATGCCAGTATTACATGGTGGCATGGCTACTTCTGGTTCTGGCTCCATAACTTGGACTTATAAAACGTATGATACTTTTGGATTGAATCCTACTAAAATGTCTTATAATCAAAAGCAAGTAATTCTTAATGCAGTGGAAACTAAACTACCGCCATGTGAATTGAATTCTTTTAGACCTCTTATAATGAATACTGTTTTTGGTTTACTAGAAGCTTTATTTATTTCATTAGGTAGAGATGTTAGCAATTATGTTACTGATTTAACAGAAGGTGCTAATAGTTCTGGGGTATTAACTAATTGGTCTGCTACAACTACTACTTTAACTTTTGATAAACAATATACACATTGGGATGAGTTTTAATGAAATATAAATTGAAGGATTATAAACCTGTATTTGGTACAGTTATTGGTAATAAATTACACGGCGGGCCGACAACAGTCAATGTAAACTTAGGGAATGGCTTTGACGTTTATCCCTATAGTGGTAAAGTTGTTGACTTAAATACTGTTGATTTTTCTAATTATAATCTTACTTCTAAACGTTGGAAGTTTAAAACTAAACCAACCGTAGAAACATTTCTATCTCAATTAATAAGTAAGACTCACCCTTTAATTGAGTTTGAATCTGAAGAGTTTGTTGAAGATTTAGTTATGCCTGCTGAAGTAGAAACAGATTTAGAAATCTCTGAAGTAATTACTACGACTAAAGCACTTGTTAAACTTGATAATATGTTTCCGGCTAGTAAAGGTGTTAGTGCTAATCTTAATAGATTTAATGTATGTACCGCTACAACTAATTCGCCAGTACAAAAGATTACGAATATTACTTTATATGATTGTCCTATGACTTCATACCTAAGAGATGCTTTTAATCAAGGTTGTACGTTATCTACTAATACTAATCTTTATTATTACTTTAATCCTAAGGAGCTTTCTAAAAAGGTAGAGACTACTTATTATTTAGCCTCTTTAAATCCTCCACAGGTAACTGATGAACAACGTACTGCGCTACTAAAAGAAGCTTCTAAGAATTATAAGCAGGAAGATTATTGGATTATTAGTTCGCCTAATGAAGTTGAATTTGAAGATAACTCTGCAATGTTAGAACAAGTTAGAGAACATTGTAAAGGTATCCCTGGATTTGAAGTAGTGTATCTTCGTAAACATATCGCTGCTTATGTTAGTGATGGGTCTATGGAGTGTACTCTAGATGCAGTTAATTATCATACTCCAAAGCTTAGTATTCATACTGAATATGATAATCAAAATATTCTTAGAGTTCTCTATGATAAAAATGGTTCAGGTTCTCCTCTAATTTACTTTGGAGAATGTTATCAAATTTACTTTACGATTGGTGGTAAAGATGTATTAGAAGGTTGTAGAATCTTATTTGCTACCCCTGAACAATACTATGCTGCTTATAGTAAGTTACGTCCTGATATTGTAGATAACTTTGTTCCGTGGTCTGATTTATTATTCATTGGCTCTTCTTGGTGCCAACGGAATAGACTCAAATCTCTTGATAAAGGTTATAATCTACAAACTCCTAAGTCTAGTCCTAGATCTTTATATGCTTGGATTGTGGATTCTGCATTTAGTAGAATCTATGGCAATGGTCATAGTGATACAATCCCTGGATATAATGTTATCTATGGCGCTAAATTAAAAGGTCGTGTTGAAAGATTAAATAAGTTTCTAACCGCTGCAAATAAATTACAATAGGAATAATATGTCACGGAAACATGCATCACCCCAAATTGGGAATTACTTTAAACCTATAAGTACTGTTAAAGATATTGACATTGAATTATCTAATGGGAATGTTTATGGAGTTGATTATCCTTCTCAAGCTAAGATTGATTTCTATAAAGCGCGATTAGATTTTATTGAAGAAGATAAAGTTATTCGATTCCAAATGCCTGCAGAAAATGCAGCTTATAAAGTAGTTGCTAAAACTGCTGCGCTATGCGCATTTAATGCTACTGATGATTATATGCAAAGTAAATGCCTTGGTCGGCTTTCTACTGCAGATAAGAATTGGTATCATGCACACCCTAAAACTTCTATAGGTGGCCTAGATGAATCTTATACTTTAACAGTTATTTCAGATTTAATTAAACCTTATGATCTGGGAATTGCTTCAGTATATTATAGGAAACTTGCCACTCGCGTTGCGGAAACTAAAGCTTGGCAAGCTGCTTTAGGAGTTAATCCTATGGCTAATATTGATTGTAATACTTCTAATGAAGAATATATCAAGATGATGCCAGAAGGATATGCTAGGGAATTGGCAGTTCAACAATCTAAGGATTGGAACTTCCAATACTCAGCCACAATTCCTAAACCAATTATCATGTGCTCTATGCTAGCAACAGCTACTTCCTTTGCCTTAACTGGTGGACATGCTGTATATGCTTCTCCTAGAGAACGGGTTGATAATTGGAAGGTGGCATTTACTATTGATAAGTTATCTAATATTAAATATCATGCGGAAGTTCCTACTGTTGAGGATACTGAAACTACTATGTATAATCTGGATCTAGATAACTGTAAAGGTAAATCTGGCCAAAAGCTGGGTAATCCTTTTACTTATACTAATCCTGCTTATAGTGGCAACTATAATATTGGTGGATATAATAATGGTAGTAAAACTGCTAAACCTGATTATAGTATTGTAGATAAGTCTTTTCCTGCTGCACCAAGTCTTAAAGAACAACTAAAGTTACCTCCAGCAAAAGAGGTTACTGAAGCTGATGTTAAAGAATCTGTGCAGTATATTGCGGATAATATAAATTCTAATATTGATTTCTTAACTTTAGGATTTGAGTTTGGCTATGATGAACAGGACTTTATGAAAGATTATAAAGACGTGTTACAAGAAGCCAAAATAATAGCCGCGCAAGTAGGTTACCCATTAGGTTATCTTATAAAAGATATTAGAACAGTCTTGGAAGGTGTTCATCTTCCGACTAAACATTACCATTTATTATCTCAGATGTATTATGCATTAAGTACAATTTAACATCCCCATTTCCTTTGGAGCAGTTCATCCGATGACAACAGCAATTGACACCGCCATCAGTGAGTACATCTTGTCCATCAAAATTGAATCTCAACAAATTGCGGAGGAGTTACAAATTCCAATTGAATGGTCGTCAGCTATTTTGTATTTTCGTAAGTCTAAACATTATTCTTATGCTGCTGAAAAGGTTGTGCTTAAGAAACTTGCTCAAGATGGTTATATTGATTTTGGTGAACGTATTCAGGTAGTGTAAATGTTAATTAAACTTAAAGGTGATGCTACTCTCCCAGTAAAAACTGGCGGGAGTAGTCTCATTGCTCATATTGTTAATGATGCCGGATTATGGGGAAGTGGATTTGTAGTTCCATTAGGACTTCGCTATCCTATTTCGGAACGAACTTATCGTGCGCACTCCCCCATGTTTCCAGGACAAGTTGATATTATTAAGACTGAAACCCCTGGGATTTATGTAGCTAATATGTGCGCACAGCACAAGGTTGGTTATAATGCTCTAGTAGATGGAACTAATATTCCGCCTATTAGATACCCAGAGTTATATCAGTGTTTGGAATATATTACCACCCAGGCTATAAAGAACTCTTATACTATTCATATGCCATATATTGGTAGTGTTCGTAGCGGCGGGTTCTGGTCTTTGATTGAATTAATGATTCAACACTTTGCACAATCTGTAGATATTTATTTATATGAATATGATCAATCCGTACTTTAAATATCAAGGTAGTATTATATGTATTCTTTTGGATTCGCCTAATTCTACTTATAGTAAAGTAATTAAATGTGATAACTATTATACTTATATTAGCTATACAAAGACTTCTACATTAAAGCCTATTAAAAGTACAACTAGATCTGCCTATACTAAATTAGGTAGAGTATTATATATGGCTAGACATCTTAGGAAAGTTGACTTTAAATATGCTATAAATAGTCTCTTTAGTCATTTTACTAAAGAGGAATTACTATATGCTATTGCAGATTATACGAAGCAGAAGACTCCAATATATGTTGCAAAGGTTGGAGATACTTATACTCCGCTTAATACTTTTAATGCTTATCCAAAAGCTGCTAAAATAATAACTCCATTACATAAAGACTATATAATGCTTAATAATAAAATGGTTACTAGGCTAATAACACAACGATTGGATAATAAACCCACTGGAGTACATTCTGATATTGTATTCCACGGCCCTGATGGTCCTGAATTACTATACAACTTACTAGATAAATATAAATGACTTATTGTGAATCTATAGAATATGGTAGCTATTTTACATTAAATGTTTTTAAGAAACTTAATATTTATATTTTGTGCTCTGAAGATTTTACTGGTTGTTCTAAACCTAGTTATTCGGATGGTATTGTTAGAATTAAGTATCATTAAATTACCACAGGCTCATTTTTTATTAGGAGCCTTAAAGTGTTTGATAATCTCGATAATTTTTATGATGCCATCCCCGTAACTTATTTAGCGGCAAAACTATTAGATTTATATTTGGAGGATTTAGGTAGTTATAATCCCAGACGGTTTGATATAGTAGATGTCTTTGCAATTACTGTATTTACTAAACAGATATTAGAACAGAGTCCTAAATATTCTTCAATGGATAAGACAGAATATATTTCAATAATGAAAGATTTCTTAGCGCCTTGTTGGGAAGATAAATCTTTTAATAACCATTATTTAATAGGACATAGATTATTACTAGCTGGGTATTGTAGGGAATTTCCTAAACTTGGATATATGATTTATCAGTTCTTTAGTGATGATAAGTGCAGATTAAGTATGATACAAGCTAGTGATCAATTTCGACCTCCAGGAGAATTAACCCATGAGCATGTTAGCTGAACGCCCTGATGATAATCTTAAGAAGTCTAATGCACAAATTGATGCAAGCAACCAAACAAAGTTAATTGTTAAGGAAATTGTGTATGGTCATCCAAATAAACCTTGGACAGGGCTAAGAAATAGTAAGTATGAAACCTTACAACTTCTTAAACAAGATCCCGCAGGATTGGCGGATACTAGAATTCCTATTGAAGACTTTGTGCAATTAGTTACAGAGGAATTAATTCGTAGAGATTCTAATCCCGCTTAGTTATTCCATTTGTATTATGTTAACATTGTTAATATAATATTTATGGGATACAAATGGGACAACAAATCTTTAATGTGACTGTTAATACAACAGGAATCACAGCCCCAATAACTTTAAGTGCAATTGGATTACCTCCCAATCTAACTTGTGCTTTTGCTACTAACCCTATTACTCCAGTAGTTGGCGTTGCTACTACAATAGTAACTACTCTTACCTGGACTGATAGTATTGCAGTAGGTACTTATTTAATTGAAATTAGAGGTACTGCTACAGGTCTTACTGTGGTTAGTACCTTTATTAATATTACTGTGGCTACCGGACCAATAGTTACTATTATTGATAGCTTGGCTACTCCAGGAGATATAGGAACTACTACTCCAGGTCAAGGATTCTTTACTAATCTTTATAGTTATAACTCTGAAGTTTATGTAATTCTTCCTAATGTGGCGGCGCTTAGAAGTGTAACAGCTAATCAAGTTAATAATAATTGGTTTTATGTAGAAGGTTATTATACTCCCGGGGATGGGGGTGGTGGAGAAGTCCAATGGATTTCTGGTTCCACTACTCCCGATGATGGATTTATAACCTTTAAGAGTTCTAATATTACAACTGGTAGGTTTGTTAGACCTTTAAAAGATCTGAACATTAAACAAGCCGGAGCTAAAGGTGACTTTGTTGCTAGTGATAGTTCTTATATTCAATTAGCTCTTGATACTTTAAGTAATCTTGGTGGGGGTTCTATTTATGCTCCAGCAGGACAATATCTAATTAGTCCCCCTTTGTATACTCCTAATAATATTAAATTGTGGGGGCCGGGTAAAGCAGCCTTATTCTATAACCCAACCACTCCTACAACAAGTGGAATTCAAACCTCTTGTGTATTCTTTAATGGTAATTATGGTGGTGTAGAGGTAGATCTCCTATATCCATTTAGCTTTACAGCTAGCGCGGGTGCAAGAACTATTACTCTTGTTACTTCTGCCTATACTCCTAGATTTACTGCAGGTAGTATTCTATTCCTAAAGGATAGTAATCTTTATTATCAAGATTCTTCGTATTATGATAGTGCTTTGAATACCACTACAAGTAATAATAGAACTATTTCTTTAAATGGTTATGTTAATAGAGTGGAAGCGGTTACTATTAATGGGGGTAATACTGTAATTACTCTAAGATATCCTTTAGAAGTTGCTTTTAATAGTGGCTCTACAGTTAGGATTGATGGATACTTTGGAGATACAGTTACTATTACAGGTGCCATTACACTTAATAGCAATACTATTACTACAGGTAGTACTAGTGGTACTACTCCATTAGGAGCCAGTCGTAGTGTTACTGTAGGAGATTTAATTACCGGGGTGGGTATTCCACTTAATAGTCATGTTTTGACTGTTACTCCCAATACTTCTTTTACTATTGGAGATAAGAATGGTAATCCTGCTTTAGCTACAACTACTGCCACCGGATTAACTATTTCTTCTTCTGCTAATGCTAGTGATGGATTATATAATAGGAAGTTTGTTACCTGTAATTCTACTATAGCTGGAATTGCTATTAAATCTTTAGGTCCTTGGTCCGCTACTGGTGGTACTTTTGAATGTCTCTTTGAAGATCTTTATATAGAAGCTAGACAGATTATTTATGGTAATGCTTTTGCTTATACTGTCTTTAGAAATGTAACCGGATTATTCCACCAGAAAGTTATAGAGACTGCATACTTCAGTCATAACTCTAACTTTAAGAATATACAAGTTGGTTGGTCTGGACAATATGCTAATACTTCTAGTGCTACTGTTAACTCTGATGGAAGTCCTGGAGATCCTAATTCTCCGGGTGGGCCTAGAGGATCTCTATTTCAGATTAGTGAAGCTATTCACCATAATGTATATGAAGACTTTACTATAGATGCAGGTACTATTAGTACTGGTGTTACTTCTACTTGGTATCAATGCTTGATTGCCGGCGGTGCACACCATAATGTATTTGATCGTATTAAGATTGTTGAGAATGGAATTAGCTCTGATACTTTAGTAGCATTCAATGGTGATTCTCTTAGAAATGGTAATGGTTATGTTCTTACTAATTATGATCATACCAGTAGTTTCTATGGAATTACTACTTCTGGTAGCACTTTTATAGCTAATATATTAAACACCACTCTTACTGCTTTAACTACAGGAACTACACAGATATATGGCACAGGTATTCCGGCTTCTACAATAGTAGGAACTAAATATCCTAAGACCGGCTCTCCTACGAGTATTACTGCTGCCACTACACTTAATAGTACTACTATGACTGCTAGTGGATTAACCTCTGGTAATATAGGGCAGTTAGTTATTAGTGCTTCTGATACAGTATTTCCTAGCGGTACAGTTATTACTGCTGTTTCTGGAACAACTATAACCTTAAGTAAAGCTGCTAATTCTACTAATGCTTCTTTAGCTGCTACTGTTAATCCGACTGCTATTGTATTTACTGCTACCTCTACAGTTAATGGAACCACATTAACTGCGGCATCATCTACTACTAATCTAGTAGTAGGTATGACATTAACTATTACCTATGGAGATGCTACCACCCAATCATTCCAGTTAACTAAGATTAGTGGATATACTTTAACTATTGCGACAGCAACTACTAAAGCCGGCACAGGGTTAAGTGTATCTGCTGCGGTTAATTATGGTTCTATGGTTGTTAGTAATGCGGCTACTGCAAGTTCTACTAATAATCTTACTGTTATTCCTATTATTGATATTGCTCCTATTTCTAATACAGTTAGAGATAGTAGTTTTACTTGTAATAATATTGGCTTTAAATATTACTTACAGTTAAGTGAGAAAGATAGTAATGGAAATCAATGCTTAAGTAATAAACTTATCGGCTGTGATTTTAACGGCACACCTTCTTATAATGGTAGTAATACTTATGGTGCGTATATTCAAGGACAATATAATGTATTAGATAGATGTTTATTTATGGTTGGAGATGTAAGTTTATATGTTAATTCTAGTAATAATAATATCTCTGATTGTACTTTATTAGCTGGTAATATTACTTGCCCTAGTTCTAATGAATCTGTAACTAGCTTGGTATTTAACTCTAATGTTCTTAAGAGGAATAGTACGTTATTAACTAGAGGACTTAATAGTGCTGCTTATAATACTAGAGGAGTTATTAATATTACTAGTACTACTGCTAATGCTGTGGTAGTTGATAATGGTGGATCTTCTATTATTAGAACAGTTCCTGCAAACTCCTTTGTAGTAGGTTCTGAGTTAGCGTTTAAAATAGTTGCTCAAGCTAGTGGTAATACGGCTACTAATACTAAGAATATTAGATTAGTTCAATATAATGCAGGAAATGCTGAAACTCAAATTGTACTAGTTACTTTAACTGATAGTCAAGTTGGGCCTATTATTATTCAAGGAACAATGAGATGTTTTGGGGTTGGTACTACAATTACAGCTAATGGTGGGTTAAAGTTTATGGGTACTGCTACCACTAATTACTCTACAGTTAACTTTGCCACTTCCATTGGAAGTTTAGATTTAACTACTACCACTCACACATTAAAGTTAGAAGGTTGGGTTACTAATGCCGGTAGTGGTAATGGTGTATTAGATTTATATGTATTTGATTTAACTCCTAATGCTCTCGGTTTTTAATTATACTTTATTATATATATAGGTTATATGGATCCTTTATTAGATAATATTAGTCATGTTGAATTAATTCAGCATGTCGGTGATGATGCGATGATTTGCGCCGCAGCTAGAGTTTCTTTAGCTAATGATCTTAAAGTTAGATCACAAGAAGATAATTATAAATTAATTAAATATTTACTTAAGAACAAACATTTTAGCCCTGTGGAACACAATCTATTAACCTTTAGAGCTACCGCTCCATTATATGTAGTTCAAGAGATGTTAAGACATCGTATTGGTTGTTGTGTTACTGGTGATACTATAGTTACATTTGTTAATAATACTGGTGTAACTTCTAAATCTTTAAATAAAACAATTAAAGAATTATATGAAGATTGGCATATTGGAGAAAAACATCCATTAACTACTCCACAAATAGTTGTAGACCAAATTAAAGAAATGGCTGCAGCTAATATTAACTATAGACAAATAGCTAATAAAACTGGGGTGGGTTGGGCCACAGTACAAAGAGTATGTAATAGTAAATTACCTGCAGGATTTCGTAGTAAGCAGAAACGAATTAGTAATATGCGGCTGCGGGTTTTAGATGAAAGTACTGGTTTATTTACAACTGGTCATGTTGAAGATGTAGTTTATCAAGGTATACAGCCAGTATATAAAGTTACATTAGAAGATAATAAAACTTTAACTATGACTACTAATCATAAAGTTTATACTTCAGAAGGTTGGCAAACTATGGGACATGCCCTTGGAGTACAAGTAATAAATGATGAAGTACTTATGACTAAAGATTCTTATTTTATGGTTAATGGTAATGTTGTTGTTGGTAGCGGATTATATAGAGATTATGATTGGATGCAGAAATGTAGACAAGATGGATATTCTGTTGCACAAATGGCGTCAGAGGCAGAGTGTAGTTATCATACTATTAGGAAATGGCTTAAGATACATGATCTAAAATTCTCTAAACAAGAAATAGATAAACTCTTCCTAAATCAGACTCCTTGGAATAAAGGTAAGACTGGTTATAAGATTAACTTAACTCCAGAAGCTCGCCAAGTTAGATCAATTAGAGCTAAACAAAAGGTAGGCGAGAAGAACAATTTCTGGCGTGGGGGTATTACGACTGAACGGGCTAATATTGGTGCATGGACTAGACTAAATGCTAAAGTCGTTCATGAAAAGTATGATTATACTTGTCAACAATGCGGACAAGGTTCTAGTATACTTCATGCACATCATATAATTCCAGTTGCTGCTGATATAACTAAAGCTTATGACATTGATAATCTTATTACTCTTTGTAAATCTTGTCATATGGAAGTTCATAAATCTCAAGCAAATGAAATTGCTTTTGCAGAACAAGCTTTGAATAAACCTGTTTTATTTAGAGTGCGAGTAAATAAACGTATAGGCCAGAAACTTAAAGCTCATCCCGTTAAAGTTACTGCTATTGAATATATGGGAGAACAAGATACTTATGATTTGTGTGTTACAAAGCCTTGGCATAATTTTGTAGCTAATGGAATTGTGGTTCATAACTCATTTAATCAGGAAAGTGCAAGATATATTGTAGTCAAGAACCAAGCTTATATTCCTAAAGAGTTTCGAGGGCAAGGTAAAACTAATAGACAATCTAGTGTATCTAATCCGGATATTAATCAAGAGTTAGTACGAGAATTATATGCAGAACAAGTTAATAAAGCTTATCAAATATATGAGCAGTTATTAGCTAATGGTGTGTGTAGAGAACAAGCTAGAGGAGTTTTACCACATTGCACTTATACAAGTTTATATATCACTTTTAATCTAAGATCTTTATTACATTTCTTAGGATTACGTTTATCTGAAGATGCACAATGGGAGATTCGTCAATATGCTATAGCATTTAAACAACTTGCTGAACCTATCTTTCCACTAACATTTAAAGCTTATAATGAGCTACAGGTTAGTTAAGATTATCCAAACTCTTATTGGTATAATGTTTATTTAAACTCTTGGGATTTGTATAATGCATCAACTAAAAGTGACCACAAATTGGATTAAAGAACCGAAGCCCTTTACATTTGGTAAGATTAATAAATATAGAATTCTATTAAAGCGGGATAGAGAGGCTTATTATATTGAACCAATTAATCCTGAAGATATACAATATATTAGTCCAGGTAAATATGACTTCCTAGATGACGACAACAACACTCTCGCAACCATCAACTACGAAGAGGTGCTCTAATGTTCTCAGGTCAAATGTGCTGGATGTTTGTTCCTTCGCTTTCCCAAACTCAACGCGTGTTACATATCCGGCATAAGGCCGACGAGCCTTGGCAACCTTATACAGACTTTCCTCACTTGGTAAAACCTAATCCAGATAACCTGGGTAATCCCGGGTGGACTACTTATCAATCTCTACGTGCTCTTAACTATACACTACTAAAAGGTAATGATGACTAATACTGTTGTTAATCAAGTCTTCTTCTCTGGATCACTACAAGATCTAGTTGACATGTGTAAGACTATTGTTATTGGTGCTGGTTGTTTTAATCACACTTCTACAGATATTATTTATGTTCAGTTCTTAGGAGAAATTGATCACTATTTATATAAAGGTCCAAAAGTTAATCCGGGATTTATAAATATGCCTTTTAGTTATATAAATCCTTTAATTGCTCCTGCTCTTCAGTATGCGTATAATCAAAACCCTTTTGAATATGCGGTTATTGAACGTGAGGAGGTTAAGAATAAAGATGGTAGTTTGCGTGGATATAATCTTATCTCTGCCCGCTCTGAAGAATTCCTTGTAGGAGTTTCTAGAGCGACTCCACTAGAAACTCTAGGCCGTGTAGTTGGTTGGAAAGCTTTGCTTGATGTTACCGCACAATTCACCAAATAGGAGTTCCCATGAAAGTGCCCGCTGGTTTAACTGATTGCTTTACTAAATTGTTAGAACCGATGATTGAGAATTTAGCAAAGGAACCTGATGATACTAATCGGCAGATATTTGCTATGAGACTTATACATTTAGTAACAACGCAGGTTATTCCGCTCGCGTTTAATATGGGTTATAATGATGGTGTTAGTATGACTAAGGAAAAAGCAATTAATGGAGAATCAATTTAAAGACCAATTTATAGCCTTGACTGGACCAGGGGGTTCAGGTAAAAGCTACTTAGTAAGGCAACACTACGAACATATTCCAAAGTTTGCCTTATTAAGTAGTACTACAGGGATTAGTGCAGTTAATATTAGTCCAGATGCTACTACTATTAATAAACTATTAGGCTATTTTGATACGGAATCTTTAATGATTTCTTATCGTAAGCTAGAATTACATGGCCGGTTAAAATCATTAAGAGAATCCGGAGTTAAATATCTAGTTATTGAAGAAGCTTCTATGTTAGCCGGACAACAACTAGAATTAATATATAGCGCATTAGTAGATGTAAATAATTCTACTAGACTTAAACCGGGAGCAGACTCTAAACATAAACTAGGAATTCTTTTAGTATATGATCTAGGACAACTACCTTGTGTAGACGGAGATTTAATTATTGATGCACCATGTTTTAGAAACTTTACGCAGATTAAGCTAACAGAGATTAAACGCCAATCAGATGTTGATTTTGTTAATGCACTTAATCTTGTCAGAAAAGGTAATGCTTTGGATAGCGTTGATTACTTTAAAGATGTTATTAAGTTTCATGCCCAGTTAGATCCAGACTTTGTAGGTACTACATTAGCTTCCACTAATAAAGAAGTTAATCAAGTTAATACTTATAGATTAGATAGACTTACTGGTAAGATTATTGAATATGCCTCTATTGTTAAAGGAGTTGTTGATAGTAACTGGAAGAATATTCCCGAGAAGCTATCCCTAAAATTAGGCGCGCTTGTAATGATTAAGGTTAATAATATTGATCTTGGTGTTAGTAACGGGGATTTAGCTATTGTAGAAGAACTCTATAGAAATTCTGTAGTGGTGCGATTGCTGCGTAATAGTGCTGTGGTAGTTATTAATCCGGTTTCTAGACAGAATAAAGTATATGATTTTCATAAGCTAGACTTTAAAGTTATTGGTACTATAACCTATTTACCTTTAGTATTAGCTTTTGCTTTAACTACACATTCGAGTCAATCTTTATCTATTAATTCTCTCCAAGTTGATTTTAGAAATCAACATTGTGCTCGTACTCCAGGATTACTTTACACAGCTTTATCCAGAGCTACTAATCCCGGAGGATTACGCTTAGTTGGTAATGGCTCTCAGTTTGTTAAAGCTTGTAAAGTAAATCCTCATGTGCTAAGTTATCTCTAGATCTTTTATAGTATAGTTAATTTGTACTGATTAGAGAATACTCATGGACAAATTAGCTGCTTTCTTAACTCCAAATATTCTAACCAATTTATTTGGATTGCTACAATTGGTTGCTGTTGCTGCGGGTACTGCTGGATTAATTCCTGCTAATCTTAGTGCTTTCTTTGCAGCATTGTTTGTAGGTCTTATTGGTTATTATAGTAATAAGCCTGCTACTCCCCCTCAGTAATTTAATAAATTATAAAGCCGCTTAAATTAATAAGCGGCTTCTTTTTATGTATTTGGTAGCTTTTCTTCTGCTGGTGGTGCTTTTAGTTCTTCTAGTTTAGCTAGTAACTCAGCTTCATCTTTTTCCAATCCATTGAATTGTAATTGTAGTAGTGCTTTCTTTAAAGTAATGTTCTCTAACTTTAATTGTAGTAATTCCATTTGTTTATCCTTAGTAAATATAAATGTTATTTAACATATGGAACTTGTTGTCCCCAGACTAATCTAATAAATGCATCAGCAATACGTCTACCCAAATAATAGTGTCCCACTAATCCATCAGGGTGAACGCCATCAATTGCTGAACATAAGATATCAGAATTTCCATCATTTTTAACTCCAGGCGCAGCCATACCTGTAGTAAATGTACCTCTACTTCCTGTACCAGTTAACCAGAAATCAGGGAAGTAAGTATCTATAAAGGGTACTTGTCCATTAATTGTATTTAGTGTTAGTGGCGCTTGGGTTTGTAATGCACAATGTGTATCTGCAACAGTACCATGATATAATACTGTGTTAACCGGAATAGCACCAACTGTAGGTTTATTAATTGTAATTGTTCCTGTTCCAGTACCAGTTATAGTTGTTCCTGCATCTAAGCCAAATCCTAATAATCCTATACCAGCGGTAGCCCCAGCGTTAGATGCTACTGTAATACTTGTAGATCCTGCAGCTACAGTAGCACTGTTAACAGTAAATGTAGTTACTGGACTTAAACTTCCTAACCACATTACACCTACAACTACTACAGTAACATTAGGATATAACTTCTGTATAGTTCCCCATAAACTAGCGCATTGAGTTTGTATTGTGCTCTTAACCCAGTTAGTGTTTTTAGTAGTTATATCATTATGGCCTACAGTAAATAAGGCATATATAGGTAAAGCTTGTCCAGCACCATTATATTGGAAGTTTTGTACTAAATCTCCTACATATTGAGTTACACTAATTGCAGAGCTTAAACTAGAAGTCCAGGTCATGTTAGCTGAGTTAGCTGTTAGTGTTCCGCTAGCAGTACTTGGGTTTCTGAACATTACAATAGGACTTGAAGTATAACAAGGACCAAAGACATCTACTTGATAAGTAACTATATAAAAGGTGGTAGTGGTTTGTGCTGATGCATTTCCGGCAGCACCATTAACTGTAATAGAAGAGCTACTTACAACCGAAGCTACTTGACTTCCTATAGGTAATACTTGTACTCCAGTCCCTATATTAAACCACTCAATAGTCGCGCCCACAACTAAGTTACCAGAACCTGCTGTTGCAGGACTGATGCTAGTTATTGTAGTACCGTTATTAGAAATAGTTCCTGTAAAGGTACCTAATACTGTTCTACCTACACTACTCATTTGTGATAATGCTAATTGCATTAAGCCAATATTACCTCCAGTAGTTGTAAAGGGTAATGATTGGGTTAAGGTTTGTGTACCTGATCCACTAGCAACTTGACTTAAAGTAATACTATTTGTACTTACTGTAGCTATAGTTGTACCTGCTGTAATATTAGTACCCGTAACTACCATTCCTGGCCATAGTCCGGCAGTGTTACTTCCTATAGAAGTACTACTAATACCTGTAACAGATGTAGTTCCATTAGTAGTTGCTGTAAATGTGACTGCTGTAGATTGGCCACCATAACTTAAATCAAAGTTAGCGCTGGCACCAGTATTAGCTTCATTAAATCTAACTCTCCAACTGGTTCCATTAGGATATGCCGGATTTGCAGGAGGTGGTAGCATTCTATCCATAGTATTCATCTTACGATATATAGCTGCGCCGCCCGTTGCCAGGTTAATAGTTCCTGGCTCTAAATAGCCAGTAGATCCTACTCCAGCATTAATAGCATCTAATCCAGTAAAGTCTCCAAAGTAACCTGCTAAGGTTTGTAAGTTACCTTTAGCATAAGAAGATTCTGTAAATGAATCTCCTATAACTAAACCTCTACCTGCTCTTCTGATGGGTGCAGGGCGTACAGAATAAATAGTATTAACTGCTCCGGCTGTACCTACAGCTACTCCTGCTACGTTAACTCCAAAGAAGTACCCACCAGTAATTTCTACAATAAATTCTCTATCTACGTTTCCAGTACCTGCGCTAAAATCCATAAGCATTTCATAATACAAAGCGGAAGCTGTAGGAATTACAAATGCTGTAGCTGAAGAACCAACTACTATAGGCGCTACAGTAATTACATATACAGAAGTTGTATCAGGTGCGGTTGTAAGAGCACTAAATGTTGCTGTTTGAGTATTAGCTACATAAGAAGTAATTAACTTAGATGCTTGTCCTGCTCCTGTTCCACCGACAATAGTAAAGTATTGGCCTGTATAACTTGTTCCACTACCTTCACTAGCTGCTAATCTAGCTGTAGTTGTACTACCTGATACACATAAAGGGGCAGTTGCTGTTGGTGCGGCTACTGTATATAATCTCTCAACCCCTTCTACAATAACTCTATATTGTAAACCTGCTTGACCTCTAACAACGAAACCTATTTGAGGGGCATCTGAATAGAAATGTACTCTTACATTACCTTTAGTATTAGGATTACTTACAGCATTACTTTCTATAGCGTTATAAGCGGGAGCAATTGATTCTGCTCTTTCTATAGCACCATGAGAATAACTATAACAAGTATTTAATCTATTAGCATTTCTTAACCAAGGAAATAATGGTACCCCTGCGACAGGACTACTAATAGCTGATGTAGGATAGTTACCCCCGGTACCTGAGCCAATAACTACTGTGGGATTAGTAGTATCTCTAACTGTATTACCGCGGTTATCTAATAGAGCAATTCCCCCAGGATTATACTGAGCAATTGCTGAAGCTAATTGACTATTTGTTGGTTGTGTTGAATTACGTACTGGCATTATTAGGTTCCTTCTAAAATACAAAGTGTTGTTGTTCCACTGGCTACAATTCCTGTAACTGCTAATCCATGTAGTGTTCCTGTGGTAATTTCATATTGACCTCCACCAGCTTTAAGGTATATACCTGTAGTTAATGTGGCGGCACTAGTTAAGTTAAGAAAGCAATCCACAGCTCCATAATTAATAATAGAAGCATATTTACGACTAGCATTTGAAGCTAATACTGTGGAACTTGTTGTAGTAACAGTAGCTCCGGTAGCACTGGGAGTAGTAAAGCTAATAGTGGGTTTAGTATTAACATCTAATACTCCACTAGTAGAGGTTAAAGCTGTTCCAGCGCCGTCTTGCGTTCTTACTGTCCATGTGCCACTTTGTGTGGATGCAAAGGTGGTATTGGTAATAGATCCAATAGCATTTGCTCCAGCAGGTAATGAGGGTAATGTAGTTATCGTTCCGATATTCCATGTGCCGCTTTGAGTGGCTGCAAATGTAGTATTAGTAATAGCTCCAATACTATTAGTACCCGGAGGTAATCCACTGGAAATATGTACTAGATTAGGGTTTAGACTTGTGATAAGTTTTACGGTAGCGGTTCCGGAAGTATATGCTGTACATCTTATTCTATAAGTAGTATAGCCACCAACTACAACACCGCCAGCAAAGTTAGCAGTAAATGAGGTAGTATAACTTGTAGTACCTGCTTGGTGTACAGTTCTTAAATACCAAGTAACTCCACCATCTAAAGAGATTTCACTTTGTAATGTTCCTACCCAAGTACCTGTAACTTGTACAGTTGCTGTATCATAGTTACTTACTGTAAAAGTTGCAGTAGAGTTAGCTGTGGGTGTTCCCGTAATAATGGTCTGAGAGTTAGCTCCACTACCCGTTGAAGAGGCCACATCAGCAGCAGTAATAGTTTGAGTAGCAGGAGTTGCATCCGTATGAAGAGTTAGGATGCCATTAGGCGCTTGCATAGGGAATGGATTGCTTAAGGTAGCTGGCTGTGTAGCTCCCAGGTCTCCCCAGTTTAATTTAACTATTTGGTAATTATCTCCAGCAGCTAGATCTGTGGCTACGCTAACTCCTGATCCTGGTGTTACTTGAATTGACATGAATACCTCTTATGCTTGTGTGAGTGCTAGTAATAATCCAATGGCCTGACCTGTATTACTATTTACTGATGGATCTGTTGTTTGAGCTAATACAGTAACATCTCCATATAAAAGTCTACTAACATCTCCATTAGTATATGTTATAAATAAATCATACTGGTAAACACCCGGACTAATGTTGGCAGTTGTTATTGCCGGTAAGATTAGTTCAAATGTTCCATTAAAAGCATTAGTTATTGTTATTGTGAATGTTGCTATTAGTTCGGTAGTATTATCTCCAATTCTTATTTGTGCTTTAAAAGTGCAACCAGTTAAATTATAAACCTGTCCATAAGTTTGTTTATTAAAGATACTAAAAGCATTTGAAGTAGTTAATTGACTATCATTAACTATAGTAGCTATGGTTTGTACTTCATCAACAATTCTAATTCTATTTCCTACAGTAAAGTATTTGGTAAATAGTGTTCCACTGGTTCCAATAACAGTAGTAGTTCCAGTAGTACTTACTACTCCGAGTCCATTAGTAGTGCCTACTATAAACACATTGTTAAAGTCTGCCCCCTGTTCAATTATTAATGGATATAAGATTGAACTCATGATTTTACCTTAGGGAATTATTGTTGTGCTTGCAATTACTGTAACCGGCCCATATAATAACTTGGCATATGTTCCATCTGCGTAATGAATAAATAAATCATATTGATAAGTTCCAGCAACTAAAGCTTCTGTAATAGATGAAGCTAAACTAAACTTAAATATTCCACTAGTTGGAGTTACTATTGTTGTTGAGAAGGTGGCAATAAGTTCTGTATTTATATCTCCAATACGTATTTGACTACTAACTGAACAATTAGTTAGATCATATACTTTACCATAACTAGCTTTAGTATAAACTCCAAAAGCACTTGAAGTTGTTAACTGGGTGTCACTTACTATAGTAGCTATAGTTTGTACTTCTCCTTGAATTCTGATCTTATTTCCTACCGTAAAGTATTTAGTAAATAATGTTCCATTACTTCCAGTTACTGTAGTAGTTCCAGTAGTACTTACTACTCCTGTACCTGTAGTTGTGCCTAAGATAAAGGTATTAGAGTAAGTTCCGCCTTGTTCAATTGTTAATGGAAATAGTAGTGCTGTCATATATTAATACTCCTTATTCTTTGACTGCATCAAAGGTTACAGCCACAAAGATTACTTGAGATGCTGTAGCTGTACCGGCTAAGAACTTAGCAGAAACCGCTACGAACTCCCCGGGGTAAACCACAAGGGGAACCGTAAATGGTACCCATACATCTCCGTTTTGAGGTTGAGCGCCAACAGCCGCACCTACCAACCAGGACGAGATGCCAAGTTCAATTCTTCGGGGAGCTTTAGTGTTAGCTGCTTCGGTGGTGGCTAAGGACACGTTGCTGTGGCCTACGTTTAGTGTCCAAAGAATAGATGTTGCTGTTGTAGCTACGGCTGCGCCAAGGTTTAGAGGAGCTATTTTTACCCCGTAGATCAGAATCGTTTTAGCTGGGATGTTTACAGACCAAGAGGGGTTCTGATATGACTGAACTATAAAATCAGTAGCAGCAGCAGCCTGTGCGTTCATTTGGAATTGCCCACCAAAGCCCGTACCTAATGCTGCTGTAGTGTTAGTTGGAGTTGCGGCAGCAGGAGTAGTGTTGTTGGCATGCTGTGCAGTGGAACCTTGGGTTTCCCCGTTTCCGCCTACGTTAGCGTTTTGACCCATACCTGCTAGGATAGAGGGCCAGGATTTTGCCAGGGGTACATCCCGTGCGAATAGGTGAACTTCTGCAATACGTAGAACTTGAGCTACGGCGGTTGCAGCGCTGTTGGCGTTACGGAAAAATATTGGTTGGTATGGGTTTAGGCATGGGCCAGACTGTCCAGCGGGGGTAGCAATAGTTGCCTGAAGTACCCCGTCAACCCAGAACTCGGTTGCGGTTACGTCTGCGCGGATCATGTAAATGTGGTCTACTCCTGATGTTGGCGTTGGAAGGGTAGCCGTTGTTTCTGCGCCGTTAAAGTTGAGTACCCCTTGTAATATTCCACCAGTGCTATAACGGAACAAGATGCCATCCGTGACTGCTGCGGTCGAGGCTGGAGCTACGCCAAAGCCCATCTCTATAATATTTGAGGTCTGGGGAGTTTGGGTGATAATGCAGGTTGCACGGAAAGACACCCCCTGCTCTCCGTACAGTGGAAAATAGCGGTAAGAAATTATACGAGCAACCGCGCCAGAGGCCACACTAGAGCCAGAGTTCAAGCTCAGATAGCCAGAAGCAAAACTCACGGTCATGGTAGTTAATCCTAAGCCCCAGTTATTAGTATTCTGTGCTGTATAGTTAAAGCTTTCACTCCAAAGTGGCGTATCTGTACCTTGCCGTAAACGGCGGTTGCTGCTTAGTTCTAAATCCCGTGTAAGTTTAGAGCCCGTGATAGTTCCTTCATCTCCTAGAGTAGTCATCCAGTTATAGCCTGCATTAGTAGCTGTTTGTGCAGGACGTATAAGTAATTGGTTTAATGCATCTACTTCAGCTAGGTTATTAGAAGTTGCCCCTTGTAAAGTTAATCCCATCGTCTTATCCTTTTATATTATAATGTGAACCATTGAATGTTAAATGTTCCTGTTAATTGCCAATCACTATAAGCATATATAGTAAAGCCAACTCCAGTAGTAATTGCTCCACAGATTAATGTTACGGGTACTAGTCTATGTTCATCAATACTATGTGTTGCTGTAGCTATAGCTAGTATTTGTGCAGTGACTAATTGTGTATTTAATATACTTGTTAGTCCACTTATAACTACAGTAGTATCATTCTTACGGGTTGAACCAAAATCAATTACTGCAGTTCCTCTTAATCCAGTTACATCTGTATTTTTAATAGCAAGTAAAGTTTTAACTTGACTTGTTGTCAAAGCTATTGGTGTTGCCGCACTTCCTGTATTATTTCCAATAATAGAGTTAGCAGCTAGATTAGCCATCTTAGCTAAAGTTACTGCACTACTACTAATTGTAGTACTTAATGACCCGGCTGTAGTAGTTATATCTCCACTTAAAGCAGGAAATTGTGCAGCTTGTATAGTTCCTGTTAATGTACTAGCATCAACTGTAATATTTATATTACCTGATCCATCAAAGCTGACTCCATTAATAGTTCTGGCTGTAGCTAATTTAGTAGCGGTACTTGCATTACCACTTAAGGCCCCAGTAAAGGTTGTTGCGCTAATACTAGTCAGGCCGCTTAGTGTAGTTGCAGTACTGCCTAAACTAACTGCTGTGGATCCTAATGTTATGGCACTATTAGCTAACATTGCATTAGTAATAGTGGAACTAGCTGTTAGAAATCCTCCATAGTTACCCAAATCATTAGTAAAGGCTGATAAAGTTGTTGGGAAGGTAGCTAGAGATAAATCCCCTCTAAGATATTGACTTGTACTTCCTAAAGTAATAGCATTCTGCTTATTATTAAAGGTAGTCCAATCTGTAGAAGTTAAATAACCATGGGTAGAATTAGAAGCCGTACCAAGTTTAGTCTTAATACTAGATGTGGTTTCATCTCCTGTATTAGTACCGCTAAGATTACTTCCTAATACAGTTCCACTAGCTAATAGGTTGACTGCATTTAAGGTATTACCTATAATAGTAAAGCCGGTAATGGAGCCAAAGTTACTACCATTCTTTATCTGAATGGCACCTGTAATTCCTCCTGAAGTTGCAGCCGCGCCAGGAGGCCCGGGAGTTCCTACAGTTAATACTGTGGTTACTTTTTGTGGGGCTACTAGTACAGATACCGCATTTGTATTTTGTGGAATAAGGGATATAGAGTTAGTATCAACATTAACTAAAGTTAAACTCTCGGTCATAACTAGTGTCCAGTGTTTAGTCCATTGTAGTAATTTAGCTAAGGAAAAATCTCAACATGTATATGGCGTTTATTTGTAAATTAAAGAATGTTAGACCTCACCCGGATCCAGAAGTAAATAGATTAGCTATAGCAGAAGCACAAGGTACTACTGTAGTAGTTGGTATTAATAGTAAAGAAGGTGATCTGGGTATTCTATTCCCCTGTGATGGTCAACTATCTAAAGAATATGCTACTGCAAATGATTTAGTAAGAAGAAAAGATCCTGAAACTGGTGAGAATGTAGGGGGGATGTTTGATGAAAATAGAAGAGTTAGAGCACAAACTTTACGTAAGGTTAGATCAGAAGCTTTTTGGACTCCTGTAACTAGTCTACAATTTGCTGGGGATATCTCTCAATTAACAGAAGGTATGACCTTGAATACTTTTAATGGGATTCCTATCTGCAATAAATATGTAAATGAAGCTACCCGTAAACAAGCTGCCAGTAAAGAGAAAGCTGCTAAAGCAATTGATATCTTTAAGGCATCCGTGGAAGCTTTCCCTGAACATGTGGAGACATATCAATGGAAGTATTATAAGGATAAGATTGTTCCTGGTAGTGTGGTTTATGTTACCTTAAAGATTCATGGCACAAGTGCTAGAGTAGGTAATGTTAAAGTATCTAGACCTAAACTAACTAGATTACAAACCTTTATTAGTAAACACTTTCCTAAAGTATTCCCACACTTTATTAAGTTGTTTCCTATTCAAAGAGAAACTAAATATCAACCTATTGTTGGTACCAGAAGAGTTGTACTTTATAATCAAAAGGAAGATGCTGGATTTAGATTTGATAGCGCTGATAAGTTTAAACATTTATTAGAGCCAGAAGAAGTCGTCTACTATGAGCTTGGCCCTTGGGAAGTTATTGGTTCTAAACTAACTATGAAAGAAGTTCCTATAACTAAATATAAGGACAAATCTCTTAAGGTTAAGTTTGGTAACTCCATGAGATTTACTTATGGACATGAAACCAGTAATAACGAATGGGTATATAGGATTACTAAACATGGAGTTGAATTACCTTATTATCAAGTAACTAAACGTGCAAGAGAATTAGGATTAGATATTCCACCATTACTAAAAGTCTTCTTATATGATGGTACTAATATGAAAACTATTAGTGATTATATTGAAGAACAAACTAATGGTATTGTTGAAGATCCTTTAGGTAATCATATTAGAGAAGGAGTTTGTATTCGTGTAGAAGCCCCTGATGGTACAATCACAACTTATAAATCAAAATCATTCTTGTTTCTCTTCGGGGAACAAGAACAAAAGGATCAAGCTGATTATGTTGATCTTGAAGAATCTAGCTAACTTAACTACTGGAGAATTAAATCATGGAATTTACTTATCAAGATCGTCTGTTTCGTATTACGTGGGAACATGATCAAAAGGGTACTAAGTTTGCCTGTAAAGGAACTATGTGTACTATTGATGAATACATTGAAACTCCTGAGATTACTTATTACAATAATATAGTTTCCGTGTTTGCGGCTTTGTATTACAAAGATAAGTTTGATAAATTAACCGGCCGCAAAGCTTCTTTACAAAAAGCCATTAAGGACTTTCCTAAAGAACTTAGAACACAAATCTGGAATAAGTTTCATGCTCAATGGCCTGTAACTACTAATCCAGTTACATATCTAAATACTCCTTCAACTTTGGTATCTGCGAAATGAACTGGCTATTTAAAGACATGACTGTGGAGGAAGCTACTTATCTTCCTCCTAAAGAACAATGGCGGACTATAGCTTTTAGTTGGTTGAATGAGGATTATAGACGCAAAGAACCCTGCAAATTAACTGTAGTAACTGCTTATGGTGTAACCTATACAATTGGTGGACCACAAGCAGAAGCTGAGTTTAGATTAAGAGTTCCTGAAGCAGAAGATACTTTTAAGGATGAAAGATAAATGAATCCTGAAGGACAATTTGTTATTTATATGGCAACTATTACAGATTATTATGGGGCCAGAACTTATATGGAAAGAGTAGATTCTGTAACGGAAGCTATTACTAAACTTATAACTTTACAGGCTTACACAATATTCTTGGAGAGTCGAGGCAATTCAGGACTATGGGTAATTAATTCTAATAATGAACCGGTGGAATTTAAAACGCCAACTAATCAAACTGTTTGGGATCTTATAAAATCAGGAGTTAGAATTTATACGGATGAATAAAATTATTATTATATTTTGTGGTCCTTTAGGTTCTGGTAAAGATACTTTAGCTAAACATTTAATTAATAATTATGGATTTACTAAAGCCGCATTTGCAGATTCTTTACGGAAATCTGTTGTGGCTTTATTTGATTTAGATTTAAATAAGTTAAATGAGCAAAGTTATAAAGCCTCTGTTCAACCTACCACGTATGGTTTTACTGTTAGACATTTACTACAAGTAGGGGCTGAATGGGTTAAGACTAAAATTAATAAAGCTATATTTGTAGATGGTACTATTCGTAAAATTCTTGCAGATAATCTACAAAGAGTTGTTATTACTGATTGTAGATTTCTATTTGAATATAAAAGTATTCTACAACAACTAGCTTATGAACATGATTATACTGTTTATTTAATTTATCTTAAACGTAAAGAGCCGTCTATATTTTTATATAACTTAAATAGATTTCTTAATGTCTTTAAACTTAATCATTTGTTATCTGATTTCTATATTCATGAAAGTGAATTAGAATATCATTTATTAAGTAAAGAGGCTTCTGAAATTTACACTGATATTAATACTGTCACACATGCCATTGAAAGATTGGAGGACACCCTTGACCGCCTTAATAACACAGACTCAAACTAGATCAGTCTTAACTGCAAAACTTAAAAGTAATATTGATGACATTATCTTTGAGGAGTTTAAATTTGATCCCACAAATAAAACCTGTTTGGAAATTATGGCGGGGCATGGAAATTTAACTACACATCATGTAGCCAAAGGAATGATTGTTACTACAAATGATTATGATTTGAACTGTAAAGCTACATTTAATCGTTCTGCAGTAGAATTAGTACAAGAATTGGGCATCCTAAATTACGATGTAATCGATATTGATGCCCAAAATATGACTAATGCTTATCATGCATTAGTTCCTACATTACTTCGACTTCCTTTAGATAAAGAAGTAATTATATTAGTTACTTTATTACATGCACTTAATCCTATGTATCTTCGTAGAGCAGAGTATTTAAGGGAATGGGGAAGTACAGTTTCTAGTATTACTAGATATCTAAAGAGATTAGTTGATGATGCGCCTAATCTACAATTTTTGGGATTGACTTGTAGAGACTATGTTAATCTTAGTCGCCAAAAGAATCCTATGTTACGTGTTGGAATTAAAGTTAAAAGGACTTTGAAGAATGAATAGTTATTTAATTGCTGGTTATATTGCGCTTAATAGTGATTGTGATACTGGTAGTATTAGTCAAGATTTAAATATTCCTATTCAACAAGTGCGGGGTCACGTAGCCAGCTTTGTTAAAAAGGGATTAGTTGAAAAGAAAGTTATGTTTTATACTAGTGATGTACCCTTTAATGCTTATCGGTTAAAATAAATGCGACAAACACGAATGATTGCTACCTGTGAGCGCTGTAGAACTGACTATAGAACTTTCTATCGGCGCCCCAATCCACAATTTATGGAGTTTTCTAAAAGAGTTTCATATCCAATTACTGAATCTAAATTCTGTTTAACTTGTGTTAAAGCTATGGTTAAAGCTACTCCGGGTTTGCAAGAACAACTTTTTGAATTTATTAAACGATTAGAAGCAGTAAAATCTAAACTGCCTATTGAGGACCAATATGAATAGTAAATATGTTTTATTAGATAAAATTGCTGCGGCTTTAGCTAATGGTGAATTTGGTGAAGCTGCTCAACAACATAAACTTGTGGTTACTTATAACACTATGTTGGAATTAGAGTTATTCTCCCCAGATAATAACTCCTCAGTAAAATCTTTAGGCGGGCCTGTAGATTATATAGATGCCTATTCTTTAGCATCTCAACTTAAACAGCGATCTCAAGAGGTAGCAGCAGAAGTAATTAAAGAACCTCCTGCTAATATATTTACTGCGGAAGATTTAGCTATCTTTAGAAACTCTGATCCTGATGGCACTATGGGCCTTAGCGATGAGGAACTTAAAGAACGCTTTAAACATATACCACCGCGGGTATCTGGCTCACCTGCAGATTTATTTGGTGCAACTTAACTAATTATAGGAAATACTTAAATGACTAATACAATTTGGAAACCTGCTATTTGTGATAAAGTGGCGCTTGCTGAAGTTGCTAAGAATATGATTGGTATGTATAATGATGATCCTACTAAATCTAATCAACCCAGCTTGGCTGCGGCTGAGCGTAACCTTGAGATGATTCTTAAAGGTTTGTTGTTCATGACAGACTTTAGTGAGATTAATCCTGAAGGAATTATTATTCTATATGTTCAGCGGGAAAAGTCTAGTAGATATTATGGGATTATGGGGATTCCGGATCTTAAAGAAGTAACCGTAGTGTTAGACTTTGTTCCTAAGATTGGTAACTTAGATACCGATTTGTCTTATGGTCGTGTGGATAATAATAATATCTATAAGTATCCAGAACTCTTCACGGGGATTATGGCGCTTAATGCTTCTGATCATCTTAGACGGATGCGTGATGAAGATATGCGTGCTACCTATGGTATTAATATTGACACGGAAGATAATGTTGAGATCTTGACTTGTTTATCTAAAGCGCAAGATTGGTTAGAAGCCATTGCTCCTTATTATCAGCATCCTCCTAAGATGGAACTTCCTATTCTAAATAACCGCACTTAATAAGTTAAGTAATCCCAATAGGAAATAAGCTATATATGGTATATCCTTTAGGTATACTATATATGGCTAAGAAATCTCAGTTAAGTTCCGAAGTTAGGTCTGAAAGTGATATCACGTTACACATTACTCCAGCGCAACGCGAATATATAGAAGTTATTGATAGTAACACCTATACAATTTGTCAAGGCCCTGCTGGAACTGGTAAAACTCTAACAGCACTATATCAAGCAATTAGATATGTACAACACAGATCTAAAACAGGAGTAGAACGTATTGTTATTATTAGACCTTTAGTAGAAAATAGATTGGGATTTTTACCCGGCACTGCTGATGAAAAGATGTCTCCGTTTCTTGGTCCTATTTTAGACAACTTGTTAGTCATGATGGATTTAGGTAAAGCTGAATATTGGCTCAATAATAAGATTGAGATTATCGCTCCTGAATTAGTTCGGGGGCGTTCCTTAAATCATTGCTTTGTTATTTGTGAAGAAGTACAAAATACTACTCCAGATGATTTCCTTAAACTCCTTACAAGACTGGGCGATAGTGCTAAGATGGTATTAGCTGGTGATGTTAATCAAATGGAAATGCGGGGTAATAACTATTCGGGATTGGAAGATGCGTTGAAGAGACTTAGGGGAATTCCTGGCATTGGCTTGTTTGAGTTTACTAAAGCTGATGTTGTTAGAAATGGAATTATAGGAGAAATATTAAATAGGTATGATAAGTAATGATATTTATAAACTTGTTGATGGTCTTTATATTGGAGTCTATCAACATAAATTATTAAATGTAACTATATTAAAAACAATCTTGGGGGTACAATGTATCCCCTTTTATAATGTTATTTTCGCTAACTCTAATAAATTAATTGTTATTGAATTATCTACAAGAACACTTTATAAAGTAGGAACTGTTGAGATTATCTATACTGATTCTTATTGGTGTAATATTAATAAAGCTAAAGATGGAAGTATACTAAATATTATGTTCATGGTTAAATAATGCTATACATTAAAGAAAAGAATTCGGATTATTATTTAGCTATTTCAGAATTACAGAAATATAAATTCCTTAGTATTGATGTGGAAACTTATAGTAATCCTATCTATTTACAGTGGCATAATAGATTAGACGCTACTATAAAATCAGGTAAACGTATTTCTTTTACTGATCCTTATACTAATAAAGTTAGACTACTGCAAATAGCTACTCCAGCTAATTGTTTTATATTTGATATCTTATATCTACCAGATGTTATAGAACTTAAAGCTTTATTAGAATCTCCTGCGGTTACTTCTATAGGTTATAATATTAAGTTCGATTATAAAATGCTTAAGGTTAATTGTGATATTAATTTAGCTAACGTATTTGATTGTTATTTAGCCGTTAAACTAATAGCAAATGCTAGCGGGGTATCTTTAATAAGAACTCATGGAGATGGCCTTAAAGGTATTCTACGGCAGTTATATGGAATATATTTAGATAAGACACAACAGGTTAGTAATTGGGCCGAACCGGATTTAACAATAGAACAATTACAATATGCTGCTGAAGATGTTATTCATCTTCATAGATTAAAGGAAACTTTAGAAGAAACTATTAGTTTACCTTTTGGTTCTGGTGGTTATGGTATGGGTAAGATTCTTATTCGTGAGAATAAACTATTACCTAAAGTTGCAGACATGGAACTTAAAGGGGTCTTATTAGATTTACCTTTGTATAAAAGATTACGCCAAGTTGCTATAAATAGAATTCCACAGATTCAATATGAACTTGCTGTTAGAATAAATCAACTAAAACTGGCTAAAGATATTCAAGAAGGAATTACAGAACCAGAGTCTTTTATTAAATTTAAGGTTAATTTATTGGGTGAATTTATTATTTTGGATTCTAAACTATTTAGTAATCCTATTAAGATGAAATCATTACTTAATCTTATAGGTCTTGATGTAGAGAATACTAGTAAGAAAGTTATACAAGAATTATTGGCGGTATTTAAATCATCAAATGATTATATTAATCAAGAAGATAATTTTACTGAAGATGATGAAGAAGAAGATTTAGAAGCGGAATTAAATCTAATTAAGTTTAAACAAGAATCTAATATTTATTTAATGCTAAAGACTTTTAGTGAGCTATCTATTCTGCGTAAACAGATTGGTACTGATTATGAAATCTATATTAATCCTGTTACCGGTAGAGTGCATAGTAACTTTGATCAATTGGGAACAAGCACGGGTAAACATATCTGCCCCATATAGAAGTGATTCTGTAGTGTAAAAACCTTTAATTAGGGGAACCCCTCCACATATTTATGGGGAATCCCTAGCCAGTGTTAATAGAAATATTAATAAACGTGTGTAACGAGTAGATAAAGTAGTCTAAGTGTATGTTATAATACATATGATGAAATATCCAAGAACAAGGTTTAACTATACTAATAGTTAAAGAGGTACTCTGACCTTAAGGGATGGAAAACCTTAAGAATTATAGGATAAAGAGCCTATAAGATAACAACTGAGATTTAGTTCAAACAACCCTTTGTTAAGTGGGGGCATATAGTAGTGATATTATATGAAAACTCTGTGAACTCGGTGAACGCCTTTCTTTATAAATGGGCCAATACCAAGCGAAGCCTACAAGGAAACTTTAGGAACGTCTAGAGACTAATTATAGTAATCTAAGTTAATGTGTGTTAAAATATAGACATATTAATAAGATGAAATAATCTTGAGCGCAGAGAGTCTTATAATGCCAAAAGGTAGATTTTATACTAAAGAAGAAAAAGATAATATTATTAATTTATATGTTAATGATAATTTGACTCCAACTCAAATATCTAAAATAGCTAATAGAACTCCAGGTGCAATAAAATGTCTACTAAAAATTAATGATATCATTAGTCATAAACCAATAGTACCTGTTAGCTGGGATACTACTAAAGTTGATTATACTAATCCTGTATTTAATTATTATTGTGGTTTATTAGTTACTGATGGTTTTATTGATGATAGAGGCAACCGGGTATCTTTAAGATTACATGAAAAAGATAAGGATATAATTATTAAGTTAGGCAGTTACTTTAATAGAGATATTAAAAGTTACTATGTGTCTAAGTTTAATAGTTATAATTATGATATTACGCTAACTGGAAAATACTTACGTAACTATTTAAGTTTACATTACAATTTACATAACAATAAAACCTTTACTTGTAGCATGCCAACTACTTTTTATGACCCTGAATGTTTAAGATATTACATTAGAGGGGTTATAGATGGGGATGGCTCAATACGTAGTAATGAAGTTAGGATTTATTGTGGTAGTGAAACTTTTATAGAAGGTCTTATATTGTTATTGAATAAAACTTTAGATGTAAATTTAAAGAAAGATTACATTTATAGAGATAATAAGACTAGAAAATATCCAGGATTTAGAAGTAATAAAAAAGACACTTATACTTTATGTAATTGGTTATATAAAGATTATGATGGTTGGGGAATTGAAAGAAAGTATAAAAGATACAAGAAAGCATGTAAGATTATGATATAGTCCATTCCCTTACGTAAGAATAAGTAAGGGTAGTTAAGAACATGCAACAAATAAGTAAAGTAAAACTGATAGATCCTTTAGATGGTAAAGAGAAGAACTATAGACACATATTTGTCTCGCCGCCTAACAAATTATTACTGAGTGTCGATTTATCTAGTCAAGAAATTAGAATCGCGGCATTTATGTCTAATGATCCTGAGATGATTCGTATTCAGAACTCAGGGCAGGATGCACATACTATGACTGCATATTTAATGTTTAAAGATGTCTTCCATCATAACTATCCTGAGTTCTTTAATAATCCTAACTGGACCTTTAATGAATTAAAACCTATAGCCGCGGCGCATATTCATCCTATTTATAATAAGTCTTTGCGAGATCTAGCTAAAATTATTGGCTTAGGGCAAATCTATGCTAAAGGAGCAGATGGTTTAGCTAAAGATTTTAACTTGGCTAAAACATATGTAGATAAAGGCTTTGGAGAAAAGTTAGCACAACGTAAAGCTGTTAGAGATGCTGAAATAATTATTAATAATTACTTTGATCCATTCCCGGTACTTAAATCTTGGATTGCTGATAAGATGGAGTTTGCTGGCTTAACCTATTATGCGGTTAATGCAGAGGGTAGAATCAGATTTGTTAATGATGCTAGTGTTGGTAAATCTGATGCTAATGCTTGTAGACGACAAGGAGTAAATGCACCTATTCAATCCTTTGCTGCAGAACAAATTAAGGAAGCTATGATAGAAATATCTAAAGAGTTTCCTAATTCATTAATCCTGCAAGTTCATGATGAATTAATATTCGAGATCCCTGGGAATTTAACTATTGATACTAACAAATATGAAAGTGTTTATAGTCCGGAATCCATAATCAATTGTAGCTATAATAAGAAATCTAATACTTATAAAAGCTTTGTCTATGATACAGAAGCTAGTAAACATATTTATAGAATAAAGAATATGATGGAAATAGTTGCGACGGCACTAATGAATAATGTTGTTAAAGGCGCGTCGGAATTTGGCTGTAATACTTATTGGGAACACTAACATGAATCATTCTTTAATGTCATTTGCTAAAACTTTTATAGGGGTTTTAGGATTGGAATCTGCTACAGCTACACCTAATTTAGATGGGACTATTGTTACAGTTACAACAGAGAACTGCTCTGTCCTTTTATTTATGTGTAGCTCTAAGATATTAGTGGAATTATTACTTGAGGATTTTACTGCAGTTGATAGTAATAACTTTGAAGTTGTAAATACTTTGTTGAATTTTATGGCGGAATTAAATCTTGAGTTATTAACTTCAAGTGATTTTGCTAAGACTACTTATTTATCCGATACTAAATTATTGCTTATGTATAAATTTAGCCCTAATCGAATTAAAGCTTTCTTTCAATTATCTAAGTTTTATGAGGATTTAGAACTTACTAATAGTCTCTTTGATTATATGAAAGAAACTAAAGACTTACATAAAGTCTTAAGTAGTTACAATTCTGTATTAGCTAATTTAGCTACACAAGATCCACGCACTTCGGAGTTTAATTAATATGTTATTGATTGATAATAGTACACAGTTTATAAAGTTCCTACAAGCTATTGTTAAAACCACTAGCTCGGATAATGCATTAACTGAAACTATTCTAATTGAGCCTGCAGCAGGTGGAGTATTACTTAGCGCTTGTAATCCTACTAAAGCTCAAGTAACTGTGCTTGTTCCAGATTGTACTCCTAATAAGGATAGCTATTTGGTTAATGGTAACTTAATGCTAAGTAGAATTAAAGCATTGGATCCTAAACCATCTTGTACAATTAGTGCGGCTAAATCTAAACTGGTTGTTAAAGGTACAGGAAATAATAAGATTGATATTCCATTATCAAAATATACTACGGCGCAATTCAAACTTGAACCGTATAATACTAATGTAATATTCCAATCTGATTCTCCTGATGAAGTGTATTCTTGGTTTAATAAACTAGCTAATACTAGTAAATCTAATATAGCTCTTGTATTTAACAGTAAAACTTTAACTGCTTATAGTTGGACATTTGATTTAACTACGGCATATAAGCAGGTTATTGCTAATACTATTGATGTTAAATCTCCATTAGTATTAGTTATTAATCCGGATATGCTTAAAGGTTTACCTGAATTAAAATCTGCAGATATTCAAATCTGCTATGATAATAATTCTGTTTTATCTTTTGTTACTGAAGTTTCTAAATATCAATTAAAGTTATTAGTAGATAATAATCAAGTAGCTATTATTGATCAAGCTCTTAATACAGATGCTATAAGCTGTTTAGAATTCCCTAGAATGGAATTATTAATAGCTTTAAATCAAATTAAGATTACTGAAGATACTAGTAGTAGCTCCTTTAGTTTTAATGAGGATTTGTTAAGTATTATTAATGATAGTAATTCTTTAGTTAATCACGCAGAAATCAGTTGTTATAAACAACTTGGTGATTGGGTGACTATGAATTACGAGGCGAGTAAATTATATTTTATTATTAGTAGTTATTTTAAAGATGCAGATATTATAGCGATTGAACAGTTTATGCCAATTGCTAATACTTATTATATTCGTATATATAATCCCAACTTTAAAGAAGCTGGTATAGTTTTACTCTCACCCATCATTTAATACACAAGGAAATTAAACAACATGTCTGTAACTCAAACTGGTAGTATCAATGCTGCTGACTTATCCCCTAAAGAATTAATTGAATTTCTTAAAGTCTGTTATACTGCAGTACCAAAACAATCTGCAATGATTTGGGGCGATCGTGGTATTGGTAAAAGTGAAATCGTTGCACAAGTAGCTAAGCTATTAAATGCTAAATATGTTCCCTTGATTCTTAGTCAGATTTCTCCTGAAGATCTTCGTGGTGTTCCTAAATCTAAATACTCTGAAGAATATGCGGAAGAAGTCTTGCATTATATTCGTACCACTTATCTCCCGCCTATGAATGATACTGGCCGTGGAGTTATCTTCTTAGATGAATTGCCTGCAGCGCACCCCCGATTACAAGTAACTGTTTATCAACTTCTTACTGAACGCAGAATTGGTAATGATTATTTCCTTCCGGATGGTTGGATTGTACTTGCTGCTGGTAACCGCCAAGAAGATGGTGCGTTGCATAATCCAATCGGAAGTGCAATGGCAGATAGATTTTGGCATTGTACTTTAGTGCCTACCGCACTAAATTGGTTAGAATGGGCACAAGAAAATGATGTTCATAGCAGCGTATTGGGTTTTATTAAAGCAAATCCGCATTATCTTAACCGTACTAAACAGGACGATTTGATTAGCCCTAGTCCAAGATCTTGGGTTAAGGTAAGTAATTTGATTAAAAGCATTGAAACTATGTATGATCCCGGAAATATCGATGCCATTAAAACTCAAGTTGGTTTTGCTGTTCGGGGACTTATTGGTAATGAAATTGCAGTTACCTTCATGGATGACTTTGCTTTAGGCTATTTTGCTTTAAGTATTAGTGAGTTAATGACTTTAACTTCTGATAAAATTACTGAGAAGATTGCGGCCATTAATAAACCTACCAGTCTTTATACCATTGCTTATGGTTTACCATCTTTGGTAGTAGATAGTTTAACTGCTCAAAAAGCTTTAAGCATTCTATTAATCTTAGCTAATAGCGCAGCTCCTGGAGTTCCTGCTAAAGAGATCTCCGGATTTGGTATTAATAACCTGGCAATTAAAGTATTGAAGTTCCCTCCTAAAGAGTTAATTATATTTACTCGCAGTTTGGAATGGAAATTACATGAAAAGGCTACTGATACCATGAAGTCTAAAGTTTATACTGCCATCGCTCAATTAGAGAAAAAGGGAAATGATACCGTATGAGTCTAGATTATAATTTGGCATTCTTGGAATTTCTTAAACAGCATATTACTGAGACATTCCCTGAACTTACTGCTTTGTTACTTTGGACTCCAATTAAGGTTGTTGATGAGGACTTCTTAATTAAAACTAATGGTAAATCCATTAGGTTAGGTAATAAGTTCTTTCAGATGAACCAAGCATATAAAACCTTGGCCTCTGCAATTAACCCCAGTCTTAGCGCCCCGGCATTGTTACCCCAAGTTAAAGAGCTAACTAAAATTGCACTAGCCATTGTCAATCAACATCCCCAAGAAGCCATGCTTAATGGGCGAGATAGAACTCTTTGGAATATGGCTAGTATGGTTTTCTTTAATCAGATTCTTGGGATTACTACTAGTGACTCCTTAGCTAACCTTCTACCAAAAGAATTAAACTCAATACTTGCGGATATTACTAATTGGGATGTCCAATCTCTATATGAGATTCTTAAGAAGTTAATTAAGTTTGTTCCGGCTGATGCTTATGATTCTACCTTTGATGAAACCTTTGACGACCCCCTTCCGGGATATATCAAGGATATTTATAGTCAGGATTACTTAACACAGCAGCAACATTTTAGACAAGTCTTACAACAACTTAAAGCGGGTTCTAATCCCGGTTCACTTTTTGCTAAGTTTAAGCTTGGTAACTTTGAGATTAAGATTGCTTATTTTGTAATCCTGCGTAAGTATATGCTGGATGCAACCTCAGCTAAGTTTGATGATGATTGGTCTAGACCACATAAACGTAACTTTGCTTGCGGTAATGATGAGTTCTTAATGCCGAATATAGCTGAGGTTGAAGGGATTGATAGAATCTTCTTCCTAATTGATACTTCAGGTTCAGTATTAGGAGATCCTACAGCATTACCTGAGATTAGTTCTCATGTGGACTATATTCAGAATCTGACCGGATGTGATATTCACTTTATTGCTTGGGATGCTGTTGTACAAGTTGATAAAGTATTTAAGGCGGATGGAATCTCTTTTAAAAGTAAAGTGGAATCGAATATGGTTGACTTTAAAGGCGGGGGTGGTACTTGTATCGGCCCTGCTATGAAACTGGTTGAATCCTATAAACCAAAACTAGTCCTAGTATTTACCGATCTGGGGATTCTGTATGATGGTTGTAAAGATTCATATCCTTTTCCAATCCTATTTATTTCCACTGACAATAAACTTGCTGCCCCTTTTGGTAGAACCTTATATATGCGACCAGAATGATTAATGTGTTAAATGATTTATGTAATTGTACCGGTAATCCAACTGGTACTTGCTCTTTAGCTGCCATTCCTACACCGAGTTCAGGTAATTATAGAAATCCCAAATTTATAATTATCTCTGATTATCCCGGGTCTCAAGAAGTGGGTCAAGGAGCTTCTCTAGTTGGAGTTACCGGCGGTTATATCCGCCGAGTTATCTTTGGGATTTGGTATCCAGAGAAAGCTAAAGAGCTTCGCACTTTATATTCCTTTTATAGAGGAACTAAAGGTGGCACTTTCACACAATCTAATAAATATAAAGATTATATAGATCAAGTAATTAGTAGTACAGATCATTTAGGTTATTATACTAATGCTATTAAATGTAAACCAGGAGATAATAAAGTTACTGCTGAGTATATACAACAATGTGGCCGCTGGTTACAAAGTGAGTTAAATGCTTTACCTATAGTTCCTATTTTAATCGCGGGTAACCAAGCTTTGAGAGCTATGAAATATCTAGTTCCTCAATTAGAAGCTTTCAATACTTCGGCTATTGCTCGTAATGAAGTATTCACTTCTACTAAAGGACATAAATGTATCTGTTCTGCTAATCCATATTTATATGAAACCTTTACACATAGAGATATTTGGTTAGATAATGGTAAGTTAGAGCAAGATTATATCTCCAATCCACCACCACTTAGTGCGCGCTGGTTTCAAATTCAAGATATTATATTATTAAAGGAGCTAGTTGATGGAAATACCATTAAGTAGTTTTGAACAATTTGCTACAACTAGTACTGGTAGATATTTTCTAGATGTTTATGCTAAGTTTGACTATAGTACTTTTGTGTATACTATTAATTATTGGATAAATAATTACAAAGACCCAACCGCTATAGAAATTTATAACTTTATTTGTAGTCAACATAACTAATATGAAATCATTATCTGAAGAACTTAGACCTAGAATATTTGAAGATATTATTGATCAGGATAGTATTGTTAATCTTATTAAAAGTATGATTAATAAGAATCAGTTAGAACAAGCTTTATACTTTTATTCCGAACAATCTGGATTAGGTAAAACTTCTCTGGCTAGAATTATTGGTAGACGTGTTAATTGTTTAAATCCTCAAGGACATAATCCTTGTAATGAGTGTAGTAATTGTGTAACTCTTTTGGAAGATCCTAAAGGGTTACCACAATGTTATATAGAATTTGCATGCGCGGAAGAAGGTAATAAAGCTGTCTTATTAGATAGGATGAAACAATGGACTACCATTCAATCTCCTACAGGTTATAGAGTTATATTACTGGATGAAGTACATGCTCTTAGTGGTGCCGCGCAAGATGCTCTATTATTAGACTTTGAATCTTTGTATATTAATAGTAATTTACTTAAGGTTTATTTTATTGTAGCCACGAGAGAACCCACTAAACTTAAGTCGGCTTTTGTTAGTAGATTAATGCCATGTAGATTTAATCCGTTAAAGTCTAGTTCTCTTTGTGAAATGATTAAGAATATTGCTGAGAAAGCTAATTTAGAATATGATGATGAAGGATTAGAATTAATTGCTGAAGCTTCTGATGGCTCTGCTAGAGTTGTGTACCGGTTTATTGAGAAGTTTACTATTCAAGATATAAATATTACCGGCGCAAATGTAGCGGAACAATTAGGAACTTTGACTTTTAATCAGCGAATTATATTTTGGAATGCACTTAAGAATAATGAGTGGCGGCTGGTTAATACTATCTGGTCTACTTGGATAGATAAATATCAACCTGCAGATCTTGGTAAAGCTTTACTTAAAGATTTAGCTAAAGGATTAATCTATTGTATTCCTGAACAAATCTTGGCTATTAAGAATATATCTATTGGGGTTATTAATAATAAACCAGAATTAATTAAAGCCGCGATCTTTAGTCTACAAGGTGTGGATTTAAGTACGATTAATTATAGTAAATCTGTAGATACTACATTGCTACTAGGGGCTTAATATGATTACTCTATGTACTAATAACTATACAGAATTACTATGTAGAATTAAACAAGATAATACTTATGCGGTTAAGCAATATCTAGTTGATCCACAAGATGTTGTTACATTATTCTCTAAGCCTAAACTACAAAAGACATTTATTTGGATTAGAGTTACTAAAACTCTACCATGTCCAGAAAATATAAATACAAATAATATTAATACAGACTTTGTTATTCAATTTATGGGAAAAGAAATCCCCGATAATTGGTTTAGCAAAGCTAATACGTTTCGGGAATTTATAACTATTTATTCCCCGTTTAAAGAAGAAGTGATTCAGCGAATGATTAAGTCTAAAGGCTTTAATAGTATACAAGCACAAGAATTGTTACTACAAGCTAAGGGTGATTTTGTTACCTTAAATACTTTGACTAATCTATTACCTATCACCGTTTCTATTCAAGAAATTAAAGATCTTGGTATGAATACTAAGAACTCTAATTTCTCTTATAATAAGTTTATATCCGGTCTATATGATCATAAAGCAATTTCTTTATTACCTAAATTAGATTATAAAGAAGCACCTATGGTTATTGGATATCTTGAAAAGAATCTTCCTGATCTAGAGAAATTTTATCTATCTATAGCAGGATATGATCTTATAGACTTATATATATTTATTCATTGGTGCAATCTTGTTAGCTTAGGCTATTGGGGTTGTACTAATAATCTTCCTAATATACATGCAACAAATTGGTACTGGAGCTTATATGATTGACTTTGATGATTTAGATAAACAAAATACTGAATATTACAATACCCCTGGAACTGCTAATAACTTTGGCCCCAGACACTGGTTACCTTATAAAGATCCTAATACTGATGGCTATATTCCATCAGTAACTTTCTCTGGCGGTTTCTTTACTCTTGGTGATACTGATGGTGTTCCTAAAACACTACAAGATAAGATGGGTAAAAATGCTACAGGGCAACACTATGGAATGCTTGATCCAGTTCTATCTGAGAAAGTAAAAGATAAAAAGACTGGTAAAACTGTTACCTTTAATGGTGTATTAGATATCTCTACTATTAGTGGAGTTATTGTAGATACTGGTACTAAGTTTGCATTACCCGGGTCTGCTTCTACTAACTATCAACCCCGGTGTCAAGTAGAACAGTTTACTAGTAGATATGATCCTGCTGTTACTATTAAAGGCTCTTGGGATTATCCAGGAACCTCTAGATATAAATCTTTAGCTAAACTTAATCCAATTGGTTTAACTAAAGTTACTAGAGAGAATCTGGTTAATAATAGTACTGAACCCAGATATATTAATAATAATAGAGTTCTTACTAATTCTACTTTGGATATTGCTCTAAGAGATAATCCGGAGACTATTGTTGTCGCTCCTAAAGAAGCCTATTCTTTACCTGCTGATTCCTTAGTTTATTGTAATGATTGCAGACTTTGTATTGATAAACAAACTGATATTAATATGACCGGTAAACAAGTTACCGAAGTTATCTTTCTTGTTACTCATAAAGGTGAAGACAAGTTAACTAAGCCTATTCTTATTAAATTAAGTCTGGGTGGATATGCTCAATCTTCTTTACAAGAGTTCTTTGATAATCAACTTCCTGGTTATAGATTAGATAAATCAGATGATGCTATTGAAACTTTAAGAAAGCATTTAGTTACTCTGGAAGTTACTACTCCCACACCTAAAAAGGCTGGAGCAGAACTTAATCCTAAATCTAAAGCTCTTAAGATCACTGTAGTAGGTAAAGTAGCTGAAGAACTTGTTGCGTTTATGCCACCTTATACTAGCCCCTATAAACCATTTGTGGCTAATTCTACTGAGCTGGCTAAGCTAACTACTCCTGAGGTTATTCCTTCAGGTATTTCTCAAGTTAAACCTGCTACTCCGTTTTAGAACCTTTTTTTAAATTACAGTCACTGCAACTAAGTTGCATATTGCTGGGTTCTAAAGCTAGTTCTGGAAACTTACTTAGAGGCTTTATATGGTCACAATGAACTTGTTTTCCACGTAAAGTCTCTTTGCATATAGCACAACAATGATTCTGTTGGCGAAGTTTATAAATATGAAATTGTAAGTAATCATTAGATCTACGCCAAGCCGCAAACTGTTGTCTAAGAGTCATCTAGATATTCCTAATATTATACGGTATTATACTATTATACTTTAATTAGGAATATCTATGAATTACTTAGGACTTAATGAAAATAGGTCTAAACAAATAGCTGATGAATTAAATATTCTATTAGCTACTTTAATGTCTGCTTATCTTGTTACTTGGCATTCTCACTGGGCAGTTATTGGATTGGTTAGCTTACATATTCATAAAGATTTATTAGATAGATCTGTAGATCAATATAGAATCTCTTTAGATAAAGTGGCTGAGCGTATTCAGCAATTGGGCTATCAATCTAATGCGGGGCCACAAGCTATGATTACTAATAGTCTCTCTCCCTTTACTACTCCTAAATTACTTAGAGATATTCTTACTACAGATTTACATAATATTGTTAGCTTTGTTATTAAGATGAGAGAGATTGCTAATATGGCTACTCTAAATGGCCAGTTAGATTTTGCTACTCAGAATCTATTATGTGATGAGATAGAAATATGGGAGAAATATGCTTGGGGATATAATAATATTCTTACCTATGATCCATCTGTATTAGAAATGTTAGAAAATATTAATTAAATAAAAAGGATATATGGATATCATATTACTTATAATTGTTTTAGCTTGGTTAGTTATGACAATCATTGCTAAGATAAATGCTGATAATAAAATAACTGAGCTTAAGAATTCTTATATACAATTACAAAATACTTATAATGATTTAGTTAATAGATATGATACGGATTTATTAGCAGCTCGTAAAGAAGCTATTACTAAATCTAAAGCAGTTATTAGAGGACAAGTAGCAGAACAATTATCTCCATTTATGCCGGAGTTTCCTTATAAATATAATGATGTTAAATTCTTAGGGCAACCTATTGACATTATTTGCTTTAAAGGTATGTCGGATTATAGAGACGGAGATGAAAGTGTAGAAATAGAAATAGTCTTTATGGATATCAAAACTGAAGGTGCTACTTTAACTAAAGTTCAACGAGCTATTAGAGATGCTATTAAAGCTAAGCGAGTTAAGTTTGAGACATTTAAACCATGATTAGTTTAATTGCTACATTAGGTACAGTTATTAGTCTGATATCTTGGCTTAACTTATATATAAATCAAAAGGATAGTAAAACTACTTGGATGTTTTCTATAGGTTCTGTTATTGCTAGTAGCTGTTTTACTATTTATAATGCTGCGTATAATGATTATCTTCCTATGGTTATTAATCTTATAATCGTTTTTATTACTATACATTTATTGGTTATTAAAATTTATGATCACGTTAGAACAAAATAGCAATACTATTAAATTATTAGGGGATATTCCCGCAAATATAAATAAAGATATTTGGGATAGATTATCTTATGAAGATACTACGGCTAATTTTAGACCCGGCATTCCTGCATGGCAGCGAGCACAGACTAAAACTATTAAAAGCCATTACTCTATTCCTAAACAATCAGCAAAAGCTGGCTTTACTAATCTAATTACTAAACTGTTAGATGAGCAGAATATAAATTATACTATTATTAATAAATGTAAAAACCCTAAGAACTTAGAGTTTATTGATAATCCTATTTTATATAACTATCAACAAGAGATTGTTAAGACTTGTTTAAACAATTCTTTTGGTATAATTGATAGTCCCACTGCTTCGGGTAAGGGCGCTGCGATTGCTTGGTTGGTTAAGCATCTCTGCGGGAATGTTTTAATCACAGTTCCTACAATAGATCTCATGACTCAATTAGCTGAGGAAATTGAATTCTGGATTAAAGAACCCATTTCTACTATTGGAGGTGGTACTTTAAATACTGATAACAGAATTGTTGTTGGCTTGGTAAAATCTTTACTTAATGCGGCGGAAAAGAATACTGCGGCTAAAGTATGGTTAGCTAAATGTAACTCTTGGGTTGCAGATGAATGCCACTTATCTTGCTCTGCACAGTATAATAAACTGGCTACCGTTCTAAAGAATAGATCTTATACTTATGGCTTTAGCGCTACTACTCAATTAGATATCCCAAAAGCATTGGATATGCAGGCTATCTATGGAGATATAATTCTAACTATTTCCCCTATTCAACTTATTAAAGAAGGCTATTTAACTACTCCTGTTATTCAATTCTATACAATTCCTGCAGTCTTTACTAAGGTAGGCAAGCAGGTTACATATCCAGATCAATATGATTATGGAATTATTGATAATGATTATAGAAATAAAATGATTATTAAGTTAGCTAAACTTGCGGTTGATTCTGATAAAGCCCCGGCACTAATCCTAGTAGCTTATAGAGAACATGGAGATAATCTAATTAGATTAGCTAGGCAGGTTTATAATATAGATCTACCATTTATTCATGGGCAATCTTCTGATAGATATGATCTTTGGAGTAAGTTTAAGGAAACTAATATTCCTATTCTTATTGGCTGTAATATTCTGAATACTGGAGTTAATGCTAAATGTATTATTACTTTAATTAATGCCGGTGCATTAGAATCAGGAGCTTTATTAATTCAGAAATATGGTAGAGCTTTGCGTAAAGCGCCGAATAAAGATCTAGCTTATATACATGATTTCTATGATCATCAGATTCCTTACTTAAATAAACATGCAGATGGAAGATATAATACTGCGTTACAATATTATGGAGAATATGTAAATGGAGACTTCTGCGGTAGTTCTTGAGATTAAGAATAAAATTCCTATAACTTCTCTATTTGATACTGTTACTAAAGGAAGAGCTAAATGTATTCTTCCCGGGCATAAAGATGATAATCCTTCTGTTAGTGTGGATGTACATAGAAATACTGCCCGTTGTTGGGTTTGTAATGAGAGTGGATCTGTTATTGATTGGTATATGAAGTCTAAACAGCTTACATTGGCCGAAACTATATCTCAACTCAGTAAACAAATTGGTATATTTCCTCAACCTCCCACACAAAGAATTAAACTCTGGAATGATGCGGTTTCTATTTGGCGAAGAGAGCTTAAACAAAATGTGGATGTCTTTAGATATGCACTTGCTAGAGGTATTAGTGAAGAGGTTATATTCACACACCAATTAGGTTATAATGCTAAAGACTCCTTAAAGAAAGAAATGGAGTATACTGAATTAGTAGACGCAGGATTAATGTATCCTAAAGGACAAGAGTATTTTGCAAATCGATTAATGTTTCCATTTAAAGACTTTGCTAATATTATTGTACAAGCTCAAGGTAGGTATCTTGGTAATGATGATTTCATTAAACAAACTAAGAAGTATATTCATGGAGAAAATAATACTAAATTAGGTAGTATTAATATTAGTAATTATTTGTTTGGGCAACAGCTTTTAACTAATTCTAAATATGCATTCCTTTGTGAAGGCCCTTTAGATGCTTGTAATCTTCTTAGCTGGGATATTTGTGCGGTGGGATTAGTTGGCAATAAGAACTTATATAAACATTATGAGAAGTTTCAGAATCTTGAAACCTTATATATTACTTTGGATTATGATAAAGCTACTCAGAAATCTTTGTTATTTGAATTGATAAAATTACAATCCGCTTGTCCTAATTTAAATATTATAAATATTAATCTTCCATTTGATTTAGAAGATAAATCTAAAGGTAAAGATATTGCAGATTATTGTAAGTTATATACTAAAGAACATTTAAGAGAACTAACTACTAAAAGTCCTACCGTTATTGAACTGGCTTATAATGCCTGGATAAATGATGAGATTAGTTTGAATACTTTACTTGCTATGAATATTAATGAAGAATATATTAAACTAATTGCACATAAATTAAAGGTATCTATAGTATATGTTAAAGGGCGCATAGATGGAGTTACAGGAATCTAAATTCTTAATTGGTATTGATGAAGCAGGAGTTGGCTCTATTGCAGGGCCGCTTACTATTAGTGCGGTTATGATAAATAAAGATAAGTTAGAACACTTGAAGACTTTAGGTTTTGGAGATTCTAAAGCTCTAAGTGAAAGTAAAAGAGAATCTTTGTTTGATTATATTCAACAACAAACAGATGAAATTTATTATAGTGTTATCTCTTTAGAATCGTATACTATAGATCATTGGGGTATTACTACTGCTAAAATATTTGGCTGGCAAGTTGCTCTTATAAGACTTATGCAAGGTAAGAATCTTAAGTATGATAATATTAAAGTTATTATAGATGGAAATATTCCTATTACTACTTTACCAAAGCTTAATCAAGAAGCTATAGTTAAAGCTGATACTTTTATTATTGAATGTAGTATTGCTTCTATTATTGCTAAGGTTAATCATGATAAGATAATGCTGGCTAAACACCTAAAGTACCCTCTATATAATTGGGCTAATAATAAAGGTTATGCTACTAGTGAACATATCCATGCAATCTTAGAACATGGCCCCGCGGTAGGATTTCATAGAAGTACTTTCTTGCCTAATACTATTAATAATTATTTAGCCAAATATCCCCATTTACTTAAGAACCCTAACTTTCTTGACACTTATACTACTAAATGTCTTAATAGTATTTTGCTGGGGGATATGAATTATTTCTAGGAGCTATTGTGGATATATTTGGTAACTTACAGTTGAATGCAGATCAGATTGATATTATTAATCAATCTCATGATCAGAATATTGTTGTTAATGGTTTAGCGGGTTGTAGTAAAACAACTGTCTTATTGGCTAGAGCCAAAAGTATCTTGTTGCAAAATCCCGCTAAGATTTTAATCCTGGCTTTTAATAGTGCAGTCCAAGTTGAATTAAATGAAAAGAAACAAGATACAACTTTGTTTACATCTGAAGAATCTAAACTGATTACAGTAAAGACTTTTCACTCTGTTGCACTTACTTTAGTATCTAAGTTTTATAAACTTCTGAATATACAAGAAGCTATTAAGGTTATGGATAGTTTCTATAAAGATATCCTGCCACAATATAAACACTGGCTTAATACTTTAGCTCTTGATGATAAACAGATTAGAGCAATTTATGGCCTTAGACAACAATGTATTATGTCCGGTAGTAAATTCTCTATGTTCCTTAGTCAATATAAAAGTTTATCTAAAGTATCTCCAATTATAATTACTAAAGCACTTGCTATAATTAATGAGCAAATGTTAGCTACGGGACATGTAACCTATACTGATATTCTAAACTTAGCTTCTCAATTGCCAGAACACTGTTTTGTTACAGATACCTATAAGTATCTTCTTATTGATGAAGCACAAGACCTAAATCAATTTATGAGTACTATTGCTATTAAATATCAAAGTGCTTTAATATCTATGTTTGCTGTTGGAGATAAACATCAGTTGATTTATGGTTGGAATTATGCTACCACACAATTCTTAGATAATCTTACTAATAGTAATGAGTTTAAATTACTCCCCCTTAGATATAATTATAGAAGTACTGATAATATTCTTGCTTTAGCTAACGGCCTACTAACTAAATTAGGCTCAGAGGAATTTCTAATTAAAGGTAGAACTGATAACTTTAATCCTAAAATAGATTACTGTATTGGATTAGGACAAATCTATCCTTGGTTAATGGATAAGATTAATAATGAAGTTCAAACAATGATTTTATATAGAAGTATTAAATCTTTACCTGAATTGGAACTTTGGTTGAATAATAATAAGGTCTCTTATTATATTTATGAGGGCTCTTTCTTTTCCAGCCCTGCTGTTTTAGATATAATTGCAATCCCTGAATTTATTATTAATCCTTCTTTACGGCCGTGGTCTTATTTAGTTAATCAGAAACAATTTATAGGGAATACTTTAGCATCTACTATTTGGAATGCTACTGAAGGTCGGCCTACTAAATATGATTTAGCTGCGGTTACTAGTAATTCTAAACGTGCTCTCCTTACTACTCTTTTTAAAGAAATTAAATCAGAGCAATGTCAAATATTATCTGAAGAACCTTTGGAATCTGTTAATAGATATCTTCCTAAATTAGAACAGTATTGGCAGTCTAAATACGCAGAAGATCCTGCTGCATATTCTAAAACTAAACAATATCTGAATGCTTTAGTTGAATTCCTAGATGGTTATTCTGATTGGTATTCTGCTTTAACTACTATTAATCAATTAGGATCTAAAGCTAAAAGCCAGCCTAAAGAAGGAGATGTATTAGTTTCTACTATTCATAAACAAAAAGGTAGAGAATATTCTGCTGTATTACTTTGGGATTTGGGAGAGGGAAGATTTCCTACTAGTAAATATAATGAAGAAGAATTGAGATTACAATATGTTGCAGTTACTAGAGCTAAAGATTATTTGGCCTTGGGAAAACTTTATATAGAATTTGGTAATAGTCAAATAGAGGATGAATATGCTAGAATCTTTACTTCTGGAAATTCAACAGATTAATCTAAAATATGATCTTACGGAAGAGCAATTAATATTTCTTACTGAAATAGAACTTAGAGCTAGAGTTTATAAAGGATATCTCTTAAATACTTTAGATAAAAATATTATCCTATATAATTATATTCAACTACTAAAAGAATTAGATGCTTATTTAAATCTAGAAATGTTTATTACTAATTCTAGATTACTTAAGCTTTATAGTTTCTCTAAAGAAGATATTGATTATAATTGGATAACTTTAATTCATGAAATAAGAGATCAATTATGGTTAGCCAGAATTAACCACTAAGTTATGTTAATCTAAATAAATATGTTAATGGTACAAATATGTTAATAGAAGGTAGAACTAACTATCGTCCAATTTTATATCCTAAAGCTGAGGAGTATTTTCTTACTCAGCATTTGTCTCATTGGTTATGGACAGAGTTTGGTATGCAAGGGGATTTGCAGGATTTTAATACTAACTTAACCCCCGCCGAACGAAATATTGTTACAGTTATATTAAAGCTTTTTACACAAACTGAAATAGAAGTTCAGAAAGAATACTGGTCTAAAGTACCTTTGTGGTTTCCTCACCCTGAAATTGCTATGATGGCAAATGCATTTGCTGATTTTGAATGCTTTGATAATCAAACAGAATTGTTAACTAGTAATGGTTGGAAGTTTTGTAAAGACTTAACTGAATATGATAAGGTTGCTCAGTATGATTTATTAAGTCAGCATATTACTTTTGTGCTGCCTACACAAATAATGTCATATGATTATGAAGGTGTAATGCACTTATATAAAACAAATTCTACTAATATATGTGTGACTCCTAATCATGATTTAATTACAATTCACCCCGCTAGTAAAAAGGTTACTAAGAGGAAGTCGGATAAATCTACTTTGGGAAATAATTATAGCTATCCAACTTCTGGTAAGGGTGTTGGTGCTTCTGGTTCTTTATCTGTCTTAGAAAGAATTTTAATAGCTGCTCAAGCTGATGGCTGCTTAAGAGGTAATTGTCCTAGTGCTGAAGGTAGAGATTGGAGAAGATGTGATCTCGATCTTACTAAAGATCGAAAGATTACTAGAATTAAATCTTTACTTGACGAAGCTGGTATAGCTTATTATGTACATGATAAAGAACGTTGTGGAGCTAATCGCCAAACAATCAGCTTTTCTATTCCTGATGATATCGATATTAAGAATATCAAAAACTTAGGGTTCTTAGATTTAGAATCTATGAGCCAACAAAAAGCCTGTGAAGTCTTAGAAGAAGCTCTTTTATGGGATGGATCAGTAGGACATTATTATTACTCGACTAACTTTGAAGCGGTAAATAAACTACAAGCAGTTGGAGTATTAGCTGGTAAAACAACCTGTATTGGTGTAAATAGAGATGAAGAAGCTGCTTTAAGTGTTAATTTACCGCAAGGTGGACATCCTAAGACTGCAAAGGTTTGTTATGTGTTAAGTATATCTGACCGCTCAACTAGAACATATCCTCATAGAGAATTAGTTAATTATAATGGCAAAGTGTATTGTGTTTCTGTTCCAACAGAGAATATAGTTTCTAGGAGAGAAGGTAGAGTTGCTATTACAGGTAATTCTATCCATGTAAAGAGCTATTCATACTTAAATGATTCTTTGAACTTACCAGATAGTATTTATACAGAATTCTTGTCTAATAAAGTCTTAAGTGCTAAGATAAATAACTTACTACATGAAAGAGATGTTGCTACATCTTTGGCAGTCTTTAGTGCTTTTACTGAAGGGGTTAGCTTGTTTAGCTCATTTGCGATCTTGTTAAACTTTAGTAGATTTAATTTGCTGAAAAGTGTTGGTAAAATTATTACAGCTTCTATTAAAGATGAATGCTATTCTGATGATACAGAAGTTCTTACTCCTGCGGGGTGGCAATTACTTAAAGATGTTGATTTAACCACAAATATTGCACAATATAATCCCAGCAGTAAACTGATTAGTTTTGTTAAGCCTACTAAATTAATGAGTTATGAAGTAGATGGAGAGTTGTATAACTTCAAGTCTACTAGAGGTGCTATGAATTTATCTGTTACCCCAAATCATAGAATGTTAATTAATGGTAAAGGTGGTAATGGTTATAAGTTTGAATATGCTAGTAGCGCTAATTATTCTAAAGATAATGCATTACCTACGGCTGGATATGCTAATGCTAAGGATAAAACTAAAAGTAAATTAACTTTAATAGAACAACTTAGAGTATTACTTGGGTGTTTTAGAACTACTATTGATGAAACTACTATTACTATTAGTATAGATAATCCTCAACGTAAAGCTAAGCTTACTGAATTCTTAGATTCTTTTCCTTATAAATATTCTAAAACTAATAAGTCTGATCTATCTTTATTTACAACCTTTGTTATTACTGTTCCCCAAGGACATGATTTCTCTAACCGGTATAATTGGATTGATTATTCTACAGTAACTTCTGAATGGTGTGTGGATTTTATTTATCATGTCGCACAATGGACAGCTTGCTTAGCTACAGATAATTCTGTTATTTATACAACATCATGTCCTATTAATATAAATACTCTACAAGCTATAGCTGTTTTGGGTGGTTATTATACTAATGTTTCTCGTACTAAAGTTGATGACTATTACATCTATATTAATAGAGGTACTTCTATTCCTGGCTCTTCTATTACTAAATCATTGGAAGAATATAAGGGTATGGTCTATTGTGTAGCAGTACCTACAGGCGCTTTAGTAGTCAGAAGAAATAATAATGTTTGTATTTCTGGTAACTCTTTACACTCAGAAGCTGGCTGTTGGTTATTTAGACAGTATATTCAAGAGAATCCTCATTTATGGACAGATGAATTAAAAGCTACTATTTATCAAGCTGCTAGAGATATTGTTACTTATGAAGATGCTTTTATTGATGAAGCATTTAAATTAGGAAATGCTAGAGGTATTACTGCAGAAGATATTAAATTATATATTAGACATAGAGCTAATACTAAATTGGGAGATCTTGGCCTCAAAACTAATTGGAGAAATCTTAAACCCCATACTTTAGATTGGTTTAGTGTTCTTACAGCCAGTAATCAAATGCAAGATTCTTTTGCTAATAGAAATACTGTTTATAATAAAAGTACTATTGATTTCTCAGATATTATTATATAAGGATAGAATAAGATATGATTCAAACTTCACCCGTGTGGTTAACCCGGGATGGCTCTCAAGTATTAAATAATGGTTATTTAATGAAGGGGGAAACTCCCCGTGATATGTATAGAAGACTAGCCGCTACCGCCGCTAAAAGATTAAAGAAGCCAGAATTAGAAGAGAAGATATTTCATATACTGTGGATGGGTTGGCTCTGTCCTGCTACTCCAGTATTAACTAACTTTGGTACTAATAGAGGCTTGCCAGCGTCATGCTACGGTTCTGTTGTAGGTGATACCCTTAATGGTCCGGGTAGTATCTTTGATAGCTTTAATGAATTCGCGGCTTTAACTAAAGGCGGCGGTGCTGTTGGGTATGATTGGTCTGGAGTTAGACCTGCAGGTACTCCTATTAGAGGTGGTATTAATGGTACCTCTGGTGGAGTTATTCCTTGGTTAAAGATTGCTGATAGTACTACTTATGCTTGCTCTCAAGGATCTGTTAGACGTGGCGCTTATCAGGCTACCTTAAATGTTGAACATGGTGATTACTTACAGTTCCTTAATATTAGACAGCCTAAAGGGGATATTAGTACCTTCTGTGGTAATCTAAATCACTCTGCATTATTCACTGATGAATTTATGCAGAGAGTTAAGAATAGTGATTCTGAAGCAGTTAGTTTATGGCTTAAGACTTTAACTACTAGTGTACAATTCTCTCAACCTTATAAGACTTTTAGTGGTAATGCTAATAGGATTCTACCTCAATGGTATAAAGATGCAGGATTAAGGTTTAATAATACTAACCTGTGTTTGACAGGAGATACTAAAGTTACAACCTCTTTAGGTAGTTTTCCTATTAAGGATTTAGTTAATAAAACTGTGACAATCTTTGATGGTAATAGTTGGGTAACTAATGATCAATTTAAACTTATTGAACAGAATGTAGAAGTAATGCGAATTACTTTAGCTGATAATTCATATGTTGATTGTACTTTAGATCATGGGTTCTTTTTGGAAGATGGTACTAAGATACTAGCTAAAGATATTAAAGTTGGAACTAAATTACTAAGCCATACTCAAGAAAGTCATGGCAATAAAACTACAGAAGGAGCTTATATAAAAGGCTTCTTGTGTGGGGATGGGACTCATATTGATGATAGACCTTTGCTATGGTTATATGATACTAAATATAGTTGCATGCAAAGACTTATTGATTCTGCAGAAGAAATAAAACCTAAACAATCTGTCACTAATCAAATAGATGAATTAGGGTTTAAAACCTCTACTGATAATAGAAAGAATATGCAAGGGCTTTCTGCTAGGAAAGATGAGTTATATCCTTGGACTACTACTAACAAAGTTAAGTTGCCGCAAGAAGTCTTTGAGTGGGATCTGGTAAGTAAATGTGAGTTTATTGCTGGCTTATTTGATGCTGATGGTTGTGCAATGCAATCCTCAGGAAGTTATGGTTATCAACTTGGTTCAATTCATAAGAGTTTTCTATATGATTTACAAACTCTTCTTAAAACTTTAGGAGTTAATTCTACTATTAGTGTTGCTAATAAAGAGGGCCTTAAAGATTTTAATGATGGGTATGGTGAGTATTTATGTAAAGACTCTTGGAGATTAACTATTTCATCTGTTGCAGCTAGAAAATTAGCGAAGCTTGTAACCTTTACTAGATTAGTTTCTTTTAGAGATCTTACAGGATATAATGCTAAGTGCAAATTTAATAAAGTTAAAGCTGTAGAATTACTAGAAGATAAACAAGATGTGTATTGTACTACTGTAAATACAACACACATGTTTGCTTTATCTATTGGATTACTTAGTTCTAACTGTACGGAAATAATCCTGCCTAATGATGATAAACACTCTTACGTATGTGTATTAAGTTCTCTAAATGTAGCTAAGTATGATGAATGGAAAGATGATCCCACTGTAGTTCAATTAGCAATTTGGTTCCTGGATGCCGTTATGGAAGAATGGCTGGAACTTGCTAAAGATCTACCCGGATTTGAAAGAGTTTATCTTGGCGCGGTTAAATCAAGAGCACTAGGATTAGGAATTCTAGGCTGGCATACATTCTTACAACAGAAGTTAGTCCCCTTTGAATCCCCTGCTGCAGTTGGCTATACTAATAACATCATGAAGTTTATTAGACAGAATGCTGATATAGCTACTAAGGATTTAGCTAAAGAGTATGGGGAACCTGAATGGCTTAAAGGTACTGGTAGACGTAATGGTAGTTTATTAGCTATTGCTCCTACAAGAACTAATGCAATTATTAGTGGACAAGTTAGTTATGGTATTCAACCAATAGGTAATTACTATGCTGACTTTAGTGCTAAAGGCGCGTTTATAGTTAAGAACCCTGTATTAATACAATTACTAAAAGCTAAAGGAATTTACTCACAATCATTACTTAATAGTCTATTAGATAATGGTGGTGGTGGAAGTATCCAACATATCCATCAATTAAGTGATTTAGAGAAAGAAGTCTTTAAGACTCCTTGGGAAATTAATCCTATTGCTATTATTAATCAAGCTGCAAAGAGACAAGAATGGTTAGATCAAGGGCAATCAGTAGATCTATTCTTTAGTAAAGATAAGAATACCGGAGCTTATTCTGGTCAGCAAATTCATAATACTCACATGGCTGCATATGATAGAGGCTTAGCTACCATCTATTATACTTATGGAGAATCTGCAGCAGATGCTGATAGTGCTACTAGAGTGGCAGCAAGACAAATGATTGATGTGGGTGACTCAGCTCCGGTTTTAACTGTGGATACATCGCTACCCGTGGATAGTTGTGGATGTGAGGGGTAAGACATGCTGTTGATACTTGCATTTGGTGTTTTATTTCTGGGCGATTTGTTGTCCACCTTTCTGTATCATGTTCCTGAACATGTACCTAAGTTACAGACTTATCACGTAAAGATTCATCATTCTTTAAATAGAAATTATTTACACTATGCAGTATTAACAAATGATCCTCTAGTTATTCTGGATGGATTATTAGGCGCACTTCCTTATTTAATTGTGGCTGGGTTAATTAGTTTAGTTAACCCGGCTGCTGCTTTATTAGGATTAGTCCTGGGGCAAGTTCATGTTTGGTATAGACATATTAATGCTTTAAACTTATATACTCCTGGCTGGTTAGGTAAGATATTTAATCTATTTGGTATAGTAACGGCTGAACAACATCAGAAACATCATGATAATGGTTTGATTGCATTTGGAGATATCTTTACTATATTTGATAAACCAGCACAAGTATGGTTGCAATATCTTCGTAGTAAAGTTGTTAAGTAAATATTTATATTAGGTGACTATGACTACATTATTAAATAGTGTTGAGTTAGAAGTAATATCTCTTACTCAGCAACTTAAAGATACAAATAAAATATTAACTACTACTAAAGCTACATTACTGGAAGCTTATAAACTTTTAGGAGTTTATGTTCAAACGACTAATAAACTCCATGATTTTATTCCTAAGTGGATTGTAGATGCTACTTCAAATAATAAATCTTCGGTACACATTCCGACATTACTTCTAAGTGATTTACATTGGGGTGAAACAGTTATTAAGTCTGAAATGAATGGACTTAATGAATATAATATGAAGATTGCTAAGCAGCGTCTACAGAATATTGCTACTAATACTATTGATGTATTATTTAATCATATTAATAATACTACCTATACCGGCTTAGTCTTGGCTTTAGGTGGAGATTTAATTAGCGGCGGTATTCATGAAGAATTAGTTGAAACTAATGATGTCCCCGTATTAGCTACTGTATTAGATTTAACTACTAATCTAATTGAATTTATTACAGTAATGACTAAGTATTTCCCTAAACTATTTATTCCTTGTGTGGTAGGTAATCATGGTAGAGATACTAAGAAATCTAGATATAAGAACCGAAATCAACACTCTTATGAATGGGTCATCTATAAAACCTTAGCAACCCACTTTAAAGATAATCCGGATATTACTTTTTATATTCCTGATAGTCTCTATTGTTATTACCGTGTATTTAATCGCACCTATTTATTAACTCATGGGGATTCCTTTAAGTCTGCTGGTGGGGTTGCCGCTACTGTAAGTAAAGCAGATCAAGATCTTAGACTACTTTCTCTAAGTACCGGGCAAAGTTATGACACATTAATTTGTGGCCACTTTCACACTCTAATTGCTTCTGATGAATTTATTGTTAATGGTAGTTTGATTGGTTATAATGAATTTGCAGCGGGGCATAAATTTAGACCTCAAGTTCCTAAACAAGCATTGTGGCTAACACATCCTACTAGAGGTATTGTTATGCCTTGGTCTATTTATGCAGATACACACGCTTTACCGGCAGCAACTAATGCTGCTGTTTCTTTTGGGGCTTTAGTATGATTGAAGTTAAATTATTACAAGATGTTATAGAAGTATTCTATCCTGATTCTACTAAAATAGATTCAGTATATGCCTATTATGTTACATCTATTGAAGATGTCTTAGAATTAAATAAGAAATATTCTGCTATAACTTTTGACTTTATTCCTAAACATCAATATATACATTTTGTATTCCCGGATTGGATTCTAGTTAGTGTTCTTAAGAATCCGGCTAGTGTAACTTATGCTAGGTTATCTTATACTTATGAACGTGCTACTAAAGTTATTAATTTTATTGATGATCTTGAGGATATGAAATGATTATTTATTTTCAAAAGCTACCTAATTGCCCTGTAAATCAACTATATAGAAAATATGATACTGATGCCGGCTTTGATCTTTGTGTTGCAGAAGATACTGTTATCTGGCCTACATCACAACTTAAAGCTGTAATAGATGAATCCTTTGAACCATTATCATTTGAAGGTGTATTATATCGTAGATATAAGTATGAGAAGCAATTAATCCCTACGGGTATTACTATTGCTCCTGAGCAATTAGCTTGGACTATGTTAGTGCCCCGAAGTTCTGTAGCTCTTAACTTCTTATTTGGATTAAGAAATGAAATAGGCGTGATCGATTGTGATTTTAGAAATCAGGTTATGATAGCGGCTATTAATCATGGCATGTATCCAATTCCTTTTAGGAAAGGTGAAAGGATTGCACAGTTAATTCCTATTCCCCAACTTCAAACCACATTACAATTAGTAGAGCAACCAGAGGGATTACCTGCAACACAACGAGGCTTAGGTGGATTCGGAAGTACTGGGACCTAATACTAAGAAATATATGATAGCTAGGGTTAGTTCTCATAAATCTAAACCCAGCTATTCAGATATTCAATGGAAAGTAGATGTTCAAGAAGCGATCTTTCTTATTAATAAACTTAAACTAAAACATCCCAATAATAATTATTTACTATTAGTAGTAGACGAAATTAGATATCTGTGATAGTGTGAGTTTAGTGATAAGTATTTACATGCCCAAGTTAACTAAAAGTGGTAACCAGTCCGATAGCTGGAAATGCCTGGAGAGAAAGATATCAAAGGATCTTAAGCTTAAGGGATTTAAGAGTGCGCGCCGAATTGTCAGAACAGATAAGTCGCAATCTATTCATGATGTAGATGCGTTGAAAGAAATGCCGGATGTTGTTATTGATTGTAAGTACCGGCAAAGTCATGCGCATCATACATTATTTAGAGACTGCGCTGAGAAATATACAGATAATGGTAAGTTGAATTTGGTTATTATTAGCAAAGTTGCTGGAGAATCTGGTGAACTTGCTATTATTGATTGGCAATACTTATTACGTTTATTTGCTACAGCTTATTTAGGGCAGTCTCATACTATTTCTGGATTAGTCTGTCCTAAATGTACTGCTGTTGTTGGTCTTGAAGTTGAAACTTCTAAAGTAGCTGTGTATAAATGTGCCCATTGTGAGTATGAATTTACAACATGCAAATAGTTTATCATATTACAAATAGTAAGGGGATCTTTCTTTTAAGTACAGAACCTCCTATAGTATCTAAAACACTTACTGAGACTGGTTGGGTTAGATGTAATAGAAATATGTCTCAAGCAAAATTCAAATATGGTATAGGGGTCTTAAGGAAAGCAGAAGTTATTGCTATTCTTAAGACTGTTCCTATATGTGGCATTGTATTTAGTTTATATAAATCTCCATTTCCGGATGGACTTGTGTGGATTAATAATAATATGAAAGCTAAATACTCTTTTATACCCCCGCCGCAATTAGTTAATAACAAAGCAGCTTTGGGTTATATTGGTCCTATAGATCAAGAAGAATCTAGGTTTTATATTAATACTATTCAAAGTAATAAACGTAGACCTATTGTTTATATGATTAATCCAAATATATTAAAATCTTCAAATATTATAGTGAATGTCCCGGATGAATTTAAAAGTCTTGTTTAAGCAGCTATTTAATGCTAGAAGTAGTATATCTACTTCTAAATTAAATACAATGAAATTATCAACATTTAGTCACTCGGCTATTGATACTTATAGAAAATGTGGTGAGCTTTATAAATATTCTTATATAGACAAAGTAGTACCTTCTTCTGCAGAATCTTATTTTGAATTGGGGACATTTATCCACGGGGCTTTAGAAGGTCTTTACTTAGACTTCTATAAAACTCCTGAAGAAGGCTTCTATAGATATCTCCCAGTATATCTTAAAGAAGAGAATCTTAGTGAACTTGAACCAGACATCTTAGCAATTATTGATAAGTTATCTAACTTATATGTAAGAGCTTCTGAAGATTATCTGGGTAAAGATGCTATTAGAAATAAAGGGAATGGTAAACAAGAAGGGCCGGCGCGGCCTGTTTCTAAAGTTCCTACTCAAACCACTGATTGGAAGTCTGCTTTAATTGCAGAAGGTATTGATGTACTCAGGAATTCTGTTAATCAACGTGCTGCCAGACAAGTTAAGTTTGTTAATATAGCTCTTACAGATGTAATTGGTGAATGTCATTATATCTTAAAGAAATATAAACATCCTAGTTGGTATAAAGAAACTATACCCGGAATGGTGGAGATAGCATTCTCTACTAGAGATGAAACTGGTACTTATAAGAATTTAGTTGAGTGGCCTAATCAACCTAATACTTATATCTCTGGAGTTATAGACTTAGTTGCTAGGAATCATAATAGTCAAATTGTTATTGTGGATCATAAAACCGGGCAGGATACTACTAATACCTCTTTGGTTCAACATAATAGTCAGTTAAATATCTATGCGTACGCATGGTTTAAACTGACTGGGGATTGGCCTGATTTTATTTCCATTAATAATGCTAAGACCGGTAGTAATTATATTGCTCCGGTAGAACCACAAATAGCTTTAGATATTGTCTATAATAGATCTAAATATATTACGGATATTATTAACAAGCGTTTTATTAAAGAAGCTCCTTCTGATTATAATAGCCCTTGTGTAAAGTGTCCTATGTTACATAAATGTCATCCTTTACTAAATATTTAATCTGGTATATAATAAAATTACATTACATTTGTAAGGATTTTATTATATGCCATGTCCACATTTTGAGCGGGATAACTTTCTAAAATATATTAGACATGATTTTCCCTATCATAAATCTTATACTGATCCTAATACTAATACAGTTTATACTCCCCAACAAATTAAAGCGGCTATGCAAAAGCTAGTTAAAAGTGATAGTTATATCGCAGATATTCTTAGAAGTTGGTATACCTCTAATAAATCCAGGACAGAAATTGCGGCCATCTTAAATGTAGATTACAGTACTATTAAGAGAAAACTTGATAGAGCTTGTGATATTATTATGGCACACATAGCTTATCCAGAACTTGCTCCAGAAGAAGAACTAGATTACTTTCCTTGGCTTTCAGATGATTAACTATGGGCCTACTTAGAAGTGGTGTATTAAATAAACAACTTAAGTGGACTAAAAAGGATCGTGCATTACATGATCCTATATCTACTCAAGTTGATAGGAATAAAAGGTTTGTTAGGCGCCGCCCATTTAGGTTATATGGTGATAGTTGGAGAATGGTTGAATGGTGGCCTCTTATTGGTAAACGCTTAGATAAAAAGCGCTATCCATATAACTATCCAGTACCGATAGAAACTATTTATAACTGGGCTGTTATAGGTGCTCCTGAATATACTACTATTAGATTTGATAATCCACATTCATTTAGAGATTTACGCTATTATAAAAGATGGTGGGATATCCCCTACTGTTATCGGAGAATGTTTGTGAGAGGACAAAATATACAAGAATTTGGCGAGCGCCTAACTCAATTAGTTCTTATGTTAAAGTATAGAACTGAAGTTATTCAAGATCAATTTGGTCTTACGCGCCCGCAACTTTGGCTTAAATATCAAGAAGAGATTAGAGCTATTTATGATTTAGCAGATAAAGTTATTGTTAAACTAGATGAGATTAATCGTGTTGAACAGTGTATGGAGAATATGCTGGATGTATTAGATACAGAAATCCCAGGAATTAAACTGGAGGTTTTGTCTTATATTAAATCTAATACAGAGCAGTCATTACATATAACACCTCCAGGAGTATCTTATAATCCAGCACCTATAGAAAAGTCTTTAGAGCTTACTAATGCTTATGTTATTCCTAGTGGTATACAAGGTGTTCCTGATCCTAGAGTTGCTAATCAATTAGTAGGTGATTCTGATATTAAACCTAAACCTTATGGTGAAGCAGTTGTTGTTGAGAATCTTGGTCTTGGCGCAGAAGTGCTGAGATTAAAAAGCTTGCATATATCTAATATTAATATTGGGGAGCAATTAAGACTTTCATCTAATTCTATAAATACTTGGTTGGCTTATTATAGATCTTTACCAGATAAGTTTAAATTGATGTATCATCAGCGAGATGTCTTTAATATTATTAATAATTTACAAGATAGTTATGATAATGTTTATAACTATTTAGAACAATTATTAAATGATCCTAATATTAAGTTTGATGAGAAGTCTACTTTAACTAATAAAGGTGCAGATATTAATGAAATCTTATTAACTTTCTTTAAAGAGCTTAGATCGATTCTTAAACAAGCTTTAGATATTACTGAAAGAGTTGCCAGAAAAGATAAACTTGATAAGTTCTTAACTAGAACTATTGATTATATGGAAGGAGTACCTTTAGATAGAAAGGTCGCCGCTCTTAAAGCTCTTAAGGAAACTCCTGATTTATTAGGTCTCCTTAAACAAGGACTTTAAGCTCTGTATTGAAAATTGGGGATCCCGCATTGAGCCATTGTTAATTCAGTGGCTCTTTCTTCATGCATAACTTGATTGGCCTTTCCATCTTTATTTACTACTATGACAGCCTTAGCACTATGACTTATTGGAGTAGGAGATTTAGCTGTATCTAATTGTATCTGCCCTCTACTAATCATCTCCTCCTTATAACAAGTTGGTGTAACTACTACTTTAATAGTAGTCTTTACTTTATTCTTCTTAGTAGGGGTTATAGGAGTAGCTTTAACTGGACTTACTATAGTGGGTGACATTACACTCATATTAACTTTAGGTTTCATATCTAAATTAATATGCTGATGCTGTGTATTATTATTAGCATCTGTTATAACTACTACTTCAGAACCATTAAGGATATCTAACTTATAGCCTCTACCGGTTGGTACATATCTTTTAATACTGTTTAAAGTATTTCCATCATATACTTCTCCTCTATACTGTCCGGTATAAGGATCAATAGCACTTTGGGTTTGGTTACTATTACTAGTCTTTGTTTCCCCTTTAGGCACAACTTGTGCTACTTTACTTACTCCAGCGCGCTTACCAAAATATGCTGCCGGATCTATATTCAAGTTACCTTGCTGTACTTCTATATGGACGTGTGCTCCTGTACTATGTCCGGAGTTACCACTTTTACCTATTTCCTGTCCTGCTACTACTTGTTCACCCTTATGTACATCTAGTTGAGATAAGTGCATAAAGGTATATTTAATAGCTCTACCGGAATTATCTAATGCTTTTAATCTAATGTAAGTACCCATACTGGAATTACTTCCGGCTTCACTTACAGTGGCGTTTAATGGGGCTACAAGGCCTGTTCCTACTGGGATACCATAATCAGTACCTTGGTGTACATGCCCGGGCCTCTGGGTACCAAATTGACCTCTTACAGGAGCTGTTAAAGAGCTGTACCCAACTATAGGGAATAGTGCTTCTGAATTATTACTAACTGTTGCTGTGGTAGATATACTACCCAATGTAGCTAAAGCGCGGTTAGCATATCTTTCTCTGCTAGCATAATTCTTTATACCAGCCCCTTCGTAAATCTTCTCGAATACAACCATGGAGTTGTGTACGGTAGATTGCTTTCTGACTTCTTTAATGGCACTTCTGTATTGCCCCATTAATTCCTGCTTTAAGAAGCCGTAATTGGCATTTGCATCAGTAGCCTTTTGATTGGTCATAGTTAAGTATTGCTCAAAGGCTTTACGTCTGGGTCCAACCCATTGTGCCCAACCTATACCCGCATTACTGCTTGTAGATCCAATGTGATGTATACCTGCTTGTAACCCCGCAGACTCATGACCTAAGTTACCTACTATTCCCGCGGCTTGTTCCTTTGTGAGACTGAAATCTCTCATAAGATTTGCCATTAACGTTGGGGATTGTTGGTCAAAGGTTTGTGAGCTTTTGCCGAATAGTTTTCCAATACCATCTACTGAATTAGAAATAGCATGGCCAATTCCATTACCTATTTTATTTAAACCACTACCAACTCTATTTAGAATATAATTAAAGTCTTCTTTTATCTGATCAAAGAAGTTCATAGTAGCGGATTGTATATAGTCTAATGTATTAGGTTTCTTCTGAATACTTTGTAGAGGCGTTCCTTTAGTATTTAATGCAGGTAGACTCTTATTAACTCTCTGCTCTAATTTACTAGCGCCTGCAGTTTTGGTTAATGCTGTGTATTGACTATTAGTTAACCAATTACTTGGATCCTTTAAAGTATCTGCTGCAACAGGCTTACCGAAGAAGAACTCAAAGATATTTTGGAATATATTTTTACTGTGCTTTGTGCTTACAGGGCTTCTGCCAGAAGGATATTGTTCAATATAGTTTGAATTTATACTTGCGATTATTTGATCGTGTATATTTAGGAACGTCAGTGGATAGTTGGTATCTACAGAGCCTTTATAATTTCCATGCACTTCAACAATCTCTGTTCTATTAGCTGGACCCTGTAATTCTACATTTCCTACATATTGTGCTAATGCTAAGTATTCGTAATTACCTGACCGGCGCCCATACATTTTATACTCTATGGGTGTTTCTTTATTAGTGTCTAATAAGGTAGCTGTAGCTTTACTAGAATTTATTCTAGATTCTGCTTTTTCAATATCACTTTTTGAAGTAGCTTTGAATCCACTCTTTGAACTATTATAAGAGAAATAAGCATTACAAGTTTCTAAAATAACTGTGATGTCATCTTTCTTAAACCCAGCTTCATACAATTGTCTATTAAGATATTTAGCAGACATTGCGCTAACTGTAGTCTTACCATGCGCAGTTTTTGTAAATGCGAAGCCTCTTCCTTCTATACCATGAGTATCTAAATCTAATATTACATGTTGTCCATTAGCTTTATGTTTGATACTAACTAAAGTTTCCTTAAGTTGGTTTAAAGATGTTAGTTGTCTTGTATCTATAAGATTACTATTTATTCTATCATCATCTACATGAGCAATCACTGCATAATATGGATTGGTATTAATATGTTTTGTATTACTAACTGAACCTAAAGTATTAGTTTTGTGTTGATTAATTTTAGTACTAATAGGACTTCTATTTGATACATATTTACTTACATATTCAGCGGGATTAAGATTATTAAAGTGAGCTGGTCTATCAATAAAACTGCTAATAGGATTTGATAGATTTATTCTAGTACTGGTTGGGTTTCTAGTAGATTGATATTTGATAATTGGTGAACTAGTAACTTTAGTTAAAGGCAGTTTACTACTAATAGGACTTCTACTAGACGAGTACTTACTTACATACTCTGCTATATGTGGAACAGGTTTAGGTAGACTTAATTTACTACTTATAGGACTTCTATTAGAATGATACATACCAACATAATCACTAATAGGTGGACTACCAGTATTAGCTAAATGCACTCTTGTACTTACTGGGCTTCTATTAGAATGATATACACTAATATAATCAGTATTGGTTTTATCTACTTGTATATTATTACTAACTGGATTTTTATATACAGGGGCCACATTAACATATTTATTACTAACTGTAACTGGTTTTGAGACCTGTGATACGGGCTGTGGTTTGGTTACATTATTATATATTCCTTTTCCAATCCACTCTGCTGTTGCCCCTATAAGTGCGGCGCCGCCTAATATTGCTGCACCAATTGCTATTGGGACGGCTGCTGCTGCTAATCCTGTTGTTGCTCCCACTCCTGCAGCTATACCAGCTACTCCTCCTAAACCTTCTGCCACTGCACTTAAAGCAGTAAATCCAGCTAAGTTACCTAATATATTACTTCCAATTCCTACTACATTTGCATTAGCTTCTTGATTCTTCCATTGGTTCTCTGCAGCAACTTTAGCTTGTAGTCCAATCATACCTATACCTAAAATGGTATTACCAATTACTCCTGCTTTACCTCCCAGAAGTTGTGTTGCTACTCCTGCTGAACTAATAAAGAGATTTGTATCAGCATCTGTGTCTTTAAAGTTAGTCATTTGAGCTTCTCTAAAAGACCAAGCAGTAGCAACTAAACCTACCCCGAGTACTAAACCTCCTAATCCTTGTGTATGCTCTCCCAAAGTGTATGATCTTCTATTAGTGATTGGTGTATGTGGAGTTGTTTCTAGTGTTAAAGGAGTTGTTGTGACATCACTTGGCGGCTGTAATTGATTAACTACTGGTGCTACAGGAGTACTAATAGGCGCTGCTAATGGAGCAGTAGGAGTGCTTAATGGACTAGTTGTAGGATTCTTTGCAGGACCTTGAACTGAGGGGCGAGTAGCTGCAAGCTTTGCTGACTCTAAGTACTGCTCTGGATTTAACTTATTTTGTATTACTGGTTGTGGACTAGGTTTAGGTTGATGACCTTTAAATCCAAACAAGTCAAAGTAATCATCAAAACTACCTTTGCCTTCTATAGTGGCGGCTTTACCTTCAGCAGTTTGTAACCATAGCCTATAATCATGCTGGGCCTCATTACCCATTAAAGGTTTTACATAAGCCTCACTAGATTGATGCCCCGTAACTCCATATAATTTATTATATATACCCCTAGCATGTACGCCATGATTCTTATATGCAATTTTACCTTCAGCAGTTTCATTACGCCATATTAAGAAGTCATGAGTTTGCTCCGCTTGAGTTAATACTCTTCTTTGTGATGCAGGCCTCTCTTCTAATAGAACTCCTTGATTAGGTGGATCAGGTAGATTAGGTTTTGGTGCCTCAGGTTCAGTAAGACCTCCTGAACTTGGTGGACGACCTCGCTTAGCTGCTCTGCTGGCTATATAGCCAGCACCACCTAGCGTAGCCATAGCACCTAATGTAGGTAGTAGCATAGCTCCTATAGCTACACCACTATTCTTAATAGTTTCTCTTTCTACAGCTCGGTTATATACAGATCCAAATACCCATTGAGTATCTTCTGCTCTACTAGTAATAGAAAGCATTAATAGATTATCTATAGCTCTACTACCTTTAGTAAAGATTCTTCCTTGACTTCCTCCCATTAATCTATTAGCAAAGACTTCATCTTGATAATCTCCAGAATATGCTATACCGTTTAATACAGTCTTGTGTAATATTCTTGTGCTAATTAATGTGTCTGTGTTTAATCTACTTTGTTCCTGCTCATGTGTATCTGCTAGGAACTTCTGGTAGTTAGCGTCATATCCTAAAGCTTTATAGTCTCTATTATTAACACTGAATAGTGGAGAACCTCTATAATAACCACTTAAGAACATACTCTGAGCACTGTTTATTTTAGTTCTATCCTCAAATAGATTTCTTCCAGAAGAACCTTCTACTATTCCTTCAGCAACACCCCACCAGAAACTCTTAGGATCTGCTTGTAAGCCTCCTCTAATTTGATTTGCTAAAGTTTGATAAGTACTCTCAAATAAGTCATTAGCTTTTTCCCATATAGGTCTTATAACATTAGGACCAATTCCAGGAATATTCTGTATTGCTTGAAGAGTATTAGCTAATTGTTGGGCAGGGGTAGCCTTAGTACCTTTATTAGCTAAAGAGTTAGCGGCTGCAACTACACCTCCGGCCACTCCCGCAGCAATGAAACCTCCACCTGCAGTAAAGATAGTTAAGGCTGTTAATGCCGCGAATCCTAAAGAAGTACTCCCTACACTTTGGTTAGTATTTAATCCTTTATCTGCCCAATTAGCAGCACGTTCTAGATTACTTCCTACACCTTGTTTGAAGCCTTTAATCCCGGGTACACCCATATGATCCATCCAGTCTAATACTGTTGGACCAAACATGGTGGCACCGGCTATAAAAAGGCCGGGGAGCCAACTTACTTCAGGGTTGGCAAACATAGCGACTAATCCTACTCTATTCATTGTTCCAGTAGTAGCTAATTCATATGCGGCTTTTCCTCCAGTAGTTAATACTTGAGTAGCCATATGAGTACCTAAGAATAAAGAAGTGGTTTCAAGCGCTGTTGTTGCTTGGTTTTCTCTATAAACCATACTGCGCCTACTATCCCCAACATCTAAGAACATACTTGTAATAGCTAAGTTCTGTAAGGTTCCAATAACACCTGCACCAGTACTTCCCATAATCCTTAATGCGGTTTTCCCGGCTACTTGATTTTCCACATCTGTAAAGATACTAGCTTTAATCCGCTCGCTTTCTTTAACACCTAAACCGTTTAATATCCGATCAGATTCTGCACTACTCATAGTGTGTAGTCTTAGAGGATCTTCTGCTCTAGCTGCCTTGGTTAATTTATTAGGGCGGATAAAATCATATATACTTTTAGCTCCTGGAATTCGTTCTCCAAACCATGTAGCCATTCTGGCTAAAGTATTACCACCCGGGTCTACTTCAAAGCCCATCAGTTTAAATACCCCCGCAGCACTTACATCTCTAAATGGCTCTCTACGGCTTAGAGTCTTTTCTAATAATCTATGCGGATCTACTGCGGAATCTATATCAGCTCGTAATCCGGCTAATACTTTATCTAATTCAGATATTTTAGCTAATCTATTTCTATCTCTATGTGGATCAAATTTAGCTACAATATCCGGCCGTGCGTTTAATTCATTCGTAATATTCTCAGAGCCTGTGAACATTGAGTTACGTAAGTCTGTTAGCTTTCCATGGATTAATTCAGCAAACTCTTTAACTGAAGCGATGTTATTTCTGTCTATAGTATTAAGCTTTCGTTGCGCGTCTCCCACATATAATTCTGATATATTCTTTGAAACGTTGTCATATGCGGTTTTATAACTACCTGGTATAACATCAGTATGATAAATAGGTAAGCCCCCAAGATAAGCTAAAGTACCCAGATTACTATCCCCAGCACCAGATAAGGCTACTTTTGCTAATAATTGGTTGCCTCCCCGCTCTGTATTATAAGCTCCTATGTTAATCATAGAACGCTGACCACCACCTTCAGCCACGTATCTATCAATATTTGTTCTTCTAGAGGCATTAGTAAATAGATTACCCAGTAAAGGTCCTGCTAATATTAATCCACTAAGACTTATTAATCCAAGATTAAATATAGTTAATGCTTTATCATTAGCCGCGGCATTTTGTACAGTTTGTAAACTATTATAATTAAAGTTCTGTAAGGTTAATTGAGCACTGGTATCTACTTCCCCACCACCAATAAAATAGGGATGTCCTGTTGGGCCGGCTCCTACAGGGCCTCCTACAGCAGTTCTGTTCCAGTAGAAGTTACCGCGCACAGGTAGGATGACTTGCTTACTTAAAGCACCTATCCCATTAAGCATTTTATCTACACCTAAACTATCTAAATAACTTGTGATATCCTCAGAAGGATTCTTTAAGATATATTCAGTGACAAATTGCCGCTGTTTTAATGCAGCTAATATTAACTCAGAATGAACTGCTTTTAAAGTAGCTGAACTAAATAATGGGGAACTAGTTCTATAATCTTGCTGACTGAATCCGGGGCGTTGCGTATTTAATGCCTTTAATATGTTCTTAGGATTAGGGCCAGCATTTTTGATTACATTAAATCTAGCTAATGCTCTTTGTTTTTGTGCTTTATCTCCGCTGGGTAATAAGTTATAGGCATAAGATAAATCTGCTCCTTGGAAAATCATCTGCACATAGCTATTTCTGGGTAATGTGTAATTGCCCATTTTAGTAAAACTAGATCCTTGATTACCTGTAATAGTTAATGTAGTGTTCTGGGCAGCACCTAAATATAATAATCCACTAAAAGATCCTGAACTTAATGCTGTGGTTATATCAGAAGTAATAAGACCAGCACCACCACGCTTTCTTACAATAGGACTTCCAAAATCTCCGGTAAGTAATGAATTGGTATTTGTTCCTGTACGAATTCCTCCAAATACTGTAGGGATAACTGTGTATCTATCTTGTATAGATGCATTTCTACTAACTCCATAGAAGAAGTCAGTTATCTTAGCTAGAGGGTTTCCTATAAAAGGAATACTTGCAATGTTATTTAATGCTGCTACAGACTTTCTTGGTGTTGGAATTCCATTTGTGGTTTGTGCACTTAAAGTATATAATGCTGTTGCCCCTATAACAGCGAACATAGAGGTTAATGCTCTACTTCTACTTCCACCAATAATATTAGCAAACTCTTTTATACTACCTTCTGGTAATAATCTAGGACCGTATTTTAAGCTAGCATAAGTTCCTGTAATTAAGGCTGCTGTAGGACTAAATAATGTGGGTATTGTATTACCATTTCCTAAAGGTATAGTCTTATTTAAATCAAACATGTTAGATAATAACATATAAGCTGCTGCATACTTAACTGTTTTACCTATACCTTTTACTAAGAATGCTGGTAAATGTGTTACGGACCTTTCTGGAATTTTACCCCCGGGTAATTTATCATTTAATGGGATAACTGGAATTCCTCGGTCTCTATTAATTAATCCATAAGTATTATTAAATAATCCCCATTGTCCACCTACTAAATTATTAGCGTGCCCTCCCATCATTCGAGCAGCGCTAACTATAGGATTAGTACTTATTTTATATCCTAAACCTATTAGAGTACCTCCAGCTTTTTGTACTAGTTCATTTGTGGAACTATTAGCTAATCCAATACCCGTGTTGATAAAAGCACCACTGATTAATTGACTGCTTACTAATATAGGAGCTATTGCTGTATAACCTAACATTAACTTCTCTAAATCATTACCAGAATTGTATTCAATACTTAGACTTCCTTGTTTTGGTTTATCTTTATTAGTAAGGCTGTTATAAGCATTAAATCCAAATCCTCCAATAAGTCCTCCAAGAGCCATTGGAACTATTGCTGGTAATCCGAATCTAGTAAAGGCTCCTTTAGCTGCTATACCAGCAATGGCTCCTAATCCCATACCTAACATATTAGGCATTCCTAATTGTTGTGGTAATACTAAACCACCTTCATATACCTTACTATAATTCTGATCTGGATCCCTAGCTAATAATAATTGTTGGTTAGATCTAAAGGCAAACTTTACAGGTGATTCTAAATTAACTCCAAAGCCTAATAAAGGTAATTGGAAACTAAGAGTAGGTATGACTGCTCCACTATTATCTATATTTAAAGAGATAGCATTTTGTGCTACCGGAGTTGTTCCTAACTGTGTAGCTATAGAATGACTTAATCTACTATTAGAATTATCTATATAGAATCCCATACTTTGCATTTCTGCTCTAGCTCTAATAGCTCCTGCCATATCTCCAATACTTAAAGCATATCTATAAGTATTTCTTAGAGAACCTTCTACAGTATTATTCATTACTGCATCATCTATAGGTCTTCCAGAGATTAATCCAGCGGCACCTCTAATTGCATCTACACCTAATGTAGTAGCAAACTCTGCAATCATGGTTGCTACCGCACCCAGTAATAATCCACCAACTGCCCCTTTAGCACCTGCTTTAATACGCCCTGAATCTTTATTAAATACGGCTCCTATACCTGCTCCAGCAACACCACTAAGTAACATAAAGGACATGCCATAGTTAACTCCATAAGGACTTACCTTTTGTACTAGACTATCCACAGCCGTATCTACGGCTCCAAAGGTAAGTAAGGCTAATGCGGGTAATACAGTTTCTCCAGCTAATCTATTTAATCTACTCCCAATAATTCTTTCTAAGCTGCGAGTACCTCCTGCTTTTAAATCTGCTAAATCAGTAGCTAATCCTACTCCATGTTTAATAGCATTATAAGCTAAAAGACCTCCACCAATTTCTAAAGATAATTGCCCAGTTAATTGCAGATCTTCTTTCCAGTCTCTTCCTTTATCTACATACTGATAGGTACCATCGGAATACATTAAAGGAGTTCCATTAGGATTTGTGGCGATGCCTGCTCTCTTTAAATAAAATGGATTTAAACTAAACCCTAATGCGGGTTTAACACCTCCAGTAAAATAGTCTTGATTAATTCCACCTACTTTTGCTAGACCTCCTAATAGCTTAGATCCATATAGAGATGGTCCGTTTTGTAGTTGATCAAATAACATTGTAGTAGCTGTAGTTAAAGAGTTTCCTGGTTGATCTCCTAAAGCTAATCCTACTAAAGTAAGTGGTAGTGTCATTCCTAATAACTTTAATCCAGCTAATCCTCTAAGAGCTAATTTATTTTCAGCTCCTAATAAAGCTATCTTTTCTCCAAGCGCACTAGATTCTTTACCAAAGAATCCCCTTAGTGATCTTACCTCTCTATCATTAGTATTTAAGTTTGTTGATAAGTCTGCAGATATACTTTTGTTACTAGCATCTTGTAGAAACAATTGAGTAATGGCTTTGCCTTTACTACTAAAGTATTTAAGAGGCCCCTCATCATTATTACTTTTAAATAGTGCTTTTAACTTATCATCATTATCAAATAAGTTTAAAGGTAATCCAAATACATTAGAGGTTCCTTCTTGAATAGCAGCTAGTAAATCCTTAATGGTTAATGAAGTATCTTTTGGTTTGTTCCCGAGAGCAAATATCATGGGGTTAACATAAATAGCTCCTAAGATATTCATTCCTTGTCTGTAATATCCAAACAATCTATCTATATTATCTATACCAGCCTCAGTAAGGTATTGATAAGTTGGTGCTCGTACTTTATTTCCATTTATCTCTACTTCGTTACCAAATATTATCCTGCGTTTTATTTCCGCTATTTCTAATACGGTAGCAGTTGGATGATGTGTTTTAATAAAGCTTTCAATATCAGTATTTAATCGTGTATTTAAGTCTCCGGTTAACTCTTGGTCTACTGTACCAAATGCTCTACCATAAGTAGTATGTGCTAATCCAAAGGTTCCATCTTTTAAATGTATTCTGGAGTTTAAGTCTAGAATAGTATTTAACGCCTCTGCTATAACTTTCTTATTAACTCTTCCCAATAACCCCGATGAACTGGATTCCCGGAATATTCCTCTACCATATTGACGTAAGATTTCAGGATCTCTTGAAACTGTACTTAGTTGGATATTATAACCTTTATCTAAAATAGGATCTAACTTACCTCTAAAATCATCTCCTGGTCTAATAAGAACACCAGGATTTTCAGCTCCTATTTTATGATAGACTTCAACTCCATGAGTATAATTTCCTGTAGCATTACCTATAGGTCTATTTAATTGGACTAACATATCTAATCCAAAGAGATCTCTAGCAAAGGATCCATATAATCCTAAGTTACCAATAGCAATTCCTCTACGAATACTATTTAAGTTACCAATAGTATTAACAAGTCCAACACTTTTAGCACCAAAGACTCCAATACTTCTAAAGAATTTAGATACATTAGAAGTACCCGGAGGCATTTTACTTAGATCTTCACTAATATTATTCATCAAAGCTGCAGTAGTAGCACTGCTTTGGAATATATAATCCATTACTAAAGGTGCAATTCTAGATTGTATTCCATACATTAATGCGGATAATCCTACAGATTGTACAGAATTAAATAGATTTCCAATAAGACTTTCTGCTGGGCCGGGAGCATTAGTATCTTGCAAATCTCCTTTATTAGCTTTGTTTAATGCCATTAGTTTAACTCCAGGAGTACTAAACATATTAGATGGAGTTTGGTTCATTGCTGCTCCAATACTTCCCCCTATTAATGCTCCTGCTATAAATCCTAGATTATTATTAAAGCGTTGTCTTACTATAACTCCTGCAGTAATAGAACCAATGCTACCTGCTATTAATGCTCCATAAACACCATTATTAAAAGGCGCTCGTTGAGTCCGGAATAGATTATCTATTCCTCTTGCTGGTGCCGCTAATATAGATAGAATAGGATTCTCATTTCCTTTAAAGAATCCTCCTTGTCCCCCTAAGAAGCCAAAAGCAAATGCCCCAAAAGCTGTTTCATCTTTAGGTCTTACAGCTTGATTCACAAATCCATTAATAGCATTATAAATAGTTGGACTACTTCTAATAGTATCTAATACCTTAACGTAACTAGGAGCAGCACTTCCTCTAGTTACATAATATAACTGTTCTGCTACAGGCTCTCCAGTAAAGATGGGTTGAGTTAAATATATCTGTCTGGCTCTACCAGTTAATCCTTGTTGATTAGCACTGTAATATCTGGTTAATAAATCTCCACTAATATCTGCTTGGATAGTATAAAGAACATTAACTGCATCACTCATATTAACTAATGCGCTTAGATAATTTGAATTACCCAGTTCAGCTAATCTATTACCAATTCCTACAGCACTGGGTGCTTGGCCATTTCCTGGTTTGAATAATACAGAATTTATATATTTATTAATACTGGAAGCTTCTGCTCCATGGAGTTCTATGGCTAGGTTAGTTTGAGTTTCTCCATAAGTACTTTGAGCCTTAGCACTTGCTCTAAAAGAAGTTATTAAACTTACTTCAGGTTTATTCTTATATTTAATTCCTAAGAAGTTAGCATGGAGTATAACTCCATCTACATTAGTAGGGAATACTGTTGCACCTAAGTTTGAATAGTGACTTAGTGTTCTTGCTGTAGTTGTTGTATTACTTCCATCAACGGTAGTAGCAATATTAACTTGTGCACCCCTAGCTAAAGCAGCTTCTAGTGCAGCACCCACAATACTATTACTACTTAAAGTGGCACTACCTATATTAATAGTGTCACCCTTTTGGGCAGCGTTAATTAACTTAGCTTCTTCTGTACTAATGCCAGGGGTTTTATAATCTTGATAGTATAAAGCTATATCTTTATCATGATACTGATCTTTAGCATTGCCACTTAAATAATCTTTAACAAATGTCCGTTCTAGATTATTTAGCTTAGGAGAAATATAGTTTAGGTTTATCTCACTCTCTTCTCCAAAGTCTTGAGTATTTCCACCTCCAGCACCTGAAGTACTGAACATGGAAGTCTTGGTGCCCCCATACAACTTAATGTGAGTATAACTATCTCTAGTTGGTCCTTCTATATAATTAGGGACTTGTTTAATTCTACTGTCTGGGTGGCGTCTAGAATTATAATCATTTGCTCTATAAATATTAGTAGCATTATTAACTAGCTTTCCACCTAATGCTCCTGTAGGATTTATGTGGTATTGTAATACATTAGTTATTTTATTGCCGTTAGTTAGTAACCTATCAAATGCTTTTGTGCTAGTTCCTCTTGATGTAAAAAGAACACTAGAACGAGAGGAGGTGTTATATACCTCCCCTGTTATTCCTAGTGCTCTTAATTGTTCATTTGTACTAGCCATAATAGTAATTTCAAATAGTAATACTATTATATTATGAATAAATTGTGTTAACTAGATTCCTAACCAACATACTCCATCTGTAGCAGTTGTGGCATCTACCCATAATGTGGAGACATCTAGTAATGTCTTTGGTCCACAGTTTAATGTGATAGATGCACCAGGAGCTAATGGTATTAACTGTGTGTCATTGGTTGAAGAAATTCCTATATAAACTGTTCCTGTATTAGTTACTCTAGTAGGTCTAATAGCTGTAATTACTAATGTACTTACAGGAGTAAAGTTAGCTGCTAGTTTTACAGGCGTTGCTATTGAACTGGGCGCAGCAGAACCTGCTACAGGAGCAGTTATATTGGATTGAAAAGGTGCTACCATATTAAACTCCTAACTACTAAAATCAGAATTACGCAATGTTTAGGGTGTTCTGACAGATTACTTTAGCTGTAGTTGTGGGAAGTGTAGTAGCAGGTAAGTAAATTGCTTCAACAAAGTCTTGTGCGTTAGCAGAAGCAGTTAAAGTAGGAGTGTTTTTATAAGCACCAGTAAAGGTAACTGTTCTTGCGGTACTACCCTGAACAAATAAGATATTAAATTGAACAGCTTTTGTAGGAACGTTAGTAGGAAAACTAACTGTAATGTTTCCAGTAGCTGCTCCAACGTTTAGGATAAAAGTATCACCCAAACTAAAATCAATAGCAAAGGTGTTTGTTACTGGTTGTACTGTAACAGCATTACGTTGAAGAGTAGTTGCTTTATTTACTGCTGCAATTGCAGTTGTAGCACTGGTAGCAATTAAATCTCCTAAAGCTTGGACAGATGTACGGCCGTATGCATTGGGACTCTCGGGATATGGACCAACGTATACGTTACTTGTTAATGAAATAGCCATGTATAAAATCTCTAAAGGACTATTCTATTAATAACATACTTTTGCCGACATTTCTAGGTTAATGTGTGTGATAATTAAATTATTAATACTTGGGATATTCTATGAAACTTATTGTTAAACCTAATGATTTAACTATCACACCTTTAAGTAATGTCATTCTTAGAGGAGATACTATAGAAGTTGCTCTTAGCGGCTTTACAGCGCTATCAGTTAATGTGGCGAGTTCTACTACATATTATTTAGATAATACTCCCGGAGTGGGAACTATAGCGGTTTCTGGTACTACTGTTACAGGTACTGGTACTAGCTTTACTACTTTCTTTAATATAAATAACTATATAAAAATAGGAACTGTTTCTGCTCTGGTAACAGCGGTTACTAATAATACTACTTTAACTATTAATACTTCACTGACGGTTAGCGCCGGAACGGCTTATAGTATCCAGAGACAACTAGGAGTAGGCACGGTTTCTTTGTTAGAGACTACTGTTACTGGTATTGGTACCACTTTTACTACTTTCTTTAAAGTGGGACAGACTATTGATATTCAAGGACAAAGAAGATTAATTACTGCTATTGCTAGCACTACTTCTATGACTGTAGCCTTCCCACAACTTATCGGGCAGATTAAGAAAGGTGATATTAGAAGTACTAATCTAGATACAGTTGCTATTCTTACTAGTGCATTAGATAACTTTACTGCTGCGGGTTCGGCTAATTTAATATTTATTCCTATAGGTACAGTTATGTTTATTCCAGACCAATATTATAGTCTGGAAATACAATGTATTAGTGGTAGTAGTATTAATACTATTTATAGAACTGTGTTTGTGGCTACTAGAGATGTGGTGATCTAAATACTGGTTAAAATGGTGCATTAGTTAATGCTAATGGATATACATATAAGTTATTCAACCAGAATTGATTAGGATCACTTATAGTAGCAATGTCTATGGCAGGAGTGTAACTTACTGTATATATAGAATTATTCGGGGGTCGATTAGTACTGGGTTCGTTCCAAGTAATTACTAATGTATCCCCACTTTGAATTGCTAATGCTCCGGTGCCGGTCCAATTTAATGTATTACCACTAATAGTCCAGTAGGTTCCGTAATCATACTTATAAGATAATCCATTTCTAGTAATTGTTACTACTTTGTTTAAAGCATTTACTGTTGGGGCTGTGGTTAAAGTAAATGTAGTCCCGCTACTTACAGTGAAACTTTGTGTATAAGGTTTATACCAGAAGATTTGGTATTCATTGTATGTGAAATCTACATTAGGCACATAGTTAATTAACCCCGTACTATCTACAATACCTGTTAAGGCTACTTGATAATCTCCTAGAGGATCTATATAAGTTCCTGCAGTTCTAGTAACTGTAATAGTGGTTGCATTAGGGGCATTCGGCACAGTCCATTTGGCTCTACTACTATAAAAGTTATTAGTTCTTCCGGTTATATCAGTTAGATAAAACTCTACCCAATAATAACTAGCATCGTTATTATAGACAGGATCATTAGGATATAGACTTAATTTAAGGAAGCCTGAGGTAGCGTCTATTGTATAATCTTGATAACTATTCTCTACAGTAAATGATTGTATTGGAGTAATTACTCTAACTACTAACCCATATACTAATTTCTGCGCCGTTTTAGTTATTACATTTCCTGATAAATCTAATACAGGTAAGCCGGCACTATTTAATATGGGTGTATTATAAGTTTGATTAAATATAGGTAGATTAGTATTATCTGGATAATTAAACTTACCTATTAGGGGACATAAAGTTGGTAAGATTTGCTGACTCATATGCACTCCGTCTGTTATTAAATAATGGGTTTTGTCTAGCGGGAATAGCCGCTTCTCTAGCTAAGATTATTCCCCCGGTATAAAATATACTTCTATCAAGAGTAACTGCACCATTGTTAGTAGTACCACCGCTAGGATAATTAGCTTCATGAGTTACTACGTGCGATAATGCCCCTACAATAGTATCTGCAATATCCTTTGAACCCGTCTTAGGGTGATCTACTTTAGTTCCCCCGATTAACATCAGGCTTTTTAACTCTTGTACCATGATATTATAAGGAGGAACATCTATATCCTTTGGTAATATAATGCGGCCGGCATTTAGCCATTGTCTAAAAGTCATATATAAATTAGTCTGCTGAGTTCTATTAAAGTGCATTTCGCTAGCATTAATACCTAAGAGTTGTAGCTTCTGTATCAAGCCTTCTCCTTGGAAGTGGTCAAGAGTTACTGCGCCTACATTTCGTTTCTTACATAACTCAATAACAGTTTGCTCTACAGAATCAAAGCTAACTTTCTTAACACCTGTTTTAGTTTTAGTAGGTACCCAAGTAATTACACAATCTATTAAGCATTTATAGACGCCATCCATATATACCGGTCGAGCTACAGTTATTGCATAACTATCTCCACTTACTCCAGGATCTCCATGTATATATGACATCTCACTAAAATGTAATTTAGGTATATTAGCATAGTCTACACCTACCCAAGTATGCTCATTAACTGTAATATCTTTAGGGGTTGTATATATCATTGGTGTGCTTATTAAAGCTTTGTTTACTTCATTAGGATCTAAGAATGCTGATTGAGATTCAGGCCTTACATTATAGAAATCTCTAAGTGCCGCAATAGGTTCTACTTCTAATTGAGTGGCTACTTCAGCGGCTACATTAGCATTACTACTAGCTATATCTAATGTAGATAAGTTGAAGCATAAATATCCTCTCTCGGCATACTCCCAATCTCTCTCTATTAAATACTCCATAAAGTCTCCCTTTTCCCAAGCACTGGATACAGTGATTACTTTAGAGAAGTGGGATATGTTGGTAATAGACTTCTGCACACTTGTATATAAAGCTCTTACAGCTTCTACAGATCCTAAAGCATTAGGTTCATGCATACGACAAGCTTCATCAAATACGACTACTATAGAAGTCTTTCCTACAAGAGCTGAAGGGTTAGCCGGGGCAGCTATAATCTCCATGTCTTTAGTCTTAGATCTAACTCTAGTGTCAATCTTACTAATCTCATTATTATTTGTAAAATAACTAGACCCTTCATAAAAGCTTACTATCTTACCAAAAATAGTATCTTTTACTTGGGTTTCTGTGGTAGCTAAACAAGTTATTACAATAGCTCCTTGGAGTAATCCATAAAATTCTCTGGGATTATCCATGTTATGCCATTTATAGAACTCATATAAAGCTATGGCCGCAGCCATCCAGCTTTTAGAACTTCTCATCCCTGCTTGGATATTTATAACTTTCCAATTCTGCTCTTCTGATATTTCTTTCCAGTTAGTTTTATTATTACTTACCCAAAGCTGCATTAAAGCGGCTTCTTCAGAATCAAATGGTAATTTGTATACTGCTTTGAAGATTACTCGTTGAGCTAAATAAAGTTTACTTATTGGGGTTTCTAAAACATTCTCAATAAATTCTAATATGTTATAATTCTGCCCCTTATTAACTTTCTTCTCTAAGGCAGAGATTAAACTATTTTGCATATCAACTAATTTACTGGTTGTTTTATCCATTTAATTATCTTCCTATAACTCCTAGAATTGTTGTGCCGTTACTGTAAATATATATCAGAGTCCCCGGTGCGCTATTTCTAATAAATAATCTTTCGTATTCACTTAAACCAAACACATTACTATTGTTTGTATATACTAACTGGGCATCTATATTAAATACTTTATAACTAGTTCCTGATACTTTTAATACGGGGTTGTTCTTAGGAATGTATTTTACAGGGCCATTGTTAGCTAATATATAAGCAACCTTAGTCATGTTTAGATCTTCTAAAGCAGTATCTACTGAACCATAATTAAGTAATAATACTTCTAAAGTATTTACCGCTTGTGTAGTTAACATATCTCTAGTTAGCATTTAATACTCCAGTCACAAAGGTATTTATTGTGGCGGCATTAGTTAATCTTGTTTGATCAATACTCAATAATAACTCATTCTTATATGCGTTAGGTAAACAATCCTTTATTATTTCTAGTAAACATTGCTGAGGATCATTTGATATACCGCTTAGATAAATATCTAAATCATCACTAACATTAGTATTTACATCTGGAGTATAGATACTTAAAGGAGTTCCTGTATCTGCAGGTAATGTTATATCTAATTCAACTGGCTTATTGGTTATGATTAACATGATTAGACTCCTGTTCTTATCTTATAATATCTGGGACGAGACTAGCATTAGAAGCTGGTGTGTATCTTGCCGGCTTTTGTAGTTCTCCAGGACTTGTTATCGGTCTTGCATAAATACTACAAGATTTACTCTCTTGTATGATAGTTTTTATAAGAGTTGTTATTGATGTTTGTGTAGTTGTTATTTGTTTATTAATACTATCTACACTTGCCGAAGCTGTAGTTATCTTAGCTGTTTGTAGATTAATAGAATCTGTAGGAGTTGTATCTGTAAATGTTGAGGCTGTAAAGTTAGGGGCATTTGGTAATAATTCTACAGTTGAGTTAGGATCGGTTATTAAATTCTCAGTGGGTAATCCTTGCCCTGATGTTGGGAAGTTATTTAAAGCAGTTTGTAGATTTGCTAGTGATGATTGTGCTGTCGTTAACTGTGTCTGTAAACTATATAATTTACTTTGTGCTTGTACTAAAGCTATCTGAGCATTAATTAAAGATGTACAAGATTGCTGTTTATTCTCCGGGCTGAGTATAAGCTCAGGGGTACCAGAACTTAATGGCCGCTTAGATGGATAGAATTTAGTTACATCTAATACAAATCTGTAATAAGTTCTTGTGGCTCTTACATGCATGTAATCTATAGAGGTTATATAACCTGTGGCTTTAATTCTAATTCCACGCCCGGGAGATGAAGCTATATTTAAATCCATGTCTTTTAACATAGGATATGTGATTATAACCGTTACTTCTCTACCGGGAAGAACAATCTCACTATTAAACTGCTCTGCGGTATAATAAGCTTCTGCACTTGTAGATATTTTATTATAAACAGCAGTTGCAGTTACCTTTTGTAGTTGCATACTTGTATAACTATCAGAGGCAACTTTATTAGGTCCTGTTCCTGTATAACTATTAGCGTCTGCATTCTCATGATCTACAAAGTTATTGCTATCCCGGCCTCTACCTAAAAAGGCTCCTACAAAGGTCATCATTTGGCCCTCAATGCCTAATGATTGCTTGATAGGTGTACCACCAATGATTGGTTGTGTGGCCACTCTCATGCGCACTTTACTAGAGATTCCAACCTCTGTATTAGGAACTCTAGTACCTTCACCTGAAAATGTATTAGCTGGAGTAATGGCAGGTAATACATCCATCTCCCAGAAATAAGTATCTGCACAATTAGCACTATCAGGATCACCTCTATATATTCTAAAGGTGGGGTCTGATGAAGTGAATGGAGCATTCTTAGATGTATTGCTAGATACTCCTGCAGATAATGATAACGCTTGATTACTTGCCATTTACCTCTCCTTTACCCTAGTAGAATAAAATCATTAATGTATTGTACTAGTAATAATAAAGTGTTTAAGGCTAATACTATTACGTTTAATAAACAGATATCTAATGTCTGTACTAATTTCTCTGTAGTATTAAATATACTTACTGTGGGATTAGCCGCAGTGGCATAACCACTACTATTAATCAGAGCTTGTTTAATTACTAAAGTACTGTAGATATGAGATCTGTATAATTCTAATTGTGCTGTATGTACCTGCACTAATTTACCTAAGAGTTGACTACTCGTATTTGTGTATATAACTGCAGGTGTTGTGTTATAAGCTTGAGTAATGTAATTGTTTAGCTTTGTTAGTATATTAGCAACTTGACTAGCATGATTTAATCTTAAGTTGGCTAATGTGGCATTTACATCTCCAAAAGCTAAACTATTATATATGTTTAAATAACTGCCCTGATTAACCAAGGCAGTTGTTATGTCAGCTTGAATGTCTGTTACTATACTCATCTTATGTTAGATCTATGGATTTATTAAATAGGGTTTCTAATCTGCGCTTGCGGTCTAAAGATCTAGTAGCTCTTGCATGAATTTTAGTTAAGGTACTATCTATATTCTCTGGTATGGGAGCTAGGATAGAAATTATAGGACCATGGGGATGGTCTATTAATCTATGTTTGATTCCATCAATCATTAATAAGAAACAGAATTCCTCATTAATTGGCTTGTCAACTCTGATATCTAAATTGTCCATGACTACGCTCCTAATTACCTATAAATATATACTACATTAATCTCTTATGGTTTTCTATGCACTACTTAATATTGACTGTTCTACTGTTGTACCTATAATACTCTTGAATCTAAATCCTTTTGGATATGTTATTGATAATAAATTACTTGTGCTTTGATTAGTTACGCTAATTCCTAAAGTGTTTGATCCTAATATAACTAAATTATCTGTATCAGTTATTGTTATGAACTGGGTATAAATAACATATCTTGATTTGTTTGTACATGGAATTGCTACTAAATAAGTACTATTGGAATTGGTTCCTAATATAGTTAATAAGTTATTACTAATATAATTGCTATTACTATTGGCTTGAATATAAACTACACCATTATAAATACCTGCAGGAGAATTTAATGTCCTAACACCGGTGCTGTCTTTAGCATGTGTAGGATTAAATACAATTGAATTAGGAATATTATATAGTTGCATCTTAGTAAGGATAGATAATTATAGAAGTGGATAAGGGTAACTGAACTCCAGTACTACTAGTCTGTATAATCATTATACGATAACTTAATCTATTACTTGCATATAAGTTATTTAAGTTTAATAGCTGATAAGTATTACTATAGATATTATTGTATAACAAGGTTGAAGTGGATAATGACATTGGATACCACCATAGCTTTCCTATAACAGCTCCATTAGTACTAGATATAACATTATCTGCAATAACATTACTAGGAACCACTTCACTACTTAAATGTACTAATGTGTCTGTCCAATATAAAGTCTGTGTGGTAGATGCTGGAGTGTATTGCTGTAATACTACTTTGATATTATTGTAAGTGGTATTACCTGTGAATATGTTGGATACATAATAACTAGTTAATAGATTAGATATAGAACTAATAGTTGCAGAACCATATTGAATAATAGGAGAGAAGTTAGCATTAGTAGTGGTCATTACAATTCTAAATTGTATTGTTCCGCTATATCTGCTAGTTAATCGAGTATAGAAATATGGATGTGTTAACTTATAAGTTACCCAATTATCTAAACTATATCTCCATTCCACATTAGTATTCTCAGGCAATGTGTAATCACAATTAATAATAAAAGCATTTGAGTTAGTAACTACACTTGCAGTTGAATCAAACTGCCCGGTTAATGCTGTATTAAATTGTGCTTTGTATAATACAAACTTTAAAGTAGTATTCTCTATTTCTACTTGTGTGTTATTAGTGCGTTTATATAAACTCTTATAGTAACTATAGACTCCGTTTATAGTAGTACCTGTAAGAGTATTAGGATCACCATTAACTGCGGCTACTAACTTATAGTTATTACTGTCAGATTGAATTACAATTGCATATAACTTATTACTTTCTACTAGGATTGGTCTAGGGAATGTAAATCTGGTAGCACTAATGGCGGTTATATTATTATTTAAATCTTTACCTGCAATATTAACTGCACTACTGGGTAAAGTAACTGTGGCTAAAGTATTTATTGGATCAGAAGGTATATTAGCATCTACTTCTCTAAGACAAATAGTAATAGGTAAATTACTATCTTTAGTGGAGAAGAATAGATCTAATGAGGATAGCATACAAGTCTCACTTATATGTAATACTTGGGTTAATATATCCCAGTCTCTATTACTATATCTACTATTAGCTGTATTGGCTGTGCCTACTGCCCGCTTATATAAATTATTATCTACATACCATATTTCTGAACCATGTACTGCAGGGCTATCACTAAATACGCTTATTGTATGCGGCCCTGGTAAAATAGGAGCTGCAGGAAATGTTACTGTAGCATTCCACGTTCCATCAGCTCGACTAATTATAGTAGAATAGGTAACCCCACCTTGTACATAGCCAGTTCCAGTACCGGTCTGAAAGGTCTCACTAACTGGTACTAGATTATATGGCACGCCATCTACTGTACATCTAAGACTTATTGTGCTGTCAATTGGATAACCGAATCCAGTTAAAGTTAAGGTTATATTCACAAGATTACTAAATGGTTCTGTTTCAATAATTCTCTCAAAAGATGTTGGTAAGTTATTGTTTAAACTCTGTAGACTAAATGTGGTATTAAAGTCCCCTGTATGCCCTTTAGCGGGATCATTAGAATTCCACCAAGTAGTGTTATCCTCTTTCTTATTTAATACTCTAAAGGGCGATAATTGTTGGTTGGGGTCTGCTATGGTAGGATCTATAGCCACACTATTAGTAGTTACATTTAGTAGATTATTTAAAGTTCCTGCGGTATTAGTATTAATAAACTTATAATTTATAATAAATCCACCAACAGGAATACTCACTGAATCTGTATAAGTATCT